GAGTTGGTTCTGTCTTTGCCGGAGTTGGTTCTGTCTTTGCCGGAGTTGGTTCTGTCTTTGCCGGAGTTGGTTCTGTCTTTGCCGGAGTTGGTTCTGTCTTTGCCGGAGGTGGGTTTGAAGGAGGTTTAGGTGATACATAATCTTTCTCTGCTTTATTAATTATTTCTCTTATATATATTAAACATTTTTTAAAAATTGGACATTCTTCTTGAAATTTAACTTTAGTAGTACAAGGAGTAGGCAATACATTATTATTTGAATAAAAATTAATAAAAATTATATTACCATTATCACTATTATGAATTTCTTTATTCATAAAATTATGGAAAGGCATAGATTCAATATATCTCCCTTTAAGACCAATATGAACTCTAGTTCCTTTCATATTTTTGCAACCAAAAACAGGAAAATTTTTTAATTTAAATTTTCTACCATCAGATATAATTTTATAAAATTGAATACTTATATTAATAATGTTTTTATTTTTATTAAAATCATCTATATATTCTATTACAAATTCTTTATTTAATATATTTGAAACATTTTTTTTATCTTTATCTAATTCTTGTTTTAAAGTTAACCATTTACCTAAATTAGAATTTTCACAAATTTTTATAGATCTATTTACTATTTCAATATTGATTGTAAATTTATTATAATAACTTGTTTCATAACGAGTATTAAATAATTCTCTCAATTGATTTAATAAATCTTTCTCAGGTTCAACATTAGATAATTTTAAAATACTTGAATCAAAATTAATAGTCCATTCTGTTCCAGAATTCATTAATGTAGTTTCATCTGTCTCATCTTCATCATGTTTTGTTTGAGATCCTAAAAATGGACTATTAACAATGTTTAAAGAACTACACACACCTCTTTTATCTACTTTTCTCCATTTAACACTCCATTTTGCATCATCATAATTAGGCATAAATTTAGTTAAACATTTCTTTGAGCCATGTCCATATACATGCTCAGTTGATGCTGAATTAGTAGATGCCCAATCTAATAATCTTTTAACACTAGTTATACCTATACCATTATCACTTACTATTAATATTGATGATTTAGAATTAGTTATATCAAATTTAATATTAATTTCTGTTGCTTTTCCATCACCAAGTGAACCATCAATTAATTCTGGTAAAACGAGTAATGCTTCTGAAAAATCATCTGAATACGCAACTGCTTCATTTGCAGAAGATCTCCATAAAGATTTAAAATGACTTAAATAATCCATTACCTATATTAATTTATATTCAAATTAATTATAAATCAATTTTTTATTATTAATACATAATATATCAATCCAATAAAATAATCAATTTTTAATTAAATCATAATATATTTATTATAATATTCTTCCATTTGATGTCTCAATTTAACATGGTCTATTTCAAATATATTAGGATTACTTGATAACCTCTTCCAATTAATTCTATTAATTTTATTTTGGCTTTCTTTTTTTAATATATCTATCGCATTTTCATTTCCTGATAAATTATCCCAATCTATTTTATCTGAGTTAATAACCATTTGGTTTATTAGCATATCTATAGCATTTGGATTTATTGATAAAGATGTCCAATCTATTTTATCTGGGTTATCTTTTAGCATATCTATAGCATTTGGATTTTCTGATAAAGATTTCCAATTTATTTTATCTGGGTTAATAACCATTTGGTTTATTAACATATCTATAGCATTTGGATTTTCTGATAAATATGTCCAATTTATTTTATCTGGATTATCTTTTAACATATCTATAGCATTTGGATTTTTTGATAAAGATGTCCAATTTATTTTATCTGGATTCTCTTTTAACATATCTATAGCATTTATATTAGCTGATAATAACATCCAATTAATTGGAATTTTATCTGGATTGGCTTTTAATATATTTATAGCATTCATATTAGCTGATAAATAATTCAAAATAATCTTATCAAAAAAATCATTCGAATATTCCTCCTCATCCCGATCCTCCTCGTCCCAAAAAATCTCATCCTTAGTAAGTTCATTAATTTTTTCCTCTAACATATCTATAGCATTTGGATTTAATGCTAATTCACTCCAAATAATCATATCTGGTTTCTTTTTTAATATATCTATAGCATTTGGATTTATTGCTATATCATACCAACAAATTTTTAGTGGGTCTATTATAATTTGGTTTATTAACATATCAATAGCATTCATATTAGATGATAAATAGCCCCAATCAATCTTATCAACATTAATCCAATCTAATAATTTCATTGGTGGTTTAATAACATGAGGTAATATATAATTATAATATAATTCAGGTGGTATATCACGAAAAGACATTAATTAATAAAATCAAAGGTTTAATTTAATTATAAATCAATTTTTATTTATATATTTATGATAAAAATCTTCCATATGTTGTCTCCATTTAACATGGTCTATTTCAAATATATTAGGATTACTTGATAAATGATGCCAATTAATTTTGTCAGGATATAATTCAAAAGTTAATTTTAATAATTCTATAGCATTAATATTACCAGATAATCTATTCCAATCAAAATAGTATCTCTTTTTGTCAAAGTTTTGTTTTAATAATTCTATTGCATTAATATTACAAGATAATCTCGCCCAATCAATTTTATCCAAGTTTAATTTTAATATATCAATTGCAGAAGTATTAGCAGATAATCTATACCAATCAATTTTATCTAAGTTTAATTTTAATAATTCTATAGCTATTTTATTTGTATTTCCTGATAAACAATACCAATCTATTTTTTCATAATTATTTTGTAATATTTCAATTGCAATATTACTTGTATTTGCTGATAAGGCACTCCAATCAATTTTATCTTGGTTTTCTTTTAATAATTCTCCAGCAGATTCATTAGATGACAAAAATTGCCAATTAATTTTTGTCATATTTAAACCGTAGGTTGATTTTAATAATTCTATGGCTCCTGAATTTGCAGATAAATAAGTCCAATTAATATTATTTGGATATTGTGTTAATAATTTAATAGCACCTGACGATGAGTTCATTGATAGATAATCCCAATGACATTTTTTCTTATTTTTTTTAATTAAATGTATTATATCTGGATTTTCATTACTTGATAAATTTCGCCAATGAATTTTATTAATATTTGAACTTACAGTTGAACCTAATGTTGATTTTAATAGTTTTATTGCTCCAGGTGATGGATTACTAGATAGATTATACCAGTTTATTTTAGATGGATATTCATTTAATAAATCTATTGCATTAATATTACTTGATAATGCATGCCAACTAAGTTTATTAATATCAATCCAATCTAATAATTTCATAGGTGGTTTTATAATATGTGGTAAAATATAATCATAATATATATCTTCAGGTATAAGACTAAGAGACATTATTAATAAAATACTGTTTTATTTAATAAAATAATAAAATAATCAATTTTTTCAGATTTTATAAATATTATGAATATAATAATATTCAATCATCTTTTTCCATTTGACATAATCAATTTCAAATATATTAATATTATATGATAATCTATCCCATCTAATCATATCTTGATTTTCTTTTAATAATTCAATCGCTGAACTATTTTCAGATAATTTATTCCAGACAATCATATCTGGATTTTCTCTTAATAATTTAATTGCTTGAGGTGAGGTATTTTGTGATAATGTGTATCCATCTATCATATCTATATTATCTTCAAATAACATGAGTGCTTCTGGTGAAGTATTCCCCGATAAATAATACCAATCAATTTTATCTTTATTTATAACCTTTTGGTTTATTAATATTTTAATTGCTTCTGGATTACTATTACCTGAGAATGTCTCCCAATTAATCATGTCCATATTTATAACCTTTTGGTTTATTAATAACTTAATTGCTTCATCTGAAGAATTTGATGATAAATGCGTCCAACTAATCATTTCTTTATTTTCTCCTAATAACATTATTGCTTCTGGAGAAGTATTCTGGGATAATGCATCCCAGTGAATTTTATCTTTATGTTCTTTTAATATATCAATTGCTTCTGGATTTGTATTAAGACATAATTGATACCAATCAATTTTATCTAAATTTTTTTTTAATATTTCTATTGCACCTATACTATTATTTATTGATAGATAATACCAATTAATTTTATCTATATTTGAATCTAAGGTTGATTTTAATACCATTATTGCTTTTGGAAAAGTATATGTACATAATTCACTCCAATTAATTTTATCTAAATTACTGAAAAATAATTCAATTGACTCATCTGAACCATCACATATTAAATAAGACCAATTAATCATATGTATATTCTCTTTTAACAAATCAAATGCATTTATATTAGATGATAAATTAGTCCAATTTAGTCTATTAATATCAATCCAATCTAATAGTTTCATTGGTGGTCTAACAACATGTGGTAAGATATTTTTTATCCATAATTCTTCTGGTATATTGCTAAAGGACATTATTAATAACCTACTTATTTTATTTAATTAAAATAAATCAATTTTTCTTTGTGAGATTAAATCATAATATATTTATAATAAAAATCATCAATCTTTTCTCTCCATTTAACATGATCTATTTCAAAAATATTTGGATTCTTTGAAAATTTCCACCAATTAATATTATCTATATTTATAACAATTTGGTTTCTTAATATATCTATTGCATTTGGATTTTCTGATAAATAAGACCAATTCATTAGTTCCAATTTATCCATATTTGAACCTAATATATCCATAAAATTAGAATTTGCTGATAAATAATGCCATGATATTTTATCAAAATTATTTTTTAATAATAATATTGCTTCTGGATGAGGATTAGCAGATAATCTATCCCAATTAATATTATCAGGATATTCTTTTAATAATTCTATACCAGCTGGATTTTGTGATAAAACTCCCCATCTAAACATAGGATTTATTGGATCCATTATTGTTTTTAATAATATAATAGCATTGGGATTAGGATTTTTTGATAAAAACACCCAATCTATTTTATTTATATTTATAACCGTTTGGTTTATTAATAATTCTACAGCTGATGGATTTTCTGATAAATAAGTCCAGTCAACCATATCTATATTTGTTTTTAACATTTTGATAGCATCAGGATGTGGATTTTTTGATAAATAAGTCCAATTTATCATATCAATATTTTGTTTCAACATATCCATTGCTGCTGGATTTTCTGATAAAAAAGGCCAATATATCTTTTCTGTATTATCATTTAGAATATCTATTGCATTTGGATTAATTGATAAAGCACTAAAATCAAGCATATTAATATCAATCCAATCTAATAATTTCATTGGCGGTCTTACAACATGTGGTAAAATATAAGTATCATATAATTCTTTTGGTAAATCACTTAATGACATTAATTATAATATAATATTTAATTAAAATAAAATAAATCAATTTTTAAATCTTTCACAAAGAACAAACCAAAGGTTAATTGCCGTCTATTGATACGAGTAATTTTTTGAATAGCCATAAACACGATTGGTGTATATAGAATTTATTTCATAAATTAAACCAAAGGTTCTATCCCAAGCAATTTTTATTAAATCATAATATATTTATGATAAAATTCATCAATCTTCTTTCTCCATTTAACATGATCTATCTCAAATATATTGGGTCTACTTGATAAAATTGCCCAATTAATTTTATGTGAGTTTGCTTTTAATATATCTAACGCATTCGTATTAAATGATAATTCGTCCCAATTAATCCTATCTAAATTATCTTTTAACATATCTATAGCATTTTTATTTCTTGATAAATAGTTCCAATTAACTTTATCTAAATTATCTTTTAATATATCTATAGCATTTGGATTTTCATTTAGGCATAACCAATCCCAATCAATCTTATCTAAATTATTTTTTAATATATCTATAGCATTTGGATTTCCTGATAAATAGTTCCAATTAACTTTATCTAAATTATTTTTTAATATATCTATAGCATTTGGATTTCTTGATAAATGATCCCACTCAATTTTATCTAAATTCTCTTTTAATATATCTATAGCATTTGGATTTTCTGATAACATCCTCCAATCAACTTTATTTAAATTATTTTTTAATATATCTATAGCATTAGGGTTATATGATAAAAATTCCCAATTAACTTTATCTAAATTATTTTTTAATATATCTATAGCATTTAGATTTCCTGAAAACCGCGCCCAATCAATTTTATCTGAATTAATAACCATTTGGTTTATTAATATATCTATAGCATTTGGATTAAATGATAACTGTTTCCAATCAACTTTATCTAAATTATCTTTAATAAAATCCATAATATCTGGATTTCTATTCATTGCCAAAAGCTGCCAATTAATCCTTTCCGGTTTTTCTTTCAATATATCTAAAGCATTTCGATTTCCTGATAAATACCATGAATATGAATCATAAAAACCATCAGGAAACCAATCTAATAGTTTCATAGGTGGTCTAACAACATGAGGTAAAATATAATCATATATTATTTCTTGAGGTATATCACTAAAAGACATTATTATTAATAACCTGATGTTTTATTTAATAAAATAATCAATTTTTGTGATATTTAAAAAAATCTTTTATTTTTATCATATAGAAAGTAACAAAATATTTATTTTATGTTGTTTCTATATATTTATGATAATATTCATCAATCTTCTTTTTCCATTTAGCATGATCTATTTCAAATATTTCATTCATATAAGATAAATGTTCCCAATTAATCCTATTATTTTTGTTTTTGCTTTCTTTTGCTAATATATCCATCGCATTCGGATTATATGATAAATTGTCCCAATTAATCCTATTATTTTCATTCTGGCTTTCTTTTTCTAACATATCTATAGCATTCATATTAAATGATAAACCATCCCAATTAATCTTATCAAAATTATCTTTTAATATATCTATAGCATTTGGATTTGCAGATAACCATTTCCAATCAATCTTATCTACATTATTTTTTAATATATCTATAGCATTTAGATTAAATGATAACCTACTCCAATCAATTTTATCTAAATTTTCTTTTAATATATCTATAGCATTAGCATTTGGATTTCTTGATAACTCTCTCCAATCAATTTTATCTAAATTATCTTTTAATAGATCTATAAAATTTGGATTTCTTGATAAAGATGCCCAATTTATTTTATCTAAATTATTTTTAAATATATCTATAGCATTTGAATTTATTGATAAATATCCCCAATTTATTTTATCTAAATTATCTTTCAATATATCTATTGCATTTGGATTTTCTGATAAAAAACTCCAATAAACTTTATCTAAATTATCTTTTAATATATCTATAGCATTTGGATTTCCTGATAACTCTTCCCAATCAATTTTATCTGAATTAATAACCATTTGGTTTATTAATATATCTATTGCATTTGGATTTCCTGATAACTCTTCCCAATCAATTTTATCTGAATTAATAACCATTTGGTTTATTAATATATCTATAGCATTTGGATTTCCTGATAAGGAAATCCAATCAACTTTATCTAAATTATTTTTTATAAACTCCATAATCTCTGGATTTTTATTATTTGACAAACTCATCCAAAAAATCTTATCTTGATATTCATTTAAAATATCTACAACATTAGGATTACTTGACACATTAGCCCAATCAATCCTATCAATATCAATCCAATCTAGTAATTTCATTGGTGGTCTAACAACATGAGGTAAAATATAAGTATCATATAATTCTTTTGGTAAATCACTAAAGGACATAAAATAATATGATTATATTATTTTATGAATAAAACAATCAATTTTTATGGCTATTCAAAATGTTCAAAGATTTTTTAATATATTCCACAAAGAACAAACCAAAGGTTAATTGTCATTTATTGAGAAAAGCAATTTTTTATTATTATATTATATGATTTAATTTGTTAAATATTTATTGAACGTTTTCTTGAACATTTTCTTGAATTTTTCTTTGAACGTTTTCTTGAACATTTTCTTGAATTTTTCTTTGAACATTTTCTTGAACCTTTTTTTGAAGAAACATTCGGTCCTTTTCTTGAACCTTTTTTTGAAGAAACATTCTGTCCTTTTCTTGAACTTTGTTTATATCTATACATATTTATATCGTGTGTTGGATATGGAAATAGTTCTAATTTATCTATTATTCTGGTAGATACTGGTGGATTAATAGGCGGTCTACATCTTGCATCAGTATAAGAGGGTCTTCTATGTTTAACAATATCTTCTTCATTTAATTCATTTATTATTCTTTGTGAAATTATAGATATATTATTATCTAATGGCGGATTAGTTCTTGCTGATATATTATTATCTAATGGCAGATTACCTCTTACTGATATATTATCATATGATGGTGGATTAGTTCTTGCTGATATATTATCATATGATGATAGATTACCTCTTAGTGATACACTAACATATGATGGTAGATGACCTCTTACTAATATATTATCATATGATGGTAGATTACTTCTTACTGATATATTATCATATGATGGTGGATTAGTTCTTGCTGATATATTATTATCTGATGGCAGATTACCTCTTACTGATATATTATCATATGATGGTGGATTATCTCTTACTGATATATTATCATATGATGGCAGATTAGTTCTTACTGATATATTATCATATGATGGTAGATTACCTCTTACTGATATATTATCATATGATGGTGGATTGGTTCTTATAGATGCATTATCATCTTGTGAATTTCTAAACAAAAAATTGGATAATCTATTTAATATTCTCATATTATTAAATAAAAAAATATTTATTCTTTATAATGAATAATAAAAAGAACAAAATACCGTAAAGTGCTTAATTTAAGGTCCCCTTAAATTAAGCAATTTTCATTAGCGTCAACGTGTAAATCTTAAGACCCCCCGGGGTCTTAAGATTGGCACTTGACGGTACAACTAAAGATTTAATTTAATATAAAAATCCTCAATTTTCTTTCTCCATTCAACATGGTCAATTTCATATATAATAAAATTTGCTTTTATATTTTCCCAATGAATTTTATCTGTATTTGAACCTAAGTTTGATTTTAATAGTTCAATTGCATGTGGGTTAGGATTTCCAGATAATGAATACCAATCTATTCTATCAAAATTTTCTTTTAATAATTCTATTGCATCATCACTTTCATTACATGAAAAATTCCACCAAATAATTTTCTCATAATTATTTTTCAACATCTGAATTGCAATTGGAGAACTATTACGTGATAGTCCAGTCCAATCAATCATATGTTCGTGTTCTCTCAATAAATCTATTCCTGACGGATTAGATGATAATAAATCCCAATATATATTTTCTATATTTTCTCTTAATATCTGAATTGCAATAGGATTTATATTTTGCGATAAATCAGCCCAATTAATTTTATGCATATATTTTTCCTTTAATAATATAAGGGCTTCATCGTGTGTATTTGTTGCTAAATGATCTCCTTTAAAATACATTGGATTATCTTTCATTAATTGAATTACTTTTGGATTTTTATTACTTGCAATTAAATCCCACCTAATCATATCAATATTTATAACAGTTTGGTTTATTAATAAGTTAATTGCTTCATCTGAGTCGTTAAATGACATATATTCCCAATTAATTAAAGATGGATTTTGTTTTAAATACTCTATTGCTTTTGGATTTGTATTTAATGAAAACATTTCCCAATCAATTTTTTCATAATTTTCTTCTGACAATAATATATCAACTGCATTTGGATTGTAAGATAAAATGGTCCAATCTATCCGAGCTTCAAGTTTTATCAGTAATTTAATTATTTTTTCATCTCCATTTTCATATATATATAATAATCTATTAATATTAACCCATTCATAAATTTTAATAGGTGATTCTATAATATGAGGTAAAATGTTAGATAACCATAATTCTGAAGGTAAAGTCATAATACTATATTATTATACTTTGATAAGTAAAATAATTTTCAATTTTTATAGAATAAATATGATTAAGTTTGTAAACTAAAAAATTTAATGAATTTAATTAATCTTGAATCACTTTTCAATTTATTAATTTTATCTTTAGTCATTTCATTTATTAATTTACTAAATATTGATTTTAATAATTCTTTCCCTTCATCTGTAAGCATTTTATAATCACCTTCAATTCTATTAAATGAAACACCAGATAAGAATTTTTCAACCCCATCTATCCCATTATTAATATATTGTTTTCTTAATTCTTCTCCTAATTTTTTACAAAATAATCTAATAGATGTTTTAATAAATTCAGAATCAAATAACCAATTTTGATTATTAATAACATTATTTTTATTTAATTCATTTTTTAGAAATTCTTTAATATTATCATTCTTTTTAATATTTTTTTCAATTAATCTATATAATATTCTAAAAGGATCTTCAATATGAGTAGCTAAAAATTGTGGAAGATTTTTATCATATTCTGCAAATGTTTTAATAAATTTAATAATATCATCATTTAGTTTACCTTTATCAAAATCTTTATCATTAATATTAACATTATATAACCCATTTCTTGATGAATATACTATTATATCTATTTTATTTAACATTCTTTTTATTATATTGAAATCAAATGATTCACCTTTTTGTTTATATGCTAAAAAACTCTTACAAAACATAAAAACATATTTTAAATTATATTGATTAAATTTAATTTTCATAGTTGTTAATGGTAATTCTAATTTAGAATAATTATCTGAATCAACTACTGATATTTCAAATAATGCTTTTTCTTCTAATAATACTGGTTTTCTGGTTTGATATAAAATAAAAGTAGATGCACGTGGAACTAATTTATACTTAAGAGCAACTTTATCAAGATGTTCTCTATATTCAGGTGTTATAACTTTATTATTTTTAGTGAATGCACTAAAATCCCAATCTTTAACTAAATCTAATTTAAGAAACTTTTCAAAAACTTCTTTAAATTTAGCATCATCGTTCTTATATTTTTCATAAATCATTTTTAAAATTTTTAAACCTAAAACATTACCACCTTTTAAATAAACATCTATTTTTTCATTAACAATTATATCTTTTATAAATAAATAAAAAGGTTGAGTTTCATGTTTTATATTAATTTTAATTAATTCATTATCGATATATTTATGTTCACAGTCATTAATACATGCATCTTTTGAATTATATTTACCATCTGCATTTTTAATACAAATATCTGCAAATTTATTTTTTGGATAACAATTATATTTTTCTTTATTGTTCATTATAATATATAATATAATATAATATATAATATTATTCATTTCCAATATAACTTGTATTATAAATGTCTTCTTCAATTGTATTCTTACATAATATTCTAATTACTTTAATTACTTGTTTTTGGCCTAATCTAACAGCTCTACCAATAGCTTGACCTTCAATTGCCTTAATATTTTCTTTTGTATTATCGATAGGTTCTACAATAATAATATGTGTTGCTTCTGTTAAATTAGTTCCAGATGCTGATTTTGCTAATGATAATAATATAACACTATTATTATTACCCATTTTAAATTTATTAATAGCTTTATTTTTTTTATAAACATTACCGGATATAAAAGAGCAATCAATACCATTTTCTAACATACTTTTACCAATTAATGTTAACATATTATCCCATTGAGAGAAAATGATAATACGAGCATCTTGACTTAACAATGATCTTGTAATTTGAATCAATTTACCTAATTTTGTTCCATATTTTAGAATCAATGGATTAACTAATTGATTAACTTTTTGTTTAATTAATTTCTTTTTAACATCAATTAATTTATCACTAGATATAGGACCTTTACACATTGGACATTCTGGTTTCATATTAAGACATAATTGAATACATGTATTACAAAACATATGGGCACATGGAGTTAATATAGGTTGTGTCATTACTTCATAACAAATAATACAATTTTCTTCCTCATCAAATTCCATTTTTTCATTAATTTTTTGTAATGTATTCAATACAAATTTAGATTCGGATATAATTGATTTATATTTTGATAATAACATACTATAAGCTTGATTTGTTTTATCTAATTTTTCTATTTTTTTAGTATATTTTTCTATATTAATAGTATGATGTTCAATTAATTTATCTTGAACATTTTCTAATGATATAGGGTCATTACCTACTATTTTTTTATATGTCTCAGCAATTAATGGATGACAACATATTTGTTGTAATCTTATTTTATCTGAAGCAGTTATATTATGTTTATTAGGTATATTACTTTTATAAATGCTGGTTTCTGATGGTGTTAATTCAACCCATTCAATTTGTTCTTCATGTCCTAATAATTTAATACTACCTTCAACATCTTTCTTAAGATGTCTAATCATTATACAATTAAGAAATTTTTCAATAGTAGTATCATTACTCATATAATTATAAATATTAATAAATGGACTATTATTAATATAAAAACTATCAAAATATCTTGATGATAAATCATTAATTGGAACCATTGTTTCATTATTAACTACAAATTTAATACCTAAAAAATGGCTTACATTTTTTAATCCAGTAAAAGTAGTAAAAGGTGTTCCAGATATATACCATTTATATTTTGATGCAATATTGTCTAATAATGTATTAATATAATTACTTTGTCTACCTGTTAATGATACTTGTTCCATCAGTTCATGTCCTTCATCTATAATAACTCTATTAAAATGAAAATATTCAAATAATGGATTAGTTAATTTGTTATAATCTGTTTTTATAATATTATTATAAAAATCATTAATTTGTTCATTTCTACATCTGGTATCATAAATATTTCCTCTATAATTAATAGCACAATAATTTTTAATATTTAATAGAAATTGAATGGTAACAATAATAATATCTGCTTCTATCATTTCCTTATAAGTTAATTTATCATGATGTACTTTTGTTAATATAACTACAATTTTTTTATTTGTTTTATAAACTTTTATATATTCATCAACCCATTGTTTAGATAAATGAGCAGGAACAATAATTAAACTAGCTCCACTATAAATTTTATTTGTAATAATTTCTTCTTTAGGTATAGTTTTACCATAATGTAATAATCCAATAGTTGTTATTGTTTTACCTAATCCCATAGTATCAGATAATATACCTCCATATGAAATAACTTTAGTAATATTATTATTATTATTAATATTAATAGTATCATAATGTGGGTCCCACACTACACTATCATCACTACCCATATTAAGTTCTATAGTTCTATTAAATTCCATATTAATATTATTTTCTATTTCTATCATTCTCATAATAGTTTTTTGTTGATAATCAAATAATTTAACTCCAAAATTATTAATCTTTTCTATAGTAAATATACTATTAAGTGCATCTATATTACATTTTGATGGAATGCTTAATTTTTCAATATTAGGAATATTAATAATATTATTATTTCTAACAATAATATTACAAATGGCATTAAAAATAGGTTCAGTTTTATATTTACTAATTAAATCTGTATTAATACTAAGAATATTTTTATCATCAATATTTATAAATTTGTCAGAGTTATTTTTTGTATGAAAATAATAATGAATAATAATATTTAGTATAGTATCCATTGTATAAGTATCTTGCTTACTATTAAATAATTTCAATTTACCACGATAATCTGATAATATTTTTGTAATATTACTAATATTTGTATTTCCAGTAATTTCTAAAAAACAAATTTCAATCCACATTATTATATTATTATATTTAATATTTAAGCCTTTGAATATTAATTATCAATTTTTATGAAAATTTTTAATAAAAACCAAAGATTATTAATATCTTAGAATTTGGTAGATAATAAAAAACGTTTATACTTTATAAATCTCTTTAGCGAATAATACCGAAAGTTATTACATACTAAATTGTAATTAAAAATAAGAATTTGATAGATAAAAAATACTTAGTATTTTTTACATACTAAATTGTAATTAAAAATAAGAATTTGATAGATAAAAAATACTTAGTATTTTTTACATACTAAATTGTAATTAAAAATAAGAATTTGATAGCTAATATTACATACTAAATTGCAATTGTGCCATTCCATCTTCTATTTGCAATACATTATAACTAATACCAAAAACTACAATACGAGTGCTTGCTTCTGGTCCTAATTCTATAGTATACTCATTTATAATATCATTTGTAATATGATATTTGCGAATATCTGATCCTGCTAATCTAATATTTAAAGCAACGCTCTCAAATTCTGAAAAATTACAACTTCCAACATTCATTTTTTTATTTGTTAAACCAAAACTATAAAGATATATTTGATGAAATGGTCTAGTTTTAAATGTTTCATAATTTTGAACACTAAACCAATATTTATAATCCTTATAAGGAACTCTATCAACATTATTGAGTTGAAAACTTGCTTCTGCTAATAAATCTTTATCAGGTATTTGGTTCCATAAAGCTTTAGTAAATTCTGGCGGATCAGGTAATGCTCTGTAGGGTATAAATTGTGGTTTACCACTATAACAAAAACTTTCATTACTATATTCATTTTTTGACAATAAAAAATAAAATTCTTTAATAGGATTACTAAAATTTAAATAAACGGTTTCTTGTTTTGCACATGTTTGTTCTGTCATTTGAACTTGAGTTATGAGAATATCTAATTTATTATTAAGAAGAAACTCTCTTTCATTACTTTCTAAAAATACAAAATTACAATCTAATCTAATATTATTAAAATCTAATTGTGGTAACTTTTCTAATGTATGTGCATATTTATAAGAATCAGGATCATTTTTAGTAGGATCTGCATTTTTAATATCTGTTAATTGGTTTAATACTAAATAAACATTATCCCAACTTTTTAATTTAATTTCAACTTCAATCTCATGATATCTTAAAGCATTAACGGGTAATGCTGAATTATAATTACCACAATTAAAAAATCTTAAAGGAACATATATATATTGTTTAAATATTTGTAATTGAGGTGATACAATATTTGTATCTTGTCCGCATAAAGCAGATGTAACCCATGTATTATCATATAAATCAGTATAACACATCATATATTCACCAGTCATTTCTTGAATAATTTGACCTCCAATTCTCAATGTTGCTTTTTCAATAATAGTATAGCCAATATAATCCTGCCATTTTACTCTATAGTTTGAAGTTACAATATTTTCTGTTTTTCCAATAATTTGAGTTACATTGATTTCAGGTAATTCAATCGCTATATACATATTAGTCATTAAATCTCCTACTTTATTAATTTTAAAAACCATTCTATCTCCCCATGAAACTTTTCCTGTTGGATAAAAACTATAAGGAACTTCTGAAAAATTTGTAGTTTTTTTATATGTATTTTTAAATTCAGACATTTTTATATCATCAGTAAATAATATTTCATCAAATTCATTTTTTGATTCTAATTGTAATATAGCGCCATTTGACATATTATAATATATTATATTATATTATTTAACTTGTTTTTCCTGAAAGTCATTTACTCTAGATGTTAATGGTGCCAAATATTTTATAATTTTTGAATTAATTTTTTGTGAAAAATTATCTCTCATTTTCCTTTCAATATCACAAAATAATATTATTCTCAATTCATCTGAATCATTATTAACTTGATGAATAAAAGTATCATCAAATAATATATCTTCTCCATTTTTCCAATTATATTTTACACCATCTACTATAATATATGCATTTTTTGGACAATTTAAACCTAAATGATATCTTATGCATCCTTTAAATGGTCCTGCATGTGGTGTAATTTTAGAACCAGGTTCTAAAATTGAAAACATTGCTAATTTTACTTCTGGTAATTGTTCTATTAATTTACAAGTATTTGGACATAATTTATATGCTTCAGATGTTATTGGCCCATACCATTTAATATAAAATTTCTTCCATCCATTATCTGCAATAGCTTTAAAAAACATATCATTTTTTATTTGCCCAGCATTCCCAGTATTATAAATACTCATAGCTTCATCTTTAATATTTTCCCAATAATATTTTAAAAAATTATGATTTGGAAAATTAAGTTCCATATCCGGAAATGGACTATTAATACCTCTTGAATTTAATGAACACCAAATAGTATAAGGTGCAATTAATCCTCTACCAGATGTATAATATTCTGTTTTACTAAGTATTTCCTCTCCTTGAAGACGATTCATTTCACCAGTTAATATAAAAATAATTAAAATTATTATAATTATTATAATTATTGTAATTACTATATTATTCATTATAATATAATATATAATATGTTATAATATATAAAACTTTAGTTCATAGTAAAAACATGACCGCATTCTAAACATGTAATAAATTGAGTAGCTGGTTCATCAGCTGATCTAACTTGTTTTTCAGTTATTGAACATTTTCTTTTTTTACATTTTTTGCATTCAAATGCATTACTACCTTTTTTTTCACTTAACATCATATTTAATTCTCTTTTCTTAACTATATCTACATATTGTTTATTAGCTAATAATAAATTTAACTCATTTGTTCTAATAGTTGCTATATTTTTTGGGTTTATTTTTTTATCATTAATTGCTTTAGTTGTAATCTGTAAATTATTATTTAATAAACAATATATTTCATCTGTTTTACTTATATATATATTTTCTAATAAAAATGGTGTATTATTACTTTCAGCATAATTAATACTAAAAGTATATATTGATTCTTCTATATCTTTAGAAATATTTGGACCAAATAATTTATTAAATTTATTAAAAACTTCATCTCTAATTTTTTTATTAATCATATTATTATATAAATATATATAATATATTTATATAATAATATAATTATATGAATCCCGATCATCATATTGAAGAATTTTGGCTTTCGTTTAAAACAAGTATGTTAAATTTTTATAATCAATATACTACTACTTATAATTCACGGCCAATTATTTTTTGGAGTGATACTTTAAATAAACTTCAAAAAAATAAAGATTATCAATCTATTGAAACTAATATAAGAGATTATATGTCATTATATGCAATAGATTTATTAAGATATAATGCTCATTATCATATAGGTATTTTAATATCAAATATCAAAAGATGGAATATAATTAGTAATAGAAGATTCGATATGTGTGATGTTAAATATATAAATATTGTTTTTTTATTATTAGATATTTACAATATTTTAACAAATAAATGTTCTACTTCTGATAAAGAAACTGAAATATTATTTAGTATGGTTGAAATTTATATAATTCATGAAGATTTTAAAATCTTCATAGATTATGCAATTAATCATAATAAACCAAGCATTATTGATAAAATTAATGATTATGAAAATCAAAATAATAATCATAATTCAATTAAATATATTGAAACAACATATAATATTAAATTAAGTCCAAAAATGAGTGCAAAGAAAATATTTAATCATATTAATAAAACATAAAAATTTACATGAATAATTATCATAATAATTATTATTATTAATATTAATAATATATACATTCTTAATATTAATTTCATTTAATATTAATTTTTTGTCTAGATTATTTATTACTTTTAATATATTTTCAAAATATTTATAAGAGTTAACTACTTTTATTACATTATTAAATGAATTTATATTATTTTTATCAAATAAATATGTATTTGATATATTATAACTAGTTCCAATATATTTCATATTATAATATTTATTATCTGTTATTGGTGAATATAATATATCATCTATTTTATTTATCTTATTATCAACTATATGTTCTATTTCTAATCCAATTAATTCTTCTTCTAATATTACATTATTAATATTATATAAAAATTTTACAAATGGATAAATTAATAAAAATGGAAAAATTAATAAAAATTGTATTGACATTATAAATATAAATAAATTAGAATCTAAAATTAAACCCACATTCTAAACATTTTACAAAAGTAGTTGCTGGTTCATCTGCTGATCTTGTTTGTTTTTGTGTAACCTCACAATTACTTTGTTTACATTTTTTACATGAAAAAATATTACTACCTTTATTTTTCTTTTGATTATGTTCATATGCTTTTTTTTCAACAATTGATTTATATCTTTCAGGGCATAATTCATGTGGTTTCATATATGCAATTTCTTCTGGTAATATATGACCAGAAGTTATTATCTCACCTAAATATTCTGATTCTTCCATACTCTTAATTAATTCATCAACTTTATTAATAAAAATATCATTTATTAAAAAAGCACAATCATTTGTTTCAATATATTTAAATGCAAATTCATTTAATCCTTCCATAACTCTATCAAGTGTTTCATCTTCAAAATATTTAAACAATTTATCTTTCATATTTTGAATAATTTCTTTATCTAGTTGGATTGACATTATTTTATTATTATAATATTAGTTTAAATGAAATCAAGTATTTAATTAATCAATATTTATTCATTAATGATAGTGTCTATTGCTGCTTGTGCTACTTGTGCTGCTTCTTGTGCTTCTATTGCTACTTGTGCTGCTGCTTGAGCCTGCAATACATCTGCTTGTGCTGCTGCTATTTGTTCTTCTGCTAATTCTTCTGCTGCCTGTTGTGCTGCTGCTATTTGTTCTGGTGATATTACCCATTCCATTGGTAATTCTTCATTATCCAAGTTATTTATATGTTGATTAACAACTACTGGGATAGGTTCAACTAATTCATTAGATGCTTTTGAATTAAGTTTATCAAACATTGTATTAATTATATTTCTTTGTAATGGTTCAATATAACCAGTGTCACCATTAATAAATTGTAGATTAATATTATTAATATTATGATTAGAATTAAATCGTTTAATATTATATTCTTGTTCAGTTAATGTTCTAGTATACATTGGTGAGTATTCTCCAACTGGCAATAGTTTTTCATAATTAGCACAAGTATTTTTAATTAATAATTCATTAACTTTTCTTGGTTGAAACATTCTAGATGTAATTGGTAATTTACCAAAACATTTACTATAACTTTTTTTATTTAATGGATTTATTTGAAAAATATTATTCCAAAATGGCATTTCATAATTATATTTAATATACATTTCCAATTCTGTCTTATTAAGCCAGCACCCAAATCCTCTCATACGATATTTATTAATAATGCTAATTGGGTCCTTACTACCGGCAAAATATTTATAATCAATATTCATAAATGTCATATGAGCTGAAATAAACGAGGGTGTCATATAAACATTTTCACCATTGTAATAAGCTCTGACACATGGCATATGAAAATTAGCAACAGTGCACATAAAATCATCTTTAAAAATTGGAAATAATTCAAAATCATGATTTAAATGCGGACTATTTATTTTAACTTTAAAATTATCACTATATCCTAATCCATCTGTCATTGGAATAGTAATATTAATTTTTTCTTCATCTAAATTATTATTGCTATTAAGTATCATTTCAATTTCTTCTTGCGAATATTCAGCAGCGGATGATGGTGGATTAATCATTGTTGTATTACTCTTACTGTCTTTTAATTTAATAACTAAATTATTTTCATCAAAAACAAATAATTCAGGATATTTATTCATTAAACCTAATCTATCTTTTTCAGATAGATTTTCTAATTTTTTCTGACATTCAAGTTTATGCATTTTTTTAGCAAATGGGACAAATATATTAATAATTGGTTTAAGATCAAGACTTTTAATAATAACATCATAAGAAATAGTTTTTGTGCAAATATGCTCTTTAATAAATTCACTTGTTACAAATAAATAAGATGTTCTTAATAAATTATAGTGTATCTGTTCAGGTTCTGCATTCAAATACTGACAACAATTAAGCATAATACTTTCATGAAACTTTTTAGTAATATCTAAGAATTCAAAAACAGTTTTACTCATTACCATTACATCAATATCTGAATCATAATAATATTCATTGAAATATCTTTTAGTAGTAATATCATTTTGAATATCATTTTGAATATCATGTTGAATTATATTATTAAATAGATGAGTTAGTGGATGTTTATATTGAGAACATGCAGTCATTATACTCCCAGTAATTGCTATTTTTAATTCCTTAAAATTAATATTATTTAACAAATCTATATTCTTATTATTGCTAATAAAAATATTCATTTTTTGTTTAAATTCTTCTAAATTACAAATTCTATTATCAATATTATTTTCAGCATTATTATTAATACCACATACATTAAATTCTGGTTTCAAACTTTTATTTGCAACTAAGATAGGAAAATAAGGATTTTTATGAGGAGTATCATGATTGAAATAAAATACTGGCAATTTAGATGCAGTATTAATATCAAAAATATACATATCAGTTGTTTTTACTTTAAAACGATTAATAGTTTCTTCAAAGTAAAATCTTAGCCATGCATATCCAAACAAATAATTATACAAATTAATATATTTATGAATAGTAGGTGTCATCATATTAATAATATATTCATTATTAATAACAAGATGGCAATATTTTTTAGAGACACATAAATTACTAAATAGAAAATATCTTTGTGTATCATCAAGAGTATCAAATAATTTATTAATACAGTCATTATTATAATCACTATTCCATACTTTCCAATATAATTTATATCCTTTTTTATTAATAATTTCAGATGGATCCACATAATTTTTCCGATTAAAGATTTGATCAATATAATTTTCTTTAATTGGAGAATGTTCTAATTTATGAATTAAAGTATTATTTGTAGGATTTCTAATAATATTAAAATTAAACTTTCTAGTATCAAATAATTTAGTAATATTGGGTAAACAATTATAAGATAATTCCCAATATTTACTTTCTTCTAAATTATTAATAATACCATTAATTTTCAATTTAGATGATTCACTTTTAATATTATCACCAAAATAATTATTAATAATTAATATATCATATAAATTATTAAAAGTAATTTGGCCATTAATATTATCAATATATTTTTGCAAATCTAAAAATGAAATATTATAAATTGGAAGAATTAATACAGTATCATCTAACTCATAACCGAATTTATTTGCACTATTAATATATTCTTTATCACAATATAAAATATTACCATAATGAATACTATTTTTAAGAATACTAATATTAGTTTTATATAATACCATTTTACTAATAGTATTATCTAAAATATCTTTATCAATTGTTTTTTTCATAAATATTTCTATATTTATAAAGTCTAGTTTATTTAATGGACATAGACAATAAATATGCTTGAAATATTTAGAAATGTTTAAAATATTAATAACAACCTCTTCATTAATCTTTTCATCATAATATGTAATAGTATCACTCGTAAGAAAGGGATTATTCATTAATAAATAAACATAATATAATAAATTAAATTAATATCAATTTTTTCCATTAAATATTGATTACTAGTATTCAATATTTAATTACAAAGTTAATAGGAGATGCCAGATTTTTTTATTAAAGAAACCTGTGGTTATTTTATTCAAAAATGTATTTTTTAACTTTATTATCATTTAATTGAATATAATCATTTTTAATCATTCTGTTAATAGCTTTCATAAATATATCTTTATTCATTTCAAATATAGTAATACTATCAATAATTATCTCATATAGGACATCTATATTAATTTCTTCATATTTCTTAACATGATAATTAATATTAGTAGTAATAATATCAATTTTATCATTACATAATTCTTCTTTCATTTGTTTAATAATAATATTTTTATTATTATAACCTTCATGAAAGATATCAATCATATTTATAGGTCCGTTAATTAATGTTCTTACTCTTAACATATTATTATTTTTAATAAGAATATCATTACAAAGTGAATCAATTATTTTTTTAATAAATTCATCACTATAATTACTCATATTTTGTTTAACCTTATTAAAAACAATATCATATGATAAATTAGTATCAAAATCTACAAATAATTCTAAGCAGAACATATGAGCAGGTAATACACTTATTTTTTGTTTATGTATTTCAATATCAATACAACCTAAATGAGAATAAACTATTAATTTCTTTTTGATATTTCTAGTAATATACATTTGATTATATTTAAATAATGAATTACATAATAATGTTGTAAATTCTTCAGTATTAATAATAGTATTAGAATATCCAGTAGAATGATTAATTTTCCATGCATCTAATGAAGTAATAATTAATTTCATTTTATCAGATGAAAAATTCATGGATGCAATATAATCATTTTGAATAATATTATATTTTAATAGAAATTTTTGATCAGAACTAAATATTATTTCAAGACATTCTTTATGTTGTATCTCTATATTTGAGTTATAATCAGTATAAATAATTCTTTCCATCATCTTTTGACAGATTGCCATAATAAATTCATCTCTATTTTTTATCATACTGCCCAATACATAATAAAATGGATTGAGTTGTTTATTAATAATATCTGTATTAATTAAATCTGCTAAATGCATAATTTTTTCAAATGAATTAAAATATGTATTAATATTTTGTTCAATACATCCTATAACTATTTCATTAAGATTACTTTTTTTTGATATTTCATAAAGTGTATTATAATATGAAATATAAGTATGAATATCACTAGGAGAACTACTTAATAAAACATAATTAATATCAATATGTTTTATTAAAGAGATAAACTCGTTTTTATAAATAGTAATGAAATTTTTAATGAATATAATATCATTATTTTCAAATATTTTTTTAATATGATTAGTTATATATTCTTTTAATTTTGTAAATGGTTTATTTTTTGAAATATAATAATAATTTGAATAATAATCCATATAATATTTATATAATTTCTTAAAAATATAAATATCATTATTAATAATATTTATCTCATTATTAGTTGATTGAAGTAATTCAATATTACTAATAAATATACTATTTTTAACATCAATATAATCAACCATCGCTGTATCAATATAATTTACAAAATTATTATAAAATATATTATGATTATCAACATAACTATTAAATATATTCATATAATTATTTAATTTGAACATATGGGGGTTTTTATTTGTTGGTTCATTGTTCTTAATATTATTAATAATAGCATATTTAAAAATAACATCTTCTAATAATATACTATTAATACTATTAATAGTATAATCCCATAAAATATTATAACCCCATTTATTATTCTTACTATTATGATTAATAATATTAGGCATACTAATTGGAATAATATGTTGAAACATACCATTTAATTTAGAAATAAGATTATACATCTTAGAAAAATATTCATTGAAATCACTAATATCTAATTTATTTTGTTTATTTAAATTTCTAAAATGTATTCTTTGTTGTTTAATATTAGTATTAATATGTTTTTTAAGAATTATTATTAATTTATCTTTAAATTCAGATTTATTTGATTCATAATTTGAATTATATATAATATGATTAAATACAAAACTATTATAAATCTTATTATTATAAATAATAAGATTTTCTAATGTATTATCAAGATTATCATTAAATGTCTTATAATCAATATTAATAGGAATAATAATATTTCTAATATCTCTTAGTAATGCCATTAATTATATATTGATTATTAATTATAAATAATATATATCAATTTTTATTTATACAAAGTTCAAAGAACTTTGTATAAATAAATGTTAATAGGGGATGCCAGATATTTTAACAAAGTTAAAATATCTTGCGCCCTATCAATTTTTATGGCGATTTTAAAGTGTTCCATAAATGTTAATGTGTTATTAGAATTATAATTAATATGGAAATGGATTATATCTAGGAACATCGTAATTATAAATAGATACATTATAAATATTTTTATCAATAGGAACTGTTAATTGTATACCATCTCTAATTTCTTCTTTATTTTTTAATTGAATTGGAAATTTGAAATCTAATCCTCCTGCATCCATGCCTCTAATATAATATTCCCATTCATATGAACCTGGATAAACACGTCTGCCATATAATTGATAATTTTTATTAATATCTGTATTATATAATAAACCAACTAATTGATAATCGTCTGGGTCACCACGTGTTTTTTGCCAGAATACATTCTTTGGAGCTGGATATTGACGACTTTCAACTCGTTGTTCAGGAGGAGCCAATGGATTATAAACAGCATTAGTATCTCTATTTTTTAAAAATATTTGTTTTAATATCTCTTCAATTTTATTATTAATATATAATAATTTATTATCATCATTTTCTACTGGTGTTAAGGTTTCTGCTTGTTTATTTATTTTAATAATATAAGCTATTAATTGTTGACATAAAAATAATATTAATATTATATTAATTATATCATGTATCATTAAATTAATTCAGAAAATTATAAATTAAATAATTAAATAATAAACTGTAATAAATTTTGTTTTCTCTTTATTTAAATATTTTTTTTTATAATATATAAATTTAAAATTATCTTTTGCTAAATAACTAGATATTGCTAAATGTAAATCTAATTGAAAATTATCATATAATAAAAATCTTCCATTAACCATTTGGGTTTTTAAATATAATTTTTCATTATCTAATTTATTTATAAGAGTAGGGCTTAATTTTAATCCATAATTTAATAATTTTCTAACAATATTAGTTTCATTAAACATAAATTCTGGAACTAACCATGCCCACATCCATATATTAGTAGTATTATCAAATATACCTAAAAATTCATACTTAAATTCAATATTAGCATTAACATCAGGAAATTTTATTATATTTTTTTCTCTTTCTAATAAAATATTATCTGTTTTTATATATTCATCATATTCAATATTATGTAAATCATAATAATTTAATGCTTTATCTATAAGAGTTGATAAATCCAAATTCATTATTATTATAGTTTATATTATAATAATATATATTATTATAATATAAACTATAATAATAATGATTTTTTCTGAATTTAGTGAAATTATAATGAAAAACAGTGTTATGTTCGGTATAACAATTGCAGTACTATCTTCATTTGTTAATCAGTTAGTGTTTAGTTTTATAAATGATATAATAATGCCAATAATAGATAGAGATGGAAATAATGATAATATGCCTGATATAAATAAAATAGCAGATTATACTATAAAAACAAACGGTATTACATTTAAAATAGGTGCATTTATTATTGCTTTAATTAGATTTATATTATTATTATTTATTATTTTTATATTATCCATGGTTTTAATAAATCTTAAAAAACAAAATAAAATATAATTATTTAAAAAATATATCTTATTTAATTTAGATATGATATATGAATGTACAAATTGTGGTAAACAAAATCATACTAATAAAAATTGTTCTGAACCAATTTCATCAGTTGGCATAGTATGTATAAAACTTGATAAAACACTATTAAGTACATTTATTAAAAATTTACAATCAGTATCTTATTATAATTTAAATAATGTTGTTATGAATAATATTCATAAATTTAATCAATATAACGATTCTATTAAATTTTTATTAGTCAATAGAAGAAATTCATTAAATTATATTGATTTCATAAGAGGGAAATATAATGTAAATGACATAGATAATATAAATAAAATGTGTAGTTATATGAGTTCTAATGAAATAGATATGATTAAAAAAAGAGACTTTAATATTTTATGGAGTGAGTTATGGTTAAAAAATGCATTTAAGAAAAAATATTTAGAAGAGATGAATACTTCAAAAATAAAATTTAATCATTTAAAAACTTTAGGAATATTAGATAATATTAAATCTGAATATAATTCTACTGAATGGGAAATACCTAAAGGAAAAAAAAATTCTAATGAAACAAATCTTAAATGCGCTATTAGAGAATTTAAAGAAGAAACATCTTTATCAACAGATGATTATAATATTATATCATGTCTTGATCCAATACATGATGTTTTTATAGGCACAAATAATAAAGAATATAGACATATTTTTTATACAGCTTTATCTAATAATAATAATAATAATAATAATAATAATAATAATATTATATATAAAAATAATGAAATAGAAGAAATTAGATGGTGCAAATGGAGTGAATTAAATGATTTAATTCGTCCATATAATAATAACAAAATAAATATACTTACAAATATTTTTTTGTTTATATTAAATATTTGTGAAAATAATAATTCATCACAGCCACTCATATTATAATAAAAATATTATAATCTATTTAAAAGTTTAATATCTATATTAATAATGTTAACCTATGACATTATTATTAAACATTTAATGCCCGCCATTAATACTTTTTCACTACAACAAAACATTGTAATGAAAAGCATGGATTTTCCGTTTTTTAATAAATTATTTGATGATACTTTTTATAGAATTGGGATGAATAATTCACTAATTAATAGTATTAATTATTGTTTATCAAATATTAATGATATTAATAATGATAATAATAATATTAATGATATTATTAAGAAATTAGATATAAATTTTATTATATTTGATTTTAAAAATAATAAAATAATGATGGAATATAATAAAGACTTTTTTAATCCATGGAAACCAACAATATTTTTGGCAAATTATGATGAATGGTGGGAACCGATTGTTTGTAAGGATACAAAGTTATTTAGTTTCAGTTCACCTAAAGCACATATATTAAAGAATAATATATTAAATCAAAATATTACTCGTATTAATGGCGATAATATAAATATTAATGATAATTTTCAAGAAATAATAAATATTGAAGGATTTAATAAAAATACAATTAATGAAGAAATAAATGATGATGATAATTATAAGGATACATTTATAGTAACAGAAAAACCAAATAAAACTCAATTAAATAAATTGAAAAAAGATGAATTAATTGATTTATGTAAAAAATTAAATAAACATATTAATATATCAAAACCAACAAAAAAGGATTTAATTGATATAATTTGGACAGAATAATAATATAAAGAATATTATTTAATATAAATTAATGTATGATTATAAAGAATTATGTAGCAAGATAGTTATTTTAGTTGTATTACAGAGTCTAGTTCATTATTATCCTGATTTAAAAAAATATAATAATGAAACTAGATTTAATTATTATCGTTCACTTATGTGTTTAACATTTACTTGTTTGGGTTTACATGTTGCTATTAAACATTTTAATAATGGCTTTTCACATCCATTTTCATATCATCATAGCGATATGAATGAAATACATTATATATTTATGGCTTATTTAATTGTAGATTTATTAAAACTTGTTGCTAATAAATCTAATAGACCAGATTTATATATACACCATATATTATGTATAGGGAGCACTATATTAGCATTATCAATTGGTAAATTTGGTTATCTTCATAGTATAGTGCTTATATGTGAATCTATATCTATTGTAACTGGATTTGATTCAACTGCAATGGAAGATAAAGATAATTACTTATCATATCAATGTAAAAAATTTAGAAAAAACATAATTAATTATGTTAGATTACCTATGTGGATTGCATTAATTATATTTACGTTAAAATATACAAATAGAGCACCTACCACTTTATGGTATAATGCTATATTTACACCAGTAATTATGATATTTTTAGATAAATATTGGGAAAAGAAATGTGATAAAGTTATTTCAAAATATGAATAATATATATATTATATTATATATATAATAATGCCAGGACCAGATATATGGGGACCTCATGGATGGAAATTTATTCACTATATTACATTAGGCTATCCAAATAATCCAACCGAACAAGATAAAAAAATATATTATAATTTTTTTATAGATTTATCAAATGTTGTTCCATGCCCAGTATGTGCAAATCATTTTAAAGAACATTTAAAAATTACACCACTTGACAATGAAGCATTAAAAGATAAAGATAGTTTAATGGCATGGGCTATTAAAATGCATAATCATGTAAATTCTCATAATGGTAAAAAAATACATTCAATTAAAGATGCAATTAAAGCAATAATAGAAAATGATGATAAATGTATTATATTTAAAGAAGAAGATAAACCATTATATAAAAAATCTAAAAAGAAAGAATTTTTTAGTAATAATAATTCTAATACATTAATATTAAGTATTTCAATTATTATAAATATTTTATTAATATTATTAATCGTTTTAAGATTAAAATAATATATTATTATTATAATATGAATTCTATAAAAAAACCAACTTTAATTGAAATTAAAACTTCTATAAAAACTATTAAAACAATTATAAAAAATATTGAATTAAAAGGTATTACTACTCCTGCTGATAAAGAAGATTACTTTTGGAAAAATCATCCAGATATGATGAATAGATTTACTTTTTTAATTAGTCAATTATGTTCTGATATTAATAGTCCAATGTTAAATGTTATGTTAGCTCAATTAGAACAAGTTGAGAAAGGTCTATCATTAGATGAAGCTGATAAACAAATTGGTCAAAAATTAGCATCAGTTTATTTACCAACAAAATAATATTATTATAATATTATTATAATAATTTTTTTACAAACAAATTAATTTCAGATTCATTATATCTTATAATATCTTTTAACATTGTATTTTTTTCATTCAATTTTTCAGTGAAAAAATTATCAATCCACCATTTATTTGCTTTGATCTGGTGATCTCTATAATTATGATACATATCGCCAAAATAATTATTTGATTTTATATATACTACCAAATTATTAATCATAATTTGTTGAACATTTGCAATATTTATATTAATATATTTAAATACATTTAATTGTTCATCAGTTAATATAAAATTAGGAAATATATCATTAATAAATTCTTTAGTTTCACATTTTTTTAATGTGTCCTCTAATATTTGCAAATATTTGTTTTGTTTATCATCATTATCATATTTAAAACCCTTACATATTAAATATTTTTCACTATTAGTTGAACGTGAAAAGAATGGCTTATAAATATAACATTCTTCATAAAATGAAGCTAATAAATATATTAATTTAATAGTAACATGTGTAAATGTTTCAAATATTTTCAATACAAATGAACCACCTTTAGCCTGAATAGATATAGCTCCAATTATCTCACCTAAAATTAATCCATATGCTTCTTGTTCTTGATAATTTTCATTTTTCCATTCAAATCCACCATCTGCTGTAATTAAATCAGCCTTCTTTTTAACATTTTCTTTTAAATAATCTATAGTTGATATTTTTGTTAAATCACCATTAGAAGTAAGTGTTTTCTTTTCAATTCTAGCACCTCCTTTTTTTAATCCCCCATTGTCAGATTTTTCACCTCCTTTTTTTAATACATCGTCTTCTTTTTTTAATCCATCATTTTCAGATTTAGCACCACCAATTTTACCACCAATTTTATTACCATTTTTTGTGGTTTTTATAATAGATATCATATTTTCATATCTTTTATTAATATTTTCAACCATTTCTTTATTAATATTAATAGTATTATCTGTATTAATTGTTAAACCATAAATTGTATCTTTTGATGGTTCAAAATATTGTTCTCTGAATTCAACAAATGCTTGAATAAAACTACCAGGTCCTTCTGCTAACCCAACCATTGTCATACTCTCTTTGCTTGCTATATCAAAGATGTATAGTATTTCCCACATTTTATAAAAAGCTCGTGATAATATGTTAGGATTGTTTAAAAATATATTACTTATATGACTAATATCTTTCTCATAATCATTAATGGTATGCTCAAATGGATTAACTATATAATAAAATTTATTTTTAGTTTCTAATTTTTCAGTAATAGCCATAGCATTTTTAGTTCTATGAATAAAACTATGAAAACCTAAACTAAATAATGGTTGGTTTACATTAGAACTTTTCAATACATCATTAGAACCATCCATTTTATTATATATATTAGATACATCAATATTATTTAATTTGAATATAAAAGGTTTATAACTCATTAATATATATAATATATATAATTTTAAATTAAATAATCAATTTTTATTTGTGAGATAGATCTATACAAACAACCTTTGATTCCTATATAGAAAACAATTTTTAATTATAATATATATTATATATTATATATTATATGCATAATATATTTTTAATTGTAATAGTTTTTATTATTATTTTATTAATAATATATTTATTAATAAACAAAGAAACATTTGAACAAAATAATACCAATAAATTGTTATTATTTACATCTGCTGGAGATAATACACAATTTTATGATAACTGGTGTTCAGATAATAGAAATTATGATATATGGTTAGTATATTATGGAGATAATGAAGATAATTATAATAAATATTCTAAATATGTAAATAGAATATGGAAAAGAAAAGGCACTAAGTTTCAAAATTTATATTATATATATAATCAAAACTATAATGAATTAATGAAATATAATAGATTTTATATAAGTGATGATGATATTATTATTAATACTGATAATATTAATAAATTATTTAATATTTCAATAGAATATGATTTATGGATTTGTCAATCATCTTATACACCAGAATCAAAAATATCACATGATATTACTGCTCGTAGTGAAAATAATATATTGAGATATAGTAATTTTATAGAAGTAGGTGTGCCAATATTTTCAAAAGATGCTTTAAAAAAATTTATGAAATATTATGATCCAAAATTAGTTGAATGGGGTGTTGATTTTTTATTTATTTGGGCAAATGGAAAAGATATAGATAATAAATATGCAATTATTGATAGTATTTCATGTACAAATCCACATGATAATCAAAAAAATTATAAAAAAAGAGAAATTGATAATATAGCTGAACATAAAGATGCACCTAGTATTTGGAACAAATATGCATCAGAAATAGGATGTCCTAGTTATTGGGAATTAATTATTCATTCTTCTATAGATAAAAATGATTTAAGCTAATATTATAAAATTATAGTTAAGTATTAATACTACTGCCAATATTTCTTTGTGTTATTAAATTATTTTTAAATCCAATCCAATTATCTTTTTCTACTAATTTATTCCATTGTTGATCTAATGCATGTCCTTCCCATGAACCTGGAACTTCCCAATTATCTTTACTCATCATATCATTACAATGAATAAATAAATTTAATAATTTATCATAATAAGTAGATTTAATTATATATCCAGTAGATTGGGTTGAATGTTTTAAATAATGTATATCTTCTGTATCATCTATTTTAATATCTTTACTGGATTGATTAGAACCATGTAATATAATCATATCCCATTTATCTTGATTCATTGCTTTTATTATCATATTTTTAAAAATATCTGCATCAACTGTTAATTCAGCATCATCTTCAAATATAGCCACTGTATTCCATTTATTCATTTTTGCCATTTGCAATGCTAATATATGAGATTGAATACAACCTTTGTGACCATTTTTAGGAATACGGACACCAGATATTTTGTTAATTTTGTTTTCGGGAATATTTAATTTTTTAAAATCATCTAATAATAATTTTTTTCTATCTTCTCTATCTTCTAAATTAATATAAATAAATGCATCAATATTATCATAATTATCTGAAAAATATTCTATAAATTTTTTTGTTATTAAACCTGATAATATAATTAATGATGTTATAATAATTATAATTAATAATTTATTATTGTTCATATATATATTATAGATTTTTAATTTGATAAAATTTGAAATTAAATAATATAAATAAATACACTTTAATATATATAATGGCAGAATTATCAAATGTTGAATTAAATTTTAAAGAAATTGTTAATATTATAACTAAAAATATTGGATTAATGTTTTATCGTAGAAATTATATGAAAAATATGGAATTACCTCAAAAAGTAGTTGAACAATTAATCAGTGATAAAATTTATAGTTTTGAAATTGATGGTAAAAAATATAATATTAATATTATGAATCAAGATATTAAGAATATTTCTAATGGTTCACCAGTTGATGATTATTTAAATAAAAACATAGACAATCATAAATTTTTAATTGTAAAAAGTTTCTCAAAAAAAACATTCACACAAGTAGTAAAAGATTATAAAAATGCAGAAATATTTACATTATATGAATTACTTGAGGATATACCTGCTAAAGAATTTATACCTGAACACATTTTATTAAATACAGATGATAAAAAAGAATTACTTGATTCATTTGGTTTGAATGAACTTGGTCGTCTTTATAGTACTGATATTATGGCTCGTTATTTTGGAGCAAAATTAAATGATGTTTTTAGAATTATTCGTCCTAATATTAACAGTGGAACAAGTATTTATTATCGGTTGGTAATTCCTGGAAGTATGGATGTATTTGGTTGATTAGCTTCTTCTCAATCAATAGCTATATAATTATTAATATATTATCCATTATATATTAATATAATGGATAATATATTTGATTTAATAAAAAATAAAAAATTTGATATTTTATTAGAATATATTAAAAAAAATGAAAATATAGATTTGGACATATATGATGAAAATTATAATTATATTATTCAATATTTAGTTATGTATAATGAAATTGATATTTTAAAATTTATTTTACAACATAGAACAATTAGATTAGATATATTAGATACTGATGGGAGAAATTTATTATATATGCCTATTAAATATAATTATTATGAATTATTAAAAATATTAATTGAATATGATAAAAAAAATATAGGTATGAGTATTTTAGATGTAAGAGATAATAATAATCATACAGGTCTTCATTATTGTATTATTTATGATAATTTAAAAGCATTTTTATTATTATATAATATACAAAGTATTAATAATATTAATAATAATGATAATAATATTTATAATTTATGTCTTCAATATAAAAGAACAAATATATTATTATTTTTATTAGAAAATGAAATAAAAAATAATACAAATATTAATAATATTATTAATAATAATGGCGAATCTATTCTTCAAAGTGCTATTAATTATGATGATATGAAAATTATTAAATTTATTATTAATAATACCCTATTCTTAAAAAAAATAATTAATAATAAAGAAAATGAATATGGATTAACAGCATTACATCAATGTATTGTATTAAATTATAATGAAATTGTTATTAAATTAATAGAAAATGGAGCTGATATTAATAGTGCTGATTATTTAGGTAATACTCCATTACATTATTCTATAATTGAAAAAAATTATGAAATAACTGAATATTTATTATTAAAAATGGATCCAAAAAATACTTTATTTTATTCTGAAACAAATATGACTGGTAATACTGCATTACATTTATTTTTAGAAGATGATATTATTAATAGTAATATTAATTCAAGTGAAGGAACTAAACATAAGATATTTGATATATTATTAAAATTAATTGAAAATACAGATATTAATATTATTAACATGGATGGTTTTACTAGTTTACATTATATTGCTATAAAAAGTTTATTTAGTATTCCTCAAATTAAAAAAATATTAACAAATGGAAAAACTCATATGAATTTATTTATTACTAATAAAGAAGGACTGAATGTATTAGATATGGTTAAAACAACCGTTGGTTATAAAGATGAATTTATTAATATAGCAATTGATAGTTATTATAATATTTTAAAAACAATGAAAAATAATATTGAACCCTGGGAACAATATTGTGCAAATGATGATTTAACAAATCTATTAAAGGTGATCAAAGGTATAAATAAACATAAAAATAATAATAATAATTCTATGAATAAAGATACATCTTATTATTGTAAGGACTATATTAAAAAATTAATATTAGAGAAAAAACGTTCAATTCCTACCTATAAAGAATTAAATTTAAATTTAGATATGGGTGTTTATATGGAAGGATGTTTTTATACAGGTTCAACTATTGATATATTATTTGGTTTATTATATTTAAATATTAATATTAAAAATTCATCCTTATTATTAGAATACCCACTTACATATAATAAAGAGATTGAAAATTATTATATCAAGATGGGATTAAATTATACATTTAAAATGGAATTTTCAAATATTGAAATTGTTTGGAGTTTTATGAAACTCATATATCCTACAAATTTTGATTCAATTTTATTAAATAGAATAAAACAATCTCATAGTTCAAATATGAATATTATAATACCATTAGGAATTGAAGTAAGTAATACTTCAAATAGTGGTTCTCATGCAAATATTATAATAATAGATTATGAAAATAAAACTATTGAAAGATTTGAACCAAATGGAATGAATCCACCGAGAGGATTTTATTATAATCCATCATTATTAAATACACTATTAAAAACTAAATTTAGTAATTTATTACCAGATTATACATATATACCCCCCTCTGAATATTTACCAAATATTGGTTTTCAAATGTATGAAAGTATAGAAGATACTAAATGTAAAAAAATAGGAGACCCAAATGGATTTTGTGCTGTTTGGTGTATATGGTGGGCAGAACAAAGATTAAAATATAATGAAGTTAAACCAAAAAAATTAGCAGAAGAATTAATTAAACATATGAAATTTTCTAATAAAAGTTTTAAAAAATTAATTAGAAATTATAGTATTAATATTGTTAAATTAAGAGATGAATATCTTAAAAAATATGATATAAATATTGATGATTGGATGGTTGGTAAGTACGATGAAGACATGATTAATAATCTTGAAAAAAATGTTTTAGAAAAAATAAATTAAAATATAAATTATATTATATAAAATGGCTGAGATACGTCGACCAAATAATCAAGAAGATATTGCTAATCGTATTAGTAATAAAGATAGAGAAATAGCAGAAGTTAGAATATTACTTGAAGAGCAAAAAAGAATAAATGCTGAATTTATTCGTAATATGGAACAATTACGTAGAGCTCCAGTTCAATTACGTAATGGAAATGAAATAGAAAACATAAGAAGATTACGTATACCAGTTTCACAAAGAATACAACTATTACAACAACAACTTGATGGATTAATTAGAGAAAGAACTAGATTAGAAAACGACCAAGCTAGATTATTAAGACAACCAATGCCCGATCGTTTAGCAGAAGAATTATTATTAATACAACAACTAGAAGAACAAAGAATGCGAGAAATACGACAAGGACGGATAGTAGTGCAAGAAGAACAAGACAACGGACAAGAAATAGAACAAGGAGATAATAATGATAATAATATATTTAGTAAATATTTAAAATATAAAACAAAATATTTAAATTTAAAAAATAATATTAATTAATAAGACATATTATCCTTTCACTTGAGGATGGTAAGTATGATGAAGAAATAATTAAAAATCTTGAGAAAAAAATATTAGAAATTATTAATTAATCTATATTATTATATATAATATATGGCTCAAAGACCTCAAGAAAATTATACTACCTGGAGACAAATGTTTAGACGAGAAGAAGCTGCACCAGCAGCACCAGCAGCACCAGCAGCACCAGTAGCACCAGTAGCACCAGTAGCACCAAGACAAGCACCAGTAGCACCACGACCAGCACCAAGACAAGCACCACGACCAGCACCAAGACAAGCACCACGACCAGCACCAAGAGCAGCAGAACTTGTTCCATTAGAAATAATAGAAGCAGAATTACAAGCTGCAATTGACGCAGCACCAGCATTAGCAGATATTCCCGCTAATCACCCGGCTCGTAGATTATTAGCTGCTCGTCCAGCATTAGCAGCTGCATTAGCTAATGGTGCCGAATTAGGATTAGCGCCAACACCAGCAGCTGCTGCAGCACCTGTAATAAAAGCATCATTAGAAGGAAATGATATTACAATAGATTATTTAAAAGAAAACGGTGATGAACAAGAAGATTATAAAAAAGTAGAACGCTTAGAAAAAATGCTTCAATGTGCTTTTTGTATGACTAATATTAAAACAGTTGTATTAAATTGTGGACATATGATGTGTAAAAGTTGTGCAAGAAGAATTATAACTGAGCGTATAACTTTATGCCCTTTCTGTAGAGAAAATATTACAGATTATAAGAAAGTATTTTTAAGTAAATATTTAAAATATAAAACTAAATATTTTCAATTAAAAAATAATAAAAATTGATAGGGCGATATGTTTTTTAAAAACATATCTCTTAAACCAAAGGTTATTATTAACAATAAAAATTGATTATATATTATTAAAAGGAATATAATAATATATAATGTCAACATCTTCAAACCATAAAATATATTTAGATCAAGGTAATTTAGATAAAAAGTTTTATTATGATTATATTCGTCAACATATACAAGAACGCTTTCAAATAATATGTGATAAAATATTTATAAATGAAGAGAATTTTATTGAATATTATTCAACTAGTATTAATAATAATATGTTATGTTATTATAATGAATTATGGTTTTTAGATATTGGTGATGTTTTTAAAGAAAATGGAATATACTTACCAGTTTATATTGAAAATATAAATACATCGTCTTATTATTCTTTAGCAAAATCATATATTAATACCGATGATGAACAAATTTATAAAACATATGATGAATTAATTAATATGTGTCCTAAAACAATTCAATCTCAAGTCAGTAATATATTACATAATAAAGTTTGATTCTTTCTTTGCTGCAAAATATTTAGTTGCTTCTTATAAGTGAATAATAAATTTAATTTAATTGTTACCGTCAATTTTACACGCTGACGCTATAATAAACATTTGGTTCTCAATCTTAAGCCGGGCTTAAGTTTTACACTTCGACACTAATTAAGCACTTTACGGTACCGTTTGGTGCCAATCTTAAGCCCCCGGCTTAAGATTGGCAAAATGATAGCGTCAGCGTGTCAAATGTAAGACCCAGGGGGTCTTACATTTGGCACTTGACGGTACTAATTATGATTAATAATCTTTAAAAATATATTAGAAATTATTAATTAATATATTATATATTATATATAATATGGCTCAAATTGAATGGAAATATATTGATTGGATAGATATAAATAGTTTAGAAACACTTTTATATTTTTGTGAAAAGAGAAAAATATATTTAGAATTTAGTTTAAAAAAAAACATAGAAAAAGAACACACTGGAACATCTATGGAAAAAATTAAAAATGCATTAAATTTTAACAGAAAATTAAGTTTTATTAAGGACATCGAACAAGCAATTAATGAAATAAATGATACAAAATATTTAATTGGAAAAATACAGGATGAAGAAATTATCTCACCGATTGATTATAACTATTTAAATCATATTGATATTAAAGAACTTGTGTATATTCAAAAAGAAAATATATTAATTCTAAATTCTAAAATGTTAAATGTTTTATTAGAAGAAGAAAGACAGCCATTGATAGATAATGCTCCTCCGTTACAAAAACTTAAAGAAGTAAGAATGAATGCAGAGGTTAAAGCAGGAGTTTCATTATATATGCTTGAGAAAAAAAATGAAATTACTAGACTTAGATCATTATTAAAAAATGTTAATTATATTGAAGGTGTTTCTATGGTATTAGAAGATGATAAAAAATATTTAGATGAAATTAAATGCTCTAGATGTAATTTATATATTAAAAATATTAAATTAACTTGCGGACATATGGTATGTAAGGAATGTGCAAGAATATTAAAAGAAACACATGGAAATTGCCCAATTATTACATGTAATAAAGAAATTACTAGTTTTGATAAAGTAATATTATAATAATCACAAATAGTGTTTGGCACCAAAAGGTATTTTACCTATATTAATTATATAAATTATATTATATGTCAGAAATTGATTTAGAAGAAATGTCTTTAGGAAGTAAATTATTAGAAATCAATGAAGAAATTCATAAATGGCGCATAAATCCTATTTCAGTATCTAGTCCACGTGAAATACACACACAAATAAATGTTCTTTATGAAAAGTTAATACAAATAGAAAGAAGGATGTTTCAGTTAAGAGAAAACCGTAAAAACAGTAAAATTCAAGAAAAAAAAAATAAAGAATTAATGGGGGAATCAGAAAAAGTAGATGTAGATAAAGACTATTCAGAACTTCTTAAATGCCCTATTTGTCATAGTAATATAAAAGATGTTAAATTATCTTGTGGACATATGATTTGTAAAGGATGTTCAATAGATTTTATAAAGATATTAAAATTGAAATGTCCATTGTGTCGTATTGAAAGCACAGAATTAGATGAAGTTAAATATTATAATAAATATTTAAAATATAAAATGAAATATTTTAAATTAAAAAATAATTAAAAATAAATTTACATAATAAAATGTGATTCTTTCTTTGTTCCAAAATATTCGGTTGCTTCTTCTTCAGATACTCTTTCTAGTAAGCGTCCGATACATTTAATTTGAATATCACCTTGATTTATTTTAATTTTATCAAGATGAACTTTAACACTATCATTTTGTTTTAATACTTCACTTGTTTTTTTATTAGTAAAATCATTACTTACATCCCAAATATTAGTATCAATATTAGCTTTAGGAATAAAAATAATAATTGGTCCATTAACTGCAATTACTAATTCTGGATTCATTGCTTTTATATTAGCAATAATTGTTGTATTTTCAATAGGAACAACTATTGTTGTTAAATATGAAATCTTATACGTAGCACAACCTGAAAAGTTTTCGGGTAAAATAATATCTTCAATATATTCTTCAATATTATGGACTTTTTCAACAAAACCATAACGATTACATTTTCCTTCTACTTTTTGTTGTAATACTATTGTCATATTATCTTCAATATCACTATTCATCATATGAGGTGGGATTTGAATTTTAGTATATTGAGTTATAACTTTTGAAGGTGAGATTAATTCCATATTACTTTATGATATAAAAAAAGTTTAAATGGTTTATATATCAATTTTTATTAAACAAAACTTTGTTTTGTTTAATAACTGTTAATAGGGAAAGATAGAAAAACAATGTTTTTCTATCACCCTATCAATTTTTATGGCAATTTTAAAGTGTTCCATAAACACCGATTGCGTCGACGTCTATTTAAAACGTCCGACGATATCAATAACTGTTAATAGGGAAAGATAGAAAAACATTGTTTTTCTATCAACCTATCAATTTTTATAAAGTTAATAAAATATTAATGCTTGGAATTTCAATACTTGACATTAATATTAATACTATTTCATTCTCAAAAATATTAATATCAAAATTTTTTAAGAATATTTCTGATAGTTTAGTATTATTATGAATATCCATAAAATCAGCATAAACTATAGCTGAACCATATAATATCATTTCAATCTTAACATCAAATAATTTATTATAATACTCAATAAAGTCATTTAATAGTGTATCTTTCTCATATTTAAATTTCGTCCAACCATTTAGACTTTTATTATTAATAATAATTGGTTTAATTGCATTTGGTTCTGAATAAATAATAGTATTATCAGCCATATTTAAATACCATGAACGATATTTATCTATTTTATTAATATTATTCAAATATTTAAGTAATTCAATTGCAATTAATCCAACAATAGTTGATGTAGTAGTTGCAACAGCTGGTATAATTTTACCAGCTATTCCTTTAGTCTCATAAGATGATACTGTATTAATACTATAATTTGTTGCTCTACAATTAGAAGCACATGTTATCCATTCAATATGAATATTATCATCTTTTTCAAATTCAAGAGGAATTAATTTTTTATAAAATTTTTTATTAATATTAGTATTTAAAGTTACTTCTTTTATAATACTTTCTTGTTGTTTTAATTCTTCATCATTCTTTGCAATAACAATATCTTTGATTTCATAATTGCTAAATTTAAGGTCTTTAATAATAGATACTAAATCGTCTTTTGATAATGTATAATTAATATCATATATCTTACAAAATATATGTGTAGTAGCATTAATAAAATCAATGCAAAAATATTCATATGGCTTTGGGCATAATTTACCATGAGACCAAAACAACTCACCATCAATTATATGATCTCTTGGAAATGTATGAAGCAACTGCTGAATATTAATAATAAATAATTCTTCAAACATTAATTTTGCTTTTAATATACATCCCATAATATCTGTTGGAACATCAGTTAAAAAATAATTAATATCTTCAATTGCTTGATTTTTATCAAACGATGATAATAATGATAATGAGAAATCATCAATATTATTACAATTAGTTGGGCCTCTATTAAACTGTTCAAAATAATCACGTGCCCAGTGGATAGTATGTTGAATACTATTTGGAAAATTCTTAATAGTGCATACTGGAAATTGATTATCATCATTATTATCAGATGAATTACCATAAGTTTCTGTAATATATGGGATAATTGGCTGAGTATTACATTTCATTCCCATAGTTCCACTTTCAAATAATGGTAAGCATTTATCAAAACAAATAGTATCAACATAACGACGAGCTTCTATATTATCTAATGCACTAATAATAATATGTTTATTTTTGAATAATTTATTAGTTCCTTCAACATCTTCTGATGTTAACTTTTTATCATATCCAATCATATTATGTTTTAAATCGAACATAGTATTAATACTTTCTATAGCAGTTAAACTTTTTGACTTACCAATATGAGAATTACGAAAAAGAAATTGTCTTGATAAATTAGATTTTTCAATATGATCAGGATCTACAATAGTAATATTTGGATTACCCATAAGTGCTAAATTCTTTAACCACTCACAACCAAGAGCACCACATCCAACCATTAAAATATTACTTTTATTAAAATTATCATAAATATTTTTAATGCTATGCATATTATTATTAATTATATCAAAATCACTCCAATCAAACCATTGACTAATTGGTGTGTATTTATTAGTAATAAGTTTAATAACTTCATTACTCACAAAACCACCCATAATACTAACAACTGGTGCAAATGTATATTTAAAACTTTCTTTGATTTCTTTAATAATAATAAACCTTTGGTTATCATAATCATGATTATTTATCATCATATTTAAGCTTTTAAAAATGTCAGTAGGAATAGTCTCATCAATAGTCTTATGATTAAATATAGTTTCTTTTTCTACATAGATTAATGAACCATTAATAAATTTAAAATCATTATGCATAGCATTATTAATATTAATACTATAATTATTACAGTCAATTACTGTAAAAATATTATCTGAATAATATTCTAAATTATCACCTTTTAAATTTATAAATTTAACTTTATCACCAAATGTAAAATTATGTTTACCACAAATAATATGTGATGTATTATTATTTATCTTAATTTCTTTAATAGGAACCATTTCTTTAATTTCACCATTTGTATCAAATACTTTATGATTAATATTAGCATCAACAAAAATACTTCCTGCTAATCCACCAGATACCATATATACTGTTTTACAGTTATTAAGATGTGCTAATTTATTAATTTCAGTTGCTTCTTCTAATGATTTATTTATAATAATAATACAATTCATATTATTATTATACATAGCATTATGCATAGCATTACGTATATCATCATGCATAGCATTATTTTCAATAATAATATTACTATTAATTATGTTAATATTATATTTAATTGCTTCCCAACAATATGAACCAATTGATGATTTTCTATAAAACATACAATTTAATTTATCATTTTCATCAATTACTTCATCGCCAATTAATATAATTTTTTTAATACCACTTAATGCGATATTTTTACAAATCTCACTCGCATAACCATTTTTAAGACCAATAATACAAACACTACCTGATTGAATTAATTTTGATGCTTCTTTACCATATGTTCTAAATTGTCTATCATATAAATTGTCTATATCAGATGAGTCCATTATTAATTAAATACTATTAATTATTAATATAATTATATCAATTTTTATTTTTCTATTTTTCTAACCTTTGGTTTGAACACCGATGGCGTTTACGTTTTAACGTCCAAAGATATCAATGTAATTACTATGTTTATCCAATAAAAATTAAAATAATCGTAATTATGTCAATGCTTATGTGATATTAATAAAAATTGAAATAATTTTATATTACAGAAGCTATAAATTTAAGATTATTATGGCTTCTGCTTCTTATGCTGCCAATAAGTGTTCTAACTGTCATATTAAGATATCCGATGGAATTATTCGCAAATCTAAATTTTATTGCAATACTGCATGCTATGATGCTGTTAAAAAAGTGCATTTTAGTACAGGCGTACGACCATCATCGATAGTAGCTACTACAATTCCAGCAGCACTTCCCCCAGTTGTTATTAAAAAATGCAATTACTGCTTTGATACATTTGAGAAACACGCTTGTCCTGGCATTTATTATGGTCACCTTTGGTTTTGCTCAAATTACCATTTGCAATTGGCCAACCCTCGCCCCGCAAGTGGACCAGTTATTATGAGACCATCAATGGGACATTTGAGAATAATTAGTGGTCCAGTAATGGGTCCATTTGGTCCAATTGGAGGACCACTCGGTCCAGTAATGGGTCCTTTTGGAAATTCATTTTTTTAATAATCATATTGCATTATAAATGCCTAATTACCTTTGATTTTTATAACAATTAGTATGTTATCATAACCTTTGGTTGTAAAAATTGAAATAACGTCGAACGTCCTAAATAAATTCTCTAGAATTTATTTAGAAAGACGTCGACGATAACCTATGGTTGTTACTATGTTGATTATAAAAATTGAAATAATTTTAATTTAAATGCTCCAATATGAAAGAGTTTGTTATGGCTGCCTCTGTGACAACCGAATATAACTTTAAGTGTGTGATGTGTGAAAATAGTAAGGAAGAAGGTAGTATTAAAAACGGGAAGTTTGTTTGCACAGAGTGCATTGAGAGCCTAGTCCCGAAAAAAACGCATACGGTGGCTGCTGCTACCGCAAAAGTGACTGCCTCGCCCTATAGCACAAATCCGGATGGGAAATGCGCAAACTGCAAGAAAGACTATGGGTATTGTCATGACAGTGTTATCAAAAAAGAAAAATGGTTTTGCGGAAGGACGTGTAGTCAGATTTACTCTCTGTCACTCACCCCTCTTCCCCAGCAGACAAATGTGTGGCCTTTTCAGTCCAGCTTGCAAACTGTGCGGCCTATCAGTGTAGGTCATGGTTTCATTGCGTTCTAACCAAACACTTTCTTTAACAAACAAAAATATTAACTTATACAATTAATTTATATGGTTTTTCATATCTATGAAAAAATACATATATATTAAATATTATTAACATAAAAATTAATAATATTGATATAAATATTAAACAATTTCTATCACAATAAAAAGAGTTATTATTAATAGTTGGGTTATAGCTATTAGTTCTAATTGCATATGTTAATGATACTAAAAATGAAACAACTATAAATGATGTAAATATAGGCACTAGTATTATTTTATTCTTGATCATAATTATATATTAATAATTATATACTTATTTAATTTTAAATAACAATAACTCTTTGATTAGCACCAAATGGTATTATTAATATAATGCATTACGATACATAATCATACCTTTCTTTTTACTATCACTATAACTAACAATTGGTTTATAATAATTTATTTTTTTTAAATCATATTCTTGATAATAATCTTCCCAATAATGTAGATGTTTATTATCTATATCTTTCAATTGTGGCAACCATTTTTTCATATATAGTGCATCTTTATCATATTTTTCTGATTGCAATGATGGATTAAAAACTCTAAAGAATGGCTGACTATCAGCACCACTACCAGATGTCCATTGCCAATTACCTTGATTAACTAATACATCATAATCTATTAATTTTTGTGCAAAATATTTCTCCCCAAGTCTCCAATCAATTAATAAGTTTTTAATTAAAAAACTACTAACTATTAATCTACCTCTATTATGCATAAATCCAGTAGTATTAAGTTGCATCATACACGCATCAACTATTGGAAAACCTGTTTTTCCTTCTTTCCATTTTTTAAATAATGTATTATTATTTTTCCATTTAATTTTATCATATTTAGATTTTAACGATTTTCCAAATCTATCAATAAAACCATATCCAAGATGATAATAAAATTCTCTCCATATTAATTGTCTAATTATTGGATTTTTTATTCCTAATTTTTTATATATATAATGATAAGCCTCACGTATAGATATACAACCAAATTTTAAATAAGCAGATAAATTAGTTGTATTTATATTCATGATATTTCTAGTTTTTTCATATTTTTTTTGCGTTTCAGATACATTATGTAATAAATTTAATGCATTATTTCTTCCACCATGAATATTAATATGATTATTTTCTTTATAAAATCTAATTAATTTTTCTTTATTTATTAAATATTTTGTATTAACTTTTAAAATTTTATTATATTTTTTAGTATTACTTTCTCTAACTTTTTGTTTAATACAATAATTATAAAATGGTGTAAATTTTTGATATATTTGATTCGAACTATTTAATATAGTATTTGGTTCAAATAAAGTAATATCATGATAATAATTAAATTCAATATTATTATGTTTACATATTTTACTTATTAATTCTTCTCTTTTAACACTATAAGGAGTATAATCAGTATTAGTATAAATAGCTTCAATTTCATTATTTTTAATAATATTATTTATAACATCCTCAATATCTCCATAACAAAAATTTAGTTTTATTTCTTTATTTAATTCTAATAATGATTCAATCATAAATTGAACAGCATTATCAGATTTATAACTATTTTTAGTTATTTGTTCAGGTGTAAAAATAAATATAGGATAAATATTATCATATTTTTCTACCATTGCATTCCATGCAGTATTATCTTTTATTCTAAAATCTCTTCTAAAAATAAAAATACTCATATTAATTATAATTATATTATATTATATTATAATAATGGAATACATATATATAATTATAATAATATTAGTAATAATATTTATTATGATTGTTTATTTATATAATGCAATTTGTTTAGATAAAATATGCAATAATCTTGAATATTTTAATTACGGTATATCAACTCCAGATAATAAAACAATATTAATATTAGGTGGAATACATGGCAATGAACCAGCTGGTTCAAAAGCAATATTACAATTAATGAATGATCTTAATACTAATAAAACAAAATTAAATAATAATAGATTAATATTAATCCCTTATGTTAATTATTGTGCATTACAAATGAATAAAAGATATATAACATTTATAGGTGATTTAAATAGAAAATTTCCTTCTACTGAAAAATATGATGAAGATAATTTAAATCCAATAATAAAAAAAATATTAATATTTATAAAAGAAGCAGATTTCATAATTGATTTCCATGAAGGTTGGGGATATTATAAAGAGAATAATGGTAGTATTGGTTCAACAATTACACCAACTAATACTATTATATCTAAACAAGTAGCTGATTTAGTATATGATGATATTAATACTACAATAATTGATAATAATAAAAAATTTACAATATTAACTGATGATAATAATCTTATACAAAGTACTCCTGAAAAATATGGGAAAAATGAAGATATTAAAAACACATTTAGATATTATGCAGATATAATAAAGAAAAATTATATATTAATAGAAACTTCTGGACAAAATAATATTCAAGATTTGGATGTTCGAATAAATCAAGCTAGAAATGTAATAGATACTGTATTAACATTTTATGAGTCTATATAATTAATAAATATAATTTTTATAAATATATAAGATATAATAAAATATATGATAAAACTAAATAATATATTATATTTATTTGTATCAATAGTTTTTATTAAAATATCTCTAAATTGAATAAATAATTTTATAAAATAATCTTTTTTTAAGTTTGATTCAATAGTAGTATCTATATCATATTCTAATTCTTCTAATATATTATTCATAAAGCCACTTCCAGCAGAATGTATAAAAAATGGTTTATATTTATTATTACTATATACTATTTTATTTTTAATATTAGTATATTTTTTAATACATTGTAATGGTTTAACTATAGTTAAGAATATCTCAGTGTTAATATCAATATAAATTTCATTAGGATGTAATTTATTATATGTATTCATTAATATTTGATCATCTGCTAAATCATCATCATCTTGAGATAAAACAAATGATAGAAATTTTTTAATATCTTTAACAAAACCTACATATGTCCCTGAATTAATTATTATTGATCCTATTTTTTTAGTAAAATATAATGATGCGGATATTCGAGTGAATATATTTCTTACATTATCATATCCTGCAACTATATTACATTTTTCTCTATTTTTAATTTCTAAAAAAACATTAGTTAATTCATTTAAATCTCTAATACATATAACATCAAACCCATCAACAAAACATATAATATCATCATCATTAAAATTATTTATAGAATTAAACATTAATTTAAATTTTGTATTAAAACCAATCCATTCTTCATTAAAACCTAATGTTATTAATTTATTATTATTATTTTTTACTGATTCGACTAAATATGGATAATAATATTTACTTTTATTTGCAACAGTTAAAATGTATAATTTATTCATAATTATATTATTTAATTTTATATTATAATAATTAGTTAACTTATAATAATATTATAAAACTATTTAATATTATGAATAAACATTCATATAGATATGAATTAATTAAAAATGAAAACGGTATGTTTGATAATTATGTTGATATGGTTTATATTTTAACAATGGAAGATAGTAATAGAAAAGAACAATATATGAAACAAATAAATACATATATACCACATAAAAATATTTTAATTCAATATAATAAAGGATTTAAAAATTGTAAAAAAGAATTAAATAAACAAGATACTATAAATGATTTAAATGATGCTTATTATCATGCTTTTTTAAATGCATTACAACAAAATTATAAAAATATAATTATATTTGAAGATGATTTTTTATTTGATCACAATATAAATCAATTTATTGTTGATTATATAGGAAAATTTATAAAAAATAATGATTATCATATATATCATCTTGGTAGTATTTTTCATATAAGTATCCCAACACTATCAATGCATTTAAAATCTTATTTTTTAGTCTCTTCTCATGGTGTTATTTATAATAGAGATTATATATATTATTATATTAAAAAATATGAAAAAGGATTAAATAAACCAAATGATATGGTATGGAATGATTTAAATATAATTAAATATACTTATTATAAACCATTATGTTTTCAAATAGCTACTGAAACAGAAAATAGTTCTAATTGGATATTATCAAGTATTATTATTAAAATAAATAAATTATTAAATTTACATAAAAATTATCAACCAGGATATAAAATATATAATATTATTTCATTAATTATTTCTTTTCATTTAATATATTTATTTTTAAATCATAAATGTTTTTTAGGTATATAAAATAATGCTTATGCGGCTGCTCCCTGAGCCATCTCATTTGGTGCAAAAAGAGCTTTCAGTTCATCCGGGTTCTTATTGCGGATCAAACTGGCAACATACTTGCAGCAAAAGTGTAGTAGCAGGGGGATGTCAAGATAATTTGCCGCATTAGTTAGTTCACACAACTTTTTATTTTCAATGTTAATATATTGTTCAAACCACTGAGGCAGAGGAATAACAAATGCTCGATCTTTTATCCATTCCTTAAGAAGCGAAGCTTCCTCCGTATTGAAATACATATATTCACAAAATTCAAATACTTTTTGAGTAATTTCACTTGATGTAGATTCATGTAAGAGTGGAATGGGACTATCGTCTTCCATTCCAAGGCTGTCAAGCATATTCTTAATAGTTAGACTATAGTCAATAATTGACTTTTCAACAGAAAACAATTTCCCGTCATTGGACGAAACTGAAATCATGTTAGCATTGTTAATGTTATCACCGAAGGTCTTAATAATAGACATACTGTATATATAAAAATAGGCCTATTAATAATATTATATTTCAATTTTTATTAATAACAATATAGTCTGTATTAAGACTTTTAAAAATATTATAATTTTCTATTGTTTTTTATTAAATTAATTATTATTAAACTTTTTTCATTCTAATGATATTTTCATTTATCATAGTAAAGGTATTAAATGTATGCATATTACCTTCTTTATTTATATAAACAGCCTCATTTGTATTATTTTTAAACCATATAAATTTCCAAATATCATTATTATAACTAATAATTGAATCACTTCCAAATGAATGTAGACCATAACATATTTTATTGCCATTTTCATGAGGAACAAACATATTGTTAGAAAGAATATTTATAGTTTCATCAATAGAAGACATAATATAAATAATTAACTGGTTAAATAATTAATATTTCAATTTTTATGGATTTTAAATCTAAGATTTAAAATCCATAATAAACATAGTAAAAAACCATAGGTTTTCGTTGACATTTATTTATATACTTACGTATCAATTTTTATAATGATGGAAAATAATAACGAAATTTATATAATTTAGTCTTATTTTTCTTAATAAAATTATGATATAAATTATCCCATATAATACTCCAATTTGAATTAATATTATTATTTAATTTTTTATTATAATTACTCATTTTTAATATATAATTACTACTACTAATATATGGTCTAGTCATTGTTTGACCACCAGTTACAAAGAATACCATCTCATAAACATTTTGATGCATAACCCATTCATAACTATCAATTGAAAATTCCATAAACCATCTAAAACCTTCCTTTGGATGAATCCCACTAATATTCATAAAATTACCAATAACCATTAAACGTCCAATATGATGAATATACCCAGTATCAAAACCACTTTTAATTAAATCATCTACTGGATCAATACCTAATGTTCCTTTATACCAATCTTTTGTTAATTTTTTCTTATTACCAAAATAATTCTTATTAAAATTAATATCAGAATAACCATAACAATATCTTTGATATTCTCTCCAAAATAATTGTCTAATATAACCTTCAAAACTATTAATAGGAATATGTTTTTTGTAGTGGTCTATTATTTTAATAATATCTGATGGATTAATTAAACCAATATTAAGACTACTGCTAAGAATACTATGAAACATTGTAAAATTATCCTTATTTATAAAATCTTGATAAGGTCCAAACTTTTTGAATTTATATTTTATAAAATTTAATAACCATTTCATTGCTGTTTTATGAGTAACTGGATAATTAAAACTATGAGGATCATTATTCCCATAATTATTTGGAAAATGTTTTTCAACATATTTAATTGCATCTTTTATATAATAATTATCAGTTGTTCCTAATTTAGGCATAGATGGTATTTTTGAATCTTTAGATTTATTATATACTTCTCTATTCATTTTATCCAATGATTTTAATTTTGGATAAATATTTAATTTATTCTTAGACCATAAATAAAAATTATTAAATATAACTCTTTTTGATTTTTTTTGATTATTAAATTCTTTATAATGTTCTTTAGTTAATAAAAAATTTGGACTTTCTAATATAGTATATTTATTTGGTAATTTTAACAGTTTTATTTTATCAATTGGATCAAATAAAATATAATCAGTTTCTTTAAACTTTTCATCATATTCTAAATATTTTACATTATAATCATTTTTCTTTAATAAATCATAATAATATTTCATTGATGCTCTATGTAAAACTAATTTTTTCTTATTATAATTATATTTTTTAAAATAATGAGGATGTTCCCATAAAATAATATCTTTAATATTATCATTATGATTATTAGAAATTCCCTTTTTAAGAATATTTATATTATATAATTGATGTGGTAAAATTAATAATTTAATCATACTTATTAATATTATATTATAATAGAGTTGAAAAAAAATCATTTATTTCTTTTCTAATGAACCAAATTCTATCATTAAATGGTGTTCCAAATGTTAATCTTTGTGCGTTAATCCAATGAAATTGGCGTTCTTTATTAGAATGCATTTCGGTCTTTCCATATGTTCGTCTATCAATATCTATAATATTTTTATCTGCTTTAATTAATAGTAAATAATATTTGGATTTTGGCAAATAAATATGATGATTTAATTTAATTAAATATTCCTTTAATATGTCTTTAGTAATAATATTATTTGTTTCTTCAACTACTTCACGAATAATAGTATCATTAATACATGTATCTTTTTCATCTGTTTTACCCCCAATATCTTCATAAATATTTCTATCATTTTTTTTTGTATATTGCATTAATAGCTTAATTTGTTTAGTTAGTGGATCCTGAGAATAAAAAATAATGCCTCCAGCACGAATAGGCTTAGTATCATTTGTATAAAAAGTAGGTCTGTTGTCCATAATATTATAATATACTAGTAATATAATATTTAATTCAATTTTTAATAAGATTAATTAGGATTTCAATAACTGTTAATTGGGATATATACACCAATCAATTTTTATTATTAGGTGATATATTATCTCAGTTTTTTAATAAATCAAATAATGATTTATTAAATGAATTTGCAAAGCAAAAATCTCCCTCTACAGGGGTCGAACCTGTGACCTTGCGATTAACAGTCGCACGCTCTAACCAACTGAGCTAAGAGGGAATATAATCATATAATATTATATGATTAATATATATAGTATTATATCTTTAAATAATATTATATTATAATATATATTAATATAATAGTATGAGTATTCCACAAATTCTAGCATTATCATTTATTGAGATACCAGGTGATTATGGAGCGAGACAATTTGCAAATTTTGGTGGTATTAAAAATTTAGGAATAGGTATCGCCGGTTATATTGGTGTATTTGCAATGTTAGTAGTTTCCTTACAGGGTTCAACATTATTAATGGTAAATGCAGCATGGGATGGTATTAGTGGATTGATTAATACAATATTTGCATATTTTTTTTTAGGAGAAAGATTAGATCATTGGTCACAATATTTAGGTATACTTTTAATTATAGGAGGTATTTTTTTATTAAATGTTCCATGGACTAAAGAAGGTTCATTTATAATGCCATTAATATAATAATTATTATTATAATTATATATAATATTATAATGATAATAATAATTAGTATTATTATAATAATATTAATTGCTTATTTAGTTATATCTTATAATTCAACTGAAACATTTATAATAAATAAAAATGAAGATGAAACTAAATGCAATTATGTCTCATCGCGTGGATTATTAAAATCATGCGATATTTATAGTTCAAATCCAATATCAAGTATTAAACAATTGAAAAAATATGATTTTTCAAAAGTGTTTGAAAATTGTGTAATATATATATGTACATCTGCAATTCCTAAATTTGTTAAAATGTTAGATAAAATTAATGTAAGATTTATATTAGTAACAGGTGATGCAGATGAAAGTTGTCCAACTGATATATTATCTAATGAAACATTTATTAAATTTATAGAAAATAATAAAATAATAAAATGGTATGCACAAAATTGTGTTATAGAACATCCTAAATTATTTAAATTACCAATTGGTTTAGATTATCATTCAAAAGTTGGTGGACACTATAAGCAACCAATTGAAAATGAAAAAATGATGATTAATATTAAAAATAAATCAAAACCATTTTATGAAAGAGAGATAAAATGTTATTCTAATTTTCATTTTACAATTAGTTCAACTAAATATGGAGATGATAGGAGAGATGCAATTAATAAAATTCCAAATGAATTAATGTATTATGAACCAACTAGAGTGAATAGAAATACCTCATTTGAAAATCAAATAAAATATGCATTTGTTATTTCTCCTCATGGTATTGGTTTAGATTGTCATCGCACATGGGAAGCATTATGTGTTGGTAATATACCTATTGTTAAAACATCAGCATTAGATAGTTTATATGATGAGTTGCCTATATTAATAGTAAAGGAATGGTCAGATATAAATATTGATTTATTAGAGAAAACAATAAATGAATTTAAGAATAAGAGATTTAATTATGATAAGTTATTATTAAAATATTGGGTTGAAAAAATTAAATCATTTAAATAAAGCATGGACATTATATATAATGTCTTTAATTAAATGCAGAAAATGTGGTGGACCGCATGTAACTCTTAAATGTGGTAAAGAAAAACAAGATTTAACAACAATTTTAGATGCAAAATTTACACAACCAATTATAAATAATTATAATAATAATCGTAATGATAATCATTATCACAATAGAAGTGAAAAAATAGATAAAAGAAAAATTATAACAGTTCGAATTTCAAATTTACCATCTGATATAACTGTTCCTGAATTAAATGAATTGGTTGGTGAATGGGGTAAAATTGGACGTATTAATATAAATAATTATGATAATACAATTTGTTATATAGACTTTTATTTTAGAGATGAAGCAGATTACTTTATAAAAGCAATTGATAAAACACCTTTTGATAATTTAATATTAAATTTAGATATTATGGAAAAAAGTAATGATTAATTATTGATTTAATATAATATATTTACTGAAATCATCAGTTTTAGCTAATACATTTTTTTTAAATGTACTAACTACAAAGCTTTCTTTTTTATTATGAGGTATTACTAAAATTACAATTATTATTATAATTAATAAATAATAAAAAATCATCGTATAATTATAATATTTTAGAAATATTTTCTAAATATATTTAATGATACAAATTGAATATATGTTAATATTAATTATTATATTAATTGCCTTTTATTTTCTTTTCATCAAAAAAGAAACATTTATTAATAAAAAATTAGAGAATTTTGAGGGAGATGATTTAAATGTGCATGGGGAAGGAGAATACAATATAAATACCGAAACAACATCTAATAATGTAATTGAATAATAATTATTTCTCAACTGATAATAATGAAAATTGATTTTGAAATGATACAAAAAATATTTAATAGAAAAATTAAATTAAAAAATAAAAAAGATAAAATAGCATTATCTCTTTATTCAGACTATATTCCAATGTATGATATTTTTAGTGAAAATATTTATCCAATTCATTGTATGAAACTTTATTATAGATTAGTAGAATGTCATTACAGATTTATAACTGACGAGATTAGACAATGGATTGAAAATAAAATGTCAAAAAATATAGATAATAATCATTATCAAGATATGTTAGATATTATTGATAATTATGATTTGGAAACTTTAGAAAAAACATCTTATGAAACCTTATATAGATATTCACCTGATTATGGTTTATCTATATCTATATGTAAACGTAATAGTTTTCATCCATATTCTTTTCATTTGAATCCATATTATACTAAAAATGAATTAATAAAATTGGGTATGAATAATAAATTAATAGATGCATTAGAACCAACTAAATTAGTAGATAAAAAATTACATTATGATATTTGTAAATTAGTATCAAAAAATGATATAGGATATGAAACAATAGTAGATAATATGAATATAATTATTAAAAATAAATGTATAAGTTGGATAAATTTTTATTCAATGACTGGAAGTTATATGTTTAATAAAATATTAAGAGAAAAATTACCAATGAATGAATATTTATTTGAGGGATTAACTAAAATTATAAATACAATAAATAAAGCAGAATTACCAAATGATTATTATTTTTATAGATTTGTTTGGGATGATGAATATTTAAAAAATTTAAAAATAGGTGATACATTCATAGATAAAGGTTTTACATCAACAACAAGAGATCCTTTTTATTCACCGGGTATTAAAATGGATTTTGGATTAGTATTAGTTAAAATAAATATACCAAAACATATTAAAGGTATTGGATTATTAATTGAAAATTTTAGTATGTTTCCAAAAGAAGAAGAATTTTTAATTCAACCATTTAGTAAATTAAAACTAAAAGCAAGAGATGATAAAGCAAAATATTTTCATACTAATGATAAATTTGAAAAACTTATTAAAAAAAAATATGAATTTGATTTAGTAAGTAATAAGTCTGATATTTTATCTAATATTACTATTGTTCCAGATCATAAAATACCATCAATTGATATAAATAATATTAATATCAATGCTAATGCTAGCATTATTGATAGAATAGGTTTATTTAAAATATTTTTAGAAAATTGTGATAATTTTGGACAATTTAGATATAAGGATGAAATATATATAGCACAATGGTTTGATAGCACTGGATCATATTCTCATATGTATAAAAATAATACAAAAGATGGATTTATAATTAGTAAATATACAAATGGTTATCCTGTATTAAGTATAGAAATGGGTGATGATTTATTTGTAAATTATCAAAGAACAATCTGTTATTATGATGAATATTTAGAAGATAAAAATATTGATAATATTATATCACATTTTGCTAGAATATTTAAATATAAAAATGTAAATATATTATTTAATTATAAAAATTTCACAGAATTTAATGATAATTATAATGAATTTCAAGAGTTCTTATCAACAAAATTATATTGTGATACTATTTATAAATATTATAAAAATAATATAAATACACAGCCAAAATATTATAAATATGATTATGGATATTGGAAATTAGATAATATTGGTAAACAAAAAGTTCCCTTAGAAATAATTAATAAAGTAATTAATAGTAATATAAATAATAATATTAATAATATTATTTGGAAAGATTTTTTTATATTAATTGTTGAGAAATATTTTCATTTATATAAAAGATTAGAAGAATGGATGAATGATAGTTTTGATAATATATTTAATAAAAACTATTATACATTTAATATAATACCTTATTTAAATAAACAAGGATATGATATTGAAGATATCCCTACATTTAAACATATATCAACATTTGAAAGAGGAGATATATTTAAACAAATTTATATAGATAATATAAGAAGAATTTAGATTAATATTTGATAAAATATAAAAGCAAATAACATCCCCCCAATAATGTCTGTTGGATAATGAACACCTAAAAATATTCTACTAAATCCTACAAGTATAGCAATTATATTGAATAAAAATTCAGATGGATATTTACGTAACATAACTAGAGAAAAAAATGTTGCAGCAAATGTATGACCACTCGGAAATGAATAATGATCAGTTCCTATTTTATGTTGCTTTCCTGAAAAATTCTTAATTCGTTCACTTGCATGATATGGTCTAGCACGTTTAAATAAAAACTTTAAACAACTATTAATAATACACCCCTTTCCTATAAAAATAACATCATCAAAATTTAATACTTTATAAATATATAAAACGATTACCATTATTATAAAAAATTCAGTATTAAACGGTTTTGAAATAAATCTCATTTGTTCTGCAAAATTAAATTTTTGAATTCTTTCCATTAAATTTATTTCATTAAATCCCATAATAAATAATAATATAAATAATAATATTTTCAACGATATAAATATAATATTTGTTTTGGAATATGAATAAGATTTAATTTAAAAAATATTAAATCTCTAGTCAAATATAATGATACATATTCCAATTTTAATAATCATTATTATATTAGGTCTTGATTTATATTTTACTTATGACAATAGATTTGAAAAAATGCCCAATGATAATTTTGAGAATGATATAAATAATGAAGATGAAATCATATTTGATGAACCTAATCCATGGAATAAAATACAATACTTTTCTCATATAAATAAATATTATATTGAAATAAATAAAATTAATGAACATATTGAAAAAATAATGTTATGGAAATCTCTACCCATAATTAAATCTGATTTAATTGACATTGATATTGAAAATAATTATTTAATATTAAAAACAAATAGCGAAGAAGAATCACTTGTTGTATGTAATCTTATTATTAATCATATTAATAATAATCTAACAATTAATGATATTATATCTAAAAATTTAATTAATTATTCTATTAATAAAGCTAAAAGATTTAAATTAATTGGAACAAAATTAACTGAATTGATTAAAGAAGGTTTAATTGAATTAAATAGTGAAAAAAAAGAAGATATGGAATTAGAAAGTATAGATACTGATATTGATATACAATCTGATAAACAATCTGATAAAAAGAAAAAAAAGAAAGAAAAATTAATTAATAAATTAAAATTAAACGATACTACTAATAATACTACAAATCAATTTACTAATAATATTAATAATAATATTATTAAAGAAATAAAACAAGATTTATTTGATAAAATTACTCCTTATGAAGGTTCTGAATATGCTACCATTAAATTTTAAAATTATATTTTAAAATTATATTTTAAAATTATATTTTAATAATATGATACCATTTATAAAATTGTGTTATATTATCATAATAATCTGGTTGGAATGTTTCTATTACATTCCAACCATATTTATCTAAATATATATTTATATCTATATAATTCTCTTCTTTTATAGAATTATGAATAGGGTATTTATAATATAGTTTGTCTCCTTTTCTTTCAATAAAATTGATTTCATCATTAATTTTAAATTCATATCTATAATTATTAATATTAATATCTACGATATTAATTAATAATTTTGTTGATTTTTTTGATACATTATTTAATTTACTCCAAAAATCATATGAACAAAAATGCATTATACTACTGATTATAATAATAATATCAAATTTATTATTTAAAATTAATGGCCATTCATTATTCAAATCGCAATACATAAAATTAATCTTATGATAATTATAATAATTATTATTATTAATTGCATGACCGATCATTTTTATATCCATATCAACACCAATATAACTATTAAATTTTTTAAAATATGATATTATTCTACCTGAACCACATCCACAGTCTAATATATTATCAGTTTCCTTAATGTTTAATTTATTTATCATATTATTAATTATTTTATTATTGCATTCTATTACTTTTTTCCATTCAATACTATAATGTTTATTATCATGATAAATATTATTATATTCATATTTATAATCCAACTTATATAAATCCATAATATTTATAACAACTTCATGTGTATTTGGTTTGGATTTATCATATCTTATATCAATTGCTTTATAATTATGAGAATCAAGATTATTTTGTGGATAACATCTCCAAATTGTATTATTATTAATATTAATATTAATTGGATTAATAATATCCCATTCATAGCCACTTCTATCAATCCATTTATTATCTTTATACAAAAGATCAATTGTATATAAATCTTTGGGTTTAATTTTAATTTCTCTATAATTATAATACTTATGAGAATCATATTTTAATGGTGTTAATATTAAACCATCACAATTATTAGAAGTTAACCATTCATAATTATTATTAATAATATTAATAAATGGAACTATAAAATTATTAATATTAATTATCTTCCATGCTGGTTTTGGATACCATCTATAATTATCATATGGTAATTTTAAAAATTCTTTTAATTTAATTCTTTCTTTATTAATCTCATAAATCATTTCTTCTTCATTATAAATAATTGGTATTTCTTTTTGTCCATAATTATGATTATTATGTATAAATAGATGTCGTTGTTGAATATCATTATCTATATCAATATCAAATACCAAATACAAGTCTAAATCTTCCATATATTCCGCTTTTAATTTATTATTAATAGGAAATTTAGGATATATATTATTCGGAAGATTATATGCTAATACTCCATCTGCTTTTTCTTTCAAAAGTAAATCAGTATTATTTAGTGAATTTAATTGACCTGGATATAAATGATAAGGCGGGATATAGTTAAACCCTTGTTTATTATTAGAAGAACTAAATTTATTATTTAATTCTTTTATAATTGGATATAATTTTAATTTTTTTATAATTAACTTTTTTCTTCTAATATTTTTAATATATTTACTAAAATTGTATCTTAATCTATTATAATATAAACTATATTCTCCACAAGCTACCATAAATGGAATTAAAAAATAAATACTTTGTGGTATAATATTATTAATATTTTTAATAATTAAACAGGATGATATATTAGAAAAACCAATATTATCTACCATATTTTTAAACTCAATATTATTAATATAATTAATATAATTATGATTATGATTATAATTATGATTATACATATCAATAAAATCAATAATACATTCACTTAATGATTTCTTTAAATTTATAAAATCATTAGGACCATCTAATATTGTTTTATTAAAACTTGTTCCTAATAAAAATAATGAATATATTACCATTTTATTTTTTTCAGTATTTGTTTTTAATAAATCATATATTGAAATAAAATTTTCTTTTGGTTTATATGATAATTTAATTAAAGTTATAATATGAATAATATGTTCAGCTTGTAATTGATGATTATAATTATTATAATAATATTTTAATACTTTATTAATAAGATTAATAGATATATTTCCATATCTAAGAGCATTAAATATATCATTAAAATATAATTCGCCTAATTCACTAGGTGTATTAAATATATTATTTAAATATTTTAATCGTCGAAGGATGTATTTAGTGGGAATGTTATTTCTAAAAATATTTTGAATAATTGGTTTAATTATTTCTGGAGTTGTATTTAATATATTTTCTTTTGAATGATTATTAATCATATATTTATAAATTCTATCATCAGTATTTGAGTAATTATTAATTATAAATGCATTACTATATTTTATTTTGTGATTATTTAGAATATTCAAATAATATAAAAATATAGGAAATGTCCATGTATAAGATGAGATATTAACTATTTGTTCTATATATTTAATATCTAATTCCTCAACAGTATCTTTTATATTAATTAATAATTTTTGACCATACATACATGTTGATATATTAATAATTATATCTATTTTTATATTATGATTAACATAAGGTAAATATTTATAAATAATTTCATAATGAACATATTTATCTTTATCTTTATAATTTTTAGTATTAAGCACTAATTCATATTTAAGTTTATATAAATATCTTGAAATAATTTTACTAATATCTTCTTTAGTTTGCATAATTATTGTGTCAAATGAATCATTTAAATATTGTTTAAGAAAATTTAAATCCTTATCATATAATATTTGTAATTCTGATTTCATTATAAATATTAAACAGTCAGTCCTTTATATAAAACTTTTATCAATTTTTATAAATATAATATTTTCTAATTTATTATAATTAATGTCATCAAATATAACTGAGAATTTTAAAAAATATAAAATGAGTAATCAAAATCAAATGTTAAAAATGGAAGAAATATGTAGACCAGCTAATTTTAAATTACAACCGCAACAATTATTTTTACGTGATTATTTTAATAGTAAATTATCAGGAAAAGGTTTACTAATATATCATAAGATTGGAGCTGGAAAAACATGCACTGCTATTACTATAGCAGAAGAATTTAAAAAGAAAATGGATATTATTGTAGTATTACCTGCTGCTCTTATTGGTAATTTTAAAGATGAACTTAGAGGAGAATGTGGTTCTTATATGACAAAAGAAGAAAGAATAGAATTAAAAGATTTTTCTCCAAAAGATAAAATATACAAAGATATTTTAAAGAAAGCAGATAAAAGAATAGAAGAATATTATACAATCTACAGTTATCATAAATTTGTTGAATTATGTGAAGAAAATAAAATAAAATTAAAAAATACTTTATTAATTATTGATGAGATTCAAAATATGATTTCAGATAATGGACCATTTTATTCAAATTTAAAAAAAGTTATAGACAAATCAGATGATAAGACTCGTATAATTTTATTATCTGCAACACCTATGTTTGATAAGCCAGAAGAAATTGCACTCACACTTAATCTACTAAAGGATAAAGAAATGCCAACTGGTGCAGAATTTAATTCAACATTTTTAAAACCAATTGTTACAGAAAAAGGCACTGACTATAATATAAACAATGCTGATAAATTTTCATTGTATCTAAAAAATAAAATATCTTATTATAGAGGAGCTCAACCACAAAGTTTCCCAAAAACTATATTTAATGTAGTTAGATGTAAAATGGAATCATTTCAATATAAATCATATAGAACTATTATGGATGAAGAAACAAAAGGAAACTTTATGGGAAATGATATTTTAAAATTACCAATGAATTTTATGTTAGGTCCAAGAATAATAAGTAATATTGCATTTCCTAATAAAAAAATAGGTGAAAAAGGATTTGCATCATTTAATGGAAATAATTTAGAAAAACATAATATAACTAAATATTCTAAAAAGTTTTATAAAATTTTAAATAAAGTAAATAAAGCAGAAGGACCTACTTTTATTTATAGTAATTTTAAAGATTTAGGTGGTATACGTTCTATGGTTAAATATTTGGAATATCATGGTTATAAAAGTTATAAAGATTTTGGAGAAGGCAAAAAAAGATATGCAATTTGGTCTGGAGATGAACATCATCATGTAAAAGAAGAAATTAAATATATATTTAATAAAAAAGAAAATGCAGATGGTTCTAAAATTAAAATAATATTAGGATCTCCGTCTATTAAAGAAGGTGTATCATTATTAAGAGTTAGTCAGGTTCATATATTAGAACCATATTGGAATATGAGCAGAATACTTCAAATTATTGGTAGAGCTATTAGATTTTGCTCACATAAAGATATGCCAAAACATAGAAGGGAAGTTGAGGTTTATTTATATTTATCTACATATCCTGGTGAGAAAACTACTGATGAATATGTTTGGTCAGTTGCAAAAAAGAAACAGTCATTAATTGATAAATTTGAAAAATTATTAAAAGAAAATGCAATTGATTGCAATTTATTTTATAAAAGAAATGTGTATAAAAATGATGAACCATTACAATGCAAATAAATAATCTAAATATCATTATATAATGGGATGTGCTTGTAATAAAAATAAAAAGAAGACTACTGAACAATTTTCTAATATATCAAATTTTTTATCTAAAAATTGGATTTTTATATTAATTAGTATAATTATAATAATATATTTACTTTATTTTTTTATATTAAAAAATAAAATTATTTATAATAATTAATACAGTTAATTTGTAAAAAAATATTATAGTTTTTATATTAAAAAATATTATAGTTTTATTATTATTTATAATAATAAAATAAAATCTAAAATAAATTATATATGGTAAATCCAAATAATAATCGTGATAAAAAAGAACACTTTAATTTTGTTAAAGATATAATGGATGATAAACTTAAACTTGCTATTGCTATTGCTATTATTTTATTAATAGGTGTAGCAGCTTATCTTTTATTAGTTCATGGCAAGTCTCAAGCTGGTGCAGGTATGATGGAATTCTTATCTGATACATCACCCATGGCTCCTTTAACCAATACTCCTAATATGTAATATTAAGATATAATTAAATTACTCTAATAATAGTTTTATTTTTAATAATTGAATGATATAATTTAATAATATCATTTAATGAAACCTCTTTTAATTTCTTTGCAATTCTTATTTCTCTGTCAAATATATATTCTTGTGATGTTATTTCACTAATATAAGATTGGGCCATCTCGGCTAAATTATTATCTTTTTCTATTAAATTATCATATATAGATTTCTTTGTTTGATTAAAAGTCTTTTCATCTATATTTTCTAATATATCTATAAATTGTTTATCAATAAACACATTCATTAATTCTTCTACTTTTTTATAATCAAGTGCTGATTGAACTGATAATTTAATATATGAAAGTTTTTCTATTTTTAATTTACAAGAAACTAAATAACCTAATTGTGCTTTTGTTCTTAATTCATCAAATGCTGGTCTCCCCATTAATGTTGATAATATTATTAATTTAGCACTTAGTAATGAATTATTATTATTATTAATAGGATATATAAAAGATATACAACAATTTACTTCATCTTTATTTGGATGCTGTAATGTAATATTTTTTGGCATATGTGTTTTTAGAATAATATTATTTAATGGTATATTCATTTTATATGTATTACAATTTTTAAGTTCTTTATAATTAATATTTCCATAAATAATAGTAGTTAATGATAATTTATTTAGAGTAATTATTTTATTAATTCTTTGTTTAACCATATCAACTGTAATTTTATTTATTTCTTTTAATTCATCTTTATAATAATAAACATATTTATGAAGCATTGATTGTAATATATGTGATGATATATCCCATGGTGATTCCTTATCCATATTATTTAATTCTTTTTTATATAATGAAATATCATTTTCAATCATTACATCCGATGCATCAATTTTAATATTATCTATAACTTTATTAAAAAAATCAACATATTTATCATTAAACCCAGATATGTTTAATGATATAAATCCAATTATATTATTAAAAGATAAATAAACTCTATAACCTATATCTATCTCATTACAAAATAATAATTGCATTTTATAATTTATAATACCTATTGCTATTTGTGAGATTAATGAAGAAAGTGGGCTATTAAAAAAAAGTTTATTATAAATTATTATATGTCCTAATACAATTGGTTCATTAAATTTAGAAACTCCTCCATACCAAAATCTTGGTGATAACTTACGTATTTTATTATATTTATCTAAATTTTTAATAACTTTTGGATTAATATTTAATATAGTCTCATCAATATTAATATTATAATTATTATTATTATTATTATTATTAATTATATATGTTTTATTTAATTTGCAATAATATTTACCATAATATTTATCTTTTATTAATTTACATTCATTACTTGAATGTAATTTTTTTTTGGTTCCATAAATAATATTAACTTTATCAAATATAAATAATTCTAATGTTTTATATAATTTATTATAATCTTTTTTAATAATTAATTTACTACCATTATATACATTTGGTTCATCATAATAATGCATATTATTAGAAATATTAGTTGCTAAATTCATATTATCTTCTTTTATTCTGTTATTATAATTTAATTCATAAGATTTACAATAATAATCATAAATTTTATTCCAAGAAATATTTTCAGAAATATTCTTTAAATTATTAAAATAATCTCTAATCATATTATTAATAATAACAATAGCTTTTTTATAATTAATATTAGGATTCATATCAACATTCAATATAAATATTCCAACATCAAAATATGAAATATCTATATTAGAAACTAATTGTGTTTCAATTAATTTATTTTGTAAATTATTCTTACAGTTTAATTCTATTGCATTACTAATAATATCTATTATTTTATTATCTTTGTATTCATTAAATTCTTCACATTCCCAAAAATATATTATAGAATCACTATCTCTTACTGTTTGTAATTGATATTCATTATTAAAACTATTAAATTTTTTTATAGGAACAATTGGATGAGATACTTTCTTATTTTTAATAGAACCAAAACTGTTTTTAATAATTTTTTCAATATCTTTAATAGGTTTATTACTTTGAATAGTTAATGTCATATTATTAGCAAAATAATAGGTGTTGTAAAATTTAATCATAGCATCTCTTACTTTATGTATATCACGTCCTAGAGTTTCATGAGAGCCAGTGCTAAATCTATTTGCAATATGTTTTTTATCTGTTAAATTTAAAATTAATTGTCTTAAGATCCAAAAGTCATTATTATAATTTTTAAGATGCTCTGAATTAACTGCATTTATTTCTCTAGATACTGAATTAATATCAAATAATGGATCAATAAAAAATCTAGAGAAAATATCAATTATATTTTCTAAATTATTACTAATTACATCAAAATAATAAACAGTATGATAATTATCAGTATAAGCATTAGATGACCCGCCATATTCTTTCAATTTAGTTGAAAAATAATCTTCATCTTTATATTTACGACTACCCATAAATAACATATGTTCTAAAAAATGAGCTAATCCCATAAATTCAAGTGGTTCGTATAAGGAACCAGTTTTGACACTCATAACAACGTTTGATGTATCTGAATGTTTATCATAAATAATTGTATATTTTAATTTATTTGGTAATATTCCATATTTAAAAGTTCTATCTTCATTTTCTGGAATTAATATCATTATAATATAATATAATTTAATAATTTATTATTATCAATAAAAAATCTATCAATAAAATTATCTTGATAAAATTTAATCATCATATTACATAAATTTATAAATAATTCAGGTTTAATTTTTTTTAAATTAAACTTATTAATATTATTACTATCTAGCCATATACCATTTATATGTTTCTCAATAACATTCATCATACTTTCAATATATTTTATATTTAAATTATTAAATATAGGAGTATTAATTATATAAGGTGTAATAAATAAATGATGAGAAACTGGATTAAAATAATCTTCTTTATTTTTTAAAAATGTTTTAATTATATTATTTGTTTGTTTTTGTAAATTATTCATATCATTTAATTTAATATATTGTATTATCATATCTAATGATGGTGCAATATTATCATCATAATAAAGTGTATTATATGGAGTATAAAGATTAAAATTAAAAAAAAATAATTGATTAAATGAAATATATAATTTTAAATAATTTTCAACATTATTATTTTTAGTAATATTAATATATTCATCTGATGCATTTTCAATATTATCAAAAAATTTTTTAAATGGTCTATTTATATTATCTTCTAACATACTTTCAGCTTTATAAACAACATAATTATATAATGTTTGATAAGAATTATCTTCAATATAAAAACTTTTATTATTTATAATTAATTCATCATAATTAATATTTTTTGAAATTTCTATAAGATTTTTATGTTTCTCTACTAATTGTAATATATTATTATAATTCATTTTGTAAAATCTATTTAATATAATTATTGGAAAAGAATTAGTGTTTTTGATATTTTCTAACCATTTAGATAAATTTATAAAATTTACTATATTTATATTATTTAAATTTATTATAAATGCTGATTCTATATAAAGTGAATAATGAGTTTCAAATAATTGTTTCAAACTTAATTCTGATCCAAGTTCATATGATGGAGGCATTACATCATTACCAAATAGTAATAGTAATGATAAAAAATCAAATACTATATTGATACTTACATCTTCACTCATATTATTTATATTTGAATATTTATCTAATATTGAATTTATTATTTTTTTCCCAAAATAAATTGTTTTATTATAACCATTTTCTTGATTATTATAATTTATAAACATTATATTTGTATCATTATGTTTAATAGTTGATAATAATTGATACCATGTTATTAAAAATATAAAATCTGAATCACATGAATGGACTGCAATAGAACAATCATTATTATGATCAATTATATGTTTAAAAATTTTATAGTCTGATTCGCCATTATTTATACTATTGTCAGTATATATTAAAATATTTTTATATGATTCAGTCATTTTATTATTTATAAAATTACTTAAATATATTAATACTGGTGAAAATGGTCCTAATGATTTATCAAATGAATACATATTATTTATCCAATCAAAATAATCAAATGTTATATCATCTTCTATAATTATACTATTAATTATATCTTTGAAATATTCTTTGAATAATATTTTTCTATTTTTTGAATCTAAATAATTTTTAACTCTTCTTCTTCGTTGTTCTATTATTTTAGAATAAGTAGGAATTCCATCAAAAAAAATATTAATAGATTTTATAAATTGTAATTGATGTGTATTAATAATATGATGATTTAATTTATCATAAATATGCCATCCTAATAATTCTACTATATTATTATCTAAAAAACTCTTAAAATTATTTAAGATATCATCTATAATATCTCCATCTAAAATATCATTCATTTCAGTTTCCAATTTAGACCAATGAAATTTATCAAATATTTTTTTTAAATTACTATTTATTATATGAATATCAGTATAACTAACACCTAAAATTATCATAATAATTTTATTTATTTCTTTTTCTAATTCATGAATACTATTATACATTAAAAAATTCATATCTATATAAATATGATTTGCAACAACTTGAGGAATTTCAAATAATTCCTCACATATATTTGAAAAATTTTTATTAAAAAATGATATTAATTTATCAAATCCCATTATGTAATTATTAATATTTAATAATTATTCCTTAAATATGACAACATTTCCCACATTACCTGACAATCAATTATATTATATTTTATAATTTCTTTCATTATATTATTATTATTATCTACATGATCATTATTTTTATATAAATTATATGCTAAATACATTGCATTTAGTCCATTACAACATATTGAAGATGTATCCCAACATGTAGTAATTAATTTATTTTTATACATTGCACCTGCTACAGTTTTTAATGAAAAATTTAATGCACCTCTAACAACAATATTATTATCTAAAAATAATTTATATAAATCAAATGATTTAAATTTATTTAATTGTATAGAATTATTAATAGGATGTTTTGATAAAAATTTATTATAAAATGTTATTTCTGCATGTGTCCAATGAATAAAATTATAATCTATTTTATTTAATTCCTTTATTTTATTATTAATAAATTCCCACATTTTATTAATAATATTTAATTCTTCTTCATCATTATTTTTATTTATCATAAATGTTTTATATTCCCATGAATTATTATTATTAATATTATTATTCCATCCAATACATATCATAAATATAATATCAGTATTATCATTTATATCTACTTGACCTATATTACGATTTATTGTTTCAAAATCTATATAAAATTCCATAATATCATTATTATATCTCCAATCATTATTTTTTATTAAATCATCAATTCTAATCATAACATTAGAACTAATATTATTATTTCTATTAATATTTAATATATTATTAATAGTAGTTGCAATCTTAACAGATTTAATATCTATAATTTCTGCATTAAATCTTTTATCTTTCCAACTAAATATATTTTTTGAATGTGCTAATTGTCTTTTATTATAACCACACCACCATATATTAGTTATTTCATTTAATTTATCTGCTAATTCTATTTTAATTTTTCTATAATGATCATCTTTATCATTTTTCATATTTGGATATAATTCTAATATTGATGGTTTTGGTAATAATGACCAATTATGACCTTCTATCCTCATTCTTTTAATCCAATCAATTGCTGTATTTACTTTTTCAATATAATGATAATCATAATTATTATAATCAATTTTTGCTATATTTTCTAAAAAATTATCACTTGAATAAGTAATATTATTTTTTGTATATATAATTTTTTTACAAAGTATAAATCCTAAATGTTCAATATTATTTTCAATATTATTAAGAATTTTATTATAAATTAATATTTGACCTTTATATGCTGGAGTGCAATTAATATCTTTAATATATTCTTGATTACAATTTAAATGTATTGTCGAATGTTTAATATCAACAACTACATAATAATATTGTTTCTTTTTTGAAAAATCTATATTTTGATTAAAAATAGAATTGAATTTATCAGATCTTACTAATAAATCAGGAACACCATATAATTTATTATTATAATCATGTAAAACACCTTGATATATAATATCAACTCCTTCTTTCATACATTTTAATGTTTCCATATATTTTTCATAAGATTGACTTTCATTATTAAATGAAACTTGAATAATACTAAAATTATATTTTAAATTATCTTTTAATTTATCTTTTAATTTATTAAAAACCATTTTTTCAAATACATTGCCTTGTTCCATAATAAAACTACTAAAATTATTAACATTATTATGATTATTAATATTATTATTATAATTAATATTATTATGTTGAGGCTTTTTATTAATATTATCAATTGAATAATATTTTAACCAATCTATTAATGGATCATCTAACATATAATTTCTTATACTAGATGGAGATATCATTTCTTTCCAATCTATCATACGTTGCTTCTTATTCATTTCATCGTTTTTATCATCATTTTTTCTTTTCCTACTCATTAATTATATATAGAAACTCCGTTTTATTTATAGCCGAACTAAAATAATTAATTAGTTTAAATTAATTATTTTTAATATTATATTTTTTAATGTCAAGCGCTACATCTGCACTTAAAGCTAGTAAATCAATTGTTGAATCATATGTCAGCTCAACTGATAGAAGTGATCTTACTACATCATTTACCGAACATACTATATCTGAATCAAATATTATGTCTAAAAAAAAACTATTAAAATCAGTATTAAATATTGTTAAACATCCAAAATTTAAATGGATGGTTATTGCTGTATTATTATGTATATGTGTATTTGTATATTTTAAAAGTCAAAATAAAGAAAATAATAAAGAACAAATAGAAGATTCAAGAATAGATATTGTTCAAGATAAAGATGGTAAACTATTATTAGTTGATAAAAAAGAAAAAGAATATATGGATAAAATTACTCAATTAGAAATTAAAGAAAAACAGTTTTTAGATAAAATGAATCAATTAAATATTAATAATATATTAAAAAATCAATCTCAACATCAAAATCAACATCAACATCAAAATCAACATCAACATCATCAAAAACCCCAACATCAACCCCAACATCAACCCCAATCCCAACATCAACCCCAACTCCAACCCCAACCTCAGCCTCACCAAAAATCCCAACATCAACCTCAACATCAACCACTACCTCAACATCAATCTCAACCTGAACCTCAACAAGCACAAAATATTAATAATTTAAGTGATTCAGAAAGTTCAGAAGAAGTATTTATTGAAAATCAAAATATAATGAAACATGATTTGACTATTGAGGAAATGAATGCAATTGATAAACAATTAGAAGATATTAATGATAATATGGGTTATGAAAGTGATTAGTTATCATAATTATAATATATAAAGATATGATATAATATTAATATATATGTCTAATTCACAACAGTTTTTATTGGCAGTTGAAGCAGTTAATCAATTAGAATCAAAACCAAATAATGATATTTTATCTAAATTATATGGTTTATATAAACAAGCAACACTTGGTGATAATAATACATCAAAACCTAGTTTATTAGATTTAAAAGGAAATGCTAAATGGAATAGTTGGAATAATTATAAAGGTTATTCCAAATATCAAGCAGAAGTTGATTATATTAAATTAGTTAATATATTAATTGCAGATGATAATTAATATTCATTTAATTAATTATAATTTTTTTTTTATCTTGCATTTACTATCCATAATAAACGATTTTGTTTTTTTATTTTTCGGAACTATATTTAAAACACATTTACCTTTAACCCCATAAAGAGATTTGGTGCATCCGGTCTCTTTATTGGTTTTTAATACTTTAATTTCTTTATCATTTAAACATCTTGATCTAAAATGTTCATATCTATCTCTAATCATATCATATGTTAAATTTGATTTTTTACCTAACATTTTATTAATTATTTCATGTAATTCATATACCCATCTTGATAGATTATCTCTATTTTTTAATACATTTTTATTTAATGGTAATTTTTTTAAATTATTAACTAAATTATCACGACAATATCTGCAAGGTAATATATTTATTAAATTACTATAAAAATTATAATAATATTCTTTTTGTTCTTTAGTAGGCTCAATTGGATAATTAAAACTAATTGTATGTAATACATGCCACATAGGTGGACCCCATATTGATGTCATCATCCCATCTGGTGAATTATAATCTTCTTCACTAAATATTAGTTTATGTTTATTGGATGTCATATATTAATATATTTTAGATTATTTATATAAATTTACTATTAATTTCAGTAGGAACTAATAAACATGCATGTGGATTATTATTTATTTCACTCATCATATTAATTCCACTCTTTTTAATTATTTCAAATAAATAAACTTCAATTAAAAAATCAATTATTCTATTTGAATGAGCAAGTCCCATATGTATAATAGAACTAGTTTTACTATTAAAAATAAGTAATAATATATACCATTCCATTATCATACTAGTAATATTATTAATTTCTTCTAATATAGATAAATCAATTTTATAAATTTCACTTATAGTTTTCTTAAGAAATTCTTTATTTTTTTCTCTATATTCAAAATATAACTTGCGTATTTCTTCAAAATGAATTATTAATTTTTTATTAATTGTTTCATTACCATCTTTATATAATTTTTTTATCTCAGGGACAATATATTTTATCATTAATTTAGAACTTTTTAAATTAAGTACATTATCAATAAATATTAAATATTCATCTAATGTTATAGATGATTGTTTATTTGAATTATCATTATTCTCAAATAATTCCCATGAAAAAGGAATCAATAATGGTCTTATATCTATTGGTTTTATTTTTTTATTAATTTTATTTAATGTTTTTAATCTTTGAGTATGTTCAGATCCAGGCCATAAATCAGTTAATGATACTTCTTCTCTAATTGCTTCTTCTAATAATATATCATTTCTATCTTTTGAAGTTAACCATTTATCAATCATAATTGAATCTTGTTTACAATAACTTACACCATCGTGTATATCTGCTAATATGAAAATGTTTTTTTCATAATCTTTATTATTATATTTCAATAAAGTATATCCAACAGAACCCGACAAATACATTAATATATAATATAATATAATATATTGTATTGTATTAAATTAAATTAATTATCATCATCAGAATCTTCAGTATCATTATTAGAATATTCTGTTTTATTATCATTTAGTTCTTCTTGAATATCATATCTATCAATTGGATCCATTACTGGTGAGCTAGAATGATAAATCCACCATGTTCTAGTAAGTAATTTACCCAATAATCTAGTAATTGTATTTTCTTCACAATGGAAAAAGTAATGTTGAATATTTCTAACTTTTTCTCCAAAGTTTAATAATCTTTCACGCAATATACTTTTTTCTTTACGATTAACTGTTTCATGTAATTTATTCAATCTAATTGATTCATATACTCGGCCATCAATATTAGCACCTTCTATTAATACACTTAATCCCAATGTTTCTAAATGCTCCTTAATCTTAAACTTAATAGATTGTTCAGTTTCATCTAATTTATATTTATCATCTTTATTTTCATTAATTTCAATATAATTTGACAAAAATTTAGCAATATCAATTTGATTTTTCTCAATCTTTGGATCGCTATTTTTATAAATCTTTCTAATAAAACTTAATAAAAATGCAACACGAAAACCATCATCTGATTGACGAAATCGCCACATCATATGTTTGAATGAGATATTATCATTAAGTGCAAATTCCCAACCATCTTTCAAATTTTCATCAATTCCATTATAAAATTCAATTGAGCTCTCATTTGTAATTTTATCTAATAAATAATTCTTTTTAATATTATCCCAATTATTATGAGAATCATTCTGATTCTCATTATTATTGCTCAATAATTTTCCATAATTAGCACCATAAAACATTGTATCACATCCATTAACGTTTGGAATACTACTTGTTGTTAATTCTTCAATTTGTTTAGGAGTATAACCAATTAATACAACATTACCTTCTTTATCTAAACCACGGCGTCCAGCACGACCAGCCATTTGATGATACATCATACTATTAATATTTTCATCTGGTGTAATAACAGTTGTTCTAAATGGCATAGAAACACCAAATACTAAACTTTCGTCACTAAATACTACTCCTAATTTTCCACCACATGCCAAATTTTGAACAATGTGTAGATATGAGTCAGGAAGACCTTTACAATAAACACCAACTCCTCTCCAAAGCAGATCAATAATATAATGATATTCACTGCCACTATGAGGAAAATAACATTTTAATTCTTTATCCCATTGATTAACAGTATATTGGCTAAATTGTTGATTATTATTAAGAATAAAATCGGGATGTGGTTCATAGATTGCAACATCTGCTGGACTTTCATTTACTTCATCAAAATTATTATTAGTCATCATTAGTTTTGTCATTTTTTTATCACCTATTTTATCCATATTAATTTTAACTGATTTTTTAGAACCATCTTTTTTATCTTCAACTGTCATCATGTGTGATGCTTTCTTAGCTTGATTGCGAATACGATGTTGTTCTTTTAATCTTTGTTCCATCAATTTAGGATGCTCCTTTTCTTCTTCTTCTCTAATCTTCTTGCTAAACTTGCGAACTAATTCCAAACATAAATGAGAATCAGTTTGAAAGATTAGAGAAGGTGTTTTATTAGATTTTTTCAAATGCATTGCAACATCATATAAATCATAACTATTATTATTAACATCTTCTAATTTATAATTACTTAAAATAGTTTCAATATTCTTTTTTTTATTTGTTGAATTATTAACACACCAGTTCAATAATTTAATAAAATATTCATTTGCTTGATCCAATGTAATACGACTATTATTATCAAAATAATTTCTAATTTTTAATTCTTTGGGAATTAGTTTATCCAATTTAATAGCTAAATCCCAAATATCCGGAGGTGTTGCATTTAATGTTTTAGTTAAAATATCACCACTTTTAAAATCATCAATTGTTACCATACTAAGAGGATGAATACGAACTAAATGCTCTTCAGAAACTTGTTTATTATCATAATAAAATTTCTGCAAATTGAAAAATCTCTTTTCACATTTAATAATAGACATTTTATCATTATGATTAGGATTAATTTTAGTAAACCATTCTTTCATCATTTCAGTATTTCCAATAGTAGCAGATAATGCTAAAATTGGAACATCATTATATGCTTTAATAATTAATTCCATTTCTTTACAGCTTTCTTTTCCAATCATATGAATTTCATCCACTACAATCCAATCAAATTTAATATCAAGTAGTGGCAAATAATCAATTAAATATTGAGGAGTTCCAACTACAATACCTACATTTTTAATCTTCTTAATTAATTCTTCCCGTTTAATATCTGATTGAAAAGTTCTAGTAATAAGTGGAATATCTTTCTTTGTAATTTTACCAATCATTGATGCCATTTGCCATGCAAGAGGATCAGTTGGAACAACAATAATTGCTTTAATTGGTTCATTTGATGAATTATTTTTTGTATAAAGATATCCAGTAAGAATTGATTTACCTGCTGATGTTGGTGCCTGAACAATAGTGCTAATATTATTATCAATATTATTAATAACTTCTTTTTGAAACGGGTCGAGACTAACAAAACCACGACCATTAAGTGGTGGCATATTAGTATGAAACCGATTAAATTGAAGTTCAATGCTATCCAAATCACTAATTATACTTTTAATTTTTTCAATCAAATCAGTATATTCTTTTTGAATATGTTCTGGAATATTAAATTCATTAATTTTATTAAAAGCATAATAAATCATTTCCTCACTATTTCCTTTATTTATATAATATTGAATTGTTTTGAATAAAAGTCGAAGACGTCCTTCATCAGTTTCTGGTTTTGCATTTAAACCATGTAATTCTAATTTTGTAATATCATGTTCTACTTTTTTAATTTGTTTGTCAATATAAATATCAATAATCATATTTTCAGCTTTATTTAATTTCTCTCCTTTTTTACGTTTTTCTAATAAATATTCTTCTCTTGATAGTTTTGGATTCATTAAATGAGGAATATCAAATGGATTGAAACTACCGGTAGGACAACCAGATTTAACACATTGTTCATCAATTTGATCCTTACCACGCTGAAAGAAAGCAGCTTCCCAATTACCCCGGTTATCTTCAAATGGCACACGAGGCTTAAATTTATTATTATTAGCAGTTGTCTTATATTTTGACATTAAGAAGTATATAAAGTAATGTTTAATTAGTTATTATTATTCAATTTTTATGGGATAAATTATATTTGCAAAGCAAATATAACTTATAACATACTAATTATTTCACGTAGGTGTTTATATAAAAATATAGCTTTGCTATATTTTTATAACGCACTACGATTATTCAATTTTTATGTGATAATCTTCAATTGTTTTTAACCTTTAGTTATTAGTATTTAATATATATCTTAATGATAAATTCAAATGACCTTCAAAGTGTTGAATTATAGATTTAATATAATCTTCATTTTCAATATTAATATTTAACTGACTTAATAATTCTACTATTTTAATATATTCATTAGGATAATTAAATTCTTTATCTTTTTCTGATGTGTTAATTTTAAAAGTTATATTACCATTAGTAATATAACTAGTAACTATGTTTACTAATTCGGGTTTTTCTAAACATATTTTTAGCAAGTATGTAAAATCTTTATCAGAAAATAATTTTATAACTTCTTCATTTTGTTTATTTATTTCTTCTGGAGTTATATTATCTTCATTATTATCATAATTATCTGATATATCTTCTGATAGTTCAATTTCATCTAATTTATCTTGATTATAAATATTCTTTAATATTTCTATTTTAACATCTGAATTATTTGTATACATATGAAGTATAAATGGATCATCCTCAGTTCCTTTATATTTTGCGCATGTATCATCTGTTATATTTTTTCCATTATGTATAAATGTTATTTTAGAAATTTCATTAAATGATAAATCATTTCTTAATAAATAATTAAATATATCAAGAATAGTTATTTCATTTTTTTCATAATTTATAATTATTTCATTATAATTACCAACAAGTTTTAACGAAACTGATGTCATTATATTTTAATTTTTATGTTTATTCATATAATTTATCAATTTTTCTAAATAATCGTCCAATAAATGATAATGTTTTAAATAATTAAATTAAATAATTATTATATGAAAGGTATCTATAATATAGGTAATAGTTGTTATCTAAATTCAGCTCTTCAAATGTTATTTAATTCAGATGATTTTAAAATTATTACAAAAGGCACAATAATTGAGAATATAATAAACAATTATTATAATTGTTTAAACTATTATAATCCATCAGAAATAAAAATATTAGTTGCTAAAAATAATAAATTGTTTAATAATACAGATCAACAAGATAGTTATGAATTTATGATTTATTTATTTGATGTATTAGATAAAATATTAAGTAATAACTCTTTGAGTAATAATAATTCTTTGAATATTATGAGTATATTATATAATAAATTTGGTATACAAACAACATTTAATATTAAATGTAAAATGATAAATTGTAATAAAGAAAGTAATAATATATCAACAGAATTATTCTTACAATTACCTATAACTGATGATTTATCAGACTCTTATAGAAAATATAAAATGATAGAAAGATTAGAAAATGATAATGCTTATTCTTGTATTAATTGTAAGATGAAAACAACTGCTAGAAGAAATACTATAACATCTAAATGGCCAGATAATTTAATTATTGTTTTAAAAAGATTTGATCATCTAATGAGAAAAGATAATAGAAAAGTTAATATACCATTAAATTGGCGTCATGGTTATAAATTAAAAGGTGGTATTATTCATTTAGGTAATTATGGAGGTGGGCATTATATTTATTATGGAGAAGAAAATAATAATTGGTTTATTGCGAATGATACTAATATTAGTAGCATTAGTAATATTGAAGATTTTATGAATAATAATGGAGCAACTAGTTATATGTTGTATTATAATCGTAGATTATAATATTACTGGTGTGTAATTAATTGATTTTAAAGCTTTGCCAGTTGATTTGTTCTTAACTAACCAATAATCACCTGATTTATAATAATAAGGAGTATCATATGGACTATAAACAGATTTAGCTTGTTGAGAGTCTATTCCATATTTATTACAATATCCTTCATAATACAAACAATGATTTTCATATCTAAGAATATATTCATAAACTGTATCACTTGCTTCACTTTCTGTTTTGCATAATTTAGACATATTTGAATCATGAACAATATTAAAAACTTTATTAATATCAATTCTCAAAGAAAAACCAAATTTATATGTGCAAATAATAGTATTAATTAATACTGAATATAATTGAATAATATTTTTAGTTTCTAATAAAGATATTCTAACACCTTCAATATTATTAACTAGTATTTTATAATATTCTTCTGGTGATTTATCTGGTGATTTATCTGATGATTTATCTGATGATTTATCTGATGATTTATCTGATGATTTATCTGATGATAATACTTCTAATTTAATTTTATTATTAAATTCAATATAACCACCATAAATATTATTAATCATAATATCAGGATTTAAATCATATGTATAACATGCACCATATAATACATATAATAAATCTGCTATTCCATCCATAGTTTCAACTCTATCATTGTTTCTAAAAGCAGCTCCTAATTCAACTATACCTTCTTCATGAATTAAACTATATCTATATTTAGCAATTTTAGTATCTTCTAATGGATTACCCTCATGAATATTATAAACTTTATAATCAAAAGCTTTATTAAACTCACATACTTTTTCATATTGTGTTAATGTCATTATTATTAATATTCTATTAATTTATTTTTTAAATAAATTAATATATATATATATATATATATAATGTCTCAAGAAGATTATAATAAAAAATATTTAAAATATAAAGCAAAATATTTTTCTTTAAAAAATCAAAAAGGAGGAGTCGTTTGTCCTAGATGTGGTAAAGAACCATGTGAATGTTATAGTGCTAATGCTAGTGTATATGCACCTGAACCTTTACCATATATTAATATTGAAATATTATTAAATGATATTTTACAAAATTTTAATCCACCATATGTGGGTGTAATATCATTAGCGAAAATACCTAAATTTAGAGAAACAATGAAAAATGATTTAAGATATATTATTAACACTTTAAAAGCCAAAGAACCATTATTTGAAACACTTGTTGATGAAGATTGGAATAAATTTTTAAATTTATGTAAATTACTTATATTTCAGGAAAAGATGAATATTTATACAAAAAATATATATAATAAATTAAGTAATGAAAAAAAATTACCTATTCTTACTTTAATTAGCTTAGGTCTTAGTAATTCTAATATGATAAGTGCTATAGGCTATTATAATATTGAAAAACTGGAAGAAATAATAAGTTTATCAAATTATCATCATATTCATGTAGATGTGGCATTTAAAGCATTAAAAGAACGATGGTCTATTGAAAAAATAAATAAATATAAATATGTTTTAAATAAAGGTTTACCAGCAAGCCTTGTTGATGCTATGTTTAATTTTGATTTAAATGATGAGAAAATAGAAAAATTTATACAAACATCAAGATCATACCCTGACGTAGATAATCATTCGATGTTAGGATTTGTTCTTCTAAATATGACACCGGAACAAATAACATCATATTTACAGTTTAAGCAATTTGTTGGAATAAATGTTAGGCATTATCTATATACAGTTTATCCTATGACGGATGCACAAAAAAATCTTTTAATACAAAAAGTATCTTCTGGAATTAATTTAAGTGCTGCATTAATAGAGATTATTGGAACTGATTATGTTCCTGGACCAAATTTAGTACTTTAATTATAATATATAATATTATATAATATAATATATATAATGTCTCAAGAAGATTATAATATAAAATATTTAAAATATAAAGAAAAATATTTATCTTTACAAAAAGAATATAATCAATTAATGCTTAAAAAAAATATGAATGGTGGAGGAGATGATAAAATTAAAATTATGTTATTTAAAGCAGATTGGTGCGGACACTGTAAACAATTTAAACCTACCTGGGAAAATTTTTCAAAAGCATATGAAAATAAATTTAATTTTATAGTATATGATGCTGATACTCAAAAAGAAAAATTTGAAGAATATAAAGTAGATGCATTTCCCACCATATTAGCTAAAAATGGTAATAATATAATTACTTACAATGGAGAACGTTCAATGGAAGATTTAACAAATTTTTTACAACAAATTAATAATTAATTCTCATAAACTTCAATATAAATATCATTTTGTAAATTTATAAAATAATCATTACTACTAATTACATTCATTAAATTATCTATTTCATGAATATTATTGTTTGCTTTCTCTTCTATTTCTTTAATCTTATGTAACTCAATATTAATATTATTATGACAAAAAATTTTCAAATCATTTGATAATTCTATAATATGTTTTTTCTTCATTCTATTACATTCATCTTTAATTTTATTAATATCTCTTAAAATTAATATATTATTATATTTTTTAAATAATTTTATATTACTTTTATTTTCTAATATTTTTAAATTATTTGCTAAATCTTCTGGCATATCTGAAGATACTGATTTATCTAAATCATAATTTGTTTTCATAATTTAATAATTAAATTAGTAAATAAATTAATTATTAAAATAAAAATTAAAACGCATTCTAAATGATTAATTGTCCTTTAAAATTAAATCAATATTTATAATTAAATGGATTTATATAATATTCTATCAGTTCCGATTGATGCAACTAATGAAGAAATAATTAAAGCTTATAAAAAATTAGCAAAAATATATCACCCAGATAAAAAAACAGGTAATACTGAACAATTTCAACAAATTAATTATGCTTATAATATTCTTATAAATGATATTACTAGAGTTAAATATAATAGTATGAAGAAACCGGCTAAAAGTAAATTAACTAATTTTCTAACAGAATGGTTTAATAAACAATGGATTAAACATAATGATATTAAAAAATTCATAAATTTAGGTGAAGCTGATATTAAAAACATAATTGATAATATTGAATGCTATGATTTTAATGATGTGCTTGGTATATTTAATAATATAATACCTACTAAACAAAATACAACAATTGATTGTTCTGATACTGATACACCATATTGGGATGAAGCAAGTGCAGAATATTATTCAATTAATTATATTCCATTAAAATATCATATATATAATCAAAACAATATTAAATTAGATTTAATTTGTAATATTGATGATATAGAAAAACAAAACATTAGAAAAATTAAAATTAAAAGAAAACAAAATAATCAATTCATAGAAACATATTATTATTTTAAATGTTCTCATCCAATTATAGTATTTAATAATGGTGGTGATAATGATGGACATTTAATAATAACATTATCTTTACCAGATAATTATACTTGGACAAATGATAATATTTTTTATAATATTGATATAAATTTATATCAATATATTTATGGCTTAGATATAAATAATAATAATACTAGTAATAATATTAATATTAGTAATTATATTCCATACAAAGAAGGGAATATAATTAATATTAGATACATTGATAAATATTTATTCTGTATTAAATTAAATACTATTTATAATAATAATGATGAAAATAAAGAAATGTTATTAAAAATCACGCAGTAATTATTACGCATTAATATTTGCCGCCTCCCGATAGAATTGAGCAATGAAAGTTTGAATATCCTTATTCCGGATCTCATCACCTTCTTTACGCTTCAATTTCTTAGCAGTTGCTTTATCAAGAACAATAATTTTAATTTCCTTATCATTATCATCTTTCTTAGTCTTCATTAATCCATCTTCATTAAATTTAGCATTAAGAAGTTTTGTAATCTCTGGACGAGATTTTAGCTCATCTTCATTAATACCGATAAAATTACGCAGAATTTCAGGCACTACAGTTTGTTTATTGAAGCCGCCTTTTCCAGCATTTTCAGTCTTACGAGGCTTCTTTTTCTTACCAACCTCGCTATTAAATGCTTTTTCAAAACGCTTCAAATAACCTTCCATTTCACGAATAACTTTCTTACGCAGTGTTTGAAATTCTTTTTGCTCTTTTTCAAATTCCTTTTCTTTTTCACTAAAAGATGCATCAAATTCAATTAAATTTTGAAAACGACTAGAAATCTCAGTATATAATTCACTAGCTGTTAGTTTCTTTTGTTTCTTCTTTTCGTCAGTTGTTGTTTCTTCTTCTGATTCACTTTCTTCAATTTCTTCAGATTCATCAGAAATATGTTCTTCAACATGTTCTTCGACTTCTTCAATGTGTTTCTTGGTCTCTTTGGTTGATTTAGGCATTAATTAAATATATGTCTATTCCTTCAACCTATTTATTAATCAATTTTTTTCAGACCATAGGTCAAGATATCAAAGATTATAATTACTGTTGATTTGTGTTGACGTTTGAACGTAAAACATTAATCATTTTTTTTTACTTTATTAATAAGCCATGAACTTGATTGGATTTTATCCCCAAATCCATCTCTTAATTCAATACCTAATCTATTACATATATCAGCTTCTGGGATACTATTATTATTTTGATCTCCACCATTGCAAAAATAAGTAGGTCTAGGTTCAATACTTTCCAATGTTTTACATACCGTCCGATCCATATCAATAGATTTAATAACATAATCAACACATTTTAATTCTTGAATTATCTTAATTCTTTCATCAACTGGCATAAAATGTTTTCCTTTTTTTAATTTAGCTTGGTCGTCATTATTAACAATTACCATTAATTTATCAGCAATATTTTTAGACTGTTTAAAATATTCAATATGACCAATATGGATTGGATCAAAATAACCACTTACACATGCTATATGCATTATTATATATAATATTATATATAATATTATATATAATATTATATTTAAAAATCAAATGATACGACTATATCAGTATCATCTGTATTGCATTCTATTTTAATATAACTTATTTGTCTTTTAACACTAGTAATTCTTTTTTTATTATAAGACTTTGAACGTTTCTTAATATTTTTATTTGATAATAGTTCATTTTGAATAATATTATAATTACTAATACAATAATCATATATATTTTTGGTAAAAAACCATCTATAAAAATTTAATTGACCAATTGTTGTAATAACACAATCATTATTTGCAAAGAAAGGTATTCGTTCACCACGTCCAAATGGATCAAAGTATTTTTTTTTATGAGCTTTTAATTGATCTTTATATGAACTATGAACTATAAATGTATGTTTTATTCCTTTTTCTTCTATTTCATAAGAAATATTATGGTTTAGTGAATATTTAGTTACAAAATATTCAAAAGTTCTTCTAGATATCATACTTGTTCCATCTATTATACTAATTAATAAAGAAAAGCATGGATTATTATTATAAAATTCTTCAAGAGATTTTAATAATAAAATTTCTTGAGATGTTAAATTTAGTTTTTTATATAATATACTACTATCATATGATACATATGTTGGTTCCATATAATTAACATAATTATGAAGTCTTTATAATGTTATTATAATGTTATTTAATGCTCAGAACTTGTAGTTGAATTTAAAGCATCCTCAAAATCATTTATTTGAACAGGTTCTTCACTAGATGGAGTATTTTTTGGCATTTCTAATACAGAAGATGTTATATCATTTTCTGATCTTATAAATATAGAATTATCTTGAATTGTATCTATATTAACATCTTCATCTGCTTCATCGCTATCTTCTATTAATTTATAATTATAATTAATTCTAGTGCAAGGTTTTAAACTTAATAAAATAGGTCTTATAAATAAACCAAAACCATTCGGATTTATCCAAATAGCATAAACTTCTAATATACATTTTAACCAACTATCTTTATTTATTTCTTCTATATTAATTTTACTATTATTATTATGAATAATTGTTTCAAAATCATTTGTTTTTAATAATTTTAATCTAATTACACCATTTGTATTATTTTTATCAGTTGCATCTCTTATTATACGTTGATATTTCATAGTTTTAACATCTGCAAAGTTTTCAAACCATTTATTATTATTCCTTGCATCTTTTATTATTTTTTTATCAAGTGCATTTAAAAAATTAATAAATTTATCTATTTTATTTGTTTCTTTACCAATTAATGGGACATCTAATTCATAAATGTTATTTTTACATTGAACAAGATTAGTTGATATAAAAGTAGGTGTTTGGAATACAATATTTTTTAACTTATTATTATCACTATATTTCATATAAATAATAGTTTTTTTACTATTAACTTTAATATCTGTATAACATATATTATTAACATCTATTTCTGATATTCTATATGGCACTTTTATAGTTGTCATTATCTTATAATATTATAAATATAAATAAATATTTAAATCAAATATTTATTTATTATTATTAAATTTATAATTATTAATTATTAAATGAATTTTTTACGCCTTCTTAGATTTGCTGGAGCTTGTCTTTGAAGATGAAGCACCTTTACCTTTCTTCACTGGCACAGGCTCAGGTTCAGGTTCTTCTTCCTCTTCTTCTTCTTCCTCCTCTTCTTCCTCTTCATCTTTAGGCTGAGATTTTTGCACTACTTCATCTTCATCTTCATCTTCATCTTCATCATCGTCCTTGGCTTGTGAAGACTTGGATTTGTTAATCAGAGGAAGAGCAGTTTGCTTAGCATTATGCATAGCATTTGGTTTACCTTGGAATTTAGGAGTAGAGTCTTCATCATCGCTATCAATAAAAGCATCATTGTTCATATATTGAGACATGTTGTTGCTAGAACCAGCATGCGGTTCAACTTCAATCTTAACCAATTTAAATGTAACGCCATATTCAAGATAATCTTTGCCCATCTTACCTTTCTTCTCACACCAACCTTTCACAGGTGTAATAATCGGACGAATTTTTGACAAATAGCGAACAACATTGGCAAAGTCATCGACACTCTCGACTGTTTGCTTTTCACGCTCTCGTTTACCATCCTTCATAATTGATGTAAATACTTGAGTAAGAATTTTAGTTTCAGGCCATGTCGCATCAAGTTTGACCTTAATATAAGCAGGACGAGGATATTTAGATTTCTTCTTTTCTGTTTCTTCATCATCTTCTTCCTCCATGGGAACACGGCAAATGGGATATGCATACTTGTATTTAGCAGCTTTGGCACCAAATTGTTGAGTTTTAAATTCCTTAGACGCCATCATTTCATCAATTGTTTGAAGCTTTTCATAGAATTCTTTAACCTCAGGATTAGTAATATCCAGAGGAATTTTAATAAATGCACGATCCTTATCAGTCTTATAATATTCACCCAATTGGGGAACACCATATGCATTCATTTCAATCCAAGGTGCCTGAAGCATAAGCCGTTGGGTATCCTTATAACGGGGGAAAGCAAGATTTTGAGCTTTAGACCGTTCATTTTCTTCAAATTTCGTAAAAGTCAAATCCTTGACATCAAAATCTTGATATTTAGTTGTGGTTTGTTGAGTAGACATTAAATTAATTATATATAGGATTAGGCTTTAAATAGTGTATTAATCAATTTTTTATATATCCATTATAGGCTTAATAATAATATCCACAAATTAAAATATAAGCTTTGAATATTAACTATATATAAAGATAAATAGGATATTATTATTATTATGGAAACAAATGAAAATGAACACAAAAACTTTGATAAATTGGTTTTAAACCAAGATATATTAAAAGGTCTATATTTGAATGGATTTAATGTACCATCAAGTATTCAAATTAGAGGAATTGAATCAATTACTAGTAATAAAGATTGTATTATTCAATCTCAATCAGGGACGGGTAAAACTGCTACTTTTTTAATTGGTATTTTAAATATATTACATAAAAACCCAACTAATAAAGTATTAATTTTAACACCTACAAGAGAACTAGCTAATCAAGTATTTAGCGTAGCTTCTAAATTAGTAGAACATAGTAATATTACTATAGACCAATGTGTAGGTGGGACTGAAATTAAAACAATAAATAGTAATATTATTATAGGAACTATTGGAAGAGTATTACATATGATTGAAATTAAGAAATTACCAATTAATAGTATTACAAATTTCATAATTGATGAGGCAGATAATATGACAAATGAAAAAGATAGTCTAGAATTTAATAAATTAATTAATCAAATACCAAAAAATAGTCAAAAAATTTTAATTTCTGCTACATTAACTCAATCAGTATTTAAAGTAACAGATAAAATTATGATTAATCCACTTAAATTATTATTAAAAAATAGTGATGTATCAGTAGATTTAATTAGTCAATTTTATATTGATGTAGAAGTAGAAGAATATAAATTTGATGTATTTATTGATATTTATAATTTAATCTCAACAACTCAAGCTATTATTTTTTGTAATACTATTCGTAAAGTTCAATGGTTAGAAGAACAATTAAAAGCACAAAATTTTTCAATAACTACAATTCATGGTAAGATGACACAACAAGAACGTAATAATATTGTTCAAGAATTTCGTGATGGTAAAACTCGTCTTTTACTCACAACTGATCTCTTAGCACGTGGTATTGATGTTCCCCAAGTAAATTTAGTTATTTGCTATGATATGCCACCGGATAAGGAAACATATATTCATCGTATTGGTCGTTGTGGTAGATTTAATAAAAAAGGTGTAAGTGTTAGTTTTATAAAGATGAGTGATAATAATGATATGAAATTATTAAATATGATGAAAAATACTTATAAGATTAATATTAAAGAAATGCCAGAGAATATAGACGAGTTCCTCTAAATAACCTATGGTTTATAAATAATAGTGTAAATATTGAATATTGAATAAATAGAACATTTAGTTTTATTTATTTAATGGATCCTTCAAATCTTTTTATGTTAACATGTGTTGGTATAATTGTGTTATTAGCTTTTATTAATTGCATATATAGGTCTCAATTATGTTGTTTAAATAAATGTTTTAAATATAATAATAATTATAATATTATTAAATTAGAAAATATAATTGAGGATAAAAATAAAAATTGATTATATTATTCAATAAATTAAATATTTTAATTCTAATGACATTAGATACAACAGATATTATATTAATTGTAATTTCTTTAGTATTAAGTATTGGTGCTACTATTATACTTAATAGACATAGATTAAATTGTACATCAAATTGTAAATCAAATAATAAGAATAATTCTATTATTTATAAAGAAATATATGATATATAATTCTTTATTATTAACTGCTAAACCATCCAGTCATATAATTCTTAACACATTATAAAATATTAAATGGAGAATAAAAATTATTATAAAACGTCCACGCCATCAAAGGTTATTTGTGGTAAGTTATAAAAATTTATTAAAATAATCATAAATTTAGTTATTTTATTATAATGTTATTAAATAAATTTGATATGATTATAATTATAATATTTATTGTATTAAGTATTATAATTATTTTTTTACTTAATAGGCATATAATTAATTATCAAAAAAAAGATAATTTATCCATATATGAAGAAATATATAATGTATAATAATAATTAAATTAATTCGTGTTAGTAAATTCGCAGAGTGAATAAAACCATAGGTTAGTTGCATTCCTTTTTATTCTTATACGTTATACATTTACTTATACCTATAACTGACTCTGGATTAACTAAGAAATCACTTAATTTCCATTCTAATTTAGGAACCTTATGAGCTAATTTAGCATCTTTTTGTGATGCAATAAATGTAGTAAATTGATATGGTTTATTAATATCTCTATAATCCCATTTATTAACTTTTTTGAAAACAAAATCACCATAAAATGGTTTCATTCTATTATATACTTCTTTGTATGGTAAATCTTCTGGAACATATAAACCATGTTTACCTGCTTTATGCATATCCATCATATGCATAATACCACTAAGATAACCACCAATAACTTGAACAGTTGTTGCATTCATTTTATGATTGAACTTATTTGAGAATACTTCACGAGCTTCTCCTATATCTAATAATGAACCAATCCAAAATATATCACCATTTTTAAGAAAGAAACTTAAACCTAATTCATCACGCCCATCTATAATTTCATCAGATAATAATCTAAAATTATCTTGATATTTATAATTTCTATCTCTTAATTCAGTTAGTGATGCCATAGTATCAGCAGATGGTCTATATACATAATAAACAGATGGAGCATATGTTTTAACTTTCTTACCTTTAACTATTTTGAATGTAGATAATCTATCCCCAATTGTAATATTTTCTTCATGTCTAATTAACATACCTAAGAAATTACCATATAATGGACAATAAGATTGAGCAAATGTATTTAATGCTAATCTATCTAAAATAATAACTGATTTATCTTCTTCATAAGTTGTTAAGTTTTTCTTTGGAACATCCTCATGAGTTCCAAATGACATTTCTAATGGTGCTAATGCTTCTTCATATAATGGTTCGATTGTTGAACCCCATGTATTACAATATTCATTAATTCTTTTAGGAACACTACTTCTTTGAGTATCTATCTCTGAGATATGAACTGTTCTAATACCAAGTTCCTCAGCTGTTTTCATTGTCTTATTACCATAATATTTATTTATTTTTTCAATAGCTAATTGAGCCCAAACACTAACCATACCTGGATTACAACCAATTCCAACCATTGCAGTAAATTTAAGATCTTTTAATGATGCTTCATATTCTTTTAATTCTTGTAATTTAGAATGAATAGTATAATCATATGCATTATCAATTTCACGATAATTCCATATTTCAATACAACTATTAACATAAGCACATCCAACTTGTTGGCATAATTTTAATACATCTAATGTTGATACATCATAAATACAATCAATAATCATATCATTTTTAGATAAATTATTAAATATTTTTTTATAATTTTTATAGTTAATTTGAACTGATATTATTTTTATTTTATTACCGGTGTTACCTGTTGTTCCTCTGACTAATCTAACTATTTCATTAACATCTTTAACTAATTGTTCTTTTGGTTTAACTTTAGTAGGCATATCAATTACAGTAATTTGTTCTAAATTTATATTAAATAATTTTAATATCATAAATAATAATCCAGCACCAATAGCACCTTGACCTAATAGATATAAATGTGATGAACCAAAATCATATTTTTGAAAATTTTTTAACATTTCTAAACGTTTTGCTTTTGTGGCCATAATATAATTAATCTTAGATAAAATTATATTATAAAATAAAAAATTAATTAGGAATGAAAAAATCATTTCGTGCAAATCCATTTTTTATTTTATAATATAGTATCATCAAATAATGGTTCAATACTTAATGGAATAAAGTTTGCGCGACAACCTGTTTCATTCTTAATTTTTAAGTGGTATCACTGTAAAATAGTTTGAGTATAATCATTATTATTTATTCTTACAACTTGTCCTATATCTGTCAATCCTAATGAATGATCCCCTCCTGCAGATATTGCAATCCATTTATTTGCATTAGATGGAAGAGTAGGTCTATTTATTTTATCAATTCTCCATCCAATAATTATTCCAGTATCTGTTAATCCTAATGAATAATAGTTTCCCGCTGACATTGCAATCCATTTAGTTGCATTATCTGGAAGTAATGGAATATTTATTTGACCAGATGTATCACTACCCCATCCTTTAATTATTCCTGTATCTGTTAATCCTAATGAATAATTGTTTCCTGCAGATATTGCAATCCATTTATTTGCATCAGCTGGAAGTGATGGAATAGTTATTTGACCAAATGTATTACTACCCCATCCTACAATTTCTCCAGTATCTGTCAATCTTAATGTATGATTGAAACCTGCAGATATAGAAGTCCATTTATTTGCATTTTCTAAAATAACAAAATTTATAGTGTTTCCATTATTATTAACTCCCACAAATTCTTCATTATTTGTAACTCCTACTAAATATGATTTTCCAGCAGATATAGCAGTCCATTTACTTGTATTAGATGGAAGAGATAGGTTTAAATTATTACGTTTACCCCATTTTATAATTTCTCCTGTATTTGTTAATCCTACTGAATAATTTTCTCCAGCAGATATAGCAATCCATTTATTTGCTTTATCTGGAAGTATTTGATTTTCTATTTGACCAAATGTATTGTCACCCCATCCTACAATTTCTCCAGTATCTGTTAATCCTAATGAATGATTAAAGCCTGCAGATATTGCAATATATTTTTTATTAATTAATGAAGAACTAGTTAATATTGGAGAACTAGTTAATATTGGAGAACTAGTTATTATCAATGTTGGTATTGATGTTACAAATAATTTTGGTATAATTATACCTATTATTAATAAAACAATTCCAATAATAAAATATAAAATCATTATATTATATTATAAAATAAAAAAAATTAATTAGGAATGAAAAAATCATTTCGTGCAAATCCATTCTTAATAATATCACCAAATAATGGTTCAATACTTAATGGAATAAAGTTTGTACGACCACCTGTTTCATTCTCAATATATTCAGAATTCTTAATCTTTTCAGTATCTAATAACAAATCAAATGCACCGGTTCCACCTGGGATAACTCTACCAAGTGCTATACGAGATGATACTGATTGCATCTTATCTGTTTCACTAAAGATAGCTGCATTAATAAAATGTTCCATTGTTTTCTCAAATGATGCCTTACTGATAGGATCATTGTCAACCTTTTTCATACCATTTCTATCAATACTAATTACCTCACCACTATATGTCATCATATCAACAAGTAATGAAATATGAGCATGATTAACACCTGCACCATTAGCTTCAAATGTTGTAATTAATTCATATATGATAACAGCTCTTGCTGCCTCAATACCATAATTCATATATACTTTATGAATATCATTTATTTTACTTCTTGTATGATTAATACCTTTTAACAATTTAACACCATCCAAATTAATACCATCAGTTACTACGATATGTTCCTTCTCAACTAATGTTTCTCCCTTATCATTAAATACAATTCTTCTTTCATGAAGTTGAGAAACATTATCAATATGGTCTATACCTTTTAATGTAATAACATCCAATATAATATTTAAGAAACTTGTTAATAAACTATAATTAAATTCATTCAATCTAAATCTAATATGAATAATATTATCATTATTACTAAGAATTGCCAATTTATCAACATTGACTAATATATCCTTATGAGATTTCTTTACATTCTTAAGATTTGAAAAATTCTTATACCAATATGTAATAAATTTTGTTTTAATATCTAATAAAGTTGTTTCCTTTTCCATCATCTTTTCTAAATTCATTGTTAATCTAATAATAAATGGTAATGATAAAATATTTTCTTTTGCATTATTAATAAAGAATGGATTAGTTACTTTATCATTTTCAATCATCTTTGATAGACTATCATTATTATTATTACTATAAAGAATTTCAGCTGTTGATATTAATTCCTTAATTGTAAGATGTTTCAAATATGATGTAATTAAATTTGTATCACTCTTACTACTATTATAAGCATCATCAAAATAAATTGTCATTTGAGGACTTTTACTTGATTTACTATAACTCATAATTTCTTTAATACGTGCTACACCACTAACACCTGCTTTACCTGCAGAATGCTTTGTGTTCAAAGTCATTTGAGATGTCGGCTCACCGATTGATTGAGCTGCTACTACTCCAACCATTTCACCTGGTTCAACCAATGCTCTTGATAATGATACACGAATATCTTCAATTAAATTATCAAATTGTTTCAGACTAATTTTATATTCAATTAAACATTTACGAGGTGCAATATATTCATACAATGCGATTCTTAACATAAACTTATATGCTTGATCATCATCCTTTAATAATTTGGAATCTTTCTTCATCATGGTAATGAAGCGATCATCGTAGTTTGTTAATAAATCTTCAATTTGTTCGATTATATATTCTGGGTCAATATCCATAGCATCTTCTGTTTTGATTTCCTGACTAATACGTAAAAGATTAATTGGGAGCATGAAAGCATCTTCAATAATTTTATAATTACCGGTTGATGAAAAATAAATCTTTCTTAATTTATCACGCATATCAATCATCTTTTCATATAATTTTTCATTAAATTTCTTAATATTTGATTTAAATTTCTTTTCTAATTGTTTTACTTCATCATCATTAAATATAAATGTATCTTTAATATTTTCATTATTCATATTAATAAGATTAATCTTGACTTGTGTTTGTTTCTGTTGGTCAATACCACTATCACCATAAAGATATTGAACCAAAATACCATTTGCTGTTCTAACGAGACCTTCGTAATTAACAGATAAATCTTCTAAAAACTTCACACATTTACGCTGAATATAACCTGTTTCGGCCGTTTTAATTGCTGTGTCAATTAAACCCTCACGACCACCCATAGTATGAAAGAAGAATTCATGACCTTTAAGGCCATCAAGAAAACTTGACTTAACAAAACCACGAGCAGAAGGTGTATCATCATTTTGATGAAAAATAGGTAATGTGCGACCAGTAATACGCTTTTTAATACGTTGGCTTTCTACTAAGACTTGGCCTAAACAACCAGCAATTTGAGTCATATTAACTACTGAACCTTTAGATTTAGATGAAATTAAAATATTCAAACCATTGTCTTTATCTAATACATCCATAATAAGTTTACCAATATTTGATGAAATTGAATTTAAATCCATACTAATTAACCCTTCTCCAACTTCAGGTGTAATTTTATCATAATCATTTTCATATTGAGTTAAAGTATGATTAGATGAAATAATTTTAGTATGAATAATTTCTTTTAATTGTTTAACAATATTTTCAGGAATAATACAATCTTTTAATCCAACTGTAAGACCTTTATTTAATAAATAATTCAAAATAAGTCTTTGTGTATCATCAATAAATTTTTGTGTAGGAGTTGGACCATATTTATCCCACACATAATGAATAATACTGTTTTTACTTGTTGATAATTGAGACTTATCTAATACACCTTCTAATAATTCACCATTTTTAATTTGAAATATAATATCCTTACCTTTCTTCTTCATTGAATTAATTCCATCAGGAATAATATGACTAAATACTTGTTTGCCATTAAATGTATTACCTTTCTTTAATTCTGATTTAGATAATGATGATGTGTTGCATAATAAATTAGCAGCAACATTATAAGGAATATTTTCATCTGAACTCATCATATAAGCTCCAGATAAAGAATCTTGCACGCAGCCAATAATAGGGTTTGAATCCTTAGCTGCAATAATTTGATATTTGACATTAGCTATCCTCTCAAGCTCATTACGTGCTTGTATGGACTGTGCTAAATGACAGTTCATTTCGTCCCCATCAAACGAGAATGATATTTTTAGTCGTAATTTACATGTATGCAAATAATCTACTGCGGATTACATGTAAAACTAAAAATATCGCCATGATTTTCACCATGGAGTGGACTTTACCTTAAGCTAAGAAGAATAATCCTCTTAACCCACTACCGTCAAGTCTCTGAACCTTCTTCCTATTATTCATTAGAATAATAGGAGGCTTGGCTGCGGATCACCGATTACTTTTAGACATTAATTATATTATTATTTTGTTCATGTTGAGCCTTAATTTGTTCTAACCATGCTTGAGCTTTTGATAATTTAACTTCTTCAGATTCAGTTTTTAAGAAAAATGCCTTATTATAAAGAGTAGATCCTCCATTTAAATTAGGCAATTTAATTTGAGCAAATATACCTGCTTTTCTGCGATTAATATTAGGAGGCAATCCATTACCACCTTCTGTTCTACGCAAAGCACCATCTACTGCTCTATTTTTATTTGATTCTGATTTTTTAATTTCATATTCTTTTTTATTTATTGGGTCAATTGGTTTTTTATCTCCAATGAACATATTATAACCTTTATCAGGTTTATATGTTTCATGTAATAAAATTAGTTCTTCCTCTCTTTTATTGATATCTGGTAATAAACATACTTCTAATACTCTAATATTAAAAGCATCCTGACCATATTTTTTCATATCATTATATAAAAGAGGAATTTCCATTTTACCAATATTTACTTTACCCCAATGACTTTTCAATCTTCCTTTTGCTCCATGTTTGGTTATATTTCCATTTTTACGAATACTATATGATTTTGCTCTGCCAATATATTTTAAATTATTTTCACGATTTGTTATCATATAGATAACTCCTGTATTAATATTCTCTTCCATTAATTATGGAGTAAATATTTGTTTAAATCATATTTGGCGGAATGAATAATATTAGGCTGAATTAATAATATTAGGCTCATTATTATTTTATTATTTGTTTGTCTAAAAGATATTCCATTCGTTTTTACCATACCTCCGGTTTTTCTCCTGAGCCATCAACTGTATTACTACGCTGACTTGGTAGAATGGACTTTACGGGTTTCCCGCAATTTGGTAATGTTGCCAGATATAGATGTTATTATCTGACTAGATGGTTATATACTGTCACCAGGGTGTTCTTACACTGTTTTCCTCATAAGGTGAAACACCAACCTTATAAGCAGCCACCTGTTGCCGACTTTGTGGGGAGGTTAATCGGCATTGTATGGTTTACACACACTAACATTCATACGAAATGTATTGGTATCATCACGTTCTAAAACATGCACACGATGACCCATCATAGATGGTTTATGAAGAGTTGGTTGACGATTAAATAATACATAATCATCATTAACAACATGTCTCTCAACAATATCACCATAATTTAATTTAATATTTGCCTTACGATAGCGCAAATCAATTCTTTGACTAATTGTTTTTCCATTAATAATTGATAATTTATAAACATAATTAGCACCAGGATAAACATCTCTTCCATTCAATACTAATTTTGTTAAATGTTTAATATTTTGTGGGGTTACTTCTTCTGGAATTGTTAAATCTTTAGCTACCCTCAATGGAAGACCGACCATATCAATATCAATATAAGGATCACTTGTAATAACTGAACGTGCGGAGAAATCAACACGTTTTCCCATAATATTTAATCTCATACGACCTTCTTTACTTTTAATTCTATCACTAATACTATTTGTTGGACGACCACCTGTTTTAAATTCAGAACGAGGTAATGCGGCTGAATCATTGTCAAAAAATGTAGCTACATGATATTGAAGAAATGCTAAAGAGTCTTGAAGAGATGGCGAATCTTTATTCATTTCATTTCTAACACGAATATTATAATTAATAATATCTGCTATTTTTAAAGTTAATGAATCTTCATGAGTTGATGATGCCATAAAATCAATTTTAGCAGTTGGTCTAATAATTACTGGTGGAATAGGAAAACGAATAAGAATTAAATCTTCAGGTCTTTGTTGTTCTACATTACAACCCATCAAATAAGCATCCATATCACTAACATTTCTTAAAATATTATAACATTGTCTTGGTGAAAGATAATCTCTAATTATACGAGTTCCCTCTACAGCTAAACCAGTAGCTTCGTCAACATTAGAGGCACTTACTTCTTTTTCCAATACAATTCTAATACTGATACTGGCTTCTTTAATATCTTTTTTAATCTTTGGAACTGGTGTTCCACATACATTACAAAAATTAATATTTTTAACCATATCTTTTAATTCTTTATATCGATATTTACCAGTTTTATTTTGAAAGCGTTTTAAATTTTCTTCAGTTCTTTCAATTAAAATATTAGAACATTTCAAACAAATACATTTTAATAATGTTATAAGATGATTAAGAAAACCATAATGAAATAAATGTTCAGATAATTCAGTATGTCCAAAATGACCCTCACAATCATTGGAATTTTGTCCACATGTTGTGCAATTTAAATATATATCACATGTACCAAGTCTTAAATCTACTAAGCCACCCTTCTTTGGTTCATAGTTATCATAAGAATCTGGAACATTAATACCAAATGGATCGCTTCTTACAGCTGAATATTTCTTAACCATATCATTTGTATAAATACAAAAACTAACTTCCTTAATGTTTTTAACATCGGGTCCATAAAATTTTGATTTGAATGACATTACCTTATTGATATATTGTAGAAATCTTTATATGCTATTTATTATTCAATTTTATTTAAATAAAATTAATCAATTTTATTATTAAATATTTAAAATAAATTAATTAATTATATATTGTGATTTGCATTTATTACAACAAATATAATAAGAACGCAATTCTTTGTTTTTATCCATAATAGTTTCAGTTGAATAGCAAATATTACATACAACATATTTTTTAATATATTCTGAAATGACATGCATTATTTGATTTTTTGTAAATTTACCAATCATAACAATCCCATCTGATTTTGAATTAGATATCCAATCACCTGTTTTTAGTTCTTTATTAAGAAATTCAATAAAATGGTCAGGCGGACGATTAATTGATTGTAAAATTTTTTTAATATTCTTCCAATAAGTATTAGTTGTGCTCTTTTCAATAATAGGATCAGGTATAATTAGTTTAGAACTATTATAAGTTACTTTATCTAGTTCAACATATACTTCATTGAGCATCTTAAGAAAATTATCATTCATTTCTGACTGAGTGTCCATTAATATATATATATTATCATTAATTCGAATTTAAATCAATTTTTTTATCTAATATATCAATAGATATATTAGATAACTGTTTAATAATAGTATCACTTTCTTCAAAATTATATGAAATGAATGTTTTTTTACTAATATTATATAATTGTTTATAATTAGCATTATAATCATCTATTAAATTAGATATAGCTGTAATTATTTCATCTTTATTATTTAAATTTGTAATAAGAGCAATTATATTATAATAATGATTATAATACTTGATAAATTCTATATTTAAGTTACTAATAATATTATTATTAATAATATTTTTAATATTATTAACAAATATTAATATATCTAAAAATAATGTAATATCATCATAATTAATATTAATAATAATAATATTATTAATATTATTATTATTAATATTATTAATATTATTAATTGTATAATTTTTCCTAAATTTATCTATTATTTTAATTTCTTTTTTAGGTAGTTCTTTAATATTATTTATTGATGTATATTTAACTAATTTTATAATAATATCATCTTTATTAATTATTCTATTATAATACCATATAATAAATATTGAAATAATTGTTAAAAATAATCCTACTAATGATATATATATATCTTCATCAAATATCATCATTATACCAATTATTGATAAAATTTTCCTAAATTTATAAGTATCCTCATAATGAATTAAGTTCATATAAATTTAATATTATAATCATTAATTAAAAAAATATCAATTTTTATTGACAATATTATGCAAAGAATTAATTATATGCAAAGCATTATAATATATCATCTATTTTATTCTAATTCAAATAATTCTTCCTCTATATTTGAATAATATTTATCAATAGCCAAATAAATAACAATTTTATTATTAATATTATTAGTAGTTTCAAATGCTTCTTCTAATTCATCAATTGACATTTTCTTATATTTAATTGGTATTTTTGTTTTTAAATTTTTAATATCTGTATTTAATATAAAATTTAAGTTAGTTTTTTCAATTTCAATTAATTCATTTAATGTTTTAATTAATTTCACTTTATCATTAATATTTGATGAATTTTCTATTTGTTCAGATAATTCTAAAATTTTATCCATTAATATAATATTATTACTAATATTTTTTTAAACAAATATAATAATATATTATTATTATAATGAGTTGTATAGAAATATATAATATTACTGATTTATCAGAAACAGAATTTTATCAAAAATATATAGAAATTAATTTACTATTTGGTGGGATGTTATTAATATCTACATTAACTACTATTATGAATATGAGTATGATATATAATATGAAAAAAAATATTAATAATATAAAAGAAATTATATCACCGCCAATTTATAAAGTTGATTCATAATTATTAATATTTATTGCAATATTATTCCATACTAATGTAAATGGCTGATTATTTTTAATAATATTTTCAAATGCACTATAATTTATAATATTATTATCTTGATATAATTCTATTTTATTATTATATTTATTACTAATAGAATCTAATTTTATTAAATTATTTTTTATTTCAAATAGTATAGTATTTTTATATTTATCCAATTTTATTCTATTATTATTTTTAATTTCATTATAATAATTGATTGTTTTATTATTAATTTTTTCTAATTTTGTTAAATCTTTATTTATAATATTTATTAAATTATTATATAAATTTTGTTTATGAGAATTAATACTATCAATATATTTCTTATTATAATCTATTATATATTGAGCAGCTAATGAGGGAGTAGGTGCACTTATATCAGCTACATAATCTAATAATGTTGTATCAATCATATGACCAATTGCTGATAATACTGGTTTATTTCTTTTATAAATTGTTTCTACTAATTGTTTATCATTAAATCCCCATAAATCTTCCATGCTTCCACCGCCTCTAGTAATTACTATTAAATCACAATCTGAAAAATTATTATTATTTAAATTATCAATAATTTGTTTAGGACATTCAGAACCTTGCACTTGTGCATCTATTCTCACTATATCAATTAAACATTTTGCATTATTTATAGCATATTCAAAATCATGAACTGCTGCACCTTTCATACTAGTAATTAATGCAATTTTTTTTATACAATTAGGTAATGATATTTTTTTATCAAAATATCCTTGTTTTTTAAATTCATCTTTCATTATTTCAAATGTAGCATGTAAGTCACCTATATTATTTAATTTTTTAGCCCAATTAGCAGTGAGACTTAAATCACCTTTATATAAATCAAATTGTGCTTTAATTTCTATATTATCTCCATTACTAATATTTATTATTTCATCAGTAAGTTTATTTTTCCACATCTTACAACTCATTGTAATATTATCATCTTTTAATGTAAAATATAAACCACTTGGATATAATTTAGGTCTTGAAACTTCACCTCTAACATGATAATTATTTTTTGGTAATTTTTCTTTTAATATTTCGTTAAGTTCTTTTAAAGTTATTGCCATTAATATTAACATAAATATATATTTATAATTGATTGAGATATATAAACCAATTAACATTTATTAATAAAAATTGAAATAATCTTAGTGCATTATAATTAACGCCTATGTGATAGCAATTAGTATGTTATATTATCTCATAAAAATTGAAATAATAATTAATTAATAATTATTAAGAATAAATTATGGACAAGTTACCAACAGATATACAATATATGATTATTAAGGACTTAAACCCAACTAGTTTATTGATACTAATTGAACAATTTCCTTTTATTAAAGATTTAGTAAGAGATACAATGCATATTCTTATTAAAGATTATATTGAGGAATATGAGTATGAATATTATTTGTGGGAAGATAATAATACTATTAATGATTTTATTGAAAATCTAAAAATTAGAAGTTCAATGGAACCAATCAATAATGATATTATTAATGAAGTATTAGCAAATAACTCCTATGAACATGAACATATTCAAAAAATTGATGATATTCGGCATCTTAAAATGTTTTCAATGTTGGTTAAAAGACTAAATATTAATTATGATAATTGTTTTTATCTCAATTATAGGGATTACAAAGACCCAGAAAAATATGATCAAGATGTTAATGACCGTATACATTTTATGTATATAGTTATTAAGCGATATCCAACATTTGTAGAATTACCAGAAGACACGAATGAGCATCATATTAATAATTTTGATGCGATATATGATTTAGATGATGATAAATTTGAACTTTTTTACGCAACAGTTGATGAATATATTTTACGTGGATGCCATCCATTCTATATTATTGATACTTTTTCTTTTGATAAGGAAACATTTGATTATTATTTTCTAACTAAAAATTTTTCACCAAAGTTATCATATAGAATTACTTGTGATTTTGATGGAAGAACCGATATTTCTGACGAGGAGCTTTTGGGAGAATATGATAGCGAATATAATGATGATGATTTACAAGAAGAAATTAAAGAATATATTAGACAAAAAGCATTGAATTATAACTAATTATAACATTTGGTCTGATAAAAATTGATTTATTTTATATATAACATTTAATAAATATAATTAATGACAACTAATTGTTTAGAAGCTAATAATGATTATAATAAAAAAATAACTTATTTAATTAATAATAATATCTCACAAAAATATACAATTGAATATGCTAAATTTCCAATTTCAACAATGTCATATTTAGTTGATTTGTCAAATTTAATTAATCAAAAAGAAGCATTTAATATATTGATGAATATTCCTAATCAAACAAAATTAAAATTAAATACTATTAATATAAATAGTAATAATATTGATACTATTATTAGAGTATTAAAATATAATTATGTATGGGGAACTGTATTAATAAAAAAAAATGTTGATATAAAATTAGTGAAAACTTTATTAAATGAATACAAAGAATTTTATTTTTTTGAATTATGTTATATTAATGATATAGTAAATGATTTTAAATTATCATTTAATAAGATGATAAAAAATAGAAATGATACTCTTAAATATAAAGAAAATTATTATAAATTAAAATCTGCAGGTGTTATGCATAATTATGCATATAGTTGGTGTAAAAAAAATGATTATACTATCAATAATATATTTGAATTAATTAAATATGATTATAATATTGTTCCAATGTTAGTTGTTGCTCATTTATTAAATGAAGACCAAATGAATTTTTTAAGATTTAGCAGACATGGATATGCAACATTAGATGAATTTAATAAATATAGAAATAATATTTTTGATAATGCATTAAATAAAATATTTATTATTTAATTATTATTTTCTTTATTATTGTAATGATATTATTTTTAATATTTATAATTATATTTATTGGTTTATATATTTATATAACAAAAACAGATGAAACATTTTTTTCAAGAAATAAAGAAAAATTAACTAATTTTATTAATAAAATATTAAAAAAAATAAATCCATAAAATATTTATTATTTTCTTTATTATAATAATGATAGGTTTTTTAATATTTGTAATTATATCTATTGGTTTTTATATTTATACAACAAAAATAGATAAAACTTTTTTTACAAGAATGCAAGATAAATTAACTAATTATATTAATGAAATAGTTAAAAAAATTAATCCATTAAATAATAGTTTATTTAATAGTAATCCTGAAATGATTAAAATAAATTTATATTTAATTACATTTAATAAAAATATAGATTTATATAATAAAATATATAGTTCAATTAATTATACATTTTTAATTACATCAAAAAATACGAGATCTCTGCTATTTACTGATATAAAGACTTTAATTCCTTCTAATGTCCAACTATCTGAAGACATGATTACCTCAGTTTTACAAATTTCATATATAGATGATTCATTATTCTCCAAACTATTTATAGACTTATCAAATAAAGGGGTATATTTAGTAGATTATTGGGATTTATTTGATGGATTAATGAAACCATTAGTAATTATAAATTCAATAAATTCAATAGAAACAAAAATTGATAAATTAAATAAACTTCATGAAAATTTAATAAATTATAATGATGTAGCTGATCCAAATTATATATCATATAATTTGGTTGAAATAAATATGAATAAAATAATAGAGGTTATATTTCAGTGTATTTTAATATTATCTAATATTACCATTAAATACAAAAATACAATTGATTTAAATGATTCATTAATAAATACGACTACAGGTGAACAATATACTATAAAAAATAGAGAAAATATAGATAAATATGTTGTTTATATTGATCAATTAAATACCTTTTTACAAACACCAGGTTTTGAATATGAATATATAAACAAATATATAAGTCGTATAATTATAAATGGAGATACTTTTACTGCAGCTCAGGAAAATACTAATTATATAATATTATATAAAATATTTAAGCAGATTGATAATATGTCTATATTTTCACGCGATATAGATGTTAATATTTTACCAAAAATAAGTAATCCTGATATTTAATCAACAAAATCACATTCATTAGTTGTTATATCTGTTGTTTTAATATTTTTAATATTTTTAATATAATTACTATAAAGAATTAAAAATAATTCTCTATATTGTTCTAATTGTGATAATTTTTTATTTATATTATATTTAACTAACATATCAACAAATTTAGGATGTTCATAAGAATGACCAAAACTCATTGTATCAATTAGAATATATTTAGAAAAATTTATATCAATTGCTGTTCTAAAACATTCACTTTGAATAGCTTTAATATGAAATGGTAAACTATGACCTACAATTATTTTAACATCACTTAAATCATTTTTTAATTCAGTTATTGCTGTTTTATTATCAATCCCAATACTATTTGCTTCTTCCATTGTTATTTTATGAAAACCTTGAGCAACTTTATCAAAATTAATAGTATTTGGTTTTAATATTATTTTTTTAAAGTTAGAATTGACAATTTTATTATTATTATATTCACCTATCATATAATGAATTGCGATTAATCTTGCAAACTTATATAAATTTTTAGTTGAAACAAAATCATTTGTTTTATGTAAACCATTTGTATCTGTGTATATAAAACATATCTTAGGCATTATTTATTATATTATTTATTATTTAAGTATAAATAATATAATAATCAATTTTTATTTATTTTATTAAAAAAAATTAATAGAATGACATGGCTCAATACAATCTTGAATATATCCATGCATATAATCATATTTAGGTATCATAATTGAACTAAATATAGTAATTCTATTAAGTGTTGGTTTAGTTTTTAATAATTGTTCAATATTTTCAATAGTATGAATATTTTCATCTAAATATTTTTTACCACTTGTAGTTCTATCATCAAAATAAAATGGTTCAATCCAATGATCATGGTTTGTTTGAAATACATATTTTGATGAATTTAAAAATACTGGCATTAAATTATAATATCTTTCTCTTGTAATTAATGCACCATCATTTCTTTCTAATCCACCGACTATATAATAAATAGGAGCAATTAATTCAGCATTACTTAGAGTATGAACAACATAATCATAATTATAATCTCCTTCTAATAAATCACGAACAATTAATGAATTCCAATTTGGTGTTTTTGTTCTAAACCATTTCATGATTCCTAAAAAACCACCATTAATAGCAAATCTTTGATTAATAGTTATACTATATTTATATGGTTTCATTCCAGTAAATACTCCTACAAATCCTGCAAATGTATGTGCTTTATAAATAACTTTATTATTTTTTGTAAAACTTATAGAGATTGATATCTTTTTTAAAAGTGGAACAATACCTTCCATAAGAACACCAAAATCTAAATTTCTTGCATGAATAATAGTATCATGATGAACACTTTCAGTCACAACAGATGTGCATAATGAAAATACTTCATAAAAAATATTATATAAAACTACTTCATATAAATCAATACCAGAATATTTACTAATTCCAATCATTTCTTTTCCATAATCACCAATATCTTCTGGTATTTCATCAAAATATCTTTTAGCTAAATATTTAACTGTTTTAGAAAATATCCATGGTAATTCTTCATATGCTGTATTAATAACCTTCATCACCGTGTTATTATAAATAGGTATAATATGTGCCCATCTTTCCTCTGGTGGTAAATCTAAATTAATAATATATTCTGGTAAATCTTTATTTAATTCTTCTGTGTATAAATTAGAAGATATTTCATTAAATGAATCATTTAATGAATAATTAAATGACGCATTAATACTATTTATCATAAATAAAAATAATAAAACACATTTTACTAACATTAATAATGTTAATTTTATTTCTATAAATTAAAATAAATTCTATATTATAAAAATGGTTTTAATTTATTATAAATACTTACATCATAAGAACATCCTTTAAATTTAATATTTGCTAATATTTTAGAATATCTAATCATTGTATTAATATCATCAGATAGTTTATTATTAATAATAAAAATTTTTCTAAAATTATAAATAGTATTTGATTCATTTTCAAATCTATGTATATTATCCATTAATTATAATATAGTTATTTATTTAATTGGTTATAATATCAATATTTTTTTATTTAATTAATTAATGGAAATAATATCTTCAAGTTTATTGAAGTATAATATAGGTTTAGATGTTGGTAGTAATATAACAAATATATTATTTGAAAAAAAGACTATCTTACCTAATTATAACAAAATATCATTTATTGTTCCTGAATTAGATGAAGAATATAATATTAATGTAATAATGGGTGATAATATATTAGCATCTGATAATATTATATTAGAAACTATTAATTTAAAGAATGTTGAAAAAGTATTATATTTAGAATTATTTTTATATAATTATTATATAAAATTAACAATTAATACTAAATCAAAATGTATTTATAATAATGTTATTAAATATTATGATAATAATATAATTTATTTTGATAAAAATATAGATATTGATAATTATAATTTAAAATTTTATATTACTCAAACTATTAGGCTTATAAGAAAAAAAATAAACTTAGATTTATTAGTTTTTGATAATGATACTAAATTAATATTAGAATATAAATTAAATAAAATAATAGAAGCAATTAATAATAATAATAATATTATTAGTAATCAAAAAATGCTAGATATTAAAAATAATCTTAAAATAAAATTCTTTATTGATTAATTATAAAAAATGATAGTTTCAATGTGTAAACCTTAAGTTTTAACAACGGATAAACTCATAAAAATTGAATATATTATTACTAATGAGTATTAATTTATTCATTTATGGAATCATTGATTGCAAAATTGCCAATTGAACTTATAAGTATTATTTTTTCTTACACAAATAGCTCTAGTTTACTTAATCTAATTAAAAACAACGATATGAAAAAAGTAATTAATGAAAACAACATTGAATTACTTAGTTCATTCTATAATATAACCAAAGAAGAAATGATTGTATGGAATTTGCTAAATATTATTAAACAAACAAATACCTATATGGAGTGGTGTAAAATATTACATTATGCAGATATTAATAATAAATATTATAAAAAATTATACAATTCATTCAATATACAATCTTCATCAATGTTTACATCAAAAAAAGATAGCAAGTATACTATTAAATTAAAAATGGGATTATTTTTTATAAATATGATTAATAATAATGATAATCTAGACAGAATTTTAAGTTATTTAAAATTAACTTTTGATGAAATTGAATTTATATTTATCACAATGAAAAATTATCCTGATGAATTTAATAGTGAATTATTATATTATGCATGTATTGCTAAAAATAAAGACAAATATAAACTTAATTATGATAGAATTACACTTGCTAAAAGGCTAAAATTACTTTCCATTTATAATAATAAGAATTATTATTATAATTCATTCATCTGTAAATGGCCTGAAATAAATTTTAATTATTATATTAATTTGATTATGCAAAATATAAATTATCATGTTGTATTTGAGTTAACTACTCCCAAAAATAAAACTACTGAAAAAACTGTTGAAAAGTTTATGAAATTGCGACAAGAGTTAAATATCAATGACTTTATATTATCTGAATATTTTCGTAATCAAAAAGATATAAACACTATTAAATATTTTCAAAGTAATGGAATTACTTTGAAAATAGAAGAATTAATGATAATGTATAAAATTACAAAATATAAAGAGATTATTGATAATATATTAGCTAATAATAAATTATATAATCTTCCTATTGAATTATGGAATAATACTAATAATACTTTGAATATAATATGTCGTTTAGTAGATACTGATAAATTTACAGTTGATGAAATATTTAATAAATTTACAATTGATCAAATAAAACATATTAGAATTAAAGAATTCTTGGAAGATGATGATTTAAACACCACACTAAATTATTGTAGAATAATTAATATTAAAAATATAGCTAATTTTAATAATTTTTTATTAATTAATAATAATAATAATGTTTGTATTCGTATTAAAATTGAATATATTAAGAGAGCTTATTATGAACTAACATACGAACAATGTAATTTATATTTTAAATATATTAAAGAATTAGATATTAAAGATAATTATAAAGAAATAACTGAAGAACAAAATCAAGCATTCTATAATTAGGCACCGTCAAGTGCTTAATTATTTTATTATAAATGTTCTGTTATATCATATGCCATATATTCAAAAGGATGTTCATATTTTGAATTATTTATTGGAATTGTTTTAACATCCATAATTGATTTTGGATTATCAATATATTCAGCCATCATTATATTACCATCTTTATCTTTATAAATCCATTCATCCATATCTGGATTAGAACGTGTATTAAACATTTCATTATATTCACTTCTTAATTTATATTTAGTAAATCCATTATTTTGTAAATATTCATTAATATCTTCTGGATATAATTTTTGATATACATGAATTTTTTCATGAATTAATGTATTTACTAATTGTGATGAATTATTTAATAAATATAATGGTATAATTATAACATCATTTCTTGTATGTGGATAACCTTCTTCATATAATTTATCTTTAACTACACCTATTTTCCATTTAATATTAGCACATTTAGGACCATCAAATCCTACACAACTATATTTTTTTAATTTATAATTAGCTTTATTAATACAATTATTTAATGTTTTTTTAATATTATTATTAATATCAATACAAGATAATTTAATATTATTTTGATAATGTTCTATATTACTAACTTTTCTAGCTATAAAATCTTTATCAGAAAAATTTTTATAATAATTATCTATATCTTTAATTAAATAATTCTGTAACTCATTTTTATTAATATAATTATTATTATCTATATTATTATTTTCAAAATTATTGTTTGTAAAAAAATTATTAATAATTAAAATTAAAATAATAATAAATATAAGTGAAGATATTACTATTAATATATTCTTATTCATATATATAAATTTATAATTAAATTTATATATTATTAATATTATTAATAATTATTACTAATTATTTTACGCAGATGATGTGGCAACAACAGCATCAGTTTCAGCCTTCTTTACCTTTGTAAGACGGTTCTTGTATTCCTTAACAACAGTGCGATCACCGTCCTTACCCTTAATTGTGTATTCAACAGGTGTAGCGAGCTTTTCACGACGACCGTTGTAGGTGTAAACTGAACGCTTGCTACCACGAGTTGATTCACGGATTGAGAAGGTGATTTCACTGCTTGACTTTACAACAGTGCTATCTTTTTCTTCACGGTAATACTTGGAGAGAGCCTTGTTGGCAGCTTGGTAAGGGGTGAGACCAGTGTAACGACCTTCATATTTGTCACTGCTAGGGAGCATCGCTTTGAATGAGCGCTTACCACCTTCAAGATCTTCTGATGCTTCATCAGCATCAGTCTTAGATACCTTTGGTGCCTTAGGTGCCTTAGGTGCCTTAGGTGCCTTAACACCTTTGGCTGCCTTAACACCTTTGGCTGCCTTAACACCTTTGGCTGCCTTAACACCTTTGGTTTCCTTAACACCTTTAGTTTCCTTAACACCCTTGGTTGCCTTAGCTTTAGGTGCCTTTACTTCTGCACCACCTTCTTGAGCAATAACTACTGAAGCAGCTACTTCGACTTGTGTAGCTGCTGTTTTACCTTTACCCTTGGCTACCTTAGGGGCAGCAGCAACAACAACGGGATCAACAACTTCAGTTGCAGTAACTTCAACTGTTTTCTTACCCTTTCCTTTTTGAGCAGGAGCAGTAGCAGCAACAACAGCGGGAGCAGCAACAACAGCGGGAGCAGCAACAACAACGGGGGCAGCAACAACAGGTTGAGCAGATACTTGTTTTTTGTTTTGCGATTTCATAGTAGGCATATATAATATATTTATAAATTATTTTTTTAAATCAAACTAACTATTAAAAAATGACTTATTTGACCTATTTTAAATAGTTTTTATATAATTTATAAGAATTGATGATTAAAAATATTCGTTTAAATAGATTAAATGGATAAGGCCCATAATATCATTTATTATTAAACGAATCAAATTTAATGAATACTTTTTAATTTATAACATAAATTATAATGGAAGAAATAAAAAAATATAAATTATATTATTTGCAATCAAAATATAATAAAATACTAAATATTATAAATGAAATAGAAGAACATTATAATATTTTAATAAATAATAATTTAATAAATAATCAAAGTAATTTTTCAAATATTTTGTATGATATAATAAAAAATTTAAATTCACATTATAATAATTCAATAAATTATTATTTAGAAAATACAGATACAGATATAGATAAATTAATAAAAAATACAAATATTGATATTGATAATAATATAATGTTAAAAATACTTGAAACATACTCAAATGAAATACCATCAAATATATTTAAAGATACTGAATATCAAATAAATAATTTAATAAAACAATTTGGTTACAAGGAATTAAAAACAATGATAAAATATTTATTTGCACCTAATTATTTTGATAAAAATATAAATGATTATTTAAATGAATTAAATAATATAGTAATTCCAGTTGGTTATAATATAATAAATAGTTTAAATAATTATAATAATGCTTTTTATTGGAAATCTCCAATAAATAACGTTCAATCGAAAACAGATCCTTTAGATATTCTTAATAAAAAAAGAGAATTATGGATAAAATTACCAAATGCATTAAATAATAATTATATTTGTATATTTGTTTATTTTAAGATTGATAAATTTTCATGTAAATCTAAAACATCTCAAATTAAAAGCCCAATATTACAAAAAATTAAAACAAATATAATATCTAGATTTGAAACTTATAATAATATTGATATTAAATTTTTAAAAAGTTTTTTAAGACATGATTATTTAGGAAATATATATTGTTTATCAGAAATAGAATATAGTGATTATATAATGAAAATGTATTTAAAATATACAAAATTAGTTGAATTAACTTTTGTAAATATAATGAAAGAATTTGTAAATCAAGACAATATTAAAAATATGTTTGATATTATATTTTTATTATTATTAGGACCAGATGAAACAGTAGATATAGGCGGATTATTAATTGGTTTAATTAAAGAAAAAAAAACTTCAAAAAGTGTTAATATATATGATTTAATATTTGAAAATATGACTTTTTATATTCAATCTAAAATAAAAAAATCAAATGTAAATATAAAAAATTCAATTGACAAAATAAAAAGCATCAATATAGATGATATTGATTATAGAAAACAATTAATTATAAATAAAAATATTCCAATAAATGTTAAATCAATGGTATTAGAAAAAATAGAAGAAATGAAATCTTCTAATAATGAATATTATAAACAATTATTATATGTTAAAACAATATTAAATTTCCCATGGAGTTCTTCTAATGATGATTTATATTTTGAAAATTTAAAAAATAATAAAACTAAATCAATTGAATATTTATCAAATATAGAAAATAAACTAAATAATTCATGTTATGGACACGATGAAGCTAAAAAATATTTAATTCAAATGATAGGTCGTTGGATTAGTAATCCTCATAGTATAGGAACAAGTTTTGGTTTGGTAGGTCCTCCTGGTGTAGGTAAAACTTTATTAGCAAAAAGTATAAGTTCTGCATTAGATATACCATTTGCTCAAATAACATTAGGTGGTCAAAACGATGGAGAAATATTGCATGGACATGGATATACTTATAGTGGTGCTCAACCAGGTATGATTATAAAAAAAATGGTAGAAATGGGTAAATCTAGATGTATATTATATTTTGATGAATTAGATAAAACATGTAGTAAACATGGAACAATTAATGAAATTACGAGTATTCTTATACATCTTACTGATCCTAATATGAATAAAAGTTTTCAGGATAGATTTTTCCAAGGTATTGATTTTCCTTTAGATAAAATAATTATGATATTTTCTTATAATGATTCATCAAAAATTGATCCAATATTATTAGATAGATTAAAAGAAATAAAAGTTAGTCCATACACAATTGAAGATAAAGTTAGTATATGTAAAAAACATATTATTCAAGAAATGGCAGAAAATGTTAATATGCAAGATATTATTAATATAGATGAAAAAACTATTAGATATTTAATAGATAATTATACAAATGAAGCAGGTGTTAGAGATATCAAAAGAAAGATTGAAGATATATATATGCATTTAAATATAGAAAAAATTTATAATAAAGGATTATTTAAAACTAAATTAAAAAATAAAACAATAAATTTAAGTAAAGAAAAAATTATAGAAGTATTAAAAGAACCTAATATACATAGAAGAGTTATAAATAATACTAATGAAGTTGGAATAATTAATGGATTATATGCAACATCAAATGGGGATGGTGGTATAATACCAATTCAAATATATCCAAATATGCAGCATTCTAATGATAAATATGAAGTAAGATTAACAGGAAAACAAGGAGACGTTATGAAAGAAAGTGTATTAACATCTTTAACTACAGCAATTGACTGGTTAAAAAATTCAGAATATAAAAATGATATGGATACATTAATGCATACTCATGTTAAAAATGGTTTTCATGTTCATACTCCAGATGGTGCTACACCAAAAGATGGACCTAGTGCTGGTTGTGCATTTACATGTGCATTTATATCAAGAATATTAAATATACCTATTAAAAATGATATAGCAATGACTGGAGAGATAGAATTAACTGGAAAAATATCAAAAATTGGAGGATTGGAATTTAAACTTCAAGGAGCCAAAAAAGCAGGTATTAAAATAGTCTATGTTCCTTTTGAAAATAAATATGATATAGATGAGATAAAGAATAAATATGTAAATTTAATTGATGATAATTTTAAGGTAATTTTAGTAAATCATATTAATGAAATAATTAATGAAATTCTATCATAATACAGTGATGAGAACCAAAGGTTTATAATATGATTCTAATTATAATAATAATTAGAATTATATCGTAGGTGTCAACCGAAGGTTAACTTAATCATAGGTTGATTTATTTGAAATATATATAAAAAATTAAACAATATTAGGTAAATTTGTAAAACCTTTATTTACTAATCTTGATTTTAATGTATCATAACTAGCTGTAACTACATCAGATGGAGCAAATGCATTATTTTCTGTTGGTGTACTAATATTAAATTGATTACATAATCCATAAATAAATGCATATTCAAATAAATTAACTAAATCTTTATAATTATCACCATCATTAACAAGTGTTACATATTGATCCATATTTGTTTTAAAATCATTTATACTTTCTGTTTCATAATAACAAAAGTCAGATATTAAACATTTAGGTGTTCTAAAATCAATCTGTTTTTTTGCATTAGTAAAATCAATATTATTCATATCTGTATTGGCATTAGTTGCGATATATATCTTAACTACATCAGATGTCATATAATCATTATTAAGATAATATTTAATATTATTTATAGTAAATTCACCATTATAAAATATTATTCCATAATCATTTGTATCAGTATAAAAATATGAATAATTTTTTATAATTTCATATATATTTTTAATTATAATATACATACGAATATTATAATCCGTAGTAGTATTTTTAAGTAATATGTATTCATAGATTCTTTTCAAATTATCTAAACCAATATTACCTTCAAACAAATCAATAAATAAATCATTATCTATATTATCTAATATTATGTCTATAGTAATATTGCCATATGATTCATTCATATCTTGTAATTTATAATTAATATTATCCTTATTTATACCATTAAATAAATAAAATATAAAATCTTTAATATGTGTCATTACATCTTTAAATGTAAAATATTTTAATAAACCATTATTAATATTATTAATTGCAGGTGTTGTTTCCTCAAACTTTTCAATATTATAATTATCATAAACATTATTAAATCCTTCAAATCCATTTATAACATTTGTGAAATTACCTGATCCTGTAGGAGCATCAGTAACAGGTGGTGCAATGCCAACTAAATTTAATACCGCTGAAGCATTTTTAAATTTAATAGCATTGGCACATACATTAGTTCCAATAGAGCTAGAAGAATAAATTGTAACACCTTCACTTGCATTACCTTCAAAAGTATACTCTCCTAACGATACCCATTCTGTTGGTCTTTTAGTCGTTTTATTAAATCCTAGAGGAATGATTTGATTAATAATTTGTGTAATAGAGTTTGTATATATTGTATCAGAATATATAATATTATGTCTAACATTTGTATCACGTGAAGTCCCACTAACATAATAAACTAAAACTTCATATTTTCCTTTTATATTATTTGCCGGGAAAAATATTGATAAATCTTTTTCTCCATTAGAAATTAAAAATTTGTTACCAAATCCTAGTTTTGTGTCTGAATTTGATGTAACAATTGACCATTTATTATATTTTGTAGTAGTTGATGATATAGAAGAACGTAGAAGTAAATCATCTACTAATACAAGCTTATCACTATCTATATCTGGAGTATCATTTTTTATACTTACACTGTTTATTTGTGTTATGATATATGGTGCTATTGTTACTTTTGTTGTAGTTGTTGGTGCTAATGTTGTTGTAGTTGTTGGTGCTAATGTTGTTGTTAATCTTGCAGTAGTTGTTGGTGCTAATGTTGTTGTTGTAGTTGTTGGTGCTAATGTAGTAGTTGGTGTAACAGTTGTAGTTGATGCTAATGTTGTTGTCGGTGTTACTGTTGTTGTTAATCTTGCTGTTGTAGTAGTTGGTGCTAATGTTGTTGTCGGTGTTACTGTTGTTGTTAATCTTGCAGTTGTAGTAGTTGGTGCTAATGTTGTTGTAGTTGTTGGTGCTAATGTAGTTGTTGGTGCTAATGTAGTTGTTGGTGCTAATGTTGTTGTTAATCTTGCAGTAGTTGTTGGTGCTAATGTAGTAGGTGCTAATGTTGTAGTTGTTGGTGCTAATGTAGTAGTTGTTGGTGCTAATGTAGTAGGTGCAACAGTTGTAGTAGGTGCTAATGTTGTAGTTAATCTTGCAGTAGTAGTAGGTTCTAATGTTGATGATGATGTATTATTAATATATATTCTTATTACTTTAATTGACTCTATTTTATTTTCTTGTGTATTTGTTTGTGTGACTGTTGCTAATTCATTATCAGATCCAATATAATTGCTACCAACATATTTAATATAAACTTTATAATAATATTTATTATCAATTGTTATAGGAGGTACTTTATATGATTTAATTATTTTTACATAATCTTGTATATAATTAATATTTATTTCAGTTTCATCTTCTAATGCTACAATATACCAATTTCCTTCATAATTATCAGAATCATATATTTCTAAAAGATCTCCTGCTAATACTGGTTTTGTTCTTGGTGCAATAGTTGTTGTTAATCTTGCAGTAGTAGTTGGTGCTACTGTTGTTGTTAATCTTGCAGTAGTAGTTGGTGCAACTGTTGTTGTTAATCTAGCAGTAGTCGTTGGTGCTACTGTTGTTGTTAATCTAGCAGTAGTAGTTGGTGCTAATGTAGTAGTTGGTGCTAATGTAGTAGTTGGTGCTAATGTAGTAGTTGTTGGTGTTAAACTAATAGTAGTATTTGTAGCCACAGTTCCTATATATCTAAATATAATAGCATTAGCGCATACATATTTTAGCGTCTCTGTTCCTGTTATTGGGCTAATACTAACACCTTCATTCGCATTACCTTCAAAATTATATTGTCCTAATGATATCCATTCTATAGGTTTTGGTGGTATTGAGTTTATATTAAATCCAAGTTTAATATATTGATTAATAGAATAAGTAACTTTACCGGTAGAATAAATAACTGTATGTTCAGCTTCTCTAAAACGCAGATTTCCACTAACATAATAAACTAAAACCTCATATCTTCCGTTTAGTGTTTTATTATAATTTGCTGGAAAAAATATATTTTCAGTAGTATTAGAATTAGAAACTAAAAATTTATTTCCATATCCTAATTTTTGATCTATATCTGAAGTAATAACACTCCACCCATTAAATATGGGTTTAATTAAAGGTAAACTAATTGGACGAAGTAAATCATCTATTAATATAAGATTATCTATAGTATTTAATTCTGAATATTCTACTATTGTTCTTGCTATTGGTATTATAGCATTACTAATTGTTGTTGTTGTAGTTGTAGTTGGTGCTAATGTAGTGGTTGGTGCTAATGTTGTAGTTAATCTAGCGGTAGTGGTTGGTGCTAATGTTGTAGTTAATCTAGCGGTAGTTGTTGGTGCTAATGTTGTTGTTGGTGCTAATGTTGTTGTTGGTGCTAATGTTGTTGTTGGTGCTAATGTTGTTGTTGGTGCTAATGTTGTTGTTGGTGCTAATGTTGTTGTTGGTGCTAATGTTGTAGTTAATCTAGCGGTAGTTGGTGCTAATGTAGTAGGTGCTAATGTAGTAGTAGGTGCTAATGTAGTAGTAGGTGCTAATGTAGTAGTAGGTGCTAATGTAGTAGTAGGTACTACTGTTGTTGTTAATCTAGCGGTAGTTGTTGGTGCTACTGTTGTAGTAGGTACTACTGTTGTTGTTAATCTAGCGGTAGTTGTTGGTGCTACTGTTGTTGTTAATCTAGCGGTAGTTGTTGGTGCTACTGTTGTTGTTAATCTAGCGGTAGTTGTTGGTGCTACTGTTGTTGTTAATCTAGCGGTAGTTGTTGGTGCTACTGTTGTTGTTAATCTAGCAGTAGTTGTTGGTGCTACTGTTGTTGTTAATCTAGCGGTAGTTGATGGTGCTACTGTTGTTGTTAATTCAGGTATTGTTGGTTCAAGGATAGTGGTTGTTAATTCAGGTATTGTTGGTTCAAGGATAGTGGTTGTTAATTCAGGTATTGTTGGAGCAACAAATTGTGTTACAGGAAATTTATTTATAGAAATTAATATTAAGTTATTATTATATTCATCTTTTTGGTATATTGACTCTGTCATATCATTTAATATATGATATGTATTATTATTTTCATATTTAATAGATACTTCATATTTATACATTTCACCATCATTATTTATAATATTTTGAGGAACTTTTAATGATTTTAGTGTTTTTAAGCCAAATTCTTTTATAGAACTCATCTCATATACTTTTGGATAGTTTTCTGAATTAAGATTTATACTATACTTGTTTCCTTCATAATTAGTCTCATCATATATTTCTAAAAAATAATCAACATCAGTCTGATTATAAGGCTGATCATCAGTCTGATTATTAGTCTGATCATTAGGTGTATTTATTTCTTCATATATATCTGTAAATTTAGTTATCTGTGCATTAATAAAATCAACTTTTGAAGGCTTTACATTAGATTGATTTATAAAATCCTTAAAATTTTTAGTTAAATCTGGAGAATTATATGATATATTATAAATATCATCTAAGATTTTTGTTTTAGGATCTATTTTACCATCATTATTAGAAATTAATAATTGTGCAGTTATTTGATAATTATTTAATTTATTTATTCCGTTTATATTTTCTTTCAATTGTAATATAAAATAATCATATTCAAATTCAGAGGGTACATATTCTTCATCTCTATCTAATAATTTTGAAATAAATTTATTTAATATCCGTTCTTTAATAAGTTTTTTAATTGACATTTTATATACATTATTATCTGTTTTTAATTCGTATATCTCTTTTATATTAGTGTCTTTATTTAATTCTTTGCTAATTTTTTTAGTATAATTAATTGGAATTATATATATAAAAAAATCATTTATTTCTTCATAATCATCTAAATAATAGAAATTATATGATTTGGGTGTAGCTCCTTCATTTGCAAGTATATTAAGATATACTACTATAGCTAATCCAAGTAAAATTATATTAGTTTTATTATTTTGAGCATATATTATACTTGCAAGATAACTAATACGTTCCTCATTTAATATATAATCAAACATATCAATCTTTTTTTCTTTAATAATTGTTTGAATATCGTCCTTAGTATTATTTTCACTCAATAATGTATTTATATTTTTTATATCAATTGATGGAAAATATATATTTAAGAAAGTAACAAAATTTTCATTAATTTTATCTTTTGAATTAAATACTATATCTTCATAAAAATTTTCTTGTCGTGTCCCTGATGTTATAAAATCACCACTTTTTAATGCTTGAGATATTCTATTTATATCAATATCTGATACTGGTGGCGACGATGGTGTTTTTTTAGGAAATAACAATGTATAAGCAAAATAAAAGAGTGAAAGTAATACTATAGTAATTACTACAATATTCATAGGTGATTTAATATCTATTATCATATATATATATTAATATATATTTAATTAAATATATATTATTATAGTTTAAATTATAAAATTTATAATAAATTAAACGATGTTGTATCTTATTGCTCATTAATTAAATAGTTATTGTTTTACTAGTTTTACTAGTTTTACTAGTTTTACTAGTTTTACTTATTTTAGTAGTTTTACTAGTTTTACTAGTTTTACTAGTTTTAGTAATAATTATATCTGTATCACTGTCAAGCTCATCAATTATTAATTGTGTATCAATATCATTTTTAAGAATAATTAAATTATCTTTATTAATATTCATTTTTTGTTTTGGTAAATTTTTTTTTTTCTCTAAAATCATATCAGTTACTTCACTATTTGTAATAATCTTATGAAATGGCCAAATACGTCTATATGTTTTTGATATAGTTACATCAGATATAGAAAATACTTCTGATATTTGTTTTTTATTAATAGGCAAACTATACATATTAATTACTAATAATAAACATCCAGCAGCAACTGAAGGAGGTTCATGAGTAGAGGCTAAATCTAGTTTATTTATATTATTTGATATTTCAATCGCATATTTAATATATTTTTCATTCATTTCTAATTTATCAGCAAATCTTTTAATAAAATCAGTTGATAGACTACTTGTAAATGTATGATGAAGTTCATCAATATTAATAAAATCCATAAATTTTCTATAACCCTTATTAACATGTTTAATTTCTAATGAATAAATATCAGCAATTTCTTTTGGACTACGTGGTTCATTTTGTAATTTGCATGCATAAAATACACATGCTGCAATCATTGAACGTCTGTTAATACATCTCATAATACGGTTTTTTCCTTTACGAGTTCCCTTTGTATGCTTACTATCATTAACTTTTTTATATAAAATTTTAGAAGTATCGATAATGCTTTGTGTGATATTATATTGTTTACATTTTTCTTGAATTTTTTGTAGTTCATCCATTAAACTTTTTTCCTTATAAGGCATCTGACCTTGTCTTTGTAATGCACTCATACGATTATAACCCTTGCATTTAATTTTAGTTCCTAATGCAGATTTTGGAAAGAAAAAGTTTGTAGGGCAACCATAACTTGAATTTGTTCTTGCGTCACCTTCTTTATTAAATATTGGATTTTTATTTAAATATGTATTATTTACAACTCCACAATCCATACACACATAATAACCTTGATTTTCATCAACAGCCATATTGCCACTCTTACATGAAATACATAAATTTTCATTAATTTGTAAATCTTCACTAATATTAATTCCAAATAGAAGATTATCAATATCTTCATCATTCATATCTAAAAATTTGTCTTCCATTATAACTAATATAAAGAAATATATTTCTTTAAATATTTTAAATCAATTTTTTTAATATATTATAATTATAATAAAAAATGATACAAATTATTATGATAATATTAATAATTGGAGTAATTTCTGTAATAAGTAGTATAATTATTAATGAAACACTAGTTAAAAAAAATAATACTTTAGTAACATCAACTGCATTACCATCATCAACTACATCTTTTAATTATATTAATTATATTAATTCAAACTATTTATTAGTTTTAAATAACAACTATAATGATATTAATATTGATAAAATATATTCTGCTAATAATATTCAAATTGCGTTAAAGAGATTTACTACGAATATATATATAAATACAACAACACCGCCATCATTTTTTATGTTACCTATAGAGGGTCTTAATTCTAATAATTTATGTGTTGATTTATTATTATCGAATGATACTTTTTTTATTATATTAGAAAATAGTACAATTAAATCAAGCACTGATGGAGCTACATGGACAACCGAATTTAAACATATTGATATCGTCTCTACTGTTTCTCCATTAACAACTGTTTCTTCATTAACAAATATACAATCATCATCTATATATTATAATAATGATATTTATTATTTATTACTTGCAAATAATATTAAATCATATGTTTATAAAAAAAAAAATAATGTTTGGACATTACTAAATACTTTTAATAGATTGTATTCATCAATAGTTTATGCTTATGATAAATTATTATTATTTGGAAAATTAAATTTTCCTGTAGAACAAACAACATATAATATGTCATATATATCTAATCCAGAATCATCTAACACAATTACTAATATAAATATATTAGATTATAAACAGTTTAAAGAAGTTTTATTTGCAAATGGATTTTTAATAGCAATATCATACCAATCATTTGAGATTATCTGGAGCACTGATGGTATTAATTGGACTAAAATATCTAATAAAACTAATATACAATACAACTGTATAATATTTGATGATGATCAGAAAGCTATTTATGCATTTGGTATCAAAAGAATTAATATAAATACTGCTAATTTTATTATTAGTATAGGAAAAATTACATCATCTACTACTATAACATGGACAACTTCTCCATATAGTCATTTTGTTACTGGTATATGTAAGAAATAATAAAAATTATATAATAAAACAACTATTTTCATGAACTATTTTGCTTTCCAAATATATAATAATTGTATATTCATTACAAAAAATATTAGAATGTTGCCATCATCCAATTCTAATATTCATAACATAATCATTATTTGAATTACTAGATGGATATAATTTAAACATTTCTTTTAAATTCACTTGAGCTATTTATAGTCCAGTTATAAAATTCTATTCTACTCTTTGCACCATTATTCTCATCAAATACTTCATATAGAGATAAAATTGTTTTTGGTTTTAATTTAATAATAGCTTCATAATCATAATTCGATTGATTTGGTTCACACCAATTAAGAAATAGAATATAATTTTTAATAATTAATGAATTATTTTCAATTAAATTATCTGTAGTATGATAATATAATTATAAATGATAAAAATTATTATTTTAATATTAATAATTGGAATAATATCTGTAATAAGTGGTTTAATTATTAATGAAACTAAAGTTAAAAAAAAAAAAACTTTAGTAACATCAACTGAATCATCAACATCAACTGAATCATCAACATCAACTGAATCATCAACATCAACTGAATCATCAACATCAATTGAATCATCAACATCAACATCAACTGAATCATCAATATCAACTGAATCATCAACATCAACTGCATTATCTGTAACTGAATCATCAACATCAACTGCATTATCGATAACCAAATTATCAACGACTCTCACAAATATACCAACTACTACTTCTTTTAATTATATTAATTATGTTAATTTAAACTATTTATTTATTAAAAATGACCAATATGATAGTATTTTAATTAGTAAAATATATTCTGCAAATAATATTCAAATTGCATTTGACAAAAACTCTCCAAACATATATAAAAAAACATCAGTTTCTTCATCATTTTCAAGATTAACTATACCTGATCTTAATAGTACTAATGTATGTGTTGATTTATTATTATCAAATAATACTTTCTTTATTATATTACAAAATACGATGATTAAATCAAGCACTGATGGAAATTCATGGATAAACGAATTTAGACATACTACACTATCTGCTGCTTCTCAATTAACAACTATACAATTATCATCTATATATTATAATAATAATATTTATTATTTATTATTTACAAATGGTAGTAATAAATCATGTGTTTACATTAAAAAAAATAATGTATGGCAGTTACGAAATAGTTTTGATGCAGCATATTCGTCAATAGTTTATGCTTATGATAAATTATTATTATTTGGAATTTTTAATATTACTGTAGGATTAACCAGTTATAATATGTCATATATATCTAATCCAGAATCATCTAATACAATTACTAATATAAATATACCAAATTATAGTTCTTTTAGAGAAGTTATATTTGCAAATGGATTTTTAATAGCAATATCATACAATCCAATTGATATTATATGGAGTCTTAATGGTATTACTTGGATTAAAATATCTGTCAAAAATAATATATATTATGAATGTATAATATTTGATGATGATAAGAAAGCAATTTATGCATTTGGTAAAGATAACAATATAAATATTATTAGTATAGGAAAAATAACATCATCTACTACAATAATATGGACAACTTCTCAATATAGTCATTTTGTTACTGGTATATGTAAAAAATAATAAAAATTACATAATAAAACAACTATTTTCATGAACTATTTTGCTTTCCAAATATATTATAATAGTATCTTCATCACAAAAAATATTAGAATGTTGCCACCATCCTATTCTAATATCCATAACATAATCATTATTTGAATAATTTGATGGATATAATTTAAACATTTCTTTTAAATTATATTCATTTGAGCTATTTATAGTCCAGTTATAAAATTCTATTCCACCTGCTGAACCATTATTATCCTCAAAAACTTCATAAAGAGATAAAATTGCTTTTGGTTTTAATTTAATAATAGCTTCATAATCATAATTCGATTGATTTGGTTCACACCAATTAAGAAATAGAATACAATTCTCAATAATTGATGGATTATTTTCAATTAAACTATCTGTAGTAAGATAATCTATTTTCATTAATGGTTTACTAATATAATACTTTGCATTAGGTGGATAATTTATAGGATCATATTTATCAATACAAATCCATTCAATATTTTTATTATATTTTCTATTAAATTCAATATTAGCTAAATATTCTATAGTTCCTATACCACTACCAATACTTATAAATGGTAAATTATAATGCTTGTAAAATTTATTAATATTAGCAATCATATTTTCTTTTCCAAATGATTTAATACCTTTATTTAATAGATTACTAAGAAATGTGGTATTATTAATATCAATTTGTAAGGCCATATTAATAATATTGATTTTAATATTAATAATATTAAAATCAATTTTTATTTATGCAAATATGTTAATATTAACTGAATAGCTATTGTTTTGTTATTTAAAAATAAAATATAACTAATATTAGTATAATGGATTTTATATCCAACGGATTATCAAATAGTATATATATAATAAATCTTTTAACAGGCTTTAGAAATAAACAAGATAAAAACATTATAATAGATCCATTATCATGTTTAATTAAATTAAGTATTTTAAAATTTTATCCAGTTGGAACAAAAATTAGTATAGGAGATAATATGATTAGTATATTAGATCCAGGAGTATTACAAGGAACATTTAGATTTTTTAAAGGTGATGGACGTGAAGATTTACATAATCTATATGTGCCATTAATTAAAAGTATTGAATGGTTTTGGAAAAAAGATAATAAAGAAATAAATTATTTATTTGATTATGCAATAAATGGTTTAGAAATATTAAAAGCATCATATCCAATAAATAGTACTATTTGTCATACATTAGATTTATATATTCATCATTTAACAACAAAAAAAATAAAATCATTTCAAAATAAAGATATAATTGATAATACTAATAATAATGAAATACATGATTATTTAAAAAAATTATGGAATGAAAGAGAAATACATATAATTATAGAATTATTACTAGAATATGAAAAAAATAAAACAGAGAAACAAATATTAGATTCTATATTAAATTTAACAAATGCAAAAGAAGTTAAATTAAAAGAGTTTCTAAAACAACATTTTGCATCATTATAATTATAATATTCAAAAGTTTATATTTAGTTTATAAATAGAAAAAATTATTTAGAATTAATCTTAAATTATATAATGAAAAAAACACTAGAAACCATTATTAATTTTAATATAGAAAAAAATATAATGATAATAAAATGTAAAAAATATAATTTAATATTACCTATAATTAATGGAACTGTTCAAGTATATATTTCTAACGAACTAAAAGAAAAAATAGGAATAAATGAAATAAATATAAATGATAATATTATAATTTTTTATAGAGATTTAAATCATATTAATATAAAACCTATAAAAATTATAAAACTATTTAATTATAAGTTTAATGATGAAAGTAGTGAAAATGATATTGATTTAGAATAAATTATTTAAAATTTTATAATTAAATATAAATAAAAAATCTAAGATTATATATATATGATATTATCAAGAATACTCATGATTCTTGCACTTGCTGTATTAGCATACCTTGTTTTCATTACAATGAACGAATCAGAAAAATTTAAAAATAATAAGAAGCAAGTAAATAAACATGAAAATTTTGCTCAACCCCATATAGTTGAAAATATTTCAGAACAACAAATGGTAGAAAAAAAAATGGCAGAAAAAAATATGATGGAACAAAAAATGATGGAACAAAAAATGATGGAACAAAAAATGATGGAACAACAAATGGCAGAACAACAAATGATGGAACAACAAATGATGGAACAACAAATGATGGAACAACAAATGATGGAACAACAAATGATGGAACAACAAAGAAATGCACAAATGTCTAATAATATTAATTATGAATTAACTGAAAATACTTCAAATAATAATGAAAAGTTTTCACAAAAAGAAAATATTAAAGCACAACAACCTAATATTTCATATGAAAATTTTGCTGCTGATATAAGTGGTATAGCTGATGATCTTTATGGGGCTGCTCCATTTGGGGATAATGCTCCAGTAAATCAAGGTGATATGGCCACTGTTAAATATACTGGTTTAGTTGATGCTAAACCAGGAGATGTAATCCAAATTGAAGGAACTGATTTATTAACAGCTCCTCTTATTGATAATATGCTTTACACTAACTCAATTGCAAATACTAACCGTAATGCTTCACAAGACTTAAGAGGTGATATCCCTCTTCAATTTAATGATACATACACGCCATTCTATTCAAGTGTTATCTATGGTGCTCCATTATCACAACATAATATGACAATTAATAAAATGTAAATAAATATTATTGGTCTTCTACGTCTAACATACTAAGTGGAATACTTCTATCCAAATAAATATAGGGGTAATTTTGTTTAATATATTCAATAAAATATGTATAATTATCTTTATATGGCTCAAAACACATTTCAACATTCAATATTTTAATTTTTTTTAAATATTGAATACCATCATAAGTAATATTCCTGCAATAACTAATATTTAATTTTTCTACATTTTCTAATAATTTTAAATCAGTATCATTAATATTTGTATTACTTATATCTAATTCAATACAATTTGTTAAATATAGTATAGATTGACGCGTAATTTTAGTAAAACCTAATCTTACTATTTTGCAATTGGTTAAATTTAAAACTGCTTCATCAGTTATATTGCAAAAATTTAAATCTACTTCATAGCAATTTTTTAAATATTCTGTGCATTGATTAGTTAAGTTTTTACAATCAATTAATCTAACTATATGACAATTTTTTAAATATTTAATATCATTATCAATTATATTAGTATAACTTAAATCTATAGTATGACAATTTGTTAAATATTGAGTACAATTAGTTTCTAAATAATAACATTTATATAAATCCAAATAATTACAATGGGTAAAATATTTTATATAATCATTATTAATTTCTGAATTTGCTAATTCATATTTAACAAAACAATTAATCCAACCATCATTAACAAATTTTTGAATTCTTTTATTTTTTAAGAATTTAATAGTAATATTTGACCAAACATTATTTTTAATAATTGATTGAAAATTATTATAATCGTCAAATTTATACACTTTCATTAATGCTTCATGATCTAAATAATTAAATATTTTAATAATAATTTCATCAGGTAATAAGTTAATCATTAATTAAATAACTTATATAATTTTAAGTTATTTAATCAATTTTTATTACATAAAAAAATATTTTCTATTATTATTATATATGTCAGATTCGGAGCAAGAGGATGTTCAACAAAAAGTAACAAAAGTATTTAGAAAAAATGTTCTCAAATGGGTAGAACTAGATGATAGTGTTAGACAATTAAAAGCAAAAATTAAAGAAATAAATGAAAAGGTTAAAGAAATAAATCATGAAAAAGAACAATTTGAAGAACCAATTATAACATTTTTATCTCAAGTGAATGAAGATGCTGTAATGTTAAAAGATGGTGGCAAATTATCAAAAAATATCTCAAAACAAAAGGCACCATTAAAGAAAGAATTTATTCATAAAGCATTAGTTGAATTAGTAAATGATTCAAATAAAGCTATGGTAATGACAGAACATATTATTAATTCAAGACCAACTACTGAAAAAATTAATCTTAAACGTTGTGCTATTAGAGAAAAGAAAAATAAATAATAAATAATAAATAGTAATATTAACAATAACAATATCCATAAGCATCAATCATATGATGACAATTATAACAATTAATTAATCCTAAATCTAATATAACTTCATTATCTTCTATACTATAATGTTTTTTTTTATTAGTTATATCAATTATACAATTTTTAACAATTTCAATAATAATTTCCATATTATCTTTTAAATTTCTTATATAACAATTATCAATAGTGATATTTATAGAATTCCAATCATAAAAATCATAATCTTCTGGATTATTTTTTGTTTCAATTAGATCCATATAAAGTATCCAACATGGTAAATAATAATTTGGATTTATTTTAAGCATACTATTATATAATAACATTATTATTATATAATATATTATAAATTAATTTTTAATTTATTAATAGCTCGTCCAATATTATTAATCATATTTATTATTTTCTGTCTTAATCTTTGGCATAATATTTATACTCATCAATTCTTGAAATAATAATTTGCATGCATATGGCATATTAACTGATGATATACGAGTATGATTATTGCATGGGTGGCATACATAATACTCTTTATCAATAACTCTAGTTGCTAACATACCACAATCATCGCATACTTTGAAATTTGCAATATCTGATGTTTCCATCATACGCTCTTTTGTAAATTGTCCCATACCGTGGGCTTCCATCGCATCTTTTTCCATCTCCAATCAGTCCTAATTTACGATTAATTTTATCGTAAATTATTTTGAACTCGTAAAATATACCTTATGGTGTAAAACCAAAATCATGGGATATATTATACTACATCAAAAAACTCTCTCGAGTTGGTCAGACTATACCTTAAGCATTCATCAGAGTTGTTCAGACTCTTCATGCCCACTTCCGTCTAGTCGTTGAACCTTCCCCATACACTAAACATAACGTGTTTAGGGGCTTGGCTGCGGATTGACCATATTCTAAAGATTTTTACCATACCTAATGTGATTAGCATTAGCCATCAAATAGTTTCCTATTTAACTTGGTACTCTAGACTTGACTGGTTGTTCCCGCAATTTGAAAGTGTTGCCATCCATGACGATGACTAGCTAACCGGTTGCCCGGCAACTTAGGCAAAATGGTTTACCTATTCTTAAACCACCAGCACGTGAACGACCTTCTAATGGTTGTCGTGTGAGTGCTTGACGTGGTCCTGTAGAGCGACTATTCCCTGTCCAGTATTCATATCCATTACGACGAACATAAAATGTTCCTTTATTCATCGTCAGACAAAATACATCAATCTTCAAATCTAGTGCTTTAATTTCTCTTAATTTAATTTCAAATTCCCCATCTTTATTAAAAAAGTATAATTTTTTATCATAATTATAAACAATATGTTCAATATAATCAATTCTTGTTTCTGTTTCTCCTTCTAATCTGTAAGGAAACCGATGATTAGATGTAACTAATGTATCAATATGTTCATTTTTAATATGATACATTACACGTCCATTTTTTTCATAATATATTTTTTCAATTAATGTATCATAATAATTTTCCATTGTATCAATATCTAATGTTTTAATTTTATCATCATTCTTAATATCATAAAAATACTTCCATCCGTTTTCTGTAAGCACTTCATGATCCATACTAAGACAATGGACTTTATCTAAAACCATGTGTTTGAGTCGCATATAATATGTTGGACCAATAAAGATTTGTGCTTCAATCTTACGACCAGTAATACCACAATACATTGTTTCTGTTCCATGTGGCGAATATCCTAATTTCTTTAAAATATTTGGCAAATCTCTAACATTATAATCCATGAATGGTGTTCCATCCATAAATTTACCATCAATTGCTCCAATTTTTGCTGCCATACATTCAATTAATTGAGCTACTGTCATACGTGATGGGATAGCATGAGGGTTCATAATTAAATCTGGAACCATACCATCCTCAGTAAATGGCATATCACGTTGAGGCAGTGCGATTCCTAGTGTTCCCTTCTGACCATAGGACGAAGCGAACTTATCCCCAATCATAGGAATACGTTCCATTCTCACACGGACATTATATTGTTCATAACCATCACTATTAAAAATATTAGTATGAACTCTATCAATAACACCAGGCACATTGCTCTTAAAAATACGTGAGCTATCTTTATATACTTTATTATTTTTACCAGTTGGTTGAATAGGTGATACTTTTCCAATAAGAATATCTTCATCCTCAATTTCTGTCTCTTCTGGAATATAACCTTTTTCATTCAATTTATCATAATTACCTTGTTTCATACCAGTTACCTTATTACGGTCTGGTTTCATAAAAATATCATCTTGAGATGTTGATGGATTTTTCTCAATTTCACTATGAAATTTCTGCATACTATCAACACGGAAAATACCCCTGTCAATAGCACTCTGATTAAAGATTAAACTATCTTCTTGGTTGTACCCAGTATAACTCATAATAGCAACAATTGCATTTTCACCTGCTGGCAAATTAAGCATATTATTATATTCCATACCTTCAGTCGCAACAATTGGGCGCTGAGGATGGTATAATACTTGACTAATATCCATACGATCTTTATAATTTGTTAAATATAATCCAATACCTTGTTTTGATTGTGAAAAGTTAACAATATTCTTAGTACCATAATTATGATTAATAAATGGAATACCACACGCAACTTCACCCATCATAGTCCAACGATTGAATTCCAAATGTGTATAACGAACATATTTAGTATTACCATAACGATTAACAGATGTTTCATCGCTATTTATTTTACCTTTCATATGTTTCATATTATCATATAAATTATTTAAATCTTCTGCTAACATAATATATTTTGTGCTTTCAACATCTTCATAACTAATAATATCAGGATATTTATTAATTAATTTATTCCAACCTTTTGTTGGTTCTTTAATAACTAATTCATCAATCTCCTTAAATATATCTTTATTAATAACTAATTCATTTGATTTAATATTAAGTAAAGGACGAATCATACGACCAGCATCATAATAAACTCTTAATTCCTTATCTTCAAAATCCATACAAATTGATGTGCTTTTATCAATAACACCATCTCTTTTATGCTTCTTCATTGTTTCATACAAATTAATAATATTTTTAGTGCAACCAACCCAATCACCGTTAAACATAATTTTACTCCATTGTCCCATATCAACAGGATTAATTTCAAACGGGTGCTTATAATTAAAATTTTCAGATGTTTCATTTAATATCATATCAAGAACTTCACGTTGAGCAACATTTTGATTAGTAATACCACTCATCATAGCCAAACTTTTAACAATACCAATTTTTTTACCTTCTGGTGTTTGAGTTGGGCATAAAAATCCATAAGTAATATTATTAACATGACGAATACTAACTACATTAGACGTAGATGCATCAAGTGATGGTGATAAAATACGACGAAAGTTTGATAATGCTAAAATCCATGATAATCTCTGCAAACTTTGAGCAACACCTTTCTTTGTCTTATTCATACCCCAAACACCTGTTGCCATAGCAGTTTTAATACCTTGTTCAATAGTAGTTGGTCTAACCATATTAACAACATTAATTGGTTTTTCATCAGATTGATTTTTACGTTTAAAATTCTTACCAATTTCATTTAATAATTTTTTCCAATTTTGTCTAAATAATTGACCAATTAATACACCAGGTGTTTCAATTCTTTTATTATCAAATCCATCACGATCATCAGGTAATCTACGATTAAGCAAAACTTGAAGTAATTTATTTGTCATTAATCCTAAATATCTGACTTTCTTCAAAATATCTTCTCCCAAATGAGGTAATAAATCTTTTCTAAGTAATTTTTCTAAAAACATTTTCTTTTGAATATTTGCAATATGAAAATCAGTTGATGAAATTCTCTTATTTCTTTTTAATTTAGTTATTAAATAATTATACGCTTCTTCTTTTGTTTTAATTGGTATGCCATTTTCATCCACACACATAGTAATAGATGGTCTTAATAAATTTAACATTTCAATATCTTCTAAATTATAAGTAATATTTGCAATAATATCCATATCAGCTTCAAGACCCATTGCTCTCATAATAATAAATAATGGAACATCTAAAAATTGTGAATTTGATAATAATATATTTCCTGATTTGTTTATTTTAATATTAATAATTTGTAAATTATCTGACCAATCATCAACTCTAGAATTAATATGAGCAATAAATGCTTTTCCCATGAAAGCCGATGGATCATTTTTACCAAATACTAAAATTTTATTATCAACCATTTTTTCAATACTCATTACCACTTTTTCTTGACCAGTAACAATAAAATATCCACCAGGTTCATATTTGCATTCACCTAATAAATCTTGTTTAATATTAGTTGTGCAATATTTAGATTTAACCATAATGGGAATACTACCTACTGCAATATTAACCTCAATATCTCCTATCATTGTAATTACTTTATCACCAGTTGTCATGTCTTCTTTTTCTACAAATTGCTGAACATCAGCAATAATTGTAGCAAAATATTTTAAATGTTTTTTTCTAGCTTCCTTAGGAGTTAAAAGTTCTGGACCTGATGGGCTAGTAGGTGGCTTAATTCTCACATTACTACATTTAAACCCATGAAGATAGATTATATTTTGTTCTACTTTTTCATAAAAATAATTATTTTCTTTCATCAAACTATATGGTATAATTTCCTCTACTAATTGATGATAACTACTAAATAAATGATCATACAAAATATTAGGTTGTTTAAAATATAATCGTTCTAATTTTTTTAAATCTTGTTGAGCAAAAACCATTATATATATTAATAGTTTAGGTTTATATATTTTTAACTTAATATATCAATTTTTATTAAAAAACGGTTTGACATTTTTAATAATAAACTTATGGTTAGTAATACGTGAATACATGTATCAATTTGTATTAAAATTTATTTATGATATATATTAATATGTTTTCAATCTTATACAATTATGTTTTTGGATATATAAAAGTTAAATGTTATAATTGTGATAATATGGTATATGTAAAATATGATATAAATACAAAAGGAACTTTGATATCCTGTTCTAATAGTTGTACTTATAGAATGATAAATAAATAATATAATATATAATAATGTTTAATAATTCACACAAAGATAAATATTTAAAATATAAAACAAAATATTTAAATTTAAAAAAAAATATTAATATTAATAGTTTAATTAATCAACAAAAAGGTGGTATGGGGTTTCATACAAGTTATTGGAACCAACATCCATCTTTTATTGCATCTAATAAAAATTTATTAAAACACGTATCATTATCTATTTTAAATACTGAAGAAAATTTACAATATGGAGATTATTCTTTAATGTTGGATAATTTATTAAAAATAACAGATGGAGTAATTGATTTAAATTTTATAAATAATTTTAGTAGACATATATATTATGATATAAATGGGGAAAATTTTGGGATTAATAGTGTTGGCAAAGATATGAAATGGAAGGATGATACTAAAACTAAATATAATATTACAAGATCAATAATACAACCACATTTAAATACAACAATATTATTTCTTAAATCAAAAACAGATGAATCGACGAAAGTATTAAAAATATTTAATAAGATTAATATAGATATAAATGCAATAAAAGATTATTTATCATTAGAAATTACACATATAGATATATCACAAACATCTGATAAATCTTTAATGGAATTTCAAAATAATTATAATAGAATATCAAAAGAGCGATTTGATTCAATTAATTTTAATATGGAGACTGAATTTATTACTACTAATAATGAACGTGATTATTTATATTTATCTTGTAGAAATAATGATGCAATAAACGATTATATTATAAATTTAATATTACAAAAAATTAATGAAACAACATCATTTAATTTTGTTAAATATGATAATTTATTTGTTACTCAAGTAGATGGTATATATAAATATTGTATATTAATGGAACATATGGATGGAACATTAAATAATTATATAGAAACACTTCCTATAAATCAATATGATATCCTATATAATATTTTAAATAAAATTGACATAGATTTAAATATTTTAAAAGTTAAAAAACATTTATTCACACATACAGATATGAAATGTGAAAATGTATTCTGTAAAAAAATAGGTGATACAATAGTTCCATATTTAGCAGATTTTGATAAATCAAGTATATCATTTCATAATATTAGATTTTATAATGATATTACAACAAATTCAACCTTTATTACAGCTGGTATAGTAGATCCAATGTCATTTATGTCATACTATTTAAAAGATGGATATACACTAGAACAAACCAAAAGAAGACAAAGAAATTATGATTCAGATGAAATTTTTAAATACCGTTTATCTAGAATTGGAAGACATGTATTACCTAGAGCAAAAATGGAATTTATTGAAACAGAACAAACATATATGAGATATAATTATACTCCATTTTATACTTCATTTGATATGTGTTCATTAATAATATCATTATTTATTACAAAAAAAATATTAAATCTACCTCCTCCTGCTAATAATTTATATAAATTATTTATAAAATATATTGCTGAAGAATATTTAGAAATTATAAGAACAATATATTTTGATATTAAATTATCAAAAACAGGTGATTTTGGAAAAATATTAACAGAAATATTAATTAAAGATAAAGAGGATATAAGTGAGTGTTTTATACATAAATTTATAAAGGACAAGGCTCCATCATTTATTAATAAATTATATTTAACTCATGAAAACAAAATATGTTTATCAATACCATTTGTACCAATAGTAAATCAAATAGAAAATATTGATGCAAATATAACACAATTTAGATATCATAAACCTGGAACAAATAAATTATATGAAGATGAAAAGGTTAGATTACTAGAAAGATTACCACATAATATAGAAGACCGATTATCTGATTTTATAATAGAATATAATAATGATTATGCTACTGGAGCAAGAGCATGGTTTAGTAAACCTCCTTATATAGTAGCAACTAATAGATATAGTCATAAAGATAAATTTAGAATGGGTATGTTTTCTTTAAGGAATAGTGTATATGACTATGATGATGTAATAATAGAAGATGTTAAAAAAATATATGATTTTATATTGTCTACACGTAATATATAATATAATATAATATAATGGAAAGGTATTTACCAGTTGGTATAACTCTATTAACTGTTTTATCAAATCGTTTAGGCGGAAATATAAAAGAAATTAGTGATAAATATAATACTAAATATACTGATAATTTTACTCCCGCTGGTTTTACTTTTAGTATATGGGGTGTTATTTATTCTTTATTAATATATACAACATTCACTCATTATAAAGAAATATTAGATACTCAAACACCATATGGTAGCATATTTACATTATTTGTAATTTCATCTATACTTAATGCATTATGGATACAAGCATGGGGAAAGAATTTAGAATTATCAAGTATTATTTTAATATTATTAGCATTTGTATTAATGATAATTACAATTGAATTAAATAAAGCAAATGTTAGTAAAATATTAATATATACTTTTGGATTATATACAGCATGGGCAGTAGTTGCGGCGCTTTTAAATTTATCTACAGTATTAATTAATAATAATATAATTGATAATAAAACAATGAAAATAATATTTTTAGGTATATTAACATTATTACCTTTCTTAATAAAACATGTATTAAAAGATATTTTAGGTGCTTCAATTATACCAATGTTAATTGTATTTATTTGGGCATCATTTGGAATAATAATGAATGGTGAAAATAATTTAATATTTATAGCTCCAATCTTATCATCTACATTGAATATTTTTCTTTAATACTTGCTTTACTATATGCTATAATCATATCTAAATTATCACATTTTATTAATTTTTTAGATTCTCTATAAATAAGATAATAATGATTAAAATGATTAAAATGATCATTAGTATTATTAATTATACTATTTTTATCAGTTTCATCATTATTATAATTATTATATACGGTATCATTATCTCCTACAAAATTTATTTTATTTTTAATATATTTTAATAATTCTTTATCTGGATGATAACCAGCAACATATAAAGTATCAGATTCAATTATATCTTGTTCTAATATAGGTTTCATATTATATAAAATATTTGTTGATATATAATATTTAATTGTTCTAGTTCTATGAGCAATCATACTATTAAAATTATTTTTGAAAACAAATAAATGTGAATTAATGTAGGGAAAATTATCATCTAAATTGTCTTCTAATTTAATTTCTATATCTAATATAAAACCATAATCTTTGCATTTATTAATAAGTTCTTCAATAAAATTTTTTTGATAAAAATCTTTACAAAATGTTTTTATATCCCATTGAGATCTGGGTTGAGTATCAATTAAGATAAACTCATTACAATCAGGAAAATAATCAACTATTTCTATATGGTCCCATGCTCCTAAATATAATACTTTTTTAAAATGATTTGACATTAAATAATAAATAATAAATCAAATTTGATTTATTATCAATTTTTATGGAACATTAAAACAATTAATATCAATTTTATTTAAATAATAATTATTAATAATATATTAATGGATAATAAATTAAATAATTTTAGTGACACTTGGAATGTTTGGTATCATCATACAAAGGATAATTGGGCGATTGATGGTTATAAAAAAATGTATAAAATAGAAACTAGTATTGATTTTTGGAAATTATATAATAATTGGGAAAGTTTAGGTGGTATAACATCAAGACATTTTTTTATAATGAAAAATGATACATTACCAGTATGGGAAGATCCTGTTAATATGAAAGGTGGTTGTTGGTCCTATAAAATACTTGATAGTATGGCTGCTGAATTATGGGAAGATTTATCAGTATTATTAGTTACTAATGAATTAGTTCAAGGAACAACTTCATTAGGATTATCATTAACACTTAAAAAAAATAATACATGTGTTGTTAAAATATGGAATGATGATAGTAATAAAAATAGTATTAAATATATAAATAAAAACATTTTAAAAAAATGGGGAACTGATATTATTTATATTGCTCATATGGCAGAAAATACAATTAATAGTAATATAAATTAATTAATCCATTTTCTTACATGGTGATAATGCAAATTTAATTTTACCTAATGTAGACACTTGATATTCTATAATTATTGGATATGTATTTTTTAAGAAAATACTAACATGGCTACATAAGTTTGAACATCTTGTAAAAATAATCAAATATTTTAATTCAAATGTTCCTTGAACTATTTCATTTGGATTATTTGTAGTTTTTTTTATAATTAATCCAGAACTATTATTTGTAGCAGTTAATTCAAATTCAATAATACCTAATTCACCAGTCCCTGCCATAAATAATGTATTAGCAAGACATTTAACTTCCATTCTATCTGTAGCACTTATCATATTTTTACAATAATTTTGAAAATCTTGAGTTGGCATAATAATTTGATATGGAAATTTAACTGGTTCAATTTCATAATCAGTATCTTCTAAATCCATCAAATTAATTTTAAATGTCTTCTTTTCATTAGAGCTTTCTAGAATCATAATTAATTTATTAATATCATCGTCGTCTATTTTCCATGTCATTATATCACAATTTGTCATACATTTAATACATTTAAGAAAATTAGCAAGATTAATACCAATTGTTAATTTATCATTTTTATAATTATAAAAATATGAATCAAATTTATCAGCATCTAATTTACAATGAATTAAAATACTACTAGTTTTATTAACTTCTTTTATAATGACACCTCCTATTTTATCTTCTGTTTCTGATGAGTTATTTGTTCCCTTAATGATGGATGGATAAAAATGAATATTTATATCTGTTAGTAATGGATTTAAAGAATCTATTAATGTTTTTATATGAATAGATTGAGTTGTTTTAAGTTCTAAAATGCAGACCATATAATATTATTAATGTATTTTTCCTTTAACCTAATTTAATTAAATATCAATTTTTATTTATACAAAGTTCAAAGAACTTTGTATAAATTACTCTTAATTATATTTTATTAAAAAATATATAAATTTAATAAAAATTATTTAATATTTTATCTAATATAATATATATAATGGGCAATAAATATAAGCTTGTAAATCCATACATCAAGGGTGAATTTGAAACAAAAGTTAGCGCTAAAAACTCAGTAGATGCTGCTAAAACTTTTTACAAAAATTTATCAGAACATTTTAATAACAATGTTCCTAAATTCTACTTTACTATTCAAAAAGGTGGAAGTGGCAAAGGAAAATTCTATCACTTTGAAGTAAAAGAAAAGAAAGTCAATGATAGTGTTGATTATACTATTAAACCTTTTGAAATTAAAGGCGAAGAAGAAGCCATGAAACAATACCTTGAAAACTTTGATAGTTTTAAAGGTCGTTACAACGGTGGAGCAGCCAAAGGCCGTAAAGGTTCAAAGAAAGGTTCAAAGAAAAGTTCAAAACGTAGCTCTCGCCGTTTAGATGATGAAATTTCAAGTGAATCAGATGATTTTTACCGTGAAGCTAAATCATATGTTCCTGTTGCTTCATCTCCATTCTACTATATGTATTATGACCCTCTTCTTTACAAAGTAGACTCAGTATTTATTCCAGCATATTATGCATATGTGTCAGCCTTTAGTGAAATTAATACACGTAATGGAACATATACATACTATATGCAATAAATTTACCAAATATTATATTAATCAAAGATTATATTAATCAAAGATTATTTTATTTATTAAAAGTATTTTTTAATAAAATATACTTTTTTTTATATTTCAAGTATTTATTTTTAATAGGATCTTCTGATGCAACTAATTTAAATATTTTAATATAATCAGTTGTTAATTCCTCTTGTTCTTTAAAAGAACCTTTCCACATATTTTTAAATTCATCATTAGTAATAATTCTTTCCATCGCACTACGTAAAACACACATTTGTGCAAAATCTTGAACTAAAAAACCATCAGGGTCATCATGATAACTTTCAATACTAATTCCATTTTTTTTAAATATGTTTCTCATACTAGCCATTAAATCTGAATATACAGATTCAGCATTAAATTGCCATGCAGCAAAACTATGAAGTAATAATGAAACATTACGATATGGTGATAATTTCATAATTATAGATTTAATATCACTTATTACATTTTTTTTTATAAAGTAATGAATTTGTTTGTTTGGCAGAGATAAATCTTTTGTTTTAGTTACTGTCATTGATATGATTTGTTGATTATCTTTATCTAAAATCTCAACTAAATATTTTAAACAAGTAGAATGTGCTTTTTTATTTACTACTTCATCTGTTGCTTCATGTTTTATATGTTCTTTCCAATAAAAATTATATCCATCATCCCATTTTTTATTCATTATATATATTTTAAATCTATCATCAAAATTATAAAAAAAATCATCAGTTAAGTCACAATCTAATATATATTGAATATCATTTGCAATTTTTAATGGTAATATAAATATTTTTGATGCTACATTATTATTGGTATATAAATGAAAATTTTTAATTATAACTGCACGGTTATTAACAGAAGGTTCTAATGTATCTCGTAATACATTAGTTTTATCTATAAAATACAATATAATAGAATAATAATTATCTATATCTAATTCAAAACCACATAAATTTTGTAATATTATTCTATTATTAAAAGTTTCATCATATAAATTAAACATATTATAAAAATGTAATGAATTCATTACAAATGGTAACCTAGTTGGATCTTTTAATTCAGTAAATCTTTTTCTATTCTTTTCTAATTTAATAAATGTTTTAAATCCTTCTACTTCATCTAAAAATTTCCTTTGAATATCTTTACCTATACCGTTACTATTTAAATATCTTAATGCTTCATCATAATTGTCTTTAAATATATATGATAAATGAAAACGAGAAATATTATATATAAAAACTAATAATAAAAATTCACGTTGAGTATCTTCTTTTAATTGTCTATAAATAGCTTCATCTCGTAATTCAGTTAAATTAGTAGATTTAAATTTTAATCCATTTAAGTCCATATAATATATTTTATAAAAAAAATTTATTATCTTCAATTAATAAAAAAATATTTAATAATTATAAATTATTTACAATGATTAAACATTGTTTTGTAACTATTGATTAATTCATTAGTTATATTATAATAAAAATCATTAATCATTTCTTTTTCATCAATATCTGCTAAATCATTTAATTCTAAATTTAAAAAATATTTATTAAATCCTTCAAAATTCAAATAAATATCTATATTTACATCTTGATTATTCCAAATTGTCCCTTCCTTATACATATTAGTAAATCTTTCTAAATACTTTTCTTCTGCTTTACTATTTTTATAATTAATAATACTATTAATTATATAAACTGGAATACAAAAATCTTTTTTATTATTATGACTAGAAACTAATAATGATGAGAAACTTTCATTATTGGTTATTTTAGTTAAATTATAACAAACAAATCTATCAATATCCATCATTAGATATTCTTCTTTAATATCATTATATAATTTTTTAAATATATCAATATCATAATCTGATAAATTTATATATAATTTCATATCTAACTTAGATAAGCCATAAGTAATAACCGTATTATCATATTTAATACTCATCATATTAGTATTAGTTTCAATACCAGCTAAAGTTCCATTAAAAAATGTTTTACCAATCATACTAATAATAGTATTAGTATAAAGTGGTTTCTTATTTTCTAAATATTCAATAAATTTATTATTAAAATTATTAATTTCATATTGAATTCCAATTAATTTTTTATTAATAAAATTATAATAATTAATTAATAAAAATTTATTTGATTGATTTTCCATAGAACCAATAGAGTCAATATATTTATTTAATTTTGATAAAATTAAATATAATTCATTATGATATTTTATAATAATATTATTCATTAATAAATATTGAGGATTAGTAATTGGTGTATTATTAATACCAAAAAAATAATTATTTACTTTAGATAATAATATTATCTTATCATGTGATGGGTGGACTATAAAATCACCATTGTTATGAATTAATCCAGATTGTTTGATACTACTGAAAGAGAACATTAATAATATTTATTAACATTTGATTGTTAATATATAATTATATCAATTTTTATTAAATAAACATTAATTTTTCTATTAATATAGAATGTAATTATATTATAAAATATTAATTATATTCTATAATATTATAGATGGTTAAACAGTTATTAATAACTGGATATTATAAAAAACAAAATACGGGAGATGATTTTTTTTATAATATAGCTGAAAAAATATTTCCTAATAATAAAAAAAACTATAAAACAACAATAAAATCAATTGATGAAATTAAAAATGATATTAATTCTTATATTAATTATGATGCAATAGTATTATTTGGTGGTGAAACATTAAACGAATATTTCTTAAATCCTCTATCTAAAATTAAAGAATTAAATCAAAATATTAAATTATATGCAATGGGAGTTAATTTAGGAGCTGATATAGATTATATTAAAAATTATTTAATAATGTTTCAATATATTATTGTTAGAAATAAGAATGATTATAATAAAATTAAAGAAAAGTTTAATAATTTTATTCCTTGTTTTTATATTCAAGATATAGTATTTAGTAATTATATTAAAGCTTATAAATTAAAAACAATAGAAAATTGTATTGGATTATTTTTATCACAACCGAAGAATAAAAATGAAATTAATATGGATAATTATATTAATATTATTAATTATTATGTTAATAATAATTATACAGTTAAATTATTTAGTATGTGTTATAGTGATAGTAATACAGAAAGTGATAAAATATTAAATAATAAATTATTTGATTCCCTAACATTGGAAATTAAAAAAAAAGTCCTAATAATATCTCAAAATCATTTTGGAAAACATATTAAATCATTAAAATATGCAATATGTGAGAGATTTCATGCCCATATATTAACTTTAATATATAATATACCGTTTGTTTCTTTTGCAAATACTGGGAAAGTTAAACAATTATTAGAAGATTTAAATATAGATGATTTACTTTTAACTAATTATGATCCAATTATTATAAATAATAAATTAAAAAGTATAAATATTAATAAATTAAAAAATATTTATAAAAAAGTTTATCCAGATGTTGAAAATTTTTATGCAAAATTAAAATATGAAGATTTAGATAATATACATAATTATATTACTAAAATAATAATTGATTATCCAAAAAATAAAACAAAATATTATTTTAGTAATAATATAATTAGTAAACAATCTAATAAAATATTTAATAAATATAAAACAACTAATGAAATACTAATGAGATTATTCGGAACAACTAAGTTAGATTATAAATGGGGATTAGAAGAAAAGATTAAAAATAATTTATTAGTAGTAGATGATATTAAATGGTTATATCAACAAAGTATTTATAATCATTATTATTTGCATTATTATAATTCTAAGAATAATTCTACAAATAATTCTATGAATATTATGAATATTAATATAGATTATATTGACCAATATGATAGAAGTAATTGTCATCGTTCTGGTTGGCGTTATGTTGTTGATAATATAAATAATCAATTAGCTACATTTGATAAAGATGCATTAAAATTAGATTTATATGTTGATAGAACTTTTCATTGGTGTTGTGATGAAATGGTTAATAGTAATATTATTCCATATACTACAAATTGGATCGGTATTATTCATCATACAATGTATCAAGATAAAAGTAATTATAATTGCATAGAATTATTAAAAAATGAATATTTTATTGAAAGTTTAAAAAAATGTAAGGCTTTAATATTTTTATCTAATTATTTAAAAGAAAATTTTAAAAAATTAGCTAAAATTAATAATATTGAATTACCACAATTATATAATTTTTATCATCCTGCTGAATTTACAGATAAATTATGGAATTATAATAAATGGAAAGGAGAAATAATACAAATAGGTACATGGATGAGAGATTTAAATGCTATTTATGAATTAAATTATAATAATAAATACGCATTAATTAAAAAAGATGCATATGATAAATATATATGTTATTCTAATAATAATACTAATAATAATTCTAATTTATATTCGAAGAATAATAATAATATTAATGATATTAAATTAATACAACATGTAGATAATAATCAATATGATAAACTATTATCAAAATATGTTGTTTTTATTAAATTATATGATGCAAGTGCTGTTAATACATTAATAGAATGTATTGTAAGAAATACACCAATTATAGTTAATAAATTACCAGCAATTGTAGAATATTTAGGGAATGATTATCCATTATATTATAATAATATAGAAGAAGTTCCTAGTTTATTAAAAATAGGATTTTTTACTAAAAATCATATTAAAAATGCAAATAAATATTTAAAAAATATGAATAAAGATTTTTTAAAAGTAGAAAATTTTATCAATTCATTAAAGAAATTATATTTATAATTATTATTCTGTCTTTTGAAAAACATAATATCTATACATAAATGACCACTCACGGCTTTCTTTATCTGCACCTTTTAGGTCTCCATAAAATTCAGCTACTTTTTCATAAAACTGTTTATTTTTAGGATTTTCTTCATATTTAATTACATTTTCAAAATAGGGTTTATTAAGAAAATAAATATTAGAAAATAAATCAGTATCAACTAAACGACATCCTGCACGTTTCATTGTATTTGTCATTAGTTCTTTACTTACTAAATATTCTTCAATATATTTTCCTTCTTCGCTGATCCAACTCATATGAACATCAATAGGTAAACCAACTTTAGAAAAATTCTTCGAATCATTCGAAGAATTATCATCTGAATATTTCTTAACAATTTCATATAATATATTACGTTTACCTTCATCATCAGTATAATAAGCAGTAATTTTTCCATTATCATCAAACATAGGAATAATTCTATCAGGATCAAATAAAGTTAATATAATAAAACCATCTTTCTTCAAATATGTTTTAATATTATGAACTAAATTATTAATACTTTCTTCGTTATTAAATAGATAATGAATAACCATCTGGCTACTAATTACATCAAATTGTTTATTATTATTAAATACTCTTTCAAGTGCTTTAATATTATCTTTTGACAAATTAGATATAGCTTTAATTTGACTATTACTATCTAATGGCACACTGCCATCAGCTTGAATAAAACTAACTTTACCAAAATCAGGAAATTTGGTTTTAAGAAAGTTATAACGACTAATAGCACCATCAGTTGCACTATAAATACCTTCAAAATCAACATCAATGCCAACATATTCACCAACACGGGCATGATACATTTTAAGAATATCGCCACCACGTCCACAACCAATATCTAAGACTGATTGACGAATTACTTTACCCCCTAATGTATTTGCAGTAGGAGAACAATATGTATAAATAAGAATTGATTTAATCCAATTGTGAAACTCTCTCAATTTCTTTAACAGATTAGTAATCTTTTGATAATAAATATCTTGTTTCTTTTGAGAATTAATAATACTACTATCCAATCTAGAAGTTAATAATTTCATTTGCATGTCATAAGTTTTAGGATTAGAAAGATTTGCTATTTCTTCAATAGTAACACTTTCAATCATACTTTTCCAAATTTTTTCAGCGACATCTTTATTATTACCATATCTTTTATTATATCTCATAACACTTTCAGTTTTATCCCAACGTGTTTTAAGAACTTTCCATCTGTAAGGATGAGGCATAGTAGTATCATTAGTATAAACAACTTCAACTACAGTATTATCCATTACAATATTACCTTCCACGTCTCTAATATTACCATCAACTAATGGCAAATAAATAATACTATTATTCATTTCTTTCATAAATGGCACAGGTTGTTCACGACCATTAACAACATCTCCTACAAACAAATTAATAACTCTAAATGTTTTGAATTCAATCTTATCTGGTAAAGAATTATCAAAAATATCCATAAAACCACCTGTATCCTTATTCTTTTCAAATGTAATATAAACATCCAAACTATTAGTATGAGGAGGCTTGTATTTATAAATAGGATGTTTTTGTTCTTTTCTATCTCTTGAATATTTTTGTTCCAATGGTGTAAAAATAATACCATCTAATAAATATGGACAATCAACATTTACATTTTTAGTACAATTGTTCCAAATAATATCAGAAAATAAGAATACTTCGGAAGATGAACCACCAGATGGGTATAAAAATATCTTAGGATATATTAAAGTTTGATTCGGTTTCATTTTATTTATATCTTCATTTAGTTGTTTATAAAATGATTTAATATTATTTGCATAATATTCTTTTATATGTTCCAAATTAAAAACACCTTTCATTTCATATTCTTTAATACTAAAAGGATTAAAATTAAATGATTTGCTAATAAGATCCATATGAGAAAGACGTTCTGATAATTTAAGCGTGCCTCTAATATCTTTACCCTTAAAATATAAACAATCAAACATCATAAATATATATATTCTTTTTTCATCAATATATATCAATTCACCTTCGACAATAGTATCATTTAATTCTTTGTTCTTAACACCCATTTTTTTAACATGCAAATTATTTGATATAAGATAACATTCATCTTTATATATATATAATTGATATTTCTCACCATCTGCTTTATCTGTTGCTGAATATTTATTAGGAATATTATCAACAATGTGTTGGACCTCTGCAGATATAGGTTGCATACTATATAGAATATTAATATTGTTATTAGCGCCTTCAAATGATGAACTATATAATGTTTTAATATATTTTTCAATAATGTCTTTTTCTTCATCTTTGCTAATTAAAATATCACTATTTGTCATAACCTTTTTAATTTTTTCTATTTCATCATACATAGTCTCTAAAATTGCTTTATTAGATTTTGTTTTACCCATAGTATAATCGAGTTCAATTTCATAACTTTTAATAGAATTAACAATATTACTAACATTATCACTTGCTTTAACAATTGTCATATCAATATGTAATTCTTTAGATAATTCTAATGAAATACGTTGTTTATATCTAAAATTAATTTTTTCAGATTCAAGTGGGCCTAATTTACTTAACATTTTAATAGTATCTTCATTTTTAATTTCCATTTCTTTTGATTTTCTAACACGAATATCTAAATTATCAATATCAACTACATTTGATTTTTCTTTAATTTTTTGAATTAATTTGAATCCATCTTTATCTAAATATTGAGTAACAATAATAGAAAATAAATTGTTGTTTTTACGTTGATATAACAGTCCCATAATATTATTAATATTTTCTAAACCATCAACAGTAATACGATAATCAAGATAAAAAATATCAAGATTAATACTCTCAACTAATTTAAGTTTATCTTCATCACTACGATATTTAATATATTTAAGAATATTCATAAAATCAATTAATGATAATAAGTTATCAGGTTTGTAATTATTAAACATAATTTCAAATTCTTCTTCCTTAGAAATACTATCAAATAATTGTGATATATCTTTTTTCTGATTAATAGTTAACATTATAAATATATATATTCTTTTTTTAAATTTATTAAATCAATTTTTATGCATTATAAATCTTTAATTTATAATGCTATAAAGTTAATCCGTTGTCTATGAAAAATCTTTAATTTTTCATAGCTATGCATCAATTTTTATTTATCCAAAGTAATTTTTCTAAACTGATTTAATGAAATACAAAGAGTATATTAAATATCTTAAATCTAATAATATTATTTTGTTTGACTATGATTATAGAATTTCTTATAATAATATAAAAATTTATTATAATATTAATAATATTAATAATAATAATAAATTAAGTGGAGGAGGTAATAATAATCATAATATTCATAATATTCATACAATTATAAATATCGCATTATCTTCGAATCCTCACTACTTATTAAATTACCAATTAAATTAATCCATGCATTAATTCTAATTTTATAAATATTAATCATCATTTTATTTATTATTTTTATATTATTATTATCACCAATATATTTTGTATTAAAATCGGATTTATCATTTTTAATATAATAAATATATTGTTTCATATTAATTATTTTATGTTTTTTAAATCCATAACAAAAAATATAAAATGTATTCTTTGTTGTCCACACTGTTTCTGATTTCCATAATTTAATAGTATCAAATTGTTTAATTAATAAATCTAATATATTAAAACAACAATATATATTTTTCATTGTCATATTAATAATCATATCTCCATCGTTTTCTAAATTTTCTAACATTAAATTAATACTAGTAAGAATTAATTCTATATTAAGAATTGAAGATTTATTATTTTTACTTTCAATATAAGAAACACATGATGCAATACCTAAATTAATACTTTTACTTGTTTCTATTTTATATGTTTTTTCAAGAATATCTTTATAATATATTTTATAATTATCATTATTAAAAGTATATTCAACTCCACCTTTCTCTGGTGGTAAACTTATACTAAATCCTTTTGCATCTTTATCTTCAACTAATATTTTTGAATACATACCAGGAGCTCCACATATATCTACAAAATATATTTTTTTTTTTCTAAATTCAAATGCATCAAACATTTCCTTACCAATAGTTGATAATTCATCTGTATTTTCAACAAACTTATTATCTTTTTGTCTTTCAAATTTATCTAAATAATAATAAGTTGAAGAAATATTTTTCATTATATTCCATAAATTGGATTTAATTATATTCATATTATAATCGTTTTAGATTTATTTTTATATATTAGGATTATAATGAAAAATTATTATATTATATTAAATATAAATAATACTGCAACTGAAGATGAAATATATAATGCATATAATACTAAAATAACACAGTTTAATCATTTACCATTTCATACATCAAAAATGATAAATGAAATTAAATTATTAAAAGAAGCATTATATGTATTAGGAGATAGTATTAAAAGAGAAAAATATAATAATAAATTTAAAAAAAATAATCAATATAATGAAAAAGATGATTTATTAGATAATACTAAAATATGCAATAGATTATTTAGTATAACTTTTTAATAATTATAATAATATATTATAAAATAATATATAATAATGATTATTTATGTAGAAGGATTTGACCAAAATAATAATTTTATTAATGTAATTATTAATCCTCACAATAAAAAAATAAAAGATCTTGATAAATGGGCACATTATACATGGTTTAAAGATGGAATTCAATTAAGTGATAATTACGATAATTGGGACAATAATGATAATTATGAAGTTATTTTTAATAATGAATATATAAATGTATATATTAAAAATAATAATAATAATATTATGACACCTTTAATTAATAGAAATTCTACTATTAAAGAATTAAAAAATATATTATCTATAAAAGATAATATATATTTCAAACAAATTAAACTCAAAGATAATAATACCCTTGAATATTATGATATTAATAATTTGGATTCACTTAATCTATATTCTTATTCATCCACCTTGGACTGTGTATGAGTTTCACGCTGATTATCGTGATTCTCATCTGTCTTCTTGTAGCGATAGTGAGTTCCAGAAAAGCCTTCTGATTTAAAGTTCTTCAAATCATCATCACTGAGAAGTTTATCAAATACTTCCTTAGTATCAACAGTAAGATCACCGCAACCGATAAACTTGTTTTCCTTACGGTAGAGACGGTAATAAAGGACACCACCTCCAAGTTTGTTAATCATGTCAGTATGGGTTGTCTTTATTGAGTTGTAATCTGATGTATCAGTAAGACCTTCAACCTTGAAGAAAATACGATAGTGAGCAAACTTAAGACGAGCAGATTGCCCGCTCTTGTTCTTAATAGTCTTGAGAGCAGTAAGTGCTTCCTGAGGAGTTGAGAAAGTGAGAAAGTGGCTGTTTGACTTTTCAGTGTGATGCTTTGATGTTAGCCCTGCCAGACCCTCGAACACTGAAGCATTGAAGTTGCCATTTGATGGCTTAACGAGGAGAGTGCGACCTGCCTTTGTGCGAGGGCGGCTTTGAGATTGTTTATTTTCTTGAGTGGACATTTTATTCTTAATATTATATATAAATTTGTCTTTATATCTTTGTTTTTCAAAAAAATAAATTATATTATTTCTCTAACATATTTATTAATTAATGAAATTAATTTATTATTTTGAATAAAATTAAAATTAATTAATTTAATTGAAGGATCTAAATAATTATACAATATATTTTTAATGAGTAATTCAATAAATTTTCTAAAATAATTTATTTGATATAAATTATAAATAAAACTATCAGTTAATATCCATTCATTAACAGCAATATAAACATCATTAAAATTATAATTATCTATATATTTTTGTATATTGTATTTAGAAATATCCGTAAATAAATTATCTAATTTATTATCATATCTTAATATAAAAACAATACATCCAATTTCTGGAATAATTTCATTATATATTTCATTTTTTGGAAATTTACTAAATAATTTTGGTAAATATAATACATCATAAATACTATATTTAATTAATTCTTTATTTTTTGTAAATTCTGGATTTGTTATATCAATATTAATTTCCCAAATATTACCCATTAATTTATCATTTTCCATTAATTTATTATATTTACTTTTACTTATGACTTTCATATTTAATAATAATTCATATATTTTACATTTATTATCAAGATTATTAGATGCATTATAATATTCACATAAATATCTTGTATCAATTAAATTATTACAAAATTTTGCTCTAGAATTATTATTTATAATATTATCAAATAAATAAGGTAAATCTAATGATTCTCCTCCATGGATTATTTTAATACAATCACTTATTAATAAATTTTCAAATATTTCTTTTTTAATATTTGGGGGATAAAATAAAAATATATCTGATTTTTTATTTTTAATAAAATTTATTTGACATAATGCTATCTCTCTTTTATTATTAATTCTATTAAATTCAAAATCAATACCAAATAATTTATGACCTTTATATTTTATAAATTCTTTAATATAATCTTCTAATAATTTATTTGTTTTTTCACTTTTACAAATTACTAACATTATAATAATTTATATAAATTATTATATAAATTATAATATATGAATAAAAAATTACAAGAATTTTTTACAATATCTGTTCCTACTACTATATCAACACCACCTAAAAAAAATTATCCAAAGAGAGAAACTGTTACGGGAAGGCCATATGTTATAGTATGTGTACTATATATTAATAATTTAAAATCAAAAATACCTGATGGTATATTTACAAATAGTTCACAATACTTTAATAAAAACTATGTGATAACTGCTTTAAATAGATATGAAAATAATTTTGTCAATAATACTTTAATCCAATTGAATAATATATTTAATCATATAAATAAAAATAAAAATAATGTTTTTATAATGTCCAATTCTGTTATTAAACCACTTGATGTTTATAAAATGAAATATTATGATTATAATGATGATAAATTATATGAAACTAAAGAATATTTTATATTTGAAGGAACTGCTGACATCACAAAAGCCTATAGATTTGATGATAAAGAATCTGCAATTATTTCATTTGATGCTTATACACAAGGTTTTTTAACTTTAGGTGAAGGACTATATACACAAAATGACCAAATTGGCAAAACGACGTATGGTAATTTGAAGGATCCAAAAGAAATAAATATTAAATATGAATATGCTCATTCTGAAATTCCTGAATGGCAAAATTTAGATATTCAAGAATATGAATATTCATTAACTTGTTATATTAAAAATTTAAATATAAATAATTATGATAATTCTTATATTGCTACTTTTAATAAAGATAATAAATTATGCGGAGTTAATAGAATTATTAATGCATATGGTTTAAATGGATGGAAAAAAGATAGAACATTAGTATCTAATTTAATTACAGTAATTACACCTCAAACAGTTTCAATTGATTATGATTTATTTTATTTTAAATTTTATAATGCTGATACTAATTCGATAGTAAATATAAAAGAAGCAGTTATAATGTATGCAGATAGATTTAGTGGTTATATAAGCGCACCATATAAAGTATGTAAATTTAAAGATTATGATACTGCATTAACTGCATTCAAAAATCCTAGTGCATCGGCAAATATTTATGTTGATGCATCAAGCTTAGATAATTTAGTAGAATTAAATATAATATAAAATAGAAATTAATAGGCCTTTAAAGCCGTAAGTAAAAATTTAAATTATTTTTTTAATAATCCACATAAATTACCTGTGGCTAAATAATAAACAATATAAATTGGTGGAAATAACATAGCTAATAATAATTGCCCTATATTAAAACCATTTGAACATCTAAATGATAAATAAATTGCGAATAATGTGACTAGCGACCAAATTATTGATAATATTGTATCAAAAAAATTAGTTTCATTAAATCGTTCTTTTTTTTTAGGAATATACAAATTAACATATGATTCAATTATTTTTTTTGCTGTATCAACAATCATTATATAATATAGTTTATAAATTAAATATATTTAATTTATAAAATCTAAATATATTTAAATTAAATTTATAATGTATTCAATATATCAATTAATTCATCTAATACTATTTTAAATTTAGTTTTATTATTACTTTCTTCATACCATTTAGTCACAATCTCAATAATATCATTCTTTTTTAATTTAAAATGTTCTTCAATAAATTTTTCATAAGATACTGGTTTATTTTTTAACATCCCAATCATTGCAACTCTTACTGTTTCATATCTAATATTATCATTATATAGCGCACTTTGTTTTTTACCATTTGGTGTATTTGATGTACTTTCATATCCAGGTTCATTAAAATATGGTTCATCTACTAAGATTAATGATTGTATACTTATAATAACTTGAAAAAATGTAGATATTTCAGGTATCCATGATTCACCTTTTTCTGCATGCCATGTTCCTAATAATGATAAGCATACTTTACCATTAGCATATAAGTTTGGATTAAATCTCACTTTATTACCATCAGTAGTATTAATTAATACTTGGGGAATACTAGAAGGATAATTATCAGGAAAATATGCATGAAATTCAAATAAACCATTATGATAAGGAGTATCTTTTGGTCCACTAATAATAAATGATAAAAGATTAGTATTAGTCGGAATGATTCTAATAATAACACTAGAATCCCAATTAATAGGTAAATCTTTCTTTAATGAAGATAATTCGCTCATAATTCTAATGATAGTTTTTGATGATATCTGTTTCGTTTTTTCCTTATAAAAACGATGAGTATTATCTAATTGCATTAAATTATAATTGTTTTCCTTAATCATTTTAATATAATTATCAATATTAGATTGTAACTCAGTAGTATCAATCTTTTTTTGTTTTGACCAAAGTTGCATATCACTATATATTTTTGAATATTTTTCAATAACATCAATATAATGTAAATAAGTGCAAATATATATTTCTTCAATAGATGATATAGCTTTATCATTAGTAATGATCATTTTAATTTCTTGAATTAAATCAGTTGATGTTTCTTTGATTGCTTTAATTATATTAATATGATTAATCATATTAATATTAATATTTTTAATAATTAAATTTAATGTATCAATTAATACTTTATACATATTAATATTATTATTAAAAACAAACAAATTAATTCCAGTAAATTTATTTATCACATACTCAAATAAATCATTATTATTAATAATATTATTATTAATAATATTAGAATTATTAATATAATTATTAATAGCACTTAAAATATTAATATCATTTTCTTCTTGAGATTTATTTATATCAATAAATTGTGTAATGTCCCATTTAGTATTTTTACTATTACCATATCCAGTTCCTGCCTTAAACCCAGTATTAATAATAATATTATTAGTATTAATTTTCAAATCAATTATATTATTACAATTAGTCTTATATAATTCCAACATTTTCATTTGAATAAAATCAAAAGGTTTATCATCTTTATCAATATATTTAATAAAATGTGGTTGTAATGCATTTGCCAAATTAACAATAATCCAATCTAATGTAATTGTATAATTCCATGTAGATGCTTTCCAAATATCTAATCCCAAAATATTTCTAATTAAAATTGTATCAATTGTTGGTTTAACATAAGAAATAGTTGGAGGTAAAAATGGATGTAATTCTGATAATTTCATATTAATTTCAAAATAATTATAACCATGTTTAGAATTAAATGTATCCATAATATTACCTAATTCATTTTTATTATATATTAATCTAATAGATAAATTCATTAAATCATTATTATTACAAACAATATAATGAGGATAATCCATATTGTTATTAACTTTTTCAATATCAGTAATGATCATATTTGCTAATTGTTTTGTATTAAGATATAAATCTTTTGGAATATTAATCGGTTTTTTACGTAATTGATTATATTTTGTTAAAAAATTATTTAATAAAATATTAAAATTATGTTTATATTTTGTATTAGTCTTAATATTAAAAATATTATATTTATCTTCAATTATAATTTTATCAGTATCTTCAGATAATTTATATTTTTTAATAATACTACAAATATTTTCTAAATCAAGTTCACAATTATTTGAAATCATAATATTAATATAATCAATAATTTCTTTATTTTGTTCCACTGATGTTAAAAAATGAACATTTTCTGATTTATTACAATAATATTTATATTTAATATCATCAATTGTTATATCAGTTATTAATGTATTATATTTAGTTTCAGTAAATCCTATAATAAAACTCATTTGATAATATAACTAATATATTTATATTATCAATAAATCAATTTTTATTTTGGATATCTATTTATATTTGCTTTTACATTGATGCCTATATAAACTAAATAAATCTAAGATTTATTTAGTTTATGGCGTCCAACGATAAATCAATTTTTTTTAAATATAGCAACTAATCCAACCATATACATATCATTAAAAATAGATTGTGCTACCATATATTCAAGTTCTGCTAATTCTTCAATATAATTAATAATATTAATATTAGTATTATTTTTCTCTATAATAATATTATTAAGTTCTTGAATTAAAAAACTCAAAGTATATCCCTCACTAATAATATGTTTCTCAATATATTTATAACATTTTTCAAAATTAATACTTTTATTAATTAATACACCATATAAATCATCAATCAATTTTGGAGGTGGTATTCCTGCTGAATTATAACACATATCAATACATATTTTTTTATTAGTTCCCATCATCATACTCAAACTTTGTAAAATATTAATAGCTTTTCTCAAATCACCATTACAAATAGTTGCGATTGATTCTAAACTATCTTTTTCATATTTTAATTTTTCCTCATTACAAATGAACTTTAATCTTTCAACAATAATTTTTTTATCAATTGGATAAAATCTTAAATTTACACATCGTGCTTTAATTGGAGCTATAATTTTATTCATATAATTACAAATAATACAAAAACGTGTATCATCTGAATATTTTTCAATTATACGTCTAAGAGCAAATTGAGCATCAAATGTCATACTATCAGCTTCATCTAAAATTATTAATTTTATACCATTATTAAATGGAGTCATCTTTTCAGCAAACCCTTTAATTTCTTCTCTAACAGTATTAATACCACGGTCATCTGATGCATCAAGTCTAATCATCATAAATGGTTTATTTTTACCATATAATTTAGTTGCTATATTCATAATAGTTGATGTTTTACCAGTTCCTGATTTACCATGTAATAATAAATGAGGCAATGAACCTCCTTCTATCATTTTATTAATTATATTAATATTTTTATCTTGTCCAACAATATCATCAAAATTATCAGGTCTATATTTCTCGATCCAAATCATTAATATTTATAATTGTTTGATTTTAAATAAATAAAATATCAATATTTATATAATGAGTGATTATTTTAATAAATATAAAAAATATAAATTTAAATATTTAAATTTGCTTAAACAAAAAGGTGGTGCACAAGTAATTGATATTTCAATAAATTTAGAACCATATAAAGAATTATTTAGAAGATTTGTATTTGAATTAAATCATGAAGTAGCATTTTCAATAGATACTGATCTAGAGTCTAACAAAATTATTAGTGAATTTATTAAGGGTCATTCATACTATTCTGAAGAAGATGATAGTAAGCCTTTGTTTGATAAAAAAATATATTTTACTCATTTAAATTGTCATACACATGATAAATATGGTTGTGATATACAACATACAACAAAATATTCTCCTCCTTCAGCAAAAGATTATTTATTATTTATTAATAATTATTGTAAATATTATACAAATACTAATTTAATATTTGCGCCAGAAGGAATTTATGAAGTATCTATAGGAGATAAATTAATTAGTATTCTTAATGAAGAACCATTAAAACAAATGTTAAAAATATATGCTCCAATGGCAAGAAGATATACCTCTACTATGGGATTTAAGGAATGGTATGATTTTGAAGAGGAAATACACAATAGAACTAATATTGCAAATATATTATTATCAAAACCAAAATTTTATGATAAACATAAAGAAGAATTTGAAAAAATTAAAAATATACACCTACTAGAATTTGAAAAACCAATGATTGAAACATTAGAAGATTATTTTGATGTAATTAGACATCTAGGTTTTAATATAAGATTACATGAATGGGATGAACCATTAGAAATTATTATAAAAATGAAAAAGAACACGCATGAATTTTTAGATTCAGCTGTACTTTCAAGAAAAAATGGAAATTTATTTTATTTGTTATTAACGGATCCTGATGATATTAGAGAAGATAAAGAAAACGAGGAAGATTTAAATAATGATTTACTTATGCCTTATTATGTTAATTTAGAAGATTATACAATAGATGAATTATTTAATAAGGTTATTGCTCAAAATGCATAATACTATAAGCTAATCTAATGTAATGATACCGTCAAGTGCCAATCTGAACCTTATATACTTTAGTATATAAGGTTATTTTACACGTCGGCGCTATCGCAATCACACTAGTATTAATAAAAATGGATGCATTGCGGATTAACTTTATTTAAAAATTGAAATATTTATTATCTAATGAGGCTATAAATTTAGATCTATTATCATGGCTTACTATGATAACAACGAATATATTAACTCTATTAACTATAGTATTGTTACACATAATCAATTGTTGCAAAATCTTCGGTATCTTCCTGTTGGATGCACTATCCGACCTCATGAGGAGAATGCTACTAACATTGTTATTGATATTGAACCTGGTGATAATGGTGTATCAGGATTTATTGTTCTAATAGATCCACTATGGACAAATGGTGGACGATTTAATATTAATGGACAAGAAGGTTTCGCGTATGTGATGTGCGGTATTAGCAACTTTAATGGATATTTCATGGAACTAGTTATTCAAAATATTAGTGCTTTGATTGAAATATTGACATTTTGCCAACAAGTTATGGAATATCAACATGATAATGAAGATGTTGATGTTATGCGTGTACCACAACATCTGGTTAACCAATGGTTTATACCAGATCACGCTCAGTATTGGCATCATTAATTATTTTAATCTGTTAACAATAACCTTCGGTTTAGTCCCCTTAAATTAAGCACTTAATGCTAGCGTTAATGTATAAAATAACATTATAAAAATATAAAATAATATACTTAAAATTAAAAAATAAATAAAAAATCAATTTGTTGATGTATAATAATTAATACTATAAGCTAATCTATTATATTGAATATTTTCATCACAACCATTAATAAGAAAATTATCAATACTTAGTAATTTTTGAACTATTAATGATTTAACAGTATCTGTTAGTTTTTTATGATGAATAATAATATTTAATATATAAGGTATCATTATAGTTAGGGAATATGATTGCTGATAAAAATCATTAATCATTTTATCTACTAAATTCATAGAATTATTATCATTATTAATGCATGCTTCAACAAAATCAACAATCATTTTATGAGGAATAATACCAGACATTGTTTCTATTAATTCATTATTAATAATATTATTATCAGTTGTATTTATTAAATTTTTAAAATTTCTACATCTTTGAAGAAAATTAATAGCTTTTCTTAAATCTCCACGTGATATACTTTCAATCATTTTAACACTTTCATCAGATATATTTGTTCCTTCTTTTAAACAAATATCTTTTAATTTCAAACAGATATTTTCTTTAGGAATTGGCTTAAATCTATATAAACTACAACGAGAAACAATTGGATCAATAATTTTATTATGATAATTGCAAATAATACAAAATCTAGTAACTTTAGAATAATCTTCCATTATTTTTCTTAAAGCGAATTGAGAATCTGATGTCATATTATCTGCTTCATCTAAAATTATAATTTTCCATGGTGGAATATCTGGATCAATACTAACACTATTCATTGCATATCTTTTAATTTTTTCTCTAACAACTTTAATACCTCTTTCATCAGATGCATTTAATTCAATAACTCTGTCTGACCAATATTTAGGTCCAAATATTTCTTTTGATAGAGCAAGTATAGTTGATGTTTTACCACATCCAGATGGTCCAAAAAATAATAAATGCGGAATATTTTTAGTTTTTATACAATTTTTTAAAGACATAATAATATCTTCCTGACTTTCAACTTCATTTAAATTATTTGGTCTAAATTTTTCAACCCATGATTCATTCATTATTAATATTAATAATTGAACGTTTATAATATATTATTCAATATTTATTAATCAATATTTATTATCAATATTTATTTATTAAAAAAATATTATACAATTAATTTTCCATTAATATAATTGCCGCTAATCCACCCATCTTTAGTAAGCTGTTTGCCTTTTCCATTAAGAACATTGTTATTAAATTCACCTTCAGCACAAAGGTCTCCACTGAAATAATTATATTGAGAACCCTTTCCACATAATAGACCGTTTTTAAAATTACCTTCCAAATTTTTAGTTCCTTTCTTATCATTATATTTAATACCTTTTCCGAAATAAAATCCATTCATAAATTCTCCCTCATATTTAAGTTGACCAACATCATTATATTCTTTTCCAATACCATGATATTTGTTATTTAAAAAAGTGCCTTTGTAAATAACAGTAGTTCCATCAATATTATACATTGTTCCTTCTCCATTGTAATAACCATTTTTAAATTCTCCAAAATACATTTTGTTATTGTTATCATAATATTTAGTGCCAATCCCATCAAATAAATCATCTTTAAATTCACCATCATAAATTAGTTTACCATCTTCGTTATAAAGAGAACCTTCTTCATTGTAATGATCATTTTTAAAATATCCCTTATACTTAATTTTTTTATTAGCATAATATTCTTCTCCATTACCATTTTTATAATCATTAGCGTATTTACCTTCAAATAACATGATACCGTCCTTGTTAAACTCCGATACTTCACCATGTTTCATCCGGTTAGAATAATATCCAACAAACTTAATTTTTTTATCAATATATTCTATGCATATTCCATTAACATGACCATTCTTAATATATCCTTTGAATGAAATATTGGCATTATTATATTCAATATATTGTCCATTTGGCTGACCATTTTGCATTTTGCACTCAGCAATCAAAATATCATTTTCATAGAATTTTAAATCTTCATCGCTGATAATATATTTAATTTGTTTTGAAAAATAATGATTAGTATTATTATCAGTATAAAGATTAATAGCATTATAATCATTACCTCCAAATGTAATTTTTTGTAGACTATTATCAATAATAAATGTTTTTTTATGTTTAATACGAAATATTAGATTAATTGCAGCACCTACGTTAGTATTTGGCAGTATATTATAAAAATAATATTTGCCAATTTTAAAATCGTAATTCATAATTTCAATAGGTTTAGTTTCCTTATCCCATGAACCATAAATTTCACCCTCCTTATACGCGTCTGAAATACAGATAAGCATAATATTAATATTATATTTATTTAAAATAATATTTTTCAATTTTTCCTATCTGAATATAGAAAGCTTATTTTTAATCTTCATCAGTTTCATCCTCGGTTTCATCCTCGGTTTCATCCTCGGTTTCATAATTTTCTTCTTCAATCAATTCATAAACATAGCGTCGTCCGTTCAAGTATTCAACATTATATATTTTAGTTCCTTTATACATAATACCATTACCATGCATATGAGATTTTTTGAATTGTCCTTCAAATGTTTTACTAACAATATTATTAATCATAATATATTTAATACCATTTCCATCATAATAGCCATTAATAAAGTCACCTTCATAGATTTTATAATAATAAAGACTATTATTATTATACAAACTACCAACGCCATTATAGTAACCATTTAGAAAATTACCTTCATAAATTAGAAGACCCTCTTCATTATATTCTTTTCCTTTTCCATTGTAAATATTACTTTGAAAATTACCTTCATACTTAACATTTCCATTTTCAAAATATTTTTTTCCACAACCAGAATACATTCCATTTTCAAAATTACCTTCATAAATAATATTACCATTTTCATCATACAAAGTTCCTTCATCATGATATTTGTTATTTTGAAACCATCCATGATACTTTGTATTTCCATTCAAATATTTTTCAATACCCTCGGTATGCTTGAGATTATTAATATAATTTCCATTATAAATTTCAATTCCATTTTTATTGTATTCAATAAATTTGCCATTTTTGATTTTGTTAATATAAATTCCATTACACTTCAAGTTACCATTAGAATAAAACTCACTGCCAATTCCATTAATAATACCATATTTCATAATACATTTAAATGTAATATCATTCATTTTTTCAAAATATTCACCATGTGGGATATTGTTTTTCATAAAACATTCAATAATCAAAATATCATTTTCATAGAAACGAAAGATATTATTAGCAATAGAATATTTAATATTACCAGACTGATAATAGTGCATATTTAATATATTTTTATATTTAATAATATTAAAATTATTGTATTTTTCTAATTTATTATCAACTATTTTTATATTTTGATATTGAATATTAAATAGAATATTAGCAAATCCTGCGTGATTAAATGGAATAATATAAAATTTAAATTGTTTAATTTGAAAATAAGGATTATCAATCTTAATAGGGACCATCTCATTATCCCAATTACCATAAATGTTACCATTATTATACGTATCTGTAATGCAAATAAGCATAGTAATAATATTATTAGATTTAATTGAAAGATTATTTCAATTTTTACTGTTAATTTAATATAATATATAATATATAATATATATATATATAATGAATAATAATACTAATTGTTATAAACCATCTATATATAATCCTATGGGTAATTTCTTACCATTCGATAATAGAGATAGATTAGCCGTATGTGATATTCCAATGAATGAACATTATAGTTATTTAATGCCAAAAAAAGAAACATATGATAATACATTTAGATTAAATTTTAATCCTAATGCTGTTACTACATCATATCCAGATATATCAGGTTTTGCTCGTTATTTATTTAAAGATCCAGCTAGATGTCGTGATACAGGTTATTTATGCAGAACAAATGCAGACCAAACAAAAAATTTAGATAGAATGGGATTTGATTACCCAGGGGTTAATGATAAAATATATCAAGAAATAAATACTAATAATAATAATAATAATAATAATATTATTTATTATTTAGGTGGTCATACTAATTAAAAAATTCGTTTTATAATTCCTTTTATATATAATAATATATAAAATGGATGAATTATTAAATAATGAGTTATTAAATGATGAGTTATTAAATGATGAGTTATTAAATAAAGCAATTAAATATTATAATAATGGTAAAAAATTATATGATATAAATGATAAAACAAAAGCTAGGAAAATGTTTGAAAATTCATTAAATGCAATAACTGAATTTAAAAAATTAAAACAAGAAAATTTAAATCAAGAAGCTTTTAGTAATATTAATTCAATTATTAATAATACAGAAGCTGACTGTATGAAACATTTAAATGATTTTAATATATTTGATATTGTAACTAAAAATAATATTGATGTAATTAAACAAATGGAACATATTAATTTTAGAGAAATAAATGGTAATGGTAATACTGTATTACATCATACAATAGATGTAGGCGATATAGGTATTTTAAAAGAAATGTTTAAGAAAGGTGGGATGATAGATACTGTTAATGGTAATGGAAATACATTATTAGAATATGCGTGTTTAAAAAAAGATCCAAATATTATAGCATTTATGGTAAGTCATGGTGCAAATATGCAAAAACATCTTTTTTTTAGAAAAGGAAACCATAAATTTTATTTAAATAAATCTGATATAGATATGGCAATTATATTAAAATTAATAATAATTAATAGATTAAAGATTAAAGAAGATAAATTAGACAAATCAATGTATGCCAGTTTTGTATTTTTAGAAAAACATTTTAATTTAACTGAGTTAATTGGATTTGATAAATATACAATTAGAGACATGTTAATAGGATTACATCAAATGTTTAATAATAAAGAATCATATAAATCATATTCACAAATAATAAATGAAGATTTAATTGAATATGAAAATAATAAAATCAATAAATGTATTTATACAAAAATAGATATAGTTTTATCAAATATTGTTCCTTTTATAAATTATCCTTATAATATAGCAAGTATATTTATAGTTAAAAATGAAATAAAATATTTAATGAAGAATATATTAAGATATAATAAAAAAGATTTTAAAAATATACTTATGATAAAATTATTTGAAAATTATATTCAAACAGGATTATTTCCAGAAGATTATATTGGTATAATAATTTATAATATATTAAGTAAAATTGATTTATAAAATAATAAAATAATATAATTTTTTTCTAATTGTTTTATATAGTATGGCATCTGACCGCTCAATATATGACCAAGGTTCATTTTTAGTTAAAACAAAAGAAAGCATTAAACCACTTGCTTATGTTTTAGAAATTCAAGCTCATGAAAATTGCACCCCATGTGGTAATAAACCTAATGTATCAGTTCATGAAGAACGTGTTAATTTAGAAAATGATATCTTTGGTATCAATCGTAAATTATCAAAAGACCCTAAACAAAAATATCAAAAGAATGATAAAATTGCGGATGTATTAAACTACAATCCTCCTTATTTATGTGAAAGATATATTTTAGCTCCATCATTTAGAGACCAGAATACAGGTAATAAATATATGGAAGATTTAAAGAAAACAACCATTTTAATGCAATAAATTATATAATTAATTTTTTATTTAAAAATAAAAAAATATTTAATTATTTTAAATATTTTAAATTCTAATAATATAAATATTTATATTGTTATTTTTTAATTCTAATAATATAAATATAAATATTTATATTGTATTATAATATATATGTCTAATATAAGTACTCGTGTACGTTATGATAATGAGCAATTATCTATGTTTGATAAAACAAATCTTGATTCAAATAAAATATTATTAGATAGATCAGTTAAAGAAAATATGTCAGCGTGTTATGCTAATTTTGGTGGTAGAAGTGCTATTTCTGAAATGAAAAGACCTATGGAAGGTGCTGATTTAAATTTTGGATTAAAAGCTGATATTGAATCTCGTTTAATGAATCGTGGTTATGAATTAAATAATAACAAAGGTAGAACTAATAAAGATTATGAAACAAATAATGGCAGTGATCCAGGATTGTGTGATATGAAAGATACTATGACTTTTGAAAACAGTAAATTTACAAATCCAGTTGTAGATTATCGTGAAATGTATACAGCTGATTATGCATTTACACCATATTTATTTGTTAGTCCTCAAGAGGTAATGGCAATGAATGATAGATTTATGGATCCTAATAGATATGGTCAATCATCTCGTTATATTAACAAAGAAGACAAATTTAATATTAAACCAAAACAATTTGCCACATTAACAAAACCAGTTAATTACACTGATTTAGTTCAAGGATTACTTCCTAATAAAAATTCTAATCAAGTATCTGCCACTCCTTACATTCAATAAATATAATAAATATAATAATTTATAATTAATTATTAATAATATTAATTATTAATAATAATATTATAAAACTTTTTTATTTCGTATATTAATATGACAACAATTACTGAATCTAATATTTCTTTTAAAAATCAATTTAATCTAGTTAAAGGAGGAGATAAATCAGATAGTTTTATGAAGAATAATTATAGTTTTTTAACTGAACCAAGCACTTATGGATTAGAAGAAGTATCTGTTCAGAATATGCATCCATTTAATTATATGGATAAATTTAAAAATAAAAATATGCAACATATGACAAATCGTCGTGATAACACATTGATTATTAATGATTATCATACTAATGAAGTTGGACAATATGCTAAAAAAAAGACAGCATTACCTAATCTATTCGAACCAGTTGTTAATTTAAATGCATTAGCTGGTGATACAAAAATAGTTGATAAAATATCGCTTGATAGATTTTCATCAACATTACAATATAAATCAAATGAATATCCTGACGATACATATGTTCGTGCTGAACAAATTGATGGAACACCTATGACTGAAATTGTTAGACCACGTGAAAAATCATTAGAACAATTAAGAGGAGAAGGGGTTAATAGTATTCGTTTAGCACCTGAAGGAAGAAATAATGAAACAGCTGGCACCATCGCCGGAGGTGTTAGCACTGATCCTAAATCAATTAATATTACTAAATATAAAATGAAATCATATCGTGAACAAAATACAGTAGATGATTTATTAAAAACAACAGGTCAAATTACTCGTCCTGAATGGCGTTCAATGGTTAAACAAACTGATAGTGAAAGAAGTTTTATGCCAGCAATTGACGGCCCTCCAGTTGCATCTGTTATGAGACAATCTTATCATAATAATCAATCTGCTAAACCTACAAATAGAACTGATTATGAAGATAATAATTATGTCGGAGGCGTAGTTAGTGCAGTTGGAGGTAGTGAAACTTATAGAAATGAACAATCTGCAAGACCAACTAACAGAACAGAATATGAAGATAATAATTATGTTGGAGGTGTAGTTAGTGCGGTTGGTGGTAAATCTGAATTCAGAAATGAACAATCTATGAGACCAACTATTAGAGCCGACTATGAAAATAATACTAATATAAATAATCCAGTTGCTTTAGTATCTCAATCAAGTTATAGAAATCAACAATCAGCAAATCCTACTATTAGAACTGATTATGAAAATAATATTAATATAATTAATCCAGTATCTTTAGTATCTCAATCTGGTTATAGAAATGAACAATCGGCACATCCTACTATTAGAACTGATTATGAAAATAATACTAATATAATTAATCCAGTATCTTTAGTATCTCAAACAGGTTATAGAAATGAACAATCCGCAAATCCTACTATTAGAACTGATTATGAAAACAATACAAACATAATTAATCCAGTATCTTTAGTATCTCAATCAGGTTATAGAAATGAACAATCAGCACATCCTACTATTAGAACCGACTATGAAAATAATACATTTACTGGTTCTGGATTTAATAATACTGCTGGTTATGTTTATGAAAATAATCAATCAGCTAAACCTACAAATAGAACTGATTATGAAAATAATAAATTTACTGGGTCTGGATACAATGATAATGCAGGTTATGTTTATGAAAATAATCAATCAGCTAAACCTACAAATAGAACTGACTATGAAAATAATCAATTTACTGGTTCTGGATTTAATAATAGTGCTGGTCAATTATATGAAAATAATCAATCGGCTAATCCGACTTTGCGTGAAGCAGATAATGAATTTGTAGGTATTGGATTTAATCAAACAAATAGTCAATATAAAAAATACGATGATATTACTCGTAGTGGTGTAGTAGAAGAAGTATTAGCAAAAGATTATATGGGTGCCGAAATATCATTTGTTCCAAGATCTGAAGATAGAACTAATGCAATTAATATGATTCAAAATCAATCAGTTGAAGACTCTATTAATCTTACTAATAGAGATCTTATGGGTGGTGGCACAGATAGAATACCTCAAGGTAGAGAAAATATTGGTATTTATAATGATTGGAATAGAAGAGAAAAGAATCCACCAATTACTAATCGTGTAAGAAATGTTGCAGTTAATTATATTCAAGAAATACCTGATACTAGAGGTTATAATTTATTACAAGAGCGTTCTAATATAAATCAATATGTTCCTGAAACTCTTAGTAATAATCCATTTATAAGTAATGTTGTTTATTCTACTAATACTGAAAGAGATATAATACGTGAAAATACAATTATTAATGATAGAAATAATAATAGAGAATAAATAAACATTAACTATATGCAAAGCGTTATTTTATTTAATAAAAAAATAATAATTATAATTATAATAATTATAATAATTATAATTATTATAATTATTATAATTATTATAATTATAATTCTGGCATTTGAAAGATAGCTAATCTGTGTTGGTGTTCCTTATATATATCATCAAAAATTTGTAATATTAAATTACCTTCTATTTCATCATCTTTTTTAACAATATCATCAATATGATTTAATAAAATATCATTTATATAATTATATGTTGAAATAACATGATTAAAATTACGAGCACCAGTTATAATAATATTACCTTTTTCAAATATAAATACACTAACATCTTTCTCTTCATTATTATGAGTAGGTGGCACAAATTTAATATTAACGCAGGCTCTAACACATTTTTCATAAGAAGCTTTAATTTTTTTCATTAATAATAAATTATATAATTTTGCACGATCAATCATAAGATTAACCTTATAATTTGAATTAATCATATAAATTTCAAAATCTGTTATATTTAATTTGCTTATATTTTCAACAAATTGAACATCAATAATTTTATTTTCTTCTGTCATTTTTCCTTTAATCTGAGATAAACTATATATTAATTTATTAAGAGCTCTATTTGTATATTCAATATTTTTTAAACCTGATATTTGAATACTTCCATTTTTAAACAATTTAAGATTAATTTTTGGCTCTTCATGAATATTTGTAATAGGTCCTTCATGTATTCTAATAACAACTGTAATTTGATTATAAAATGGATTACAAGTAGTTTTAACTTTACGTTTTGTTCGTCTTTTCTTCTTTTTAGCATCAATTAATGTTCTCATATCTTCATTATTAATTTTTACTGATAGTATATCATCAAAATTTAAATTTAAATGATGTTTAATTAAATCTATATTTAATTCAGTTCCTAATTTACATTTTGCACACATTGTTGATATACTAACACCTTTTGGTAGATTAAACATTAGTGGATCTGCTTTAATATATTCCTTAAATTCAAAATTGTTCCAATTAGTCATTCCTTCTTTAAAGTAAGAATATTTCTTTAAATACTATAAAAATCAATATTTATAAATATAGATTATAATCTATTATTATTATAATGTATTCACCTACAAAAGAAAATAATAAAATAATTAATAATGTTCGAATGGGAATTAATCCAAAAAAACATATAATTAAAGGAACTAGAAAAATTAAATCAAAGGAAGAATTAAAAAAACATAATGAACTTTAGTTATAATTTTAATTAATTATAAGTCTTTGCATTCAATATAATGTTTTCTACATAAACTCATATAATTATCACCTGCACCAATTAATATTTGTTCTTGATTAGATTTTTTCATTCTATAACTAAATGGAGCAGGTGTTTCATCTAAACACATAATACAAACTGCATTAATTTTAGTGCATGTATTACAAAATGGAATTAAATCCAATATATGACCAAATTTATCTCTATTAGAATCTCCGTCTAATCCAGTCACTACAACATTTTTATTATCAACTTCAACTAATTTTTTAACTACTTCAACTAAGTCTTCAAAAAATTGTCCTTCATCAATAAAAATTGTATCAATTCCATATAGATTATTATTATATATTTCTTTCATTTGATTTAAGACTATACAATGTTCCTTATCAAAATTATGACTAACAATCATATTAGAATCATACAGATTATCATAACGATTATCAATCTTAGGTTTAATAACTATATATTCTTTTTTAAGAACTTTTAATAAACGTATACGTCTAATTAATTCACATGATTTTCCAGCAAACATTGGTCCAATAATAATATCAAGTTTTGTCATTAATATAAATATATCTATATTTTTATATTAATTAAATCAATTTTTATTTTGGATATTATAAATTATAGATTATAATAACCTTTGAAATCAATTATTTATAAAACTATACCATTCCATTTTATAACATCAATTGAACCATCTAATTTTATTTTACCATATCCACTAATAATATCATATTGATTTATTTTATTATATCCATTAATTATTATATCATGATAAATACCATCATTTGAACCAATAGTAATAAAAGTTAAAAAACCTTTATTATCATCTTTTTTATATGCTCTTCCAGTAGCGATTAATCCATAAAAATTTGCATATCTCATTTTTTTATTATAAATAATATATTTATTAATATTTTTATGCATTGGAGTTATATCTTTCCAATATTCATAATAATAACAATTATTTAAAAATGTATCACCTATCCAATAACCATATTTTTTATATTGATATTGATTCTCAATATTAATATTAGTATTATCACTAATATTATTATAATATTTTTTTGGAATTAATATATTATTATTCAAAGTAAATGGTTTTGAACCTAAACATATAATTAATCCTGCTTTTTGTGCTTCTCTAAAATGAACCCATTTACGATAACTACTATTATTATTATTTAATGTAGACCACCAAAATTTTAATGGATTATTTACTTTTTGATAAGCCAAAGCCCATATTAATTGAGCATATGAATAAGCATGTGATTTACAAAATGAATAATATTCTAATTGTTCTAATCTTTTAATAATTATATCAACTTGTTCATCATCATCAATAATCTCCGATTGTTTAATTAATTTTATACATTCAGATTTTTGTTTGACTTTATTTTTAGCAAATGCACGTCTATAATTATCAGCAGTACTAGAATCACACTTTAATATTTTTTTTAAAAATAATGTTGCATCATCATCAAATATTATATAACTATTACTACGTTTATATCTATTATAATCTCTTAAAAAATCTGCTTTTTGATAACCTTTAGATGCAGCAGGACGTATTAGTGCAATAGCTATAGCAATTTCTTTAATAGATTTAGGTTGCATAGTTTTATAAACTTTATACATTGCTCTTGATTCAGAATGAGTTAATCCTATATTATCTCCATTTTTAAATAATTCTAATGTTTTATGACAATCAAGACTATAACTGCTAATAGGTTTATCAGATATATCCATTAATTGAGATAAACCTCTATTTGATAAAATATCTATTTTAATATAGTTTTGTTTTTCTGTATCATCTTTATTTAATTTTATTTGAGTAATATTATTATTATCTTTTCTCATTAATATTAGATCTTCTGGAACTTTTTCATTAAATATAACAATTCCACCACAATGTAATGAATAGCATCTCATTTTACCTAATAATTCATTCTTTTTTTTATTAATACTTTCTATTTTTTTTATATCTGAAAATATATCGTTTAATTCAAAATTTTTAGGTATCCTTTTTCTATATCCTTCTTGTCTAATAGCCTCTCTTAATGCAGATTTTTGTTTATATAAAACATAATTTGATATACGAGCTACTTTGTTTTCCCATTCTGCAAATATTTTTTGATATATATTGTCTCTTAAATGAGAAGGAAAATCTATATCAATATCTGGAATATCTTTTCTATTTTTATGCATAAATCGTGATAATGTAATATTTTCTTTAATTGGGTCAATATTAGTAATATCCATTAAATAACATAATAAACATGACCCTGCTGATCCTCTTATAATATGAGGTATTCCTTTAGTTAATTCTAAAATCATACTCACTTGTAAAAATATTTCAGTAAAATTAAATTGAATTATCAATTTAATTTCTTTGAATAATCTATTAATATAAATACTATCTTGCGGTAATTCTTTTTTTATTAATGATAATAACAATTTAGCATTATCATCATCTAATAAATATTTATATTTATTACTAATATTCATTTATTATTAATTTTAATTTATTATATAATAAATAAATCAATATTTATATCTCTACTTGAAGATAACATTAAAATGAATTTTTATTAATTGCAGCATGTATTAAATATAATACTAGTAGCTAAATATGGATCAATATTTGATGCTGGACGTCTATCTTCAAAATATCCTTTTTTATTTTTAAATGTATCATTTCCTATACGAATACTTGTATTTCTAGTCCCAACTCCCCAACTAAAAATATGATAGCTTGCTGTTTCATGATGTCCTGTCATTCTTTTTTCATTATCTTTACCATAATATAGCATATGATTAGAATGATTATTTTCTAATTTTTTAATAGCTTCCATTATTATATCTAATCCATTTTCTTCTCTCATTTTTTGTGTAGAAAAATTAATATGACATCCACTTCCATTCATATTACGTATTGGTTTTGGTCTATAATCAATATATATATTTTCCTTAATTGCTATTCTTTCTAATAAATATCTAGCAGCCATCATATGATGACCTATTTCTATTCCTTCACATGGACCTATTTGAAACTCCCATTGACCTGAAACAACTTCTGCATTTATTCCACTAATATTAATTCCAGCTTTAATACAGTATTCTAAATGTTTTGTAGAAATTTCTACACCTAATTGATCTTGATTAATTGGTGAACAATAGTATCTATTATGAATATTAATATTAATATTATTATGTCCAAGATATCCATTACTTTTACAAAAAAAATATTCTTGTTCTAATCCAAACCATGGCTTTTCATTTATATTTTTATCAAATATTTCTCTTGCTTTATGAAAATGATTATTAAGTAATGGATTAGCATTTATATCATAAGTTGCACAGACAACAAGATAACCATCTAAAAATGGATTATTAAATATTTTAACGGGTTTTAAAATAATTTCACTATTGTTAGTAGATGCCTGACCTGTAGATGAACCATCATAATTCCATTCATTAATATTATCTTTATCATGAACAACTCTTATTTTTGAGCAGAATTTATAATCTACATCGAACCAAATATATTCAGCAACTTTCATATATTATTAATAATTTTTATTATTTAAATAATATATATATTAATAATATCGTCAAGTGCTAACCGCAGGTTATTTTACATACAGAAGCTAGTGATAAATTCTTAATATAACCTTTGGTTGAGGGGATCTTAAAATAACCTGCGGTTAGCACTTGACGCTACCTTTAGTATTCATTATGGTATAATAAATTTATAATGTATTATAATGAATACTATATTAATAGTAATAATAATTTTAATAATATTATTAGTTATATTATTATTTTATATAAATAAATCTGAAACTTTTAATAATGATATAAATATATTAAAAAATATACAAAATCAATTAAAATTAGATTATGGTAGTTTTGATATAGAAGTTCCAGAACAACTGATGGCTATTAAATATATAAAAGGTAATGAGAAAGTATTAGAAATAGGAGGTAATATAGGAAGAAATACTATGATTATTGGGTATATATTAAATAATAATAATAATAATAATTTTGTATCATTAGAATGTGATACAGATATATCAAATCAATTAATTCATAATAGAGATTTAAATAAATTAGATTTTTATATAGAAAATGCTGCTTTATCTAAAAGACCTTTAATACAAAAAAATTGGGATACAATTGTTAGTGATGTAGTATTAGATGGATATAAAAAAGTAAATACAATTGATTATTCACAACTCTATAATAAATATAAAATAGATTTTGATACACTTGTTCTAGATTGTGAAGGTGCATTTTATTATATATTGATGGATATGCCGGAAATATTAAATAATATTAAATTAATTATTATGGAAAATGATTATCATGATATAGAACATAAAATATATATTGATAAAATATTAAAAGAAAATAATTTTAAAGTAGATTATACAGAAGGCGGTGGATGGGGAGAATGTGCTGATTATTTCTTTCAAGTATGGATTAAATTATAATTATAATTATTAGTATTTAAATAATATATATATTATTATATATATTATGAAGGTGTTATCATGGGATGTTGGTATTATAAATCTAGCTTTTTGTTTAATTGATTATAATAAAGAAACAAAAGAATTTAAAATATTAGATTGGGATATTATTAATCTAACTGATCGTGATAAAATGAAATGCACTGAATGTAATGCTAATCCTAGTTATTATCAAACTTTTTCTGAAAAATATTATTGTAAAAATCATTCAAGATTAGCAATGATTACTCCACCTACTTTTGAAACATTGTTTACATTATGTATTAATAATACTTGTAATGTTGAAGGTAAAAATGGAATATGTGGTAAAAAGAGCAAATATAATAAAAATGAAGATTATTATTGCAACACACATGCTAAATCAAAATATACAAATATATCTAATGGATTTAAATTAGTATCTCATGCTAAAAAAGGTATTGATAAAATGAGTATGGATGATTTTTTAATGAGATTAGTTGTTGAATTAGATAAAAGGCCTAATTTATTAAATTGTGAATATGTATTTATTGAAAATCAACCAACTATGAAAAACCCACGCATGAAAACTATATCTGTTACTTTATATAATTATTATCTTATTAGAGGTATAATTGATAAGAGTATATCAAAATCACAATTAAAAGAAGTTCATTTTATGGCTCCAAGTAATAAATTAAAATTAGCAAATGATGGCGACAAAGTTGAATTAGTCAAAGTTAAAAATAATGAAGATGATTCAAAAACATATAAATTAACCAAATCATTAGGTGTTAAATATTGTTTAGAAATGATAAAACAATTTCCAGAATGGGTAGCTGTATTTAATTCTCATAAGAAAAAAGATGATTTAGCTGATTGTTTTCTTCAAGGTATGTATGCACTAATTAACAAGTTGTAATTTACGTCGTTTAGGAGTAGGTTCTTCGTCATTAATATCCTCATCTGTATCTTCATCAGTATCCTCGTCAGTATCCTCATCTGTATCTTCATCAGTATCCTCATCAGTATCTTCATATGTATCCTCATCTTTATCCTCAGTATCAGAAGGTGAATATTCATCATCGTCTATTATTATTTTTCTATTTTTTGAAATATTATTAATAAGAATTATATTATTAAGTATTAAATTATCGTTATTAATTTTGAATGCACTGTAATTTAAATCTAATTTAAAATTTTTACATACTTCAATAAATCTATGAATATTTTTTGAAAGTGGTTTTAATAATGTTTTTTTACGACCATCTTCATATGACCTTACAAAAACATGGTCTTCTTTTAATTCAGTAATTAATTCTTTTCTAAAATTGTTTGTTTTATCTTCCAAATTTATACAAATAAGAGGATTACAATATTTTATCTTAATATTTTTAATAGTTGTTAAATATTTAAAATTATATGTATTTAATTTATCCTTTGTCATATATTTTAAATGACAAATTACTTTATTAGGTTTGATTTTTTCATATACTAGTGCTAATAAAATACATGTATTATTATTGAAGATAGAAATGTTTTCCATATTAAAGATAAAATATCTAAGTAAAGTTATTATTATTCAATTTTTTTAATTTATAGTTGATTTATAATTTTCACTAATATGAGGTGTAATAATAAAAGGTATTGGACAAACATAAGCATTAATATCTTTATAAATTGAATTCATCATACAATCAATAGTATGGCATTTTAAATTATTAAGAAATGGAATATTATATATTATTCTATTATTTAATGGAAAACATTTTTCCATTAAATTTTTAGCACCTTTAGGACTAATAATATATGCTGATGTACCAAAACAATATTTTAATTTAGCAATTGTAGGAAATATATCTGAATTAATAAAATTATTAATATCAATTTGCGTCATACTTGTTTTATTAAATATACTATTGCATTGTTCATAAATAGTATTATTATAACATAATAATGAATCAAAATTATATGATAATTGTAATATATCCCAATTTTCTGGAAGCATTTTAAATACATTTCTAAAATGCTCTTTAAAATCTTTATTTAAAATAACATCATCTTCTAATATTAAGTATGGTTTATTACTAATACTACATTTTTCCCATAAATTATAATGAGATATAGCACAACCAAGTGCGCCTTTAGTATAACCAGTAGATTTTTTATCATAAATATTATTAGAAATATTATTAATATCTAATGTATTGCCATCAATAGCTTCATAAAAATGATATTTATTAATATATTGTGAATTATTTTTTTCAAATTCTATTTTTCTATCATTACTCCTTTTAAGATTAATAATATATATTTCAATTAAATCAAATATTGGTTTTTTTTTCTTAGTAGATTGAATATTATTTTCCATATAATTATAATTTAAAATAAATCTTTAATTTAAAATAAATATTATTCATAATGATAACTACAATATTTATAGTAAATATTATTCATAATGATAACTGCAATATTTATAGTAAATATTATTCATAATGATAACTGCAATATTTACTGTAAATATTATTCATAATGATAACTACAATATTTATAGTAAATATTATTCATAATGATAACTGCAATATTTACTGTAAATTGAAGAATTATATTCACTATGATGTGGCATATGCATCATTCTTGAATTAGGACAATTATAATAAGAACATTTATAAGCATAAATTCCATCATCTAGTTTAATTTTATTAGCCATCCATTTATTAGAACTTTTAGTGAAATCAATATCCATTAATATATAAATTATTATTTTATTATAATAATTTATCAATTTTTATTCTGGCTTTATAAATGTCTTCGCAATCATATTCAGACCATATGTCATAACTCCATAAAAATTGATAACGTGGGACGTTAATAAAAGTCCACACAATCAAATGTTATTATAATCTTCGATTGGAATAAAAATTGATAAAAATAGATATTAATATATATTTAGTATATATAATGAGCAATATTCATGAGTTTAAATTCTATAGTTTAATAACCCCTAATGAGAAAACTTTAGTAAATTTTGTTTTTACTAATAGAACTGATAATTGTTTTGAGTGTTTTTTAACTGATTATAATAAAAAAGCCATTATGCCTTTTCATTTGGCTACACTTAAAAGCAATCTTAAAAATAAGAATATTAATACATTAGCTCCATTAAATAAACAGTTAATTGGAACAGTGGAAGAAATTAATGATGATACTATTATTGTTAGCATGGCTTTTATTGATAAAGATTCTTTAGAATATAAATTATTTATTGAGGAAACATCAAAAAATAAAATAATTGCGAGCAATGTTAAGAAATATACTACCAAGAATAATATAAATTATATTGATTATTGGGAAAAATATATCTATCCAATTGATAGAAATAGAATGATAACTAATGAATTTAGTCTATTTGATTATATTTTAAATAATCTTGAAGAAGGGAATCTTGATAAATCTATTTTAGATGCACTCCAATCTATTAATCTAAAAACAACATTACCTAATATTAAATTTAAACTAGTATCTACTAATGGTATAAATAATACAAAAAAAATGATTAATCTTGCACTTGAAATGAGTAATACTAAAGATATATTGGAAGTAAATATAGAATCTGCTCCAAATTATTATGTTACATCTAATATTACAACTGATTATACGGATCATAATAAATTTATACAAGCTTTAGAAAGTTTATCAAAAAATCTTGAAAATTGTATTTTTATTAGTTTAATATAAATAATTATTAATCATTAATTATTTCTTATTTTAACAATAAATAATCATTAATCATTAATTATTTCTTATTTTAACAATAAATAATCATTAATCATTAATTATTTCTTGTTATTTTTAATCCCATAATTGATTCTAAATTATATTTAGAAGATTTTAATGGTTTAGTTCTTTTTAAAATCAAATCATTATTTCTAATATCATCTACTTCATCATTTTTAATAGGTATTTTTTCAATATATGATATTCTAGATATCATTGGTGGTTTAATATAATTATATTCTATACTATTAGTTGTTAGGTTTTCTCTAAACTCTTCTATTGATATTACACCGCCAAAATCTGTTAATATTTTCCATGATGCAGCAGGTTTAATTGTTTTAAATAAACAATATGTTTTTTTGTATTTTAAATATATTAATGATGTTCTTTTTGCTATATTTTCATCATTAATATCAATATTATATGCCATCATGCATTCCCAAGAACAAAATTTACCATCACACCTAAATGTTCCATTAAAATAACTCTCTGGCATTTCAATAGGAGGTGTATTAAAATAATGAGTATCCCACCAACATTTTGAATTACTTTCACATAATATAATTGAAGGTTTTACTATTTTTTCATACTTGATTAATCTATTATTTAATTCTTCTATTTTTTTTCTTAAAACACGAACTTCTGTTATATTATTATAATTCTCGTTATTTATTTCATATTCAGGTTTAATAAATATTTCATCTAATTGTTCATTTATTACTTCTGATAAATCTATAGGTAAGTGAGCAATTATAGGAGTATCACTGTTTAAGTTTTCTGTTTTATTTATAATAACAGGGACTTTTGGACGTCTACCCCGTTTACTTTTTTCCATAATTATATATTAAAATATTTTTTCTTTAAATTAACAATTATTATCTTTAAATAAAAATCATTATATTTGCATTAATGGCTTCTTCTTACGACCTCTTTTTTTGCTTTCACTCGCAGTTGTATCAGATAATAGTCTGTCATTATTTGTAGTTGTTTCTTCTTGAGTATCTTGTGTATCTACATTTCTATTATGTAATCTATTTAATACATCTTTAACAGTTTGAGTTTGATTAATTATTGGTCTAGTATCTTTATTAGGAATTAATAAACTTGGAGGTCCTCCTGGTGTAAATTCTGTAGGATTAAATGAGGCAGAATTGTTTGAAAAATTAACTGGTGCTTTCGCATTAGTAAAACTTTGTTCTTGTTTAGGTAATGATTGAGATGGTATTACGTTTGAAACTGATGATACTTGTGAGTTAGAGTTATTTTGTCTTAATGGCATTTGTTGTGAATTTTGTCTTATTCTTTCTTTCATTAATTTATCTTGTTCTCTCATTTCTTCTCTTTGACGTTTAATATTTAATTCTTGTTCTGACATAAATTTGCTTTCTGCTGGCTTTCCCATACTTGCGATTTTTTGAGCAATTCCAGATTGAATACCTCCTAATGGATTAACACCAGATGTGTTCATTGGCATATTACTCATATGTTTTTTAGAAAAATGAAAGGCTGATGCTGAAAACCCAATAAGAATTAATAATTTAATTTCTGGAGGAAGAGATTTTCCAGCACCTTTGTATTTTTCATATAATTCTTCAAGAACATCATCATAACTATCAACTTCTACACTCATATGTTCTGACCAACCAGCTAATTGAGCACCAAATGGATCATATTTATCATTAAAAAATTCAACTAAATTAGTAACATTTGTAATTGTGCTTTTATATAATTTTATACCATTTCTTCTATCAGCAAAACTTTTTAATAAATCATATTCATATTCCATTTCTTCAATTGAACTATTAAAATCATATTCTTTTGATAATTTGTATCCTTTAGATTTCAAATCACATAATTTTCTTAATAATTCTATTTTTTTCATTCTTAATTGTTGTCCAGTTAGGACTGGTTTCTTTTCAGATGAATCATGATTATTAGATAATTTAATATCTTCATATCTTGCTTTAGATGATTCTGATGAATTTCTTGACGAATTTCTAGATGAATATGATGCACGACTTTTATGAGATCCTCTATCTGAACTATCATCATATTTATTTTTAATAGAATGTTTTTTTTCTTTTGGAGAAGTTCTCATATTTTTATAAGAATTTCTAACACTAGATGTATCTGTATTTTTTTTCTCATTATCAAAATGAAGAGAAGATGTTGATTTTTCAGTATCTAATTTTGATTTTGATGGATTTGCTAACATGTTTAAATATAAATCTGTTTCACTTGTCTCCTTTTTTAAAGGAGGAATTGGCATATCATTTCCATAATTATCATATATTTTTAAATCAATATCAGAGCTTGTAGATGATGGCATTAATATATATTATTTATATTCTTTTCTTTAATATCAAACGATAATTTAATAAAAATGTTAAAATATGATATATTATAATGATACAATATTCTAGTATAAATGATGCATGGGGAAATAAAGAAATATATAAAAAAAAAGATTTAAATAATATTGAAAATTTAATAAATAAAAAATTAGTAAATGAATCTTTTGAAAATAAACATCAACAAATATCAATTGTTCATGAACCAAAATCAATTGAAAATCAGCCAAAACCAATTGAAAATCAGCCAAAACCAATTGAAAATCAACCAAAACCAATTGAAAATCAACCAAAACCAATTGAAAATCAAGTAAAACCAATTGAAAATCAGCCAAAACCAATAGAACATTTTAAATATGATCTAGATAAATCATCATGTTCATTTGCTGAACATTTAAAAACATGTGAATATTGTAAAAATAGTTTAGCTGAATATTTTACAAATGATAATAATAATCCTATATCAACAATTAATTTATTTGGATTAAAAATTAACATTACTAAAGATGTTTTAAAAATAATATTTGTTATTATTATTATTATTATATTTGTTATATTATTATCAATTATTAATATTTCATTAAAAAACCCTAAGACAATGATGAAATACTATATGGTTCCAAATATGCCTAATATGCATAATATGCCTAATATGTCTTACTATTCACACTAAATAGTTATTTCCATGAAATAACTATAATATTTATATCTGTAAAATAAATATTAAAACCATCATCTATTAATTTATATTTTAAATAGTTTTTACATCCTTCCAAATTATATAATGGAATATTAAACAAAAATTCAGGAATTTGATACCAACATTCAGATGAATTCATATTACTTGCTTGAATAATTTTTGTTTCAATTTTTTTATAAATTTTTTTATAAATTTTATTTTTATTTTTTTCACGTTCTTTTTGTTCATTTATTAAATCTAATGCTTTAACCATTATTATATTATATATTTAAATCTTCAAAATTAATTTTATGTTTTAATGATTGTGTTGTATTATTATAATCATCCAATCTTTCTTTCATATTTTGTTTATTCATTTGAGTTTCATCCGATGGGATTAATTCAAATGCATACTTATACTGAGTATCATTTATATAAACTTTATCAAAATCTTTTAATTCTGCTAAATTTGAACCCTTAAATGTAAAAGGCTGAATATCAGTTGTTCTTTTAACTATCATATTATTATAAGTTCCATTTGTTTTTCTTTTAGTAAATGTATTATTAAAATCATCCATATTTACAAAATCTTCTTTACTAATACTTACTTTAACTCTTTCTTTTTCTTTATCTTTATAAATTGTTTGTAATGAACGTTTATCTTCTGCATAATCACCATGTCTTTTACCTAACATATCAAAATTTTGCGCATATTGTATTTTTGCTTCATCTTGATTTTTAGGAAAATAATTTCTAATAACTTCTTCATCAGTTTTAAAATTATCTTTCAAAGTTGAATGAGATTGATTACTTTTTAATAACCATCTATCATATTTTTCTCTAGATACTTGATTAGATAAAATATGATGAGCTAATGTAATATTATAATAAATTTTTTCTTCTAGTTCAGTTATTTTATCTGGATGAAATCTTTTTATTAATCTTCGAAAAGTTTTTTTAACTTCTTCATTTGTGCAACTAATTGGTAAGTTTAATAATTCATATAAATTAAATTCTAAAGAATTAAATTGAACAGTATCTGTATCATTATTATTCATTATAATAATATATAATATATAATATATTTAACGCATTAATTATAATATAAATTATATATTAATATAATATATTATGGCTAAATCTAATTTGATTAAAGAAAAAATAGGTGCATCATTAGTATTAGGTTCTTATTTAGATACTTTAGGATTTAGTAATGGATTCTGGGAATTTAATTTTAATAGAAGTTTAAGAATAACAAATTTAAGTATTGGTATTAATATTAGTTATGAAATATTATCTGATTTTTTTTCAAAAGGTGGTTTTAATATTGATATAACTGATTGGGATGCAAGTGATGATACAATTATGATGTTTGCTACAGCTAAAGCATGTAAGAAAGGAGGTTCTCAAAAAAATTTTATTGATGAATATTTAAAAATATATCCATTACTTCAAGAAAAAAAAAGAATTTCTGGTATAACAACTTTAAATTCTCTTAAAATATTAAATAAAAATAAAGATCCTTCTAAAATTTCTTATTTATCATCAATGGGAGGAAATGGTGCTGCAATGAGAACTCATTATATAGGTATTCATTTTGATGATATAAAAAGAATTATAGAAATATCTATAATGGCTAGTAGGTTAACACATAATTATCCAATGGGGTTTTTAGGCGGAATGACTACTGCTTTATTCACTCATTGGGCAATTAATAATATTCAACCATGGAAATGGTGTGATAAATTAGTTGAATTAAATGAAAATGGAACAATAGATAATATAATATTCAATACAACTGATATTTATGATAAATATATGAAAGATAAAGATGAATTTTGGAATATTGTTTACAAATATAGAGAATATAGAGCACATAGATTTCATTTAAGATTAGGTGAATTTAAATATGGTCCAGATAGATTAACTGATTTATATCATATACTTCATAATAATGAATTAGATGATTTAAGTAAATTTGGTTCAACAGGAGCTGCTGCAGTATTAATTGCATATGATAGTTTATTATTATCAATAATACCAAAAGACACACATGAAACAAATGAAGAAATGGATTTAAGTAAACCAGATAAATTTATGTATAGTTGGCAAAATTTAGTATTTTTATCAACATTACATTTTGGAGATAATGATACAACAGGAGCAATAGCAGGTATGTTATATGGTGCATTGAGAGGATATGATGGAATTAGTAATAAAGTCATTAATATGTTAGAGTTTAAAGATGAATTAAATAATTTATTATAATTTATTATATATTGTTTCTAATAAAAGATCCTTTAATTCTTGATTTGATAAATTCTTTGTATCTATTGTTTCTGGTAAATTTAATTCAATAATATCATTATTACCATTTAATATAGTTGGAACATATTGAATATCTAAGTCTTTCATAATAATATCATCTTGACCTACCCAATAATATTTAACAGTTACTTCAGTGCCATAAACTTCTTCAAAGTCTTTAACTACTTTATAAGCATTACTAGTAGTATTTGAAAATGGACAATAATCACCGCCAAAATATTGGATTATTTTTTCTTTGTTTTTAAAATTATTCATAGATGATTCTATTTTTAAATCATCTTTTTTAATATTTTTAAAATTATCATCTTTTTTTATAAAATATTTATATATTATGTATATAAAAATTACTAATACAATAATAATTATAAATAACTCTTTTTTCATATAATACAAATTAGAAAATACTTTTTATATAATAATTATTTAGATAAATAATTTATATACAATATAATAATATGGGCTTTGGATTATTAATACTCGCATCAATTGGAAAAGAAAATTGTTATTTTAATACTAATCCTAATATAACTTTTTTTAAAAAAATTTTTAAAAAATATGTGAATATATCAAATGAAAATTTACCACAATATTTTAGATCATCTCCTAATTTTGGTAGACGATTAAGTACTAGAATAGCTAAAAACTCTGATATGATTAAAGATATTACTATATTTTTTGAACTACCTGATATTCAACCATCTAATAGAACCAGTTCTAATTCTCTACCAAATGGTATTAAAAAAATGGCATGGGCTAATAAAATAGGATTTGCTATGATTAAGTATATTGATTTAGAAATAGGAGGTATATTAATTTCACGTCATTATGGCGACTGGTTAAATATATTATATGAAACAACATGGAATGATGATGAAGGATGGAATAAAAATATTGGTAATAATATTACAGTATTAACAGATTATACAAATGGTAAAACAAGTTATAAATTATATATACCCCTATCTTTTTTCTTTAATAATATTGGATTTCCACTTATTAGTATAAGTAAACAAGAAATTGAAATACATGTAGAACTTAATGATTTTACTCAATGTTATAAACAAACACCAACTAATTATTTTGAAATTGATAGTTATGTTTGTTTATATAAAAAAGACGAAACTATTCTTCAAAATGTCGATGGAACAAAAAGTGGAGGAACTTTTGTATATTTCGATATTTATACAAAAAGGGTATATTATAACAAATTATATAATGATTTTTTAATTAGTTCTTCATTAAATGTAAAATATAATATAGTTGGTCAAACATCGGGTTTTACCATCCAACCAAAATATAATTCAATTATAGTTCAAGATGAAAATTATTTTCCATCTTCTTATCCAGCTTTAAAAGATGCATATATTTTAGTAAATTATATATATTTAGATTCTGATGAAAGATGGTATTTTTTAAATAATGAATTAAAATATGTTGTTCCTTTAATATCTAATGTATTAGAAAAAGACATAACTGGAGTTAATTGTAATTATAATCTTAAATTAGTTAATCCACATAAAGTTCTTTATTGGAGAGCACAACTTAATAGTAATTTAAATATAAATGATGTATTTAATTATTCATCATTACCAATAACAACAAATGAAGAACCATTAATTCAAAGCAGTAAGATTTTAATAAATTCTATTGCAAGGAATGAAATATATAATAATGAATATTATGAAAGACTTCAAAATTATATTAATAAATCGTTTTCTAATAAAAATATAAGTATGTTTTCATTTGGTTTTAATCCACTTGAATATAACCCACAAGGAACAATGAATTTTAGTATGGTCGATGATGCTATTATTCAATTAAATCTTAATAAATTAGTAAATTATAATAATAGTATTAATGTTAGAGCATATGGAATATATTATAATGTATTAGTTATTAAAAATGGAAATAGTTCTATGAAATTTTATTTATAATTTTCAATTAATTTGTGTTATGTGATATTCAAAACAACCGAAGGTTATAATGTTCAATTTTGAATATTCGCTAACAGTTTGGGATATTAATTTAAAATGTATAATTTTGAATTAATATATACCCATTTATATAATCTTACCCATAAGATTATCTATCTTTAATATTTTATATTCTCTTGTGCATACTTTAAGCTTTGCTTCTTTATATTGATTTATATCAACCTGGGATGAATAAATTAAAAAATCTCTAACTTTTTTCATATTAATAAAACCATTTGGTTGAGATGATAATGAATTATAATTAAAACTATACACATGATATCCATCTGGTAATTCATAACCTTTATTATATGGAATAACTCTATTATGATATTCTGATGGTAATTCTGGTAATAATTCTTTACCATTAATATAAATATTAAGTTTATCAATTATTTGTTGATAAGTATAAACTATAGTATTTTTATATATATTCTTAAAATATAATATTAATATTGTTATTTTATTTGAGAATTTTAATGATGGATCATTTAAATCCTCATCAATATATGTTAAATATTTTTCATCTAAATACATGGCAAATCTTGTATTATAGTTTTTAAGTATTAAATTATTTTTTAATACTTGATATCTTTTATAATTTCCTTTAATTTCTGCATCAATTATATTAAATATATAAGCATCATTTGGATTATTTGATAAATATTCATTATACCAATTATCTTTTACAACGGAAGAAGTATATATTAATTCATCATTCTTTGTATTTGTAATAAAAAATAGCTCAATAGTTCTACTTAATAATGAAATATGATTATATTCTTCTGTTTTATTTAATAAAAAGTTTTGATAATAATAGAAATTTGTTATTAATAGCTCTGTTTTCTTAAATTTATCTAAGATTTTATTATCAACTGTTAAAAATGAATAGTTAAAGTCTATATTAGGAATTACATTTAATGTATAATTTGTTGATACTTTATTACTTATTAAATTTTCTAATTTTTCTAATACAAATTTAATTTTAATAGTGCTACGACCCATACTACTAATTGGTAAATAATTTTCTATTAATGAAAAATAAAAAGGTATAGGTAAGTTAAAGAATAATGAGTTATCAGGATTTTTTTTTAATGTTATTAATTCTAATAAACGTTCTCTATCAAATATTGTTCTAAAATAATTTGAAATAATTTTATATATATTTGGATTTATCTTTTCAACTATTGTATCATCTATTAATAATTCAATTGATTTAAATAATTTAATACCTACATTTTCTACCCATTCAATATCAATATTATTAATAGTATTAGTAGTTAATTTAGTAATAGTATCAGGAACTTTATTAAAACCAACTAAAGGATAAGTTATATTATTTAAATCTATTTCTGAATATTTAAATGTTATTATAACTTTATTAGTTGTAGTATTCTCTTGAGAATCAAAAGTAAATAAACTGTTCATTGGTAATAATATTTTATAAGTTGTATTATTTACTTGTTCTAATATAGTTCCTTTTATATATGGATAATATTGATTTAATATATTAACTGTTTGAAATTCATTTAAATCTGCTGAATATATTGTTAGTAATGAAGGATTAATATAAGTATTTGTTCCTACTATAGCAATAGTATCTTGAACAATTATAATAATTGCTTTAACATAAACATCATTGTATTCAATAAAAATAAATTCACCAAATGTAAAAGTTCCAGTGTATTCAAATTTATAAAAATATTTTGCATCAAATTCATTTAAATTTGTATCTAGACATTGAATTATTGGAATAAAATATGGACTTTTATTATAATATAGTGTATTATTAGTTGTAGTTATAGTATATTCTTGATTATTTTCATTTTCAGTAATAATATGATTAGTAGTATCAGTTATTATTTGTCTTAATTTAATATTAGTTGTAGGAATACCTGCATCTGTTGTTATTATTAAATAATTTTCAAATATAACAGTCGCATCATATATATTTAATAAATTATCTACTATTTTATAAATACTATTTGCATTAACTATATTTTCAGGTATATTAGCAATCATCTTAGTTCCCACATAACTAACTATATCTAAAATATAATCCTTAGTAATAATCATATCAACTGTATTTAATAAATCTGTTATTACATATTCATTTGTATTAAATATAATATTATTAGTATCTACGCTATAAATAGTTGTATCCAATGTTGTATGAGATATAGTAGTAGTTGTAGTAGTATTAATAGTATTTGTAGTTTTCTTTAATGTATATACATGATTAACCCATCCATCGCCTAATGCATTGCAAGTTGCGGGTACTCCTATAGTTGCATCATATTTATCATATCTATAAGGCCAATCAGTTGTTAATGTATTATTTTGAAATAATTCACCTCCAGCTTGTAACCCTAATACATTCGAATTAGCTACATTAGCTATATCTATTGCTTGATTTAAACTTGAAACATTTTGTTTAGTCAAATAACTATTAATTGTTCTAAGATAAAGCTCTCCACCAGTACCTGGTGGGTAAGGAAATGGTATTGGATATGGATCCTGACTATAACCACCGTCCCAATGACAACCTTGATTAATCCATTCTTTAGTTATATTACTAGTAGAGGATGAAGTAGTTGTTGTCCCATCAGTTGGTGGTATTATTGTAATTTCATTAGTAGTTACACTATATGAAATAGTATTTGTTACAGGGGGAATAATTGTTTCATAATCTATAACATCACTTATAGTTTCAGTACTAGTAGTAATAGTTGTTGTTTTAATATATAATTGAAATGATATAATATCATCTATTGTAATTTTATAAGTATTTGGCACACTATAATAATATGTTGATTCTGGAGTAGCAATAGATATAGTATATGGAATTGATTCATTTAATCTATATTTATGATATAATGTAGTTCCAATATTATCATTACTATTAGTAATTGAATATATAATTCTTATTTTATTAGTTGTTAATATATCTACTTGATTAATAGTCGTATTATCCAAGTTAAATACCATTGGTAGTAATAAATCAGTTTGATTATATTTAATAGGGTTAATATCTCTATCTAATGTTAAATCTGATACATAATAATAATTTGTAGATAGTGGTAAGAATTGAAATGTTCTAAATACTTCATATAATTCTCCTTTCTTTATAGTAACTATACCACTTATATAAAATCCTATTTCTTCAGTATAATTTATTTCATATATTATGTTATTAATAGTAATATAATTAAAAGCTGCATTATAATTTGATGAAAATGTAATTATTGTATTACCTACACTTATATTTACTGTTTTGATTACAACTTTATCAACAGATTTTGCATTTGTTGGTAAAACAAATACATCATAATTAGTTCCTATTAATAATGGCCCAACATATTCCTCAATTAAATATTCATCTACATCATATATTTCATATCCTTGAATCTGAGCAAGTGTTGCATTATATCTTATAAAATATAGAGTATTATTTAAAACTATATAATTGTATCTTAAAGGATTTGTTCTAAAAAATACTACTGAATTATCAATTCCATTTGAATATAATAATACTTCTTCTTTATAAATAGTTGTCTTATAACCAATATTAAAATTAGAATTATTAATTTGTTTTAAAAATAATATGGGTATATTATTAGCAGTTATTATATTATTTGATGATATAGATACTCCACTTAATATGGTTAATACTATCCCATAATCAGTTTTTGTTATTATATTATATGGTTCACTTGATATAATTGATACATCAGTTGGCTGAACCATTTCAGTTGTGCTAAATTCTAAACTATTTGTATTAATATAAACATTATCAATAGTTGGATCGACTAAATGATTATAATTGTCTTTAATATCAATAGTATAAGTATTAGTTGCTTTAATTAAATCAGTTAATTCATAACCTTTATTTTTAATATTAATATTATATTTGAATATATTATTTGTTATTAATTTATTAATTGTATTTTCATCAACATATGATGAATATAATTTATTAATAATATTACTAAATACATATATTGTATCAATTTCATTATTTAATTCATAATATTGATTTAAACCACCTACACCAAAATATCTTTTATTAAAATTATAATCATAATATTTACCATAATATGAACTTTTAGTTAGTGTATTATCAAAATTTGTTTCTCTATTAAATAATATTAAATTATTAAATTTATAATTGTTTGTATTAAATATTTCAAAAAATGACTTGGCTATATAATATTTTATACTATCCATATATTTATAATAAATTGGCAATGGAGATTTTATTTTATTTATTCTAGTACTATAATTTAATAATGTATTAATTGTATTATTAATATTTGTTCCATATAAATTATAAGAATTAGTATTATTAAATATATTACTAAAACTACTATCAATAATAGTTGGGTCTCTAGATATTTTTATTTTAGTAGTATCATAAATATAATTAATAGTATAATCTATTGATAAATAATTTTTTCTAATATAATAATTAATTGAATTAATATCTACTAATTCAAAATGTTCTGGATAATTTGTAAATTCATCTACTATACATAAAACATTATTAGTAATTGTCCAATCATAAGTTCCATCAAAAGTAGCTTTATAGTTACTAACAACTTTAATTAATATATTAACTATATCATTCCAAAAATATCTTTGACTTGTGTAATTTATAATTTGTTCTAATATATATTGTTCTACTAAATATAACTCTGTTAAAATATCCTGTGCATCAGTATTATTATACATCAATGTCATAAAAGATTCCATATTAGTAATTTCATCATTTGTGAAATATGAAGTAGATACAATTGGAGTAAAAGTAGTCCCATCGTATACTAAATCATAATTATTTAAATATGGTTCTAAATCAGTATTATAACGAGTAGTAATTAATGTCCAATCTTTCCATGGTTTTGTTTCATTTAATAAAGAAACAATTGATATACCCTCATCATTTATTAATAACTCTAATGCAGGAACAGATAAAGAAATTTCTGGTTCTAATACATAGTATAGTGGAGTTGAGATTGATTTATTAGTAATTATATTATATAATATAGCATTTGATGTTGTATCTAAGACTGAATATAATGTATCAACAACATATTCATTATTGGTATTAATAGAAGAATAAATAATAGTATTTGTTTTCCCAATATAATTTGTATCATCTATATCTCCAAAATTTACATTCAATGGTGAAGGTGTTGTTTGGTCTTGAAAATATAAAAGATTATTATTATTTACCTTTTTAAGATATAATATGTTTGAATTTCTAAAATTATAATCACTATTAATACCTGTTATTATATCTAACTCTGATTTAGTTAAACTACTATAATTACTTTTAATAGTTGTGATATCTGGTGTAATACTATCAATACTTGCTGATGAATAATAATTAAATTCTGTTATAACTTCTTCAAAATCATCAATAAATAAATATAACTCAGTATCATCTATATATTCAAAAGTTGCTACTTTATTATTAATATATAATTGCATTTTTGTATACTTTATTGCATCAGTATTATTCCTATTATAATATACACAATAATAACGCCATTTATTATTAATATAACTAGGTGTATCTATTTGTATAATTTTAACAGTATATGTTATATTAATTATTTTTCTATCTATTTGATTAATTTCTCTATATATATGATAATCTGGTGGTCTACTAATAATATTATTATTTTTTGTAATAATGCAAGGCATTGTATTATTAAGATAAAAAAATGATGTTTCTATATTTTGAAAAGTATTATTACTTGTTAATTTTATATGATAATAATTATTAATAGATATTGTTATAAAATGTTGATAAATAGTTCCATCTGTTGTTACTTCTTGCAATAATATATTGTCAACTAATGCTAATCTTGGCATAGGATAGTTATCTCTCTGAGCATAAACTGGATAGTCACTTACTAGAATTGCAAGCAAATTATAAATTGGATTTGGATATGGAACATTTACTAAAAGTCTAATAGTTGATTGAGTTCTAACAGCATCCATTGGTATTTGATAAAAATTATAACGCAAGTTGTCATATATATTTTCAAACCATACTTGCCATAAATCTAACCATAATGGAATATAATTTTCATAATAATCAAATCTTTCTAAATTATAGTTATTATTATTAAAATAATTTACTGTATTTAATAAAGTAGGACATGTTAAACTTTTAGGTATGTCATAATATTGGCTACTACATGGACCAATTTCTGCATCATTAAAATTATAAATATATTTTGTATTGTTAGAACCTTTAAATAATGATGTTAATTCTCTTGGTTTATCATATGTATAATTAACTACTGGATAATCAATTGCATGCGACATTCTTAATTTATGATTATTACTAATTAAATTAATATTATTAACATTTGCAGCAGATATTATTATTTCACACATTTTTTCTGTAAATTTATTGTCTGATGATAAAACATCAATGTATATTTTGGGTGGTATAATTGGATCATCTTCTGTATTAGTTATACTTATTTTAATAACATTATACCAAACACCATCAACAATTATTGATTGATAATAACAAAATTGTAATAAATTATTATCTATAGCATTATTAAAATTAGTATCAGGATTATTTATAGGTGTTGAAAAATATACATACTCTTCATCTGTATATGATTGTAAATATATCTTATTAGATATATTTGTATTATTATAAACATTAACTAATGGATTATTAAAATCATGTTTTATATTTCTATAAATAATATCTCTATCAATAATTTTAGCTAAATATGTTCCATTATAAGTATAATTACTACTAATTACTACTCCATTGACTACTTTTATAATTGGTGTTTGATATGGAATCCAATACGACCCAATATATGTCCCAGTTGTATAAACTCTAAATGGTGCATCAATACTTGTATCAGTTGCACGTGAAACTTGAATCCAACCTGTAAAAGTTATATTTATTATGTTATTAGTAATAATTATTGTCTGAATATTAAATGGTTGATATGGAACATAAAATATCTGATCTGTAAAAGGATTAATTGCATAAACAGGATTATATGTAAATGTATTATTATTAACACTTTCAATCATTACAGGATATCTACCATAACCAATAATTCTATCTCCTGTAGTTGTTACTGGTCCTAAAAATTCATCTGTAAATACAACTGTATAACCTGGTTTTATATCAAATAATGTTCCATTATAAAAATTTAAGGGAGTTTCTAAAAAATTAATTTTTTTAATAGGAAGATTATTACCAAATGGTAATTTAAATATATACTCTGGAAAAGGCGGTTTTAATGAATCATTCCCATATTGTTTTAATATATTATTTTCAAAATAATAATCACCTGGTTCTAATCTACTATTTTCAACTGAACTATTAAATGTATATTCCTGTTCATTATAATTTATTCCTTTTAAAAATAAATTTCGTATTAAATAATTTGTAAATACTCCTAAACTATAATAGCCTCTACTAATTGGAACATAATCTGATAAAAATAATATATTTGCAAGATAACAATTATAATATGCTGACCACTTTATAATTTGAACATAATAAAACCCAATTCTAATAACTTCATTTCTTTGCATGTTATATCTATTAACATATATATATACTGTTTCTCCATTAATATTATAAGTAATTGGTATATTCATAAAAATAGGGTCATAACTATAAATATATACATCTCCTTCAATTATAGTTAAACTATTTTCAAGCTCAATACCAGTATTAGTATTATTCTTTTTAATATTAAAATAATATTTATCATCACTTGATTTGAATATAAAAAGATTAAAATTTTGCAATGTTAAATCATCTATAAATTGTTCATTTATAATAACATTTTTAATATAAGACCATTCATTTATTATTGAAATATTATAATTAGGATTATTTGAATCATATGCAGAACCATCAAATACTTGTGTTTGTATTTCATAATAATTAGAAAATGTATCATCTATGCTTTTAACACTAACATTAAATGAATAATCTGATATTTCAATAAAAGTTGTATTATTATAAAAATATATTAAATCAGTATACTCAAATGTAGCAGATGGAGTTACATCAGTTGGTACTAAATTGTATTGATTTGATGAATAACTAACATAATATATTGGTTCAACTAATGGAATACTATTAGAATTATCATATAATTGAAATGGATTATAATTTGATGTATTATCTATATATAACCATAAATATATTTTTTGATTATTTTCTGTAATGAATTCTATTAAATTAAATGTATCAAATGGTATTAGTTGATTTGGAACTATACTAAATTGAAATATTTTATCACCACCCCCATCAGTTGTTTTTACAACTTCTATAAAATTACTCTTACTAGTTAAACTATCTGTAATCCAATTATCTGGATTTATATTTGATTTAATATTTGTAACTATAGTATTAGTTGTAAATCCTTGATATTCTATTTTTGTTAAATAAATTAATGCATCTCCTATATATCTTGCTACCCCTACATTATCATTTGTATATATATATTGATAATCATAAGTAGGTGCTTCGTTAGTTATCATAATTGGTCTAGAATATGAATCCGATCCAGTATTATATCTAATAGTCGTTTTAAAATATGTTCTTTGTGGATATAAATATGAATCTTGACTTCCTAACGGATTATCTGGATTTTGTGGGACTACATATTCAGTTAATGCATTAACAGTAATACTTTCTCCATTATTAGTATAAGTAAATGTATTAATATAACGATTTGGTGGATATTCGGGATTTTTATATATTAACATTGTTAATTTATTTGTAAATGGATTATAATCAAATGTACCATTAAATAATGGTACACCATATCTAAATGTATCAGGATGTGCATAAATCATAGGTCTATTAATGTTATTACAAAAATATACCACATAACTTCCATCAATAAATATTTGAGTATTAATATCTTTTAATTGAAACTCATATGTATATCCTAAATTTTTTAATGCAATCCAATAATCCTTATTATCTATATTTTTAATTAATTCTTCATATGTGCTTAAATAACTTATACTTGATTTAGTAATATTAAGAGCAGGTAAAGGTATTGTATCATCTAATACTTCATAGAATTTCAATAATGTGGTTGTTTCTAAATTAATAAAATATATACCTAATATTGAATATAATGTATAGCCATAAGTTTGTAATAATAATTCATCATTTGAATTAAATATAATACAGTTAGGTGTTGATAATTCTGTTGTAATATATTCATTATAATTTGATATATAGTTTATTGTAAATTCTGTAAATACATAATTTTTAATAGGTTCAATTGTAGATTCAACTGGAGTGTTATTTAAAATATAATTAAATATTGTATTATCTGGAATTGCAGGTACCACTATAGGTGTTGCACCTGGTTCTGGTGGTGTATAAATATGTTCCTCTGCATCTAAATAATTAATAATTACTCCTAAATCGAACAATATCTTTTTACCAATTAATAAAGTTATAACATTACTACTATTTCTTATTAAAAGACCAGTTTGTTCTTCAATTGATACTAAATATTTATTATCAGCAGTAAAAATAGCTGATAAATTCGCTGTAAATTCAAAATTATATAAATAAATTGTAAAATATTTATTATAATTTGATATATAGTTTAATGTAAATTCTGTAAATACATAATTATCTGTAAATGCAATTGGAGTATTATTTAAAATATTATTAAATATGGTATTATCTGAAATTGCATCTGCATCTAGATAATTTATAGTTACACCTAAATTGAATAATATATTTTTACCAATTAATAAAGTTATAACATTACTACTATTTCTTATTAAATAACCAGTTTGTTCTTCAATTGATACTAAATATTTAATATTAGCAGTAAATGTAGATGATAAATCTGCTGTAAATTGCAAGTTATATAAATAAAATGAAAATGGTAATTGTGTTATTAATGACGAATCTATAGAAATACTTGTAGTATCTACATCTAATGCTCTACTATTATAATTAATACCATAGAAATTCTCCGCAAATGTTTTATTATTCGCATAATTATATGTTCCTACTACTGTATTATTATCTGTAAGTAAATAGTCTGGTAATGTTAATTCATTATTAATTGCTCCATTTAATATAGATACTGCACCTACTAATTTATAATATACATTCATATTATCATATTTTGTTTCTTTATAATATGGTTTGAATTTATATGGTTCTAAATCTTCTGTTGAATATATTGATGTTCCATCATATTTTACTTCTTTATTATCTATATTCATACTTGATATATAAACTGTTTTATTTGTAGGATCTAAATCATCCATATTAATTGTTGATGATTTTATTATAAACTTATTTGTATCTGTTGCTAAATGATAATATTTATCTCTCATTTGATATTCTTCATTAAATTCCTGAGGGAAATTTTTATTATTCACTAATATTAATGCATCATTATTTGCTATAAGATTATTATTCATATTAGTAGCATAGGATGAATATCTATCAAGATATTTAATTACAATTGGATTAATTTTAACATAAGGAACATAATAATGATATGGCGAATTAACAATTTTCATAGTTAATGTATTATATTTATAAGCTAATGCACTAATAATATCATAATCTGTTTTAATTATATTTCCACTTCTATTTGTAAAATTATATAATCCCATCGCTAATAATGTATTACTATCAAAATCAACTAATTTTGCATCATATAAACTTTGTTTAATAGTTGATATATTTGATGTTAATTTATAATCATTTAATAATTCAGCATGAGAAGCTATATTCTGCATTGTAATACCAAATTTAGAACCAGAACTAATATACTCAAATATTTCAGTATAAGAATTAATATATTCATTTTGTGCATTTTCAATAACACTCACTACCCCACCATATATATCTTCATATAATCCAGTATAAACATGAGTAACTATACTTTCAATATCACTAATATTATTATTATTAGTTAATAAATTAGTATCGTAATAAGCTGAATATAAATTTGAACCATTTCTTAATAATTGATTTGAATATAAATTATATACATTTAATACTGGATAATTATCTAAATAAACTAACAATGTATCATCATTACCATTTAATTTCATTTTTGGAACATTTGTAAGAATAAATATATTTGTATTTGGTTCTATATTTGTATCAACAGATAAATCTACAAAAGGTAATAACATCGGTTTTTGAATAAAATAATCATTTGTCTCACATACAGTATTATCTAATGATGAATAATTATATAAATTTGGTAATTTAGTATTTTCAAAAATAGTTATATTAGCACTAGTAATACTTTGAGAATCATTATTATATACACGCAAATACATAATAGCAGGTATAGTTCCCATATGTGTTATGATTGGTGCTGATATTGAAATAATACTAACAGGATATTCTATATTATTAATAGTAATTTTAAATGTATTTTCACCAACTAATAGTGCTGAATTGTCTGTATATACAGTTGATGATAATAATAATTCAATTGTGGGAAACGTGGTAGCTATTTTATTATAACAATCAGAATCATCTATTGTTATATTAGTTGTAGGTAATAATATACTTATCATTTGAATTAAATCATAATCATTATAATTAGTAGGTAAATCAGGATTAACTAATATTGTTTCATCTATTGTACATTTAAATGTTGTTTCTATTGAATTTTTTGTATATTTCATTATAATTATAGAACCTTCTACTATATTCACATTAACTTCATTATAAGATATAAATGCATTAAATAAAGTTGTTTTATCATATACAGTTACAATAGCTGTAGTATAAGGTTCTACTGATGGAGATGATTCATAAATTATTGGAACTGATAATTTTATTATTTCATTAAGATAAAAAAATGATAAATAATTTAAAATATCTGTATTATTATAAACTGATGTATCATAAGTTAAATATAAATATGTATCATCAATACTATAATTAGTAACATTCAAAAATGCATTTTTTAATCCATTAACTGATGATATTTCTAACTGAAATTCTACTAAATTTGTTTTATAATATAAATAGTTTGTATATTCTTTCTTAATAGCAATTTTATTTCCAACATTTAATAAAGTATAATAACTTTCTAATAATTGATATCTATTATCATATTTTAATTCATGAAAATAATCGCTAGTATCAATATCAGTATAAGTTGAATCCATGTATTCATTAATATCATTTTTTGCTAATGTTAGTGATGTACCTGTTGTTGGAATATAAGCAATATAACTTTCCATGTGAAATAATTCTAATAAATAATTTTTAATAATATCCTTATTAATATAATATGTTAAATCAATATTAAAATAAAATAAAAGACCTTTGAAATCAGTAATAATCGGTTTTGTAGAAATGTCTTTATTTCTTTGATATATATAACTATTAATCTTATTATAAAATAATTTTAAAAATGTAAATTCATTAAAATATTTTTTCTTTAATGTATTCAATAATTTATTTATTACAATACTATAAACATTAAAAATATCTTGAGGGAATATTTCAATATCTACAATATATTCATAATTATTTGTTAATGTTGTTATTGCATTTAAATAATCATCATTATTAAATCCAATTAGTTCATCTCTTTCATCAAATCTATCTTGAATTACTTTTAATTGTATCCAAAAATTTTTAATACTATTAATACTAGAATTAAATACAAGTAATTCATTTCCTATTACATTTTCTTTTGAATAATAATTTTTTTTGAATTCATAAAATAATAATACTTCTAATTGTTTATTATAATCTAATTTATCTAAATTAATTAATAAATTATCCGTCCATTCAGAATTAGCATTTACATCGGGATATTGTATATTTATATTTGGATCATTTAATGTATTATTATTTGTATTAATAACTAATTTTATTTTATTTAATATAGTTGTTGTTGATGTATCATTAATACTGAAAATATTATTTATACCACTTATAGAATAAGTTACTGATAATCCATCTTCTGTTTGTATTGTCATAGTTTGTGTAAGAACAAATGGTAAATTAAGTGAAGCAATATCTACATTATAAGTAGGATAATTACTATTAATTGTTCCAGAAATTAAATTTTCATCATTCAAAGTTATCTCATATATAGAATCAGTTTGAATAACTGCATATTTTTTATAAAATGTATATTTTTGTTCAAATGATGGATTTAAATTAGTTATCAAATATTCATAAACTAAAGAGGATTTTATTATAGAATTTTGTTTAATAGTATCTAAACTATCAGTAGTATTAATATTATTAAAATATTCTTCTGTTTTATAAATATCAGATGTTGTATCTATTCTATTATTATAATATACATCAAACTCTAATGCCATAAAATTATAAAAACTACTATCAATAGTGGTATCAAATTTATTTATATTTTGATATTGATTTATTAAATCATCTTCAATTATTTTAGTAATATAATTATCAAATGAATTTTGTGTTAATAAATTTTGTTTATAATAATCATTCCCATTTAATAATTTATTTAATGTTAGTTTATCATAATTATCTACTAAATTAAGTAAAGTTGGAATTATATCATGAACATAAAATCCATTCATATTAAATGAATAAAATATAATATCAGTATCATCTCTTATATTAATACTTGCTAAATCAATAAAATATTGTTTAATTTCACTGAATTTAAATTTGAATTCATTATAAGCTAAATCTGGTAATTTTAAAAATAAATCAGGAATTAAATAATAGTTATCTTCATAAATGATTAAATATGTATTATGACTATCAAATATCATTTCATTTACATTTGCATTATTAGTTATAGTTTGGGTTGTATTTGTTATTTTTTCAATCATTTGGAAATATGGAATTTTTACTGATAACCATACTTTTCCCATTAAATGAATATCTTTTGGAATTTTTACAATCGTTGTTTCATTCCATCTCATACCAATATTTTTTAATGATATTTCATCTTTAATAAATATGTCTGGGGCTAAATATGTTTTTTTAAAATATGATATAATTGAATCTGGCGACAAGTTTAAATAAATATAATTATCCCTATTTATATATATCTGCAGATCTGCAGATGTTAAATATTCTTTTATGTTTTGCATTATTAGTTAAAAATAGATTTTTTCTTTATATTTATAATATTATTAGTTAAAAATAGATTTTTTCTTTATATTTATAATGAAAAATAAATTAAAAGTAATCGTTTTAGAGAATTGTCCATATTCTATATCAGCATCAGAACTTTTAACAAATTATAAAATTAAATTTGATAAAATAATGGTAAATAACAATAATAAACATAAATATAAAACAGATAAAATATCTACATTTCCACAAATTTATATGATTAATCAAGATAAGGAAGAAATATTATTAGGTGGATATTCTGATATTGAAGAAATAATTAATATTATTAATTCAAATACAAATATAAATGCTATTAAAAAAGAAATTAAAACTAAATATTCTTATATTAATAATAAACAAATATTAAGAATTATTGAAATATTTACTCCTTTGAAAATGTAAATTTTTTATCTTTGTAAATACCAACTATATTAGATAATGTATCATATATTTTACCATTTTCTTTATTCTCATAATAATAATTTGAACCATCAATAATTATTTTATCAAAAAATATTTCCTTTATTTCTAATTCTTTTTTATATATTATTTCACTTTTGTCCTCTGACGATTCTTCTTCAGTATGATCTTCAGTATGATCTTCAGTATGATCTTCAGTATGATCTTCTATGTGTTCTTTATTATATTCCTCATTATTTTCTTCAGTCTGTTCTTCTTTATCTACTATTTTTAATTTAGATGAAGATTTTAAATATTTTTTTTTTAACATTTTAATATCTAAATTCTCTCCTTTAGAAATTTCTTCTAATAATTTATTAATATTTTTAGCATATTCTTTATTAATTATATCACTATAATTATTAATTTCTTCTAATCCATTTTGAAATTTATCAAGCAATATTTTAATGTGTTCAACTGTATTTGTTATTTGTTTAGTAGAAGCAAGTTTTTTCATTATATATAATCAAATGTAATGAAAATAATATAATATCAATTTTTCTAAATAATTATTTCTTTGAACTAATTATTTAGAAAGTTAATAGGAGATACTAATATCTGGTGTCCTATCAATTTTTCTAATAATATCTTTTCACTTATGGATATAAAAAGAATTATTTTAATGGGTATTATAACCATCAGCAAGTTAATGTATAATATATCTTCATCATCATCTTTCTTTTTATCTTCAGTATTTTTACTAATTATATTATTAGGCTGAATTTTTTTTTTATTAATAACCGTTCCATCCTTTAATAGTCCCTTTATCCAGTATTCTAAAACATGTGGTGGTGGACTATTATTATTACCTTTTTTCATTAATATTTTAATTATATATTATTAATAAATTATATAATCAATTTTTATAAAAAAACCTTTGTAATAAAAAAACATTTGATGGAAAAAATTGATAGGGTGCAAATATCTGCCATCTAATTATTTAGAAAAATTGATAACCAAAGGTTTTAAAAAGATAAATAATATTTCATATAATAATGTTTCTTGTTGATAAATACAGGAATGATATAATACCATCCTATTATATTGTTGACAAATTATTAAATTCATTAAATACACATAATCAAATATATTCAAATATAGATAATGTTATTAAACAACCATATAATAAACTTAAAAGTATTATTGATAATATAGAACATGGTAATTGGAAATATGCTAATATGCCCCATTTATTATTCTATGGTCCAGATGGATGTGGTAAAGAATATATTATTAATAATTTATTACAAAAAATATTCTCAAAAAAAAGTGTTGAAGTTCAAGAAACAGAATATACTATTAATGGATATAGTAATACAAAAACAAAAATAATGATCAAACAATCAAAGCATCATATAGTTATTGAACCAAATAATAATGGTTTTGATAAATATTTAATTCAAGAAATTATAGAAGAATATGCAAGAACTGAAATTTTACATGTATTAAAATATAAACATTTATATAAAATTGTTATAATTAATACTATTGATAATTTATCTTATTATGCACAAGCATCATTAAGAAGAACTATGGAAAAATATGCTGATAGTTGTAAATTTATTTTTGTATCACATCAATTATCTAAAATCCACGAGCCTCTAAAAAGTAGATGTTTAATGGTTAGAGTACCTTTGCCATCAAATGAATTACTTACAAATATTGCTATGAATGTTGCATTAAAAGAAAATATTCAATTAAAGTGTTCAGATATTATAGAAGTTGTTAATAATTCTCGTAATAATATTAATAAACTGTATGGTTATTTAGAACATAAAAAAAATAAGGTTCCTTTTACTCATTCATGGGATAAAATTATTATAATAATAGTAGACGAAATATTAAATAAAAATAATTATAATATTAAAAATTTTCCTGATTTAATTAAAAATATTAGAGATTTATTATATCAATTATTTATTACAAATATTGATTTTCATATTATTATTAAAGAAATTATGAATATAATTAAAATGAAAATAAATGATAATGAAATTAAATATAAAATTATAGAGGAAACTTCTAAATTTGAAAATAGAATTTCACAAGGAACAAGACATATAATACATTTAGAAGCATATTTAATAAAAGTAATTCAAATTATTAATATAAATATTTAAATATCAATATTAATATATATAATATGGACAATATTGAAACAAAAATAAATATGTTATATGATTTTATTTATTCAAAATCATCTCAAGATCATAAGAATATTAAAGATTTTAAAATAGATGAAGAAAATATATCAATAGATGACATTAAAATAAAATTTGAAGGTGATGATTATGATGATATATTATCTGAATTATTTTCAGGCAAATTTAAAATGATTGATTTTGATGAAACTACTAATAATTTAATATTAAAAAGATATACTGATGGTTTATCTATAGCATTATATATTACTCCATATAATGAACATAGTTCTAATAAAATTAATGAAATGAATAATAATGATTGTTTATTTTCATATATTTTAAGTAGTTTAGTATTGAGTAAAAAAACAAAACATATTGCTTTACCTATACTTAATACTGATATTAAATTCTCTCAAATGAATGATATTATTAAGCCATATAAAGAAATTTATAAAAAATATATGGAAATGATAGAAAAAGATAAAATATCTGATATATTATCAGTTAGAGTTAAAGAGAATTTTTTTAAAAGTATTCAATTATCTGAATTATTATCATCACCTAATATTAATATTAAAAAATTATTATTTCAAGTTATTCATACATTAGCTGTATTACAAAAAGCTTATCCAGGTTTTAGACATAATATGTTAAATCCATCAAACATTTATGTATATCTTAAAAAAGATAATAATGATATATATGAATTTAATAAAAAAACATATTATATTCCTGATAATAATTTTGAAATTAAAATAACAAATTTCTTTGCTGCAAATATTCCTAATATGTATGGATCAGACTATGGTTCATTAAATATACCATTCTTTGATGATAAAAATGATTATTTTGATTTACATTATTTTTTAAATCATTTATTAAATATTGTTGATAATATGAATGAAGAAACAATAGAATTTATTAATAAAGTAATACCTGAAAAATATAGAGCAATTAAAAAGAAACCAAAAGATTTTTATTTGAAAGAATTAGATGAATTATTTATACCAGAAGAATTACTTGATGATAAATATTTTAGAGAATTCAATAATGAAATTAAAGTAGAACGCACAATGTCAGCAGATAATTATTATACTAATCTTAATATAAAAAAATCTTCTAGAAAATCAAGTATTTCTGGTTCAAGAAAAATGAAACATCAATCATCAAACTCTATGACAGGTGGTGCGACATTTTATACTCCACCTAACAAACCTATTCATAATACACCATTTATATCTAATGATAAAAGAAATGTTTATAAAAGAGATTATAAAAAACCAGAAGAAAAAAAACCAGATGGGGGAAAAACAGATGAAGTAGATAAAGATTTAATTATGAGACAAGATTTAAGAGTTAATCCTGCTTATGTGAAACCTTATAAGGTTAAAGAAAAACCAACATGGGATCCTGACTATAAACCTTTGCCTAAACCAGATAATGTTCCTCAAGCTAAAATGCATTATCCTGAAAAACCAGACTATAAAAAATCATATTCAGAAGATGATGAAGATAATGATAATGATGAGGATGAGGATGATGATAATTATGAAACTGATGAAACCATTAATACAACTGATACGACTAATACTGATAGTTCACAAAGTAACAATAATAAACAAAATATGGATAAATATTTAGATAAAATATATCCAGAAGGAAAAAAAAATAAATATATTAAATCAGATAGAACATCTTATCCTCATCCTAATTCTAATTCTAAGAAATATTCTAAAGAAGACAGTTCATATTCACCATCTTCTCCTAAAGAAATAGATAAATATTTAGATAAAATGTATCCAGAAGGAGAACAAAAAAAACCATATCAAGATAAACAAAATAAATATATTAAATCAGATAGAACATCTTATCCTCATCCTAATAATTATTCTAAGAAAGATTCTAGAGAGGAACGTTCATACTCACCATCTTATCCTAATTATAATCCAAAGCGAGATTCGAGAGACAATTATCAACAAAAACCTAAATTTCAACCAAATATAACAGAACAACCAGTAATCGCTGAACAAAAAATGTATCAACCTCCACAACAAAACTTTCCACCTGGAGCTCTTCATACACATCCTAAATATGCTAATCCTGCATTTATTCCTATAGATAATCAAATAACATATCCACCAGCATTTGTTCCAGATATGGCAAATTATTTTCCATTTAATGGTATTCCATTAAATAAACCAAATGAATTACCATTACAAAAAATATACAATATTAATTTAGGTGCACCAGGTCATAATCACACAATACTTAATCAAATTTATCAAGATGTATTACCAGGTGATCCAAATATTTTTACAATGAATAGTGTATATGAAAGAATGCAGCTCATGAATTTATTACGTAATTCTATGATTAAACTTCATGATGGTGAAGATATGACAATTCAAGCGGGTCCTTCGTCTTTAATGGAATATATAAAAGTATTAGATTTTAATCCTTATGCTTTAGGTAGAAATAAATATAAGACAATTCCTATTAATTTTCTTTTATATAATGGTGCTTATCCTATTAGATTTAATACAGATACTAGAAATATAGAAATAGCTAAACAATCAATGGGTGTTAATATTAGAATTTATATGTTAAGCACTGGTGCATTAAACTGTAATATTAATCATGCATTAGATTGTGAAAATTTTGATGTATGGAGAGAATTATCATATTATAAATATGTTAAAGAAACTATTTTACAAAAGAAAGTAAGTCCTAATTTTATTAGTATGATATTATACAAATTAGATAGAGTCTCACAAATTAATTATGATGAATTAAAACAAGTGATTAGAACTCATGTTGAAAATGATATTATTTTAAGAAATTTAAATAATAATCAAGAAATAAATAAGTTTTTAAAAACTATAAATGGTGAAATTAAAAAATTAATTACTTCAGTAGTTAATTCTAAAGCTCCAATAGGAGATTTAGATTTGTCTATTGATAGTAAAGTTAGTTTATTGTCTTTAACTGAAGCTCCTACATTTAATTTAATTGAATGGGCAAGTCCTACATATGAACTAGGAGGAGCTGTAGCTAAACAAATAACAACTGGTTTCCATCCAACAGAAGTATGGAGGAGTGTATTATATCAATTAGTATCAGCTATGGCTGTTTTACAAGAAAAGAAAATATTATTTAGAAATTTCACTATTGAAAATAATGTATTTATAAAAGATTTATTCAGAGACCCTAATAATACAGGTCATTGGATATATACTGTTAATAATATTGATATGTATGTTCCAAATTTTGGTCATTTAGTTGTAATTGATAGTAGATTTGCAGACGTAAATCCACCAACTGGAACAACTGGTGTATTTAAAATTATATCACCTACATTATTTAATACAAATGGAATAGCTCTTCCAGGAGAAGATATTAATATAGATGCACAAATATTGGCAGATTTAAAGAGTATATTATCAAGAACTAATTTTAGTAGTCAACAATATAGAAATTATGGATTAATAACACCAGATGATGAAGTATTAAATTTATTAGATAGCATACATAATTCATCAGCTACTAGAATATCTAATATATTAATAGAATGCTTTCCACAATATATCCATAATCGTGTCGGCACTTTATTAAATATAACAGAAAAAACAGGTGTATCTTCTACAGTAATGCCTAAATTAAATATTGGTAAATTAGTAGTATATCAGTCAAGATATGATGAATACACATGGGCTATATATAATCAAGATAATGGAAAGAAAAAAGAAATATTATTAAAAAATACAAATGGGAAATTAATTAAAAAAGATGTATTTAGTCATTCATTATTAGAACATCCTGATGCAAATAATATAATGCAAACATCTGAACGCACTTTTAGATTAAATAAAGAATCATTAATAGATTCATATATTATTAATTAAATTAAATTGAATTAAATTATTAATATCTATATTAATATAATGTTATCATATAATTCATATAAACCCACAGATAGAGAAACAGAATTTGTTGGTAAATTACTAAATATTCAACCAAATGATATATCTTATATTTTTTTTAGTGATAAGAATGTAGATTATATAAATAATACTTTAATAGAAATGGTTATGGATGAAACATATAAACGTTATAATAAAAGAATTAAAATTGAACCTCAAAGAAAACATATAGTTATATCTGCTATGAGACATATTTATTTTAAAAATATAACAAATATATTACCTGTTGATGAAGAAGTTAATAGATTGAATAAAGAAGTATTAAGACAAATGTTAGGAACAGCAATAACTGAATTAATTGCTTATTTAAGATATATAAAAGATTATAATAGTATAATTCCAATGGACTTACCACAATCAGATAGTTCTAAGATGGGACGTAATCTTGCCGGATTTTCTAGTAATTTTGGTTTTTAATATATTAAAATATTTATTTAATATATTAAAATTAATATAATTATGAATATTATATTTAAAAGTTAAGCACTTTATCTGTGTAGTTGGGGTTGACATAAACAAGGATAACTGCTCTTTTCTCGAGGAGATCTCTCCATCCTTTTTGAGTAGGTGAATTAACGTCCAAAAGTCTAACAATAGGGTCCATGCTGTTTCTTGCAACGCATGAGCTTGGAGAATAATGCCAAAAACCACCACCAACATTAATAACAGCCGATGAACCAATAACATAGTTACCAGCTTCAGTAGGGTTAACACTTGTATTAACATCAGCAACAACAGCACTGGCGAATTCAAATTTATCATCATCTGTAATATCAATATTACGTTCAAAATCAATTTGCATATCATTAATACGTTCAAAGCCAGCAATTGATGTAGGTAAACGAGCCATATTTGTAATGGCGGCACCTGTAGCATAAACATATGAACGACGATCAACATAAAATACTAAAACTTCACGTGAAAACATAACACTTGTGTGACGGTTAACAACAGCAGTTCCTTCAAGAAATGCGTTAGTTTGAGCAAGAGCTGCTTTAAGTTGATTTCCAGCAGGAACAACAGGAGCAACAAAACCAGTAGGAGGAGCAGCAGCAGCTGCAGCAGCAGCAGTTTTGTTAAAAACACTGAGACGAACATTAATCATAGGGATTGATGTAACAGTTGGGCGGAGGTTTTGTGAGTAAGGGTTGTAAGCAAAGAGGCTAGCAACTGGGAGTGTGGCAACAACTGTAGGTCTGAATGAGAAAGCACTAAAAAGACGTTTAATGATGGTGCCATCGTGACGACCATAAACAAGGTCAGGGTTATCATATTTGTTAAGACGGCAAACATCAACTGATGACATAAATTCACGGAGTGATGAGTTGAAGTATTGACCATTACGGAGGTGGAGAACTGAGTTCCAGAGTTGATTTTGGAGGTTGCAACGGTGAAGTAAATCAGCAACTGGTGAACGAGTATCACAAACAACATCATTGGGGTCAGTGATTAAGTTGTAGAGAAGTTCATAATCAGGACGAGTAGTGAGGGGAGTGCGGTTGTAGCGTGATTTAATAATACCACTCATATTTGAGTAAAGAAAGTGTTCATCTACAGTCTTAATCTTTGGTAAGAAAAGAGCAGCAACTACTGGATGGACATGATCACCAGGGTTTTGAAGTGTTTTTTCGAATTTAACACCTCCTAAAAATTGAGCATCAGGACCTGTGTATTGAATGGCTTGGAGAAGAACTTGAGCATGAAGAGGTCTTGAAGCTTCATTGAGTTTAAGGATTTCTTGGAGATTACGGAAATCAGCTTCATCTGATCCAAAGTGACCTTCAGCACCAGATGTGATATTACCAAGAACTTTCATGATGCTTGTCATTGGCATCATAACTTCACTTGAGTTGGTGCCGGCGAGTTCTTGTTCATAGATGCGTTGAAATTCAGCAAATTCGGCTTCGCTGAGGTGGTGCTTCTTACCGTGAGCACGAGCCTTCATGAGGAGTTGGTGAAAAGGTATGTTTTGTTGAGCATACTTATCACGAACAGCCATGGCAAATTTCTTTGCTGATTTAACAATTGATGAGTGACGTTGAATAAAGACATCTTGAATTTTATTAACAAGGTCTTCATCATTGTAACGTTGGCGTAAACCCATAAGAGAGTTTGAAAATTGTGCTTTATTTTGAAGTTTGAAAAGATTGGCTACTTCCATATCTACTGTATTTCCTGATCTAACTGAAGCGGTTCTGCGTGACATATATATCTTATTATAGAAAAAAATATTAAATTTTTTAAACTTATTTTTTTATAAAAAATAAAAATTTTCTATATATTTATTTCTTGTTATATTAAAATCTAAAAATTTTAAATAATTAATCCAAATATTCTTAGATTATTTAAATATTCTTAAATTATTTAATATTCTTAAATATTTTTAAAAATATTGATTTTTTAATTTATAAAGAATTATTATTATTAATATTAATGGACTCTAATCTTTGGATAAATAAATGGAAACCAACTAATATAGTAGAAATTGTTGGTAATAAACAAGCAATAACCAAAATTGATGAATGGTTAGCTAATTTTGATAAACATAACAACAATTCAATTATTATTAGCGGTTCTCATGGAATAGGTAAAACTTTAGGAATAGAGCTATTACTTCATAAATACAATTATACAAGTAAAGTTATTTATCCAGATGAATTAAAGAATTTTAGAAATGGGAGTGATGTAGATTTTGATGATTATTATAATTATGAGAATAGTGTATTCTCAAAATTTAAAATGACATCAAAAAATAATTCAATTCAAACTAAAAAAATTGCAATTGTTTTTGATGAAATTGAATATATAAGCCTCAGTAGTGAAAAAAAATATGTATTTAATATTTTTAAAACAAATGCAAAAATAAAGAGTTTCCCACTTATATTTATTTCAAATACCAATCATAGTAAATTATTAAATGATCTTAAAAAATATTGTATGGAAATAAAATTTTATTCACCATCATCTTATGATTTAATTAAATTTATTCAAAAAATATGTCAAGAAGAAAAAGTAGAAATTAAAGATCATGATTCACTTGAAAAAATAATTCAATTTTCACAATATGATATTAGAAGATTAATTAATCTATTACAAGAATATAGTTATAATTATAAATCTCTTAATATTAAAGATATAGATATATTTATTCAAAAATCAATATCTAAAGACACTAGCGTAGGTTTATTTGAAGCATCTCTTGAATTATTAAATAACAAAAATAGTTTTGAACAAATATATAAATTATATGAAATTGATAAAGTATTAATACCATTAATGATTCATGAAAACTATTATAAAAAAATTGTTTCACCTAAAAATAAAATAACATTTGAAGAACAAGTTCAAAAAATGGTTGATATAAGTGAATCAATATCAATTGGAGATAATATAGAAACGAGTATTTATACTGATCAGAATTGGTATTTACAAGATATTCATGGTTTTTATACTTGTTATAATACTAGTTATATATCGAGTAAAATGCAAAGGAAAATTACTCCATCAGAAATTAAGTTTAGTGCAGATTTAAATAAAACTTCATTAAAAAATATAAATAAAAAAAATATATTAAATTTAGAAAAAATAATAGGTAAAAGAACAATTGAAGAAATATTATTATTATGTAAACTTACAAACTATATGGTTTCAACAAAACAATGTCAATATATGTTAGATATATTAAAGAATTATAAAGATGATTTTGATATAAAAGATTTAGAATTATGTTTAAAAATTGATAAAACAATAGATTTTATTACACTATCAACAAAGGAGAAAAAAGAGATAAATAATTTAATTGAATAAAATTAATTAAATAAATTTATTTTTCTTTATATTATTAATGATGTTTGATAATATAAATATTAATATAGATATTATTCTTTTATTAGTTATTTCTTTCATAATTGGTGCTCTATTAGGAATGTATATTAATAAAAATTTAGCTGAACATATTGTTAATTTAGATGACTCTCGTAAAATAGAATTATCAAAATGTTGCACTAATTCTAAATGTTATAATAAGCCACCACATTTAAGGGATAATTGTGTTGTAAATAAAGAGAATGCTAAAAAAGAATTAGATAAAGAATTTCAACAAATGTATACACAGGAAGAATATTATAAAAAATTAGATGATTTAAATATAATAAATGATTTAAATAATAGAAAAATTGAAGAAAAATATGTAGCAAAAATGAATGAACGAATTGTAATTAATTCAGCATTAGATGAAACTACATCTGAAAATATTAGAAAAGATGATAGTGACGAAGTGCGAGGATATGATGTTTTAGATTTAGCTCCATATAGTAAATAAAAACATTATAATAAATGTATAATTTAAAATATATTTTTCTATTTATTATTATAAACTGAAAGATGAATACAGCATGTATGATTGAGCTAAAAAAAGAATATACTATATTATTATGTAATGTGTTAACACCAGTTATTTTGGAAGGATTACAACATTTATATAACGAATCCAAAAAAAATAGTAATAAAAATAATATATTAAAAACATTTCAATTATTATTAAAATCAATTCCTTCATGGGATAGTGATATTATTAAAAAAGAAGTTGAAAGAATAAATACTAAAACAAAAGAATATACGTGGTTAATCCAATTAATTCACACTATATTTAAATTAAACATTTTAATTAATGATTTAGAACCATCTGAAACAATGAAAAAAGATATAGATATGTCATTATTTATTCACACAATTTATATAGAATGTGCCAGACAATTTTGGATGGATCCTTTTTTATTTTATCATGATTATACTTCTCTTGAACAAAAGAAAAATTACTGTGAAATTATGAAAATAATTGGATGTTGTATTGAAAATTCTATTAGAAGATTATTACCTTTAAATTCTATATTTGACAAATTTTTAGGAAAGCAAGTCGTGAACGGTAAAGCATTAGATTTAACTGAAATATATAATATACCTTTAATATTAGATAATATTTCTATTGAAAAAGATAATAAACAAAAAGGTGGTGGAGATAATGATAATAATATATATCAACCTGATATACAGCCAATTATACAGCCAATTATACAACCAAATATAATGCTGCCAAATATGCAACCAAATATGATGCAACCAAATAATATGATGCAACCAAATAATATGATGCAACCAATAACTGGAATGATGCCAAATGAAAATAATATTAATGAAAAAATATTAAATATAATTAATAAAAATAATATTTTATCAGATTCAAATGATAATAATAATAATAATTTTACTGTTAATAATCATTCAGCGAATGATCATATGATGATGCAAAAAAATATGATACAACAAAATATGCAACCAAATATGATGCAACCAAATATGATGCAACCAAATATGCAACAAAATATGATGCAACCAAATATGCAACCAAATATGATGCAACAAAATATGATGCAACAAAATATGCAACCAAATATGATGCAACAAAAAATGAATAACAAAAATCATTCAGATAGAAAATCATCCTCTACATTAAAACGTATCATAAATGAATCAATTAAACAATCACATAATACTGCTACAAATTCTCATGGTTCTCATTTGAATAGTGATATAAAAAATAAAGTATTAAAAGATATTGATTCAGATACAATCACATATAACCCAGAAGAAAATGCTGAAAATTATCAAGATATATTTTCAAATAGTGATATAAAACATACTATAAATACAAATGAAAAAGTTGAAAAGAAATCAAGAGAAAAGTTTTTTAATAATTACTTAAATATATGAAGGTAATAATTTATCAATAACAGCATATCCAATTGAAACTGTCATTGCCACTACTAATATTTCCATATCTTGTAATGCACTAGATGGTATATAGCGTATAGCAATAAATGCAATTAGCCCTATTAAAAAATATTTAATAATACGATTATCCATTAATATATATAATATGATATAAAATAAAATATTTTAAATCATATTATAATGATAATTCAAGTTATATTAATTGCAATAATTATAATTATTTGGTTACAATATCCTCAAATTAAAAAAATAGATGAATCTAAACCTTTATATTTAAAAATATTTGATATAGTTAAAATACCAATAATAGTCATATGTTTTATTATAATAATATATTCAATGTCAGGTATTGATATTAGCACTTATAAAGATGATTTTGCAAAAAAATTAGATGTATATATGTCAATTCCAAAATTTTAATCTAAATTATTTTTAGAATAATATTATTAAACATATCAAACGCAACCTCAATATATTAATTATTTTATTCTAAATATAATTAATATGACTGCTAAAAATATTAAATATGGAAATAATAGTCTCTTAATAAAAAAATTTGATATTAAAAGTATTCCAGATTTCGTAACAATTGCTATGATAGCAAAAAGAGCTTCTGGTAAAAGTTATTTAACTCGTGAAATTTTATTTCATATGCGTGATATACCAAATGCTATAGCAATTAGTAAAACAGAAAAGTTAAACAAATTCTATACTGAATTTATTCCAGAATTATATATTTATGATGAATATAGTAGTTCAATTTTAGATAAAATTTATCAACGACAAGAACAAATTTCAAATGATAATGAAAGACGTCGTAAAGAAGGTAAGAAAGAAAAAGATGGTCGATTAATATTAATTATGGATGATTGTATGAGTAGTAAAGGAACATGGGTCAAAGAACCACAAATATCTGAATTATTTTTTAATGGTCGTCATTATAAGATGTCTTTTATTCTTACAATGCAATTTAGTCTAGGTATACCACCGGAAATGAGAAGCAATTTTGATTTTATTTTTTTATTAGCTGAAGATTTTATTAATAATAGAAAACGTTTATATGAACATTATGCGGGTATGTTTCCAGATTTTAATACATTCTCTCAAGTATTTTTAGACCTAACTGAAAATTTTGGATGTATGGTTATTAATAATCGTATTCATAGTAAAGATATTAGTGAAAAAGTATTTTGGTATAGAGCAAAAGAAACTCCACAATTTACTATGGGATCTAGAAAATATAAAAAATATCATGATAAAAAATATGATAAAAACTGGAATAAAAAAATTGAGGTATTTGATCCCACAATGTTATTATCCAAACGTAGAAAAGCAAATAATTTAATTATTGAAAAAATTTATTAAATATTAGAATTTTTAAGTTCTAAATATTTCTGTTTGTATTTAAGATATTTTTGTTTATAATTTGTATTTAATAAAAGTAAACATATATCATCATCATAATGGCAAAGTAATATATTTTGTAATAAATTATATATATTTTTATTATCTTCATAAAAATGTAAACTATTAAAATTATCATCTACTATATTAATTTGTTGTAATATTTGTTCTTGAGTATCTCCTGAAATATGACCAATTGTATCTTCATTTGGTAATGTATCTCTTTCAAAATTAGTATTTAATAATCTTTTATATCCATCATTATTTTCTAAAAAATTTAACATTTCTTCTATTATTATTTTATAAAGTTTATAATTTACATTTTTAATTCTCATAATAGTTTTAATATTTTTTCTTAGAATATCAGTTATTTTTATTCCATTTATTAAATAATAAACATGTGTTAAAAATGGCATATAAAACCATGATTGTGTTGATGGCATAATTTCAGGTATATTTGGTATATTATCATCTAATATAAATATACTAGACCATAATAATCTATCATCACATATTATCTCCAAATCACCAATATTATTAATAAATAATCTATAATCACTGTGTATATTTCCAGATGTATTAGATGACCATGTTGCTTGACTATTACCATCATAAATAACTAAATTTCCATCACTTTGCATATATAAATTATAAGGACCAACACCTTTATTAATAGTATTAGTTGCCCATAATGGATTTCTATTATTATAAATAACTAAATTACCATCCTCTTGCATTATTAGATTAAATTTATTATTTTGACTAATTAATTTATTACAATTTACATTTTCAAAGGATGAACATATAATTTTATTTGAACTCATTATTATTTAATTATATAATATTATATAATTAAAACTTTTTATTTAATTCTAAATATTTTTGTTTATATTTTAAATATTTATATTTATAATTATTTGAATAAGGATTAGTTGTAATATAAGGTTTTAATATATCATTACTACTTTGATTATTTATAATTTTTGTTATAAATGTATTCCATGTATGTTTAAAATATTGAGTATCTCTTGTTGTTAATTCTATCGCTTTTTTCGACATTGCATTTAATTGTGATTGTGTTAATAATTTTACTTTTTCAACTGCATTTTCAATATCTAAAGAATTTATTTGAGATTTTTTCTCGCCAAAGAAACCAATGTATTCAGTTGGTCTTTTGCTTGTATCTATAATTATACCACTTTCTGGTGTTACTAATTCTATCATAGGATATCTATCAGTTGTAATTATAATTGAACCACATTGTCTAGCATCATTTATATAATGACCATAACCTTCTGCAATTGATGGGCATATATGAATATAACCATCATTATAATATTTATCGATATCATCTATTCTTGTTATAAAATATTTAATATGTGAATATGAACCATTTATTAAATTTGTATATTCTGTATCAGATAAAATACCTGAATATCTTAATGTTGAATCACAATATGCATTAATACCAGAAGCGCAAGTTACATCTAAACTACCTAATTCAGGTTTATTTATGAAAGCTTTAACAACATGAACTGTATTTTTAAATGGAGATTTACCTGCGAAATGAACAAATTTTAAATTATTCTCAATATATTTTTGATTACCTTTACATTTATTTGGTGATGCAAAGGAAGTATTAATAATTTTATATTTTAATTTATCAGTTGATTCAACAAATATATGATGATCTCCAATCATATTTCTATTAAATTTGTTATGAAGAGCTAAAGTTAAACAACATATAGAACATTTTTTTTCATTTCTATAATTTTCTAGAGCAATTTGTGCTCCAGTATGTTTTACTATTATATAATCTAAATATTTAAATAATAAAAGTTCATTAATTAAATCATTATCATAATTATAAAAATTTATTAAATCTATTTCTTGATTAATCATAAATATATTTATTTTATTATTATATAATGAATCATTAATATTAGTATGTATTTTATCTTTTATTGTTAAATCTACTGTTAAATGTTCTAAGAATATATTAACTTTTATATTTGATGAAATTGGATCACTTATATTGCATAAATAATTTATATATGAACTATTTTTAATAATAGGAGAATATTCTTTTAGAATATCAATATCTTGAGCAATACCAGTTCCTTTCGCCTGATCTGGTTTATGTACATAGAAAACTACCTTATAATTTGAAGACTTGCTATTTAAATTATCAATATAATTTTTCATTTCTGAAGTAATCATGCAAAAATCTTGATTATGATAACCTATACCAAATTCATAATTATATCCATATCCATAACCATAATTATATCCATATCCATAATTATATCCATATCCATAATTATATCCATATCCATAATTATATCCATATCCATAATTATATCCATATCCATAATTATATCCAGTATTATATCCAGTAGTATTATATCCAATATTATATCCAGTAGTATTATATCCAGTATTATATCCAGTATTATATCCAGTATTATATCCAGTATTATATCCAGTAGTATTATATCCAGTATTATATCCAGTATTATATTCAGTATTATTATATCCATTTGGTTTTGTAGTTGCATGTGGTATATCATATAATGAATAATCATATAAATATGTATTATTATTATTTATTTTTGTAGTAGATTTAATTAATTTAATTTTAATTCTATCTGTTTTATAAAAAACATTATATTCTTCAATTGTATTTTGATCTGTAAGTATAATAGTATTATATTTATATTTTTCTTCTAGTTGTTTGTATAAAAAATTATAGGCGGCTTCTTTAAACGTATGACCTCCCTCATACTCTTGAGATCTTATTTTTGGTTCAAGTATTTCATACAAGGGCATTAATATATAATATATACTATAATTTAAATATTAAATATTATATATTTTTAATATATGGCATTTGTATCTTTAATATATGATGGTGATAAATTTCTAGATGGTGTTATTTTAACTGGTTTAGGACTAAGAAAACAAAATACTAAATTTGATTTAGTTTGTTTAATAACTGAAGATTGTATAAAATATAAAGATATTATAAATATTATTTATGATAAAATTATTATTGTCCCATATATTACACCAAAAGATATAGACAATTCAATAAAGATATCAAATAATATATTTAAATCTGATAACTATATTGATATATTTACTAAAATTAATTTATTTAATAAAGACCTATTAAATTATGATAAAATAGTTTTCATTGATTCTGATTTAATACCAATTAAACATTTTGATAAATTATTTGAATTAGATGCACCCGCTGCATGGCTAGAATATAAAACAGAAAATGACACAATATGGCATGAGTGGAATATTAAAGTTAATGATATAATTCCAAAAAAATATTGTGACCAAACTTCTCCATACGGATGTTCTATTAATGGAGGTTTGATGGTAATTAAACCTGATAATATAATATATAATAAGATGATACATGAATTACAAACATGGGATACAGATATTAGATATTTATTTCCAGAACAACAATATTTAACTCAATTTTTTGTTAATGAATGGCATTACATATCAGGTTTATATAATTCATGGGGTTTTGATAAAATACATGTTAATGGTATTCATATGGCAGGACTAAATAGAACTGAAAATAATAAAAAAATTAATTTTAAATCATGGGAATTCCAAGATAATACTGATAATGCTTATAATTTTCATACTAATTTAACTTTTATATATGGATTAATAAAATATCCACAGATAAAAGAATTTATGTTAAAAAAATTAAATATTTCTATTGATAATAAATTATATAAATTAAATGATATTAATATAAATAAATTTAATATTAATAAATTATCAGCTACACAACAAATATTAATTAATTTGTTATAATAAGCATTAAATATTTATTTTTATAGATAGTAAACCAATTGGTGTATGTTGTTTTAAACTTTGTGATATTTGTTTTTATTTAATCTTGGGGCTTTTCAAGACCAGCTGTTTCTTCCTTAAGTTTGGTTTCACTTTCAGAACATTGTTTTAATCTTTCTTCAAGTGTCTTAATCTGGTTATCAATACTATCTAAGCATGACGTAATCGTTTTTGCTTCTTCTACGCTTTTAACCTTGCTTAATTTTTGTGTTAATTCTTCTTTATTTTCAAGTTGAGCCTTAATATTATCATTAATATTATCAATCATCTTTTCAGTCTTTCTTAATTCATGATGTAATTTAGCATTCTTTTGACTGTCTTCATGACCTTTCATAATAGCATTAAGTTCTTCATTTGCATACTCAGAATCACCCGCAGCTGCTGAGTTAGGCGCAGGATCAAATGGAAGAAAATCACCATTAATTTCACCTACAAAAACATGAAAACGATTATCTTCTTGTTGAACTTCTTTAGCACGTAATTGTGCTTCATCAAGTGTCATATAAACACCAGCAAGACGAATACCTACTACAGTTACTTTGTCATTTTCATTCTTTGAACGGAGAAATGAAAAACAGCCCCAATTTTGACCTTTGGGGATACCAGTGATCAGTTTGCGTTGATACGATGGTGTAGACATATAATAATAATAATATTAATCTTTTTAAATCAAAATAAATATTATTATTAATTATTATTATTCCTCCTTTTGTTGGGATATTTATACAGTGGGATAATACTCCCATTTAAGATGTCTACAAAATTTTTGCCAAATTAAATCTTGTTCCATTAATTTAGGTGCTTGAAGCATTGGAAAGAAATTTAATAAATCATCTCTTTCTAATAATTCACTAAATTTATATAAAATATATGGATATGATAAGAAATTCTTTCTACCTTTTGGTTTATAAATTTCCCATGGTTCTTGAATTATTGTAAACATGTCTATAAATTTATCCTCTGTTTCTCTATCTATTTTTGGTGGATCCACTCCTATTAATTTATTAAGTATAAATGGGATATGTTCATAAAGTTTATTATAACCAAGTTTTTTTAATATATCCTGCATTTTATCTCTACCTATTGCTAATAAATCATTATTCTTATATTTATTTAACTCAGAAACAATATTTTCAAAAACATCTTGTGTTATTTCTGTTATTTCTTTTGCCTGTAATTGATTTAACCATTCCTTAAAATGATTAACACGTTTATATGGTGAATATTCTTTTATTTGCCTATCTTCATCTATTATTACAAACTCCATCTCTCCACAATCTGGACATATATAACTCGACTCTTCAACTACTAATGTTTTTTCAACATTACATAACTCGCAATATTTAATCCTATTTGTCCCATCATCCTTATTAACCCTAACTCCCTCTATCCTTTGACAGAATTTATCAAATAAATCTGCTTTCGTATTTCCTATTGGTTTTTTTATATTAGAATTTGGTTTTAAATATTCTAATATATTTTTTATTTCAGTTATTTGTTTAGTGTCCCTAATTGTATAATATTCTGATAATAAATCACCTGTTAAATCATAGTAATTAATTTCATCCATATTATTATTCATATGTTCTAAATCTTCTTCAAACTTCTTTTTTTGATTTAATAAATCAGCTCTTTTTTCTAAATCAAAAACACCATTATCCTCTCTATGTTTATCTATTTTAAATAAATCTTCATTTATTTTTGATAAAGATTGATTTAATTTATCCAAAGATTTTCTTTTAATATCCATTTGTTCAATTTTTTTCCTGTGTTTTATTTCAAGAGTATTAGAGTCTTTCATATTGTGTTGTGTTTTAGGTGTTTTTTTAATCCGAAAATTGGACATTAATAGTATTAATATATTAATATTAGAATATTAGCTTTATATATTAATATTATATATTAATATTACTTAATGTCCATATTAATTTATTATAAACTGTTTCCATTATATTATATAATGGTTTATTTTCAGTCATTCTAATTAATTCAACAGACTTATACCAATAACAATCATCAGTATTTGACCATCTCCAATCTGATCCATAACCTAATAATAACCATGTATTAATATTCATAACACCTGCTAAATGAACTACAAATGTATCTACTGTTATTAATAAATTAATATTTTTTAATATACATATAGTATCTTCAAATGGTTTATCATTATCAATATCAAAATAATGAATATTATTATTATGACCCTTCGGGTCAATTTGTTGCGTAGCAACAATATTATTATTAATATGTTCTTTTTTATGTAAACAAATTATATCAATATCTAATTCAGATAGTTTTTTAAAATATTTAATCGGTATATCTTTATCAATAAATGATGATAATAATCCATTATAAACTATTCCTATTTTAAATTTTTTTAATAAAAATAATTGTTCATTCCAATAATTTAATTTTTCTTCATTAACTTTTATATAATTTATTGTATTTGGTAGAATTAAATTATCAATTCCATTTATATTTAATAATTTAGGTAATGACATTATATATAATTTATAATCATATAATGACAGATTCACATTATCAATTATATTAATATTATTAATATTAATCATATTATGTATATTATTATTAAATAAATGTCTAACTGTATCTTTACAAAAATAATCAATTATCATATTAGGATATTTTAATGCTAATTCTATTATAAATCTATAATATTGTATATTGTCACCGATTCCTTGTTCATATACTACTAATAATCTATTACATTTTTCACCATTCCAGTAATTAATATTAGGTATATCTACTCTAGCATTCATATTTGTTTGATGACAATAATTATTAAATAATCTATTTTCATATAGTTCAAATCCAATTTTATATTTCTTTTGAGCTAAATAAGAAAAACATTTGTTGTATAATATAGTAGGGTCATTTCCTGCTTTATCATAATATTTAATTGATTTATCATATTCTTTAATATAAAAATATATATCTCCTAATGTTTTATTATTATCCATAGTTGAATTTATTTTATTTGATTGCATATAATATTTAATAGCATTATCATAATCTTTAATTTTACCATAACAAAATCCAATATTATTTAATAGATCTGGAATTTGTTTAGTTAATAGTGGTAATATTTTTTCAAAAGTTTTAATAGCTAATTCATAATTACCCAAATTAAAAAAACACATACCAATTTTATTTAATATATGTGGATTTGTTTGATTATATTTTAAAATATTAAAATAACATGTGAGTGCTTCTTTATAATTATTATTAGATTCATGATTTTCAGCATCTTTTAAAACTTGATCCATTATTTATATTGAAAATACTCTTTTATTTCAATTATATCTGAATTAAAATATTCATTAATTTTATTTTTAATATTTGCTCTTATATCATTATTAATATATACAGATCTAGCTAATTCAATAAAAATATTATCAAACTCTTTATAATATTCTTTCTTTCTTATATTATCTTCTATATCCCATAATTGTTTATTAATATCAATTAATTCATTAAATAATTCTTCATCTATTTTATATTTATCAACTATTGGTTTTAAATAATCTATTTCTTTATTGATATTAATTAATTTATAACTATCTGTTATTTTATCTGATTTAATCATAAGTATTGATAATTTATCAAATAATTCACCAATAGATATAGGAACATGACAAACACTCATTATATTATTAATATAATTATCAATGTTATTTATTTAAATTATATATAATAAACGAATTATATAAAAAATATATAAAAAATTATGAAATATATAAAAATTATGAAATATATAATAAACAAAATATATAAAAAATGTTTAAAAATTATAAATTATATTTAAAAATTAAATATATAGAAATTTTTATTTAATTTTTTTATTTAAAAATATTTAAGAATTTAATTTTTAAATATAATTTGCAAATTTTTTTTCTGTTATATGTTATATACTATGGCTGGTGCTCTTATGCAACTCGTCGCCTATGGCGCTCAAGACGTTTATCTTACTGCTGACCCTACAGTCACCTTCTGGAAGGCTGTATACCGTCGCCACACTAACTTTGCCATGGAATCCATGTCGCAAACACTCAGTGGCACACCCAACTTTGGCAACAAAGTTGTTTGCCGTATCTCCCGTAACGGTGATTTACTCCACCGCTGCTACGTTAAGGCCACTCTCCCCTACAGTGGCACTGCCTCAGCTGAAGAAGCCTGGGTTAACCGTGTTGGTTTCGCCCTCCTCAAATCAGTTGAATTAAGAGTCGGTGGTCAACAAATCGACAAACACTACTCATCATGGATGCACATCTGGTCAGAACTCACACACACCACTGACATGAAAGCTCTCCTTGACAAACTTGTCGGCCCCAAAGGTACTGATGGTATTAATTTCACTGATAACACTACCACACCTGCCCTTATCGACCTTAACATTCCCCTTCTCTTCTCCTTCTGCCGCAACCCTGGTCTTGCTCTTCCCCTCATTGCTCTTCAATACCACGAAATCGAACTCTGGATCGAACTCGAAACACAAGCCAATATCACCCAAGCTACATTAGCCACAACTTCAAACCTTTCAGGTGTTGAACTCTGGGCTGATTATATCTTCCTCGACACTGAAGAACGCAAGGAATTCGCCCAAAAGCCCCACGAATACCTCATTGAAGTAACCCAACAACAACAAGCTTCAGTTAACCAAAGTGTTAACAACAGCATCCGTCTTACATTCAACCACCCCACCAAATTTATCACATGGGCCGTTCAAGAAGCAACAAATGCTGGTGATAAATTCACAAACTTCACAACTGATGCCACTGCTGAACTTTCAGGCACTACATCATGTGTCAGCCAAGCCAAACTCCGCCTCAATGGTCAAGACCGCTTCTCAGTTCGTGATAACACATACTTCAACTATGTTCAACCTTACCAACACTTTGAATGCAAACCTGATCTCGGTATCAACGTTTACTCATTCGCCCTTAAACCCGCTGAACATCAACCATCAGGCTCATGCAATTTATCACGCATTGATAACGTTAATCTTGAAGTTACACCTGAGGCTCTTACAGGCACAACTGGTTCAATTGTTGTATATGCTTTCTCATACAACGTTTTCCGTGTTGCATCAGGTATGGGTGGCCTTGCTTATTCAAATTAAGCGAATGTTTCTCCTTAAATATCTTAATAAAAAAATTGATTTGCTTTCGTTTAAAGATAAACTTATATTATTATTTAATGAATAATAATATAAAAGTTTCAATAGATAATGGAAAATTATCTTTACAGATTTGTGATATTGATTTTATATTGGACCAAGAACAATGTATATATATAATGAATAATACTATGAAAAAATGGATTATGGATGATAATAGTAAATATCCATATTTTCATAATAATGAAACTCATAAAAAAACAAATTTACTGCATTTTTTATATGACAATAAACATAAATATGAATTTAAAAATAATAATATTTATGATTTGCGTAAAGAAAATATAAATAAACTAGATATAAAAAATGAATATCATCAAATAATTTGTAATAACTTTAGTATAATTGATTATAATATTGGTCATTATAGACAGGATAAATATTTTAATCCTTATTGGAAATATAATAACAATATTATAATGTTGTGTTCTGAAAATATAATATTTGAATTAACTGAAGAACAATTTAATAAAATATTAGAATATGAAAAAACAATTGATTTTAAATTAACATGGACTTATTTATTTCATAAAAATTTAAGAAATATATATACAAGATATAAAACTAATAAAATTAATATAAATAATATTATTGATGACTTTAATAGTGATAATATAAAATATATTGAAGATAATAACATAATCAATTTAACTAATGATAAAGCAAAAACTACATTTTTAACAACACATAATATAGAAGACTGTAAAAAAATAGAAAAAAAAAATAAAATAAAAATGGATGAAATGGACAATTATGTTAAAAATACATATAATTTATTAAAAACATATAAAGGCCATATAAGAAATATTGGAAAAGATGCATATGTTGAAAAAAATAGATTATGGAAAGTATTTGATGAAGAAAATAAAAATATATATTTAATGTATTGTGAACCTGGTAATTTTGTAATGTTATCAAAAAAATCTATTTATAAAATTAAAGAATTTGAACAAAATAATACTGGAAAAATAACATGGTATATACATCCAAATGGATATATTCAAGGTAGTAATAATATGTATATCCATCAAGTAATTACTGGTTGTTATGGAAATGGTCCCGGAACAATGAATATAAGTGTTGACCACATTGATAGAAATAAATTAAATAATTGTTTTGATAATTTACGTGTTGCTACTCGTGAGGAACAAGAAACTAATACAAAATCAGCTGACGGCGAAAGAAGAGAAAGAAAACATAATGCGAAACCACTCCCAGATGGTATAACTAATGATATGATGAAAAAATATATTGTATATTACAAAGAATGCTATAATAAAGAAAAACAATCATATCGTGAGTTTTTTAAGATTGAAAAACATCCAAAATTAGATAAACCATGGATAGGTAGTAAATCAAATGCTATATCAATTATTGATAAACTAAAAATAGCTAATGATATGATTGATTCATTATAACCAAAGGTTTTATTTGATTGAAAAAATTGATTTATTCATTAAATAAATAGTAATCTTATTAATTTAATGCTTCTTTTTATTCTATTTTCATATATTATTACAACAAATGCTTTACCTATATTATTATTATCTTCTGATAATAATAATGATAGCATATATTTGCATGTATTTTTATATATTATATCATTTATAGTAACAGTATCTATTATGATAATAATATTAACATTAATGGTATTATATTATATTAAATTTATTAAAAATAAATAAATTATTTTATATATGATATTAATATGAATATTTATATTATTATAAGTATTTTAATTTTATTAATTTGTTTAATATATTATTTCTCAGTTCAACAAGAAAAATTTAATAATAAAAAGAAAACTGTAAGATTTACAATATAAATATATTTTTATATTTTATAAAGATTAAAATATATTGTTTATTAATATGTCAAATGAAACATCTGGTTCTAATGGTAAAGGAGGATTAATACAATTAGTAGCTTATGGTGCAGAAGATTTAGTATTAACAGCTGATCCTGAAATATCATTTTTTTCTACTACTTATATGAGGCATGTTAATTTTGCAATTGAATCAATTAATTTATTATTCACTAATATTGTAGGATTTGGTAAAACAAATTATATAACTATTAGAAGAAGTGGTGATTTATTATCTAGATTATATTTAGAATTAACATTACCATATGATATATCATTAGTAGATAGTTATTGGACAAATAGAATTGGATTTAATATAATTAACAAAGTTGAATTTTATATTGGTAAAAAATTAATTGATCGTATGTATGGAATATGGATGCATATATGGGTTGAATTAACTCATACTACAGATATGAAACAAATATTAAGTAATATGATTGGAACTACAAGTAATAATGGTAATAGTAATGGCTTAATATGTACTACTCCTCATACACTTATTATACCTTTATTTTTTTATTTTTGTAGAAATCCAGGTTGTGCTATTCCATTAAATGCTATTAGAAATAATCAAGATTTAACTCTTAAATTTTTCTTTGAGAAAAAAACCAATTGTATTCAAACAGGTAATGCTCCAACTGATGATTTTATTAATGCATCTATTTGGGCTGATTATGTATTTCTTGAAACTGAACAAAATAGATTATATGTTCAAAAACCATTAGAATATTTAATAGAAGTTAATCAACATTTTGAAAGAAATTTAATAACTTCTGGAAATAAATCAATTAGATTACCATTTACTCTTCCTGTTAAGGAAATATATTGGGTAATTTATAATAATAATAGAACTGGTGATAAATTTACTGATTTTACAGATAATATTAATAATAATATTAGTATGATGAATAATATGCAATTAATGTTTAATGCTAAAAATGTATTTTCATCAGGATCTAGAGATAGTATATATTTTAATTATACTCAAGCTTATCAACATCATAAAGGATTTCCAGATGTAGGTATTAATTGTTATTCTTTTGCTATTTATCCTGAACAATATTCACCATCTGGTTTTATTAATTTTAAACATTTATCAACAGCAGTGATGAATATTACAACTAAAGCAAATGGATTTATTCATATATTTGCATTTAGCTATAATATACTTAAAATAAAATTTGGTGAAATAAGTATGGAAAATAATTATTAAATTAATATTAAATTAATTTTTATTTAAACAATATTTAGTAAAAATATTTATATTATATACTAATGAGTGGAGCATTATTACAATTAGCAGCTTTAAGTTCACAAGATGTTTATTTAACTAGTAATCCAGAAATTACATTATTTAAGAAAAGTTATATGAGATATACTAATTTTTCTATTGAAACTGTTCAAGTTGCATTTGATGGCGGAACAGTTAATTTTAATAGTGAATCAACTGCTACTTTAGAAAAAAGTGGTGATTTAATATCAAGAATAGTATTAGTTGTTTCTTTGCAACAATTAACATCTACAATTAAATGGGGATATGTTGATAAAATAGGTCATGCTATGATTGATTATGTTAGAATTATTATTGGACAGAGTGAAATAGATATTAGATATAATGATTGGATTGATATTTATCAAACTATTTCTAGAGATAAAAGTCAACAAAATAATTATAATATAATGATAGGTAATGTGTCTTCATTAAAAGATTTAAACTATTCTCATGATAATTATAATTTATTTATACCATTAGAATTTTGGACTGGTAAAACAACAAGTTCATCATTTCCTATATGTTCATTATTAAATCAAACTTTTCAAGTAAGTATTAAATTTAGAAATTCTTCTGATTGTATTAATTATTTTGGAACAAGTGTTCCTACTGATGAAGAATTACCAATAATATCTTCAGGATATTTATTAGTAGATTATATTTATTTAGAAACAGAAGAACGTAATTTATTTATAAGCAGTAATCATGATTATTTAGTTGAAGTTGTTGATAGAATGAGTGATACATTAACTGCTGTTAATACAAAAATTAATCTTATTTTTAATAAACCAACTAAATATATGATTTGGTATGCACAATTAGCAAAATATAGTGAAAGAAGTAAATTTATGTCATGGGCAACTGATGATAACTGGGAAGCATCTAGAAATGAATTTGCTAAATTAGTTTGGTTAATTACTAGAGATGGTTTAAATGTAAGTGACCCAAATAATCCAATAATTAATTTTGGTTCTGGTTATGTTAATATTGGAACCGAACCACCTATTATAACCGGAGGTAATACTTTATTAGAAGCATTAGCTGCTAAAGTAAGTGCTATTATATTATTCGCACAAACAATTGATGATGATGTTATAGCTAATGCTACTACTGATAATCTTGTTTTAATTAGTAATACTATAACTTTTGAAGATATGTCTACAACGATTGATACATTCAAAGCAGATGCATTATCTACAATTTATCAGGATAGTTTTATGGATATTCATACAAATAATATTATTGATATATTTAATTATGGTAATTTTATTAATAGAAGTGATAATCCAATTATTTCATCATCATTCCAATTAAATGGTAAAAATAGATTTCAAGAAAGAGATGGGTTTTTTTATAATTATCTTCAACCATATTATTATTTTAAAAATAGTCCACCAGATGGTGTTAATATTTATACATTTAGTTTAAATCCTGAAGAAATTCAGCCATCCGGAACTATTAATTTAGGTAATGTTAATTCAAAAGATTTATTAATAATTTTAGGTAAATATAATAATACTTCAAATAATTATTTATCTTATTTTGGTTCTGGTAATATTAGAATATTTGCATTAGGTTATAATAATTTGAAAATTTATAAAGGTGTTGCTGGATTAGCATATTAGAAGCTAATATTAATAATATAATAAAAATTGAAAATATTTATTATTATTAGTAATAATTTATTTAATATGCTTGAAATTACAAGACTAAATGAAATAAATATTGATATCTTTAAACAAACTATTACTAATGCATTAACTAATAAAATTTTTATTAAAAAGAGTATTCAATCAGATATACCCGATTTAAATGTAGAAGACCAACTATCTGTTATTAATGCACTAGTTTTTAATACAGAATACAGCTATATTTTAATTAAAACATTAAATAATATTGAATGGACACCTGTTAAACTATATCAAAAAGCATATTATATGGTTAAGTTAAATGGTTCTATTTGGTTAATTAGTCATACATCACATGAAGGATTTGTTATTAAATATAATATTTATCTTATTGATTATATTAAATTTTTGCTAAATTATATTAAAACAATTGATTATATTCCTTATTTGGATGAAAACAAATGGGCATTTCCAAATGAATTATCATATGCACTTTTACAGCTAACACAAAATAACTTAACTAAACCAAATGCACATATATTTATTAAACAAACTGTATATTTTAATAGTTCATTAAAAATTAATCATTATATTTGTAAAATTAATAATGTAATTTATTATTTCCCAATTGGAAATAATAAATTATTTAAACCAATTTATTATGGTATATAATAAATATTATTATGGTATATAATAAATATTATTATGGTATATAATAAATATTATTATGGTATATAATAAATATTATTATGGTATATAATAAATATTATATTAATTTATCTAATTGATTAGCACATTTAACTGTAAAATCAAATATGCGATTTAAGCCAGAACCTGTTATAAAATGACTATGGAATATAGTATCACCTGCTCCAATTAATAATATTTTTCTTTTATTAATAATAAATGTATCAGATATTTTAATTTGATGTCTCATATAAATACCCCATACATCAAATTTAACTAATAATGATGGTCTATCTTTAATATTATTATTAAGTATAGTATATAAAAAGTCTCTATAAGTTGAATCTTTTATACCTTGAACTAGAATTAATGCATCTTCGTATGTAAAATATTTATCTTTCATTTTATTTAAATATATTAAATCATGTTTATTCATTATATCTATATCATAATTTGAATGAAATGATACTGTTTTATCATTATTATAAAACTCCATTGAACCAAAAAAATAATTAACAATATGTTCACTATCATTTTCTATCAATACTAAATTATCTTCTTCTTTAACTATTATTTTTTTATCAATATCTGAACTACTTAATTTTATATCTTTTAACCATGAAGCATCAACATTTTTAATAACTTCATGTTTAAGTCTCCCACCAGTGCAATCAAAAACTACATCAAACTTACCTTTATCTATAATTTTCTTATAATCGTTCCAATCATAATCTTCATATATCATTGGAATATGATAATGTTGATTAGCAATAGCAAATAAAACATATTCTAATAAAAAAATATTAACCATAAAATAATCTTTTGTATCGTCCCAACAATAAACTTTTGGTATTATTAATGATAAATATTTTGATGCAGTTGCAAATAATCTTTGTCTATTATATGGTTTTCTAAATCCTGGTTTATCTACTCTACTATCATATATTACTATATTTACTCTTGGAGAACTATTCATACTAGTATCATTATAATATAAATATAAATAACATGCTAGAAATAATCCAACTGGTCCTGAACCTATAATCATAATATTTATATTATTATTTATAATATTATTAGTATCTTTCTTATCTTCTGCTATTTTTTTATATAATTTATCTTTATCAATTATATTACTTTTAATTATAAATTTAGACATATATGATACTAATTCTAGTATTTTATTATAATTTAAAATATTGTTTATATCAATACTTAATTTTTTAATATCATCTTTATTTAATTCTTCATATTTTGATTCAATTTTAATATCACTTGGAATATCATTAATAACTTTATAATTTACTCTTTTTTTAATATTATTAATAACCATTTTCCTATAATTAGGTGCTGTTTTATATACTTTTTTTAAATCTTTGAAAAAAACATGTTCTTTATTATCATTATTTGATTTAAATAATGTTTCAAACATTTTATTAATATTATCACTAATATTATCAATATTATTAATATTTTTATTCTTATTTATCATATCTATTAATTATTGATAGAAATTAATTATAAATAATTAAAGAAAATAATTTATTATCTAACAGCAACTAATACAAATACATATCAAGAAAATTATAATAATACATATCATCGTATTTATTATAAGAGTTAATAATACACCATAATTCTTCAGGTAAATACTTTACATTTTTTTTATAATTTTCAAATTTAGTATTCAATTCATATCTATTAATATTATTGATAAACATATAAAAAGAATAATTATTAATATTATCAATTTTTTTATTATCAATTGTATGCATATTACGAGGATCAATATTATTATTATCAATCAATACTAGATTAAACTGCGAAAATGTTGGTTCTAAAATATCATCAATTTTATTACTTTTTAAGATAATTTCATTGTTAATTGAAATTATATTTTTAACTAAATATGGATATGTTTTAACTAAAACCTCATAATTATTATTATTAATAATACTTTTCCAAATTTTTGTATAAATATTATATCTAATAGTTGCGTGTGTAAAAATAAAACTAATTTCATCATATTTTATTTCTACCTCAAAACTAGGAATAACCTTAATTTTAAATAGACTAATTAAATATTTATATATATTATGAATGTTAATAGGAGAATTATTCATATAATGAGTTATAGTAACCATAAGTGATTTTAATAGCTGTTATTAAATATAAATATTTCAATTTTTATTATCAATATAGTAAAAACCATAAGTTCCGTCAATTGCTAACTGAAGTTATTAACCTTATATCCTTTAGGATTATTTTGAACCCCTGTATCTCAATGTTAAGCATAATATTTGGATGATATTAAAAAAACTTCAGTTAGCACTAAACGGTTTTCGTTTACATTTATTTAAATTTTTATTAATTAATTGATAATTTATCAAATAATTTTTTAAGATTTAAATATTTAGTTTTATATTTCAAATATTTATTATACGGTAAATTAAAAATTTCAGCCGGATGATTAATATAATTGTCCGGAACAGCTAAATTATCAGCATTTCGTAATTCGCTTAAATGTGTTAATAATTTCTCAAATCCACGTAAAAAGTGTATTATTGCATTTCTATATGGAATTAAATTCACATGATTTACATCATCAAATATAATTACTCCTGGACTAAATATTTCTAAAACTAATTTTTGTGATATATTTTTTTTGTTTACTATATTAATTTTGTTATTATGGTGTATAAATAACAAATCGTATGAGCGTTGACCAGCACCTTGTGTAATTCTTATATGTGATTGGGTATTTCCAATAGCAGGATGTATTGTTATATGAAAATTTGTAATTTGTGGGTTTATTAAAGCATTATTATATTGGGTGGCATTTTCTATTAGATGATTAGGATTTGGAAGTGGTAATATTCTTAATTGTTGTTGCGCTTGTCTTAAATTGTGTGTTGCCTGTTGTCTTAAGTGATATGGTAAGTTTAAATTATTTTCGTCATTTCTTAGTCTTCTTATTTGATCATTTAATCGTGCTACATTCTCTCTATGTGTATTAAAATTGATATTTTTCATTTCTGCATCTCTAATATCTGTAAATCGAACATCTAAATAGAATCCCCTTTCTGTTATTCTTTCAGTTCTTAAAACCATGCCAATATTTGTAACAGGAAAATTACTTAAATAATGTCTTTCGGTATTATTAATAGCAAGAGTATCAATTATCGCTTGCGCTGGTGTTCTTATTTTTGAATTTACAAAAAATCCTAACAACTCATTAAAAGCTATAGCACTATTCCTACGATATTCATTTATTAATGTTGCAATGCTATATTTACTAATAGAATTCCATATATTTTGGCTTGGGGGATTTCTAAATATTGTGTTAATATTATTTATTAGTTCTCTTTTTTCAGCAATATATTCAGTAGTGCTAATATATGTATTCATAGTGGGAATAGCTGCTACTAAATTTGGTATATAGGTTGATGTCATTTCTATAATATCAACATTAAATTTTTGTGTATTATTATTATATATCACTTCTAGTGGTTCAAATAATATTTTTGCATTATTTATTCTTTTTAAAATATATACATTTTGATACAAAACAAAATCTTCTTCTATTGTTGGTATTTTATATATTAAATTCATTTCCCAATCATATCCTAATACTTCCCTATTTTCATTAAAATTAGTAATATTATGTGTTAAAGTTATTAGAATTAGTTGATCAATATTATTATGTATTATGCTATCATATATTCTTTTAAGTGTAGTATATTTTTCATAATAATCATAAATTACCAAAAATCGGTCATAAATAGGTCCTAAATTTAAATTTGACTCTAATTTGTTTTTAATTTTTATACTTAAGTCATAATTATTTTTTATATTCTCTATTTCACTCATTAAATCGTCCTCATCATTAATTTTTAGTGAATTTAATCCGTCAATATTATCTCTTAATAAATTAAATTCGGCTATTAAATCGTTTTTATCATTTATAATTTGTTGGCTATTTAATATATTAAAATTTTCTAATAATGTATTAATTAATGTTGTTTTAAAATTATAATCTTCTATACATTGTATATAATTATTATTTATTTTATTTAAAAATGTTGATAAGAATAATTGATAAATATTTTTTCTACTATATTTTCGTATATAATCATTTCTTTTAGTCGTTAATGTTCTCATTTTATCTCTTAATTCTGAAGTATTACCAATAATAATATTATCATTAGTAAGTAAGACTTTTATAGGATTATCAGTAATTCGAAATATTTTATCTATATTATTTATTATGTTACCATTTAAGGTCTTTAGTTTATCTCGCATTATAAATGGTATTTCTGCCTCTATCAATGTATTAAAAGCATCATTAATATTTTGATCAATAGGTTCTATTTGATCAATGAGTTCTTGCATTTTATCAATTTCTGTTTCTATTCTTTTTATTTCATTTGGATCATTATTTGACATTAAGACTCTTTTAGGTGGTCGTTCAGCTGCTTCTGCCATTATTATATAATATATAATATATAATAAATTATTATATATATTATATTTATATTAATAATTATTAATATAATATCCAGCTGCTTTCTCATGGCCATTCCCTCCAAAAAATCTAGCCAGTTCATCTACTTTAACATCATTTTTTAAACTTCTTAATGAATAAGTTTTCTTTTTATCATCTTCTGAATGTAATATTCTTAATATATCTGCATCATCAAATAAAGTTTTATTTTCTTGCACATATTCTATTAAATATTTATATAATACAGTTTCAAAGCATTTAACATCTATAATAGTATAATCAGAACCTTCAGTTGATTTATCTAAAGTATAATTATTAAATACATCTATTGCTTTATTCTTATAATTACTAATCATATTTCCTCCAATATTTATAAATATTAAATCATTTTTATCAGTTGTTAGTAAATTTTTAATAAATTCAAGTCTTTTATATTCATTAAAATTTCTTAAATAATGATTTAATCCTACACAATAATCTTCTGTATATTCATCTGAAAAATCCCATACATCTTTATTACCTATATGATGAACAACTGATGGAAATGGTTCATTTGTAAAATATTGCCATGTTAATATACAGCCTGATAAATTATTCATTTCTGGAAATCCTTTTTGTGAATATAATAATATATTATAATTAGGTAAATTAATTTTCTTTTCAACTAATGTTAACATTGGATTTTTATGATGATCTATTATTATATAATTATGTTTATTAGATAATTGTTCTATATCACTTGAAGGTGTTATATCTAAAAAAACAACATTTGATTTTTCTGGTAGATTATTAATAATATCTATTTCATTTGTGTGGTCATTATGCTGCCATTTATAAAATAAAGAATTAGATTCAAAATGTCCCCATATTACTCTTGATAATTCTCCATCATTACATGGAAAATGATAAAAAACATTATATATTGTAGTCATTATTAATTATAATATAAATTAATTTTTAAATTAATAATTATTATTATTAATAAACTTTTTCATTTTATTAATATAATTATTTTTAATATTATTATTAATATTATATATATAAATTTTTGATAAATCATCACTATTAATAATAAAGTTATCTATTTTATTTAATTCTTTTTTATTTTGTTCTGAATTATCTGTATCACTATCATTACTATCAGTATCACTATCATTACTATCTGAAGAACTACTATTATTATAATTATCATTATCATCTAATGGTTCATTTAATGATTGAGTATTTGGTTTATCTATAATTAGTTTTTTATCTTCTACTAATTTATGTGCTTCATTTAAAAAATTATTTATATGTTTATCAATTAATATTAACATATCAATATTATTATTATATCCTTTTCTAATAACATCTGTTAAATATTCATGATATTGACTGATTATTGTTAATTTATTATCATAAACTTCTGATAAATCCATTAGATATTAATATTATTAAATTAATAATATTAATCATCAATTTTTCTAAATCTGTTAATATTTGGTTAGCACTTGACGGTGCCTAAATAATTAGTTTTTTAAATTAATCACTATCGTAACTGCACGAAGATGAAGTATAATTATCATTAATAGATGAATTATCAGAATGATTCTCAGAATGATTCTCATTACACTTACAACCTCTATAATGGTTCATACAATCAGAACAATAATGATAAATTCTTAATTCTAATTTAATAATTTCTTTTGAAACATTATTCTTTTCTAACATACTTACTAATATTTTTATAATATCTTCCAAGTCTTCTATTCTAGAATCATCAATTTTATTTATATTATTCATAATATATTATGAATAATATATATTTAATTTTTAAATTAAGAAAAAAATATATTATTAATCATCTACAAAATCACAATCATTATTAGTAGGAGTTTTTTTAACAAATGTTGATTTACTAGTTGAATTATAATTATTTGATTTATAAGTAGATTTATAAGCACCCTTTGGTTTATTATATGCTACTGGTTTATTAGTTTTTGTATCTAAAAAAGCAGTATTAGGCTCATAATTATTTACTTTAAATTCTGTTTTATATCTATAAAATGCTTTTCTTTTAGTTGCTAATTCTTGCACTAATGGTAATTCTTCAATATGTTCTCTATAATAACATACCTTACTCCATGTATCAGTTAATACTGGTAATACTTTTGCAAACCATTCTTTATCTCTAGGAATAGTTACTGTGTGTGCATTATTAATTTTCCAATATAAAATTCTATCAAAGAAGTGACTCTCAGCAATATCAGGATAATCTTTTTGCCAGGTGCTAATTGTATTAAGAGCCCATGTATCATATTGATATTGGTCCATATTTAATCTAGGTGGATAGATAAAAAATCCTTTATAAATATGTTTATCACCATCAAATGTTGGTTTATAAACTTTTGGTAAAAATTGTAAAACATAACCTTTACTCATCTTATTATCAACAATCATATCTCTACCATCAACATCTTCTGTTATTTTAAATTCATGGTTTACATCTCTTAAATATGTTTCTCTATCAGGATATTCAACTAATGCACATTGAATAAAATCACAAAATTCTAAATCACAGCATTCTAATTGTTGTTGAACTTGACAATAATAATAATAAGGACAAATATCACCAGCAATTGCACCTTTATTTGTAATAGGTCTAACATAAGGACATTTAATTTCCAACATATAACCAAGTTTTTTATTAAATTTATAATCTAATGTTGATTTTGATGAAATACCATCAGGAGAGGCACCCAGAATTTTATGTTTATCACTAGGAACACAACCAAATTCAGTTACTTTGGTATTATACAGATGTTCATATAATGATGTTGCAATTTGTTCATACTTTTTACCATGAAAAACAAAATCATTGTCTAAGAATGGGAAATTAGGATCGCATTTCTTACAAACAAAACTTTCAACTGATTCATAAGGATTACAATCAATAGCTGTTGCTGTATCAGAAGCTGTAATACGATTATAACGATAATCAAACCATTCTTTGGTCCGTTGTTCAGGCTGGGGCAGCTCATATAAATATGTGAACTGATCTTCTATTTGCTGATATTTCTTTGGGATTTTAATAAAAATCTGTGATTTATTAATATTTATTTCATCTATCTTTAAAATTTTATCCCATTGACGCAAATTAATATCTATATCTGTTTTATCAAAAGTTATATTAATATTAAACATTCTTCCAATAATATCAGTTATTACAAAATATGGAATTTCAGAATTTTTTTCTGAAATATGACTATAAACTTCTTCGCTTAATTTATTAATATCATTAATACTTACAGTTTTATTATTTTTATAATTATCAATTTTTGATTTAATTAAATCAATTATTTCATTTACTTTATTCATTATTAATATATATATTATGTCTATATATATATTAATCAATTTTTATGGCTTTATGAAATTCCCATAAACTAAACCTTTGGTTATGATTAACAGGCTCAAGTTAATCATAACCAAAGGTTTATTTTATTAGTAATATATAATAATAAAACTATTTAATTTCTCTTTGGTTTTTCACATGGCTTAGGAGGGCATGGTTTAGGTGGGCATGGAGGAGGGCATTCCATCATTGGTGCTAATTTAAATGCCATAAATACTGCATTTTGACCAACTAAATGACCACCTGCATTAGCAGCTGAAGTAAGAGAAATAGCATGTGATTGATAATTTCTTACACTAATTACATCATCTTTCTTAAGATTTATTATTTGTCTTAATATATTTCTGGCAGCACCTGAGTCTCTACCTGATACAGTTGTTAAATCAGGTAATCCATTAACAAATACAGCTATTTGAGATGGTTCATTAGTTGCTATATCAGCAAATAAATCATATAAACCATCTTCTTTTATTTTAAAATCAGCTGTTCCTTGAGTATGGTAAACATCATTTATTAAAACATTATTATTAAATATAAATGCTTCATTAGTACTAACAGTAAGACGAGTATCCATAGTTGATGCAAAGTAAGCACCTGAACCATTTACTTGTAAACATTTCTTATGTAATAAATATTCTTTGAACATATTATAGCATCTATGATGATATTTATTTAATTTGCATTCAACTACTGGAAGAGCAGCAGGCGATGGTGCTATTTTAAATACTGTTAATAATGCAGATAATGATGGAACAAATCCACCGGCAAATTCAGTTAAAATAATACCACCATTTGCTGATGTATGATTTCTGATAGTAACAATATCACCTTTCTTTAAATTATGTAAATCACGAAGAGTTAATTGACCAGCACCTTTGTTTGTTCCTTGAGTGGTTCCTAAATCAGGAACTCCATTAACAAATACAGTTAATTGAGCACTAATACTTGTTGTGCATAAGAAAAATAATTTGTAAACACCATCTTCATTAATAACAATTTCTTCAGGTTTTAATGGGTCCCATAAGATATTATTTACATTTAATTGATTAGCAAACACAACACTTCCTTCAGTTGCAACATTTTGTGCAACTGTATTGTAAAATGAACCACATACATTAAAACCTTTTAACATTAATTCTGCATCTAATAACATTTTTTCTAATAATTTATTAAATAAATAATGTTGCTTTTTTGTTAAACATTTTTCATCCCATTTATGGCATGGTTTGGCTTGATGAAGAGGTGCAATCTTCATCATTAAATATGTCATGTCATTACCAGGTAATTTACCACCAACAAATAAATTGGTTGTAATTGATGCAACCGCTGATTCACTATTACGAACAACTACAGCATCATCTTTATTTAATGCTAACATTGCACGTAAAACTAATTGACCTGCACCACTATTATTACCATATCTGGTAAGGTCTTGAGATTGACCATTAACAAATAAGGCAAATTGAGCAGCTTGGTCAGTATTAATAACAAAGAAGATAACATAGACACCTTCTTCTCTTACATAATATGATGAACCCATAGGTTGAATATCAATATTATGTTGTATTTGAATACTATCTAATTTAGCACTATTATTTGTAGGAATAATAAGAGCTTCTGCATTAAAAGTATTAATATAAGCATTTGAACCACCTACCATTAAAGTATCATCTGTAAGGAGACGATATTTGTAATATTTGTAGATTTCATCAAAACAATATTTATTTTTATGTTCACTATCAGATGATGAGGAGGAAGATGATGTTGATGATTTACGTGAGCATTTCTTTGATCCTTTATGTGATCCTTTGCGTGATCCTTTCTTTGATCCTTTGCGTGAGCATTTCTTTGATCCTTTGCGTGATCCTTTGCGTGATCCTTTGCGTGATCCTTTGCGTGATCCTTTGCGTGAGCATTTCTTTGATCCTTTCTTTGAGCCTTTACGACTGCCCTTACGACTGCCCTTGCGAGTATGTTTATCTACAACAACATGAACTTCAATTTCAGAGTCAGATGAAGAGCTTGATGAATGACGACGTGCACGTCTTCTTTCATGTTCTGAGCTATCAGAACTTTCAGAGTGGTGACGATTTGAGTGTTTACGTGATTTACGGTCTTGAGGAGCCATTATATAATGTATTTGAGAAATAATAATTTGAAAATTTCTATACATTTTTTTTGAAAAACATGTCGTTTAAAAAAAATATTTCTATACGTTTTTTTTAGTAAACGTATTTAAATATTATAAAAAGATAATCTGTTTAATTATAATTATAGATATGACACATACAAATAATTTATTAAAGGTTTTATCATCCGTAATAGTAAAACATGATAACAATAATCTAAATATTTTATTTAATGTGCTATCTTATCTAATTCTAAAGAAAATGGTTGGAAATACATTTTCCTTACAATTATATAATAGTATATATGATAGTGCGTTACATACTTCATTTATATCAGTTATGAAATCCAAATATAGTGTAGAAGTTATAAAACTAGACCCATGTGAGATCGAAAAGATTATTAATCATGATCATAATATTAATCATAATAATGATCATAATATTAATCTTAATAATAATCATATGATTTGTATTTATGATATTATAACAACACTTAATCTTAAAAACTTACAATATAATCAAAATAATTTTAATTATATAAATCATACAATTGATATTATTAAATCATCTATTAATCATAAATCATCTATGTTATTGCTGAGTTCAAATTTTGGAGAATTTAATAATATATTAAATATGAGTAATTCAATTGAAGTATTTGATATATGTAAGGAAAATACAATATTATCACAAATGGAGTATGATTATAATCATCATAATATTGACCCGAAGGGTCATATTAATAGTAAGATTATATTTAAATGTGAGGATTATATTCATAATAATATAATTAATAAATCATATGATATTATTATGTGTAATTTTCCAACTGGTCTGAGAAATATTATACATGCAGATTGTTGTGATAAGATTAAAAGATTGAAAATAAGGGGCACAAAATCTGAACCTTTAATATTACAATTAATAATGATGAGTTTGAATATAAATGGAAAAGCATCATTATTAGTTCCAAATACATTATTAAATAATGATTCGAAACAACATGTTGAAACAAGAAATTATCTTATAAATAATTTTAATGTTACAGATATTATAACTTGTGATAATAATTTATCTATTTTATATTTTGAAAAAACTGGATTATCAAAAAAAATAACTTTTAGTAAGATACAAGATAATAAAATAGTTAAATTATTTGATGTATTTTATGATAAAATTGTAAAACGTAATTATAATTTATATTATGAGAAATATATTAATATAGATTGTAATATGATATCAACAATTTGTAATAATAATAAAAAAACACTACATGATATAGTTGATATAGTTGAATGTATGAATAATATTAGTTCTAATATTAGTTCTAATTATTTAAGAATTCCTAAATTTTTATCTAATGATACTCAAAAGGTTGAAATTATATTTGATAATTGTGAGTTAAATTGTGACGACATGTCTTTAATGGTTAAAGATACTAATATAATTAATCAAAAATACTTTAATTATTATTTTTTACATATATTATCACCACATTTAATAACTACTACTATTGGTAAATCTAAGAAAATCGATATTAATACGTTATTAACAAATGAAATTTCAATTCCATCTATAATGAATCAAAATAAAATTGTTAGTTTTTATGATATAAATTATTCTTTAATTAATCAAATTAAAAAACAAATAGAAACAGTTAATATATTAAAGTATAATTATATTGAAACTATTTGTAATAATTATCCAATGATTAAGATTAAGGACTTATGTGATGTAGATGTTAAACCAATTAATTGTAATATTACTAGTGATATTGACTCGAAGGGTCATATTAATACTATATTATCATTATGTGTTCAAAGAAATAGTAAATCAGCTGGTAATACTTTTTATTATGAAACAAAGACTAATAATATTGTTGCTACGCAACAAATTGACCCGAAGGGTCATATTAATACTAATGTTTTTTATTTAAACAATATAAAAAATACAACAGTAGAATTATTATATATATTACTAAAGCATAATGAGACTAATTTGAATAAATTAGCATCAATTACAAATACTATTAATTTAAGTAGAAGTAATTTAGAAAATTTTGAGATTAAAAATATTCCACTTGATATTCAACATAAAGTAGTTTATAAAATAAATGAATATGATAATATGATAAAATCATATTTAAAAAATATAGATAATCTAATTAATACAAATATTTTTAATTAATAATCAATGATTTTTAATTAGTATTTATTATTACATATGCTTTTTTAATATTTTATACAATTAATAATTTAAACTATTGGACCAGCTGGGCCTATTGGACCTTCTGGACCAGCTGGGCCTACTGGACCAATTGGACCTTCTGGGCCTACTGGACCAATTGGACCTTCTGGGCCTATTGGACCTTCTGGACCAGCTGGGCCTACTGGACCAATTGGACCTTCTGGGCCTACTGGACCTTCTGGACCTATTGGACCTTCTGGGCCTATTGGACCTACTGGGCCAACTGAACCACCTAAAGCAAAAATATTCCAATCAATTGTATTTTCAACTGGATTTGAATTATTACATGTAATTGCAATATATGATGAACCATTATAATAAACAACATCATAAGGTTCATATTTATTTCCTTCTATCCATTCACCATGCCATTTGAATATATGTCCATTTTTACCACGTTTGCCAGTATGACCTCTTTGTCCTTGATATCCTCTGGGGCCTTGATGTCCTGTTTTTCCTCTAGGTCCTTCTTTGCCGCAAATTCCTTGAATTCCCATATCACCTTGAGGACCACGTTCACCTCTAGGTCCTTCTTTACCACGTGGTCCACGTTCACCTTTAATATATACTAATTTTGAATGTTTTCTTGAACCTTTTTTGGAACCTTTTCTTGAACATTTTCTTGAACTTTCTTTGGAACCTTTTCTTGAACCTTCTTTAGATGTTTTTTTAGACGCTTTCTTTGAATGTTTATTATGATGAGAGGATTCAGAAGAACAATCAGAGTTTGTAAAAATTTCATTATACCGAGATTTACTCATATAATAAATTGAGATTTTTAAATTTATTATATATTTTTTTTAAAATAAATTTAAATACTTTTATTAGGATTAATTTTCAGAAGGTATAATATCCTGAACGATATCTTTTATTGTCATAATACGCATTCTGCAGCAATATCTTCGAATTTTTAATCCTTTCAATAACTTTTGAATTTCATCTGCTTGTTGATCTTCAGATAAATCCGAATTGGCGCATATTTCCGCCTTCTTTTTATCAAACTCAATTGCAAGACTTCCAATAAAATATCCACATGTAGGGCATACAATATAAATCATTAATATATTATATATTATATCTTTTATAATCTTTTAATCAATTTTTATTTTAATTTTTTATTTAGTATATTACCGTCAAGTTTCAATCTTAAGCCCCCTGCTTAAGATTTACACGTTGACGCTAGCGAAAAGTTCTTAATTTAAGGGGACCTTAAATTAAGAACTTGACGGTACCATAATGATATGCAAAGAGTTAATTACAACAGAAGGTCATTAATAAAGCATTAATTACGACAGAAGGTCATTAATATGGGAAGCGTTATTTCATACAAAAAACGCTTTGTGTATGATAAACATTTGATTCCATCAAATGCCATGTTGACGATATCATAAACCTTTGGTTCTCACTACACGGTTCTCATCACGATAATATATAATCATCATCTGTTTTTACACAACACTATCATTTTGCCCAACCGAAGATTAACATAACCTTCGGTTAGCACCAAATGGTATGTATAAGTTAATTATTTTTCGATATACTTATCCAGTCCATTTTATTACCATCTAATCTATTATCTATATATGGTGTAAATGGATTAAAATCTAGTGATACCGATGAAATATTTCTAATAAGCCATCTAAAACCATTTACTATATAATTATCAGGAAATTTTATTGAATAAATCATTAATTCAGGCTCAAAGGCATCAAACCATACTTGATATAGGTCTCTGCGTTCATAATTATTACGATTAAAATATGAACCAGATGACGGAGTTACAGTTTTTGTTAATGCATTAATTATAGTTTTTGTTCCAGTATAATTTACACCTGAATATAATTCAATGGTATCAGGAGCTGGAGGTGGAGGTAATTTTATTATAATCAAATGTCCATTTTGATTAGAAATATTTGGATCTAATGATTTACTATCTGGTAATAATTTTATAGAATTATCTATATAATTATTAATATCATTGCCGAATGCAAAGGTTACATAATTATATTCAATCTCATTAATCATATAAATATTATATCCTGTTATTGGAAATCTAACAGATTTAACTCCACTAATAATATATGTATAAGGTGTTGTTAAATCATAATTTAACAAATTATAACTATACATTTTTGTACCAGTATAATTAATTTCAGACCATAATTCAATAGTATTTGGTGATAATGTTGGTGGTATTATAGATTTTGTTGTTGATATTTTAGTAGTTGTTAATATTTTAGTAGTTATTGGCTTTGAAGTAGTTATTGGCTTTGAAGTAGTTATTGGCTTTGAAGTAGTTATTGGCTTTGAAGTAGTTATTGGCTTTGAAGTAGTTATTGGCTTTGAAGTAGTTATTGGCTTTGAAGTAATTCTTGGTTTTGAAGTAATTATTGGAAGTAATTCAACGGGTGGTATAGTATCATCAATATTGTTTTTTCCTCTAATATATACTAAAATGCTTATTGATATAATTATTATTATTAATGGTAATATAAGTATTTGTATAGAAAACATTATTATATTATATTATATTATATTATATTATATTACTATAAAATTGTAGTATTAGTTGGTTATATTTTTTTTATAACCAAATATATTTTTTGATTATGAAGTGATTCATCTAATGTTCTACTATCTGGTAATAATAGTATAGAATTATTTATATAATTACTATATAAACCACCTGTTAAACTAAGTGCAGTATTATGTTGACGCTCGGTCATTAAATAAATATTATATCCTATTGTTGGAAATCTAATAGATTTTACTCCAGTTATATCTATTTTATAAGGTGCTGAACTAAGATTTATTAAATTATATGTAAATTTTTTTGTACCTAAATAATTAATTTCAGACCATACTTCAAGAGTATTTGCTGGTAACGGCGATGCTGTTCTCGAATTTGTTGTTGATATTTGTGTAGTTGATATTCTAGTAGTTATTGGCCTTGCTGCATTTCTTGGCAGTGATGTAACGCTTGGTATTGTAGTACTATCATCACTAATATCACTAATAGCATCATCAATACTTGATAAAAATTTTTTGCTAATATATAATATACCACTTATTGATATAATTATTATTATTAATAATAATACAAGTATTTGTATATTAGACATTATTATATTATATTATATTATATTATAAGACTAATCACCTCACCCATTCCCTTTGTATTACCATCTCTGAAAAACATTATCATATTTTCTTCTATTAATTCTGCATGTCTAGCAAATGTGAATACTACTATAGAATTATCACCTGTTTTTAAACTATGTTTCAAATTATTATTATAACTTATGGTATTAGTATCATTCACTAATTTCATATAAGCAGATTGTTTAATTGGACCACAATGAACAACTGGACAATAACCATTTTCTATAGCGGATGAATGATGAAGAATTTTAACTTTAGCTACAAAACTAGTAACTAAATTATCTTTCCAATTATTAATATTATCAATTAATACAAAACCTTTTCTAATATGATTTCTTGGTATTGTTGTTTCTAAAAATTTAATAGCAAAACAACCTTGAATATTCGGACCAATTTCTTGTATATCTTCCCTTAAATTATTATGAATAGAACGAATAATAACTGGAACAAATTGCCCATCATAAGGCCCCATAAACATCTTTTGTTTAACTTTAATAATTCCCTCTTTTATCATACCACTAACTACTAATCCAATACCAGGAACTGAAAAATTACCATCTAGATAAATTATACTCCCTTTAGATGATTGATTAATAAATTTATTTCTTTGAGGAATATTATAAATAATTCTATGAAGATTATTTATATTATAACCATCTTTATTTGATACACTTATTACTGGAACAATATCTGGATTATTAATATTAATATTATTAATATGACCCTTCGGGTCAATTTGTTGTGTAGCAACAATATAATTATTTGTTTGTTGATCAGAATTATTATTATCTATAAAATGTAATGTTTTATCAGGTGCATTTCTTTGTAATAATTTTTTAATTGTTTTCTGTAAATCTAAATAAATTTGTTCTGGTGCCATATCTATCTTTGTTATAACTACCATAAATGGTATACGTACACATAATAATAAACCAATATGTTCTCTTGTTAATTTAGTAATACCTGTATTAGCACCAATAACAATTATACCTCTATCTGGAAACATACCAGTAATACCATGAACTGTTGTTTTAAGATATTTTTCATGTCCTGCTAAATCTATTAAACTAACAATCTTATCTCCATTAATACTTAACCCTTTCATATCAACACAATTTATAATCTTAGGATTTATAATCTTAGGATCATATTTACGATTGCTTTTAGTGCTAATTATTCTAATAATATTATTATTATTAATATTGTTATTAATTTGATATTTAATAACATTTTGAGAAACACTACTGGTGCGACCTGATTCTAATTCATGATTATGATGAAATATATTTTTACGTGCCTTACCTCGCCCATCATCTAATTCTCCAGTAGTTAATACACCAACTAATGATGATTTACCAGCATCAACTGGTCCGCATATTACAATTGATATTTCTTCAGTATTATTCATTAAATATAATTAAATATTCTGTTTATATATATATTATGGAAGATTACAAAAAAAAGTATTTAAAATATTATGCTAAATATTTAAATTTAAAGAAACTGCAAACAGGTGGAATGAATTTTATATCTATATCAAATAATGGTGGAGGTGAACCAGGGATAAGTTCACAATGTATATGGATTAGTATTAGAGATTATTTAAACTATCATAAAGGTATTAAAAATACAGTAATTGTATTAAAAAGAAGTATAGGATTAGGACCAGAAACAGACCATATGGAATATAATAATGATAATGCATTATTTAGAGGTGCATTATTAAGATTATGTCAACAATTAAATATAACATTATGTTTCATTTATACATCTCATGGTAAGATTGCACCTTATTGTATAAATAATAATAATATGAAACCATTTTATCAAATTAATATAGGAACTGGTAATAATGTATATATAGCATCTTATGGTGCACATTTTGAATTAATAATACAGAGTCCTAATTATAATTTAGAACGTCATCAAAATGCAAATATTCAAGGAGCACTATATCAACCAAAAATTCAAATTCATAATAATTTTGTTAGTCCATCACAAGTATCACCTCAAGAACAACAACTAATAAAAGCAAGTATTGAATTAGTTGAAATAACTCAAACTATTGACTTTTTTAGAGAAGAATTAAGAAGAGTTAGAAATGATATTGAAGAAAATAAAGAAGGAATTTCAAATATAATGAGCATAAATTTAAAACCGGAAGAAACAGAAATTTTATTAGATGGATATATTAAAACACTAGAAGCTAGTAATATTACTGCTCAAAAAATAATAAGAAGAATAGAAGATCTTAATCAAGAAAAACAATCATATGAATTAATTATAAATGAACATTAGATTGACCTATTTCTTTTCTACAAACTGGACATATATGATTATAATTTTTAAGATAAGTATCTAAACAATCTTTATGAAATATATGTTTGCATTCTATATCTAAATATTCTTCGTCTTCATTCATTTCAAATATACAAATTGTGCATTTTTCATTCATATCTTTAGTTATTTTTAATATATTCAATGTATTTAATGTATTTTCATCAGTTGTTACTAATACATCAGTCATAGGATTAATCATATGATTAATTGTTTGATTAATATTTAAAGGTGGTGCTAATATTTGTTCAAAATGAACATTATTGATCGTTAATTGTCTTCCTAATAATACATTAATTAAATTTGTAAAATTTATTACTGCAGATGCAGGTTCTAATGGAGGCATATCATCATAATCATCTACATCTGGTTCTAATTCTTGATTATTAATAATATTACCAAATAATAAATTATATATATTATTAGAATTAGAATTATTATTATTAATATTAATATTTTCAATTTCACTTAATGTAATAGGTATATCAAAATAATTATAAAATGAAAATAATATATTATCTAAATTTTCTTCACTGTTTTCTAATTCAATTAGTTTCATTTTTAAGTATCTTATTATTTCATTTTCATTTTGATTATAATCCATATAATCAAGTCTATGTGCGAATAAATCATTAAATAAACTGATTTGATAGTCCATTATTATAGTTTAATAAAATATTTTTTAAACTAAAATAATTAATTGGAAATTATTAATATTTGTATATTAAGCATCAATATTATAATTATTATTTTTATATTTTAATGCAGGAATTGATATAATACGACCATTAGTTGCATCATATTCTACTTCATTTTTCTTTGTTAATTTTTTATTTTTAAGCATAGTGACTAATTGTGTTTTTAAATGCTTTTTAATATCAACATCATCAATTGATAAAGTATTTACAAATTCTTCCATTTTAAGTTTTTTATGTATAATATTCATTTTATTCCATGGTTTCTTATATACAAAATCTTCTGAATATAATCCTTCAGTCTCAGTATTAGGTTCTGTATTAATGTCAGTATTAATATCAGTATTGGTATTATCTTCAATTGGAGAAGTATCTTTCATTTTTTTATATTCAGGTAAATCAATTTCAATTTTATGTTTCTTAGCATATGTTTCTAAATTCTTATAATAAATACATTTAACATTATTCTGTAAAGCTTCCATTTAATATTAATTACTAAGTATTCTTTATATTAAAAATTTAAATTATCAATTTTTATAAATTTTTATAAATTTTTAAATGTTGTTTATTATTTTCAATAATAAACAATTTTCAAAGAAAATGAAAACTAGTTTTCATATTTCTTTGAATGTTATATTTAGTTTTATTGGAGCATGGTCGCTTCCCATAATATTAGTTAGTATTTTAGATTTTTTAACTTTATTTATAATCTTTTTAGAAACTAAAAAATAATCTATTCTCCAACCAACATTTTTTGCTCTAGAATTCATACGATAAGTCCAATAACTATATTCTTGTTTAGTAGGATATTTATACCGATATGTATCTATTAATTCAACATCTTCTAATATTTTTTTAAAACTTTCTCTTTCCTCATTAGTAAAACCTGGTGTTTTATGATTACTTTTTGGATTTTTTAAATCTATATCTTCATTTGCTACATTTAAATCACCACATACTATTATTGGTTTAGATGATTGTAAATGTAATAACCATTTTTTAAAAGCAACGTCCCAAATAGTTGTTCTATAATGTAATCGTTGTAATGCTACACCAGAATTTGGTGTATAAACATGTATTAAAAAGAATTTTTTAAATTCTAAAGTTATAACTCTCCCTTCATTATCAATATTAATATTATTGTTTTTGTCAATTAATCCATAAATTACATTTTTAGGTTCTTTCTTACTAAAGATTGCAGTTCCCGCATAACCACCTTTTTCTGAACAAGTGCTATAATATCTATATTTATACCCTTTAACTTTTTCTTCCATTAATTTTTGAGTATCAATAATTGGACAACTTAATTTAGTTTCATTCATACATAAAATCGTTGGATTTTCATCATTAATCATATCAATTAAATCATTTTTTTTAATAATATTTCTTAAACTATTAACATTGAATGCAATTATTTTCATTATTATATTATATAATATTATCTTATATTATTATCTTATAATTTAATTCAATTTTATTTAAAACATTATAATTATTAATATTTAATGCAACACGCTATCCTAAACAAAAATAAACTTATTGGTCTTTTCTCTGACTATCAAAAATGTAAAGTAATGATAGAAGGTTTAATTAGTAATAATTTTGCAGAAAGAAAAAATTTACTTATCAAAAGTTATTATATAAATAGTATAACTACAAGTGAATATCAAGAAGATATGGATAATACTGAAACTAATAGTAATAATATATTAGAAGAATTTACTGATAATAATACAACTGATTCAGATAATTATATTAATGTTAAAAAAACTAAAGTTATTAATGATATTCCAATTGATATTAAAAAACAAAATGATATTAAAAATGAGATTTATGAATTAAAAAAGAAGAAAGAAAAAATGGAAGAAAAAAAAAGAGTATATGATGTTGATTTAGATTTATATAATAGATTTAAAAAATTACGAGAAACAAATGAAAATTTTACGATCCCAGAAATGTTTGTTGATAAATATATTTTAATGGAAGGTTTAGAAAAAGAAAATAAACTTTGCTGGGAGAATTTTTATGAATTATATACACAAAAAAATATGACAACTAATTATGACAAGCTTTTTAACTAAAATTTATCGTATAATTATTATTCTATAATTATTATTCTATAATTATTATTCTATAATTATTATTCTATAATATTTATAATGTATAGACATATTGATGAAGAAACTATTTTAAAAAATCTATCTAGTTTAGAGGATAAAGCAAAACAAATTTATTTAAATACATATGAACCAACTATCTATGAAATTAAAAATGTTAATAAAGATATAATAAATTTTATAAAAGAAAAAAAAAGAATAATATATGGTGGATATGCTCAAAATGAATTAATAAAACTTAAAAGTAAAGATGAAGGTTTTTATAAAGAAACTGATATTGCTGATATAGAATTCTATTCACCAGATCCAATAGGTGATACGATTGATTTAGTTGATTTATTACATAAAAAAAATTATAAATATATTGAAGGAAAAGAAGGAGTTCATCCAGAAACTTATAAAATATTTGTAAATTTTATAAATTACTGTGATATTACCTATATGCCTAAAAATATTTATGATAATTGTCCAAGGAAAGAAATAGATGGATTATATTATACTCATCCTCATTTTATGTTAATTGATGCTTATCGTGTATATAGTGATCCAATGACAAGTTATTTTAGATTAACAAAAACATTTACTAGATTTAATAAATTAATGCATTATTATCCATTTAATGAAGATATGTTATATAATAAAGTTACCTCTAATAATATTGTTGCTACGCAACAAATTAACCCGAAGGGTCATAATAATATATTACATTTTATAAGACATAAAATAATAATGACAAAAGGTCTTAATAGTAAATTAATAGTAGTTGGTCAATATGCATTTAATCAATTAATGAAAATATCTAAAGCACCTGAAACATATTTAATTGATTGTAGCTTTTATCAAGTTATATCAACTGATTATAATACTGATATAGACAAAATTCAAAATATAATGAGCAAAGAATATCCAAATATAAAAATTAAAAAATATACTCCATTTTTTCAATTCTTAGATAAATCAACTGAATTTTATATAAATGATGAACTTATATTGAGAGTATATGCATCAAATGAAAGATGTATTGTTTATAGAAAATCAGAGAAAAAGAATACATATTTTGGAACATATCAATTAATATTTATGTATAATTTAATTCAATATAATATAAATAAAATTAAATATAATAATAATAATAATAGCGATACGCAAAAGGATATTAATACTTATGGAAGCATGTTGATTAGAATGATGAAAGCACGTGATAAATATCTTGAAAATAATCATAAAACAGTTTTAGATAAAACTATCTTTCAAGAATTTACAATGAGTTGTATTGGAGAACCAAAAGATTTATTAAGAGAATCATTCTTAATAGCTAAGAAAAAACGCGATCAAGGTAAATTAGTTAAATTTTTATATAAACCAACAGGACAACCTGGGAAGAAACCATTATTTAAATTTAATAATTCGAGCGGCGAATTGTATTAATTTTTTTTATTAATTAATATTAATATTTTGAAAAGATTCATTTTTAAAATTTTCAATTTCAATTTCATTATATAATTCTTTCCATGTTGCTAATCATATTTTTTTTGCTTCATTATAATAAGCTAGATGTGAATCATGTATAGTGCTATCATTTATAAAAGAATATGTAAAATAATGATATTTATAAAAATATGTTTTTAATATATAAAATAAATAACCATCTGATGTATGATTATTATATAATGTAATATCAAATTTATTATTAATATAATTTTTTTTAATAAATTTTTTATCAACATCATTTCTTATTATATATGCCTGGGCTCCATAAGTATTTATATTATATATTTCATAATTATTATTTAATTTATTATCAGACATATACCGTGTGGTGCCAATGTTAAGCCGGGTGATTAACATTGGCAAAATGATAGCGTCGGCGTGTAAAACTTAAGAATAACCTTTGGTTTATCTTAAGTTTGGCACTTGACGGTATATGTTTTAATAATTCAACCATATTATCATTTCTTTTAGTAGATCTATCTAAATTAATCCAATATATTATATCAATTGCATCAAAATATTAATTAATATTTTCCATTATATATATTATTTTAGAAAAACATTATTATAAACAGTATTTTTATTATTTGTCTATATTGTCTTTCTTGTTTTTACTATTAATTTTAGAATATTATGATATTCTTATAAAAAGCGTTAATTTAATAATTAATATAATAAATATAATTAATATAATAAATATAATAATTAATATATAATTATTTTTATCATTAGTGTTTTTATTTTCCCATCTATCAATTACCATTTGTTTTGATTTATTTTGAAAATCTAAATGCGAATTATGAATTGTACTATCATTAATAAAAGAATATGTAAAATAAGGATATTTATAACAATATGTTTTAAATATATTATATAAATATATATCTGCAACATATTTATTTTCTTTTGAAATATCATATTTAAAATTAATATATTTTTGATTTACATATGAATTAGCAGCTTTATTATTTATTATATATGCTTGAGTTCCATAAACATTTTCATTTTTTACTAATTCATATGTTTTATTTATTTTATTTGTTGATATATAACTTAGCATAATAATTTCCCAATCATCAGGTGCATTATTTATTATATCAATTATTTTAACATTATTCCAATATTTTAAAAATTCTAAAGTTGTATCATCTTCTAATATTAATGCATATTTATAATTTGTTTTACTAAATTTTTTAATTGCATTTAAATGAGATAATAAACATGCATATTCTGGCATTGTTATACCTTTTGTCATATTTTCATTTATTTGTGTAAAATATATATATAAATCATCTAATGATAATTTTTTACCATCAACTGCAGATATTCTTTCATTTTTAACTTTTATATTTTTTAATATATCTTGCATATTTTTTCTCCTTTTAATTGATCTATCTAAATTAATCCAATAAATAATATCAATTTCATTAAAATAATTATTTATATCCATATAATAATATTATTTAGATTAAAATATTATATAAATTATTATAATTATTATAATAATTTAGAGAAATAATATGATTAATAGTAATGATATTCTTTTTATTTGCTTTAATAACACTTACATCTACTGTTTCCGGTTATAAATTAATTAATGATAATTTTATAGTTGATATAACTAATACTGGAATTATATTGGATAACAAATATAATATTAATTATGAATTATTAAAAGAAACAAACACAAATTATAATAAATTATATTTTAATAAATTTAATAATGGAGTGGATTATTCTATTAATTATATATCATCTAAGATTAAGAAAGATAAATTAAATATTAATTTCCTTCATGAAATGTCATCAAATAATACTGTATTTATGAATGATATAAAGAGAATTGTAAAATATGATAATAATAAATTATATGTATCCATGTTTATCGATAATTGGGAATTTGAAAGTTTCAATAATGATTTATTTTTTGAATTTTCAATAAATGCTAAATCTAAATTATCAAATTCATCTATTACATTTAATGATTTTACTATTGATTTAAATAATTATTGTATTGTTGATGGAGAAGATGTTAATATTAATATATCTAATTCATTAAATAAATACAAAATTAAATTTCCATTTTTTGAAAACCTTTTATATTATGATTTTGTAATTAGTTATAATTAGAACAATTGAAGATTATAATAATAATATCTGGTTTATAATGAGAACCTATGGTTTTTACTATTTTTATTTAATAAAAATTGATGCGTAGCTATGATAACGGATTAACTTTATGGCTTTATAAAAATTGAAATAAATTTATAATAATAGGTATTAATTAAAGAATATGCCTCAAAGTAGTCCTATGGATATAACATTTAACGAGTTTAAGAATTTGCCTACTGAAATAAAAGTCCTCGTTTTGGCACATATTCCTACTAAACAGATATTTAAAAATAAGCTTGTTGATGATGAGACTGAAGTTGGTTCAGTTGTTGATGAGTATATTAAATACTATATTGATACTAAATTGTTCACTAACGCATTTATATTTACATATTTGACACGCATTAAATTATATGATATTATTATTGGGAAAAAACTATTTGAAATGGGTAATGACTTTATTAAAGAATGCAAGAGATTAGATGAAACCCCGAGAAGTGAAAAAAAAAACATTAACATATTTTTTGATATAAAGTATAAGAATGGTTCTGAAACAATATACCACTGTAAGAATGGTACTGATTTTATATCATTTTTTCGATATCAGATGCACGGATCTCATGTTCTTGTTTGTGTAGGATGTTCATCGACTGCTTCACAAATAGATTATATGAGCGGTGAAATTTTGAGAGCTTTTTATTATTTAATGACTAGTTTTAAAAAAATTAAACTTCAAAGTATTGAACTTGTAGAAACAACATATACTAAAAATCACATATTTGTTGATTTATGTGATAGTCACAAGGGAGATTTCCGGGTTATTAAAAAATACTATTAATTTATATTATTTATAAAGTCTATTGTATGAAAAATTGAATTAAATAGTTTTTATATATTACTAATAAATATTTAATGGAAAAAGGAATAATATATTTAATTCAACCTTATGAATTTATTGGAAAATCAATTTATAAAATTGGATATTCTGGTAAGACTACTTTAGATAGATGTCATAATGGTTATAAAAAAGGTTCTAGATATTTATGTATTAATGAATGTATAAATCCAACTATATTGGAGAATAAAATCAAGAAAGAATTTAATAATAAATTTAAATTAGAAAAAGGTAGGGAATATTTTGAAGGAAATGAAGAAAATATAAAATTATTATTCAGAAAATTAGTTGAAGAACATGAAAAAGAATATCCTATTACTAAAGAAGAAATAGAAGATAATAATACAACTGAAATTAATACTGCATCTGAAAATAAAATAGAACTTAAATGTAATTATTGTGATAATATTTATAAATCTAATTCTGCTAGAATTCTTCATTATAGAAACAATCATAATGAATTATATGAACAAGATAAAATAATACAACAAAATAATAATAATAAATATAAATGTGTAAATTGTGATAAAATATTTATATCTAGACAAGCAAAACATTATCATATAAAAAAATGTAAAATAAACCAACATGAAAATAAAGTTAAAACTGATATTAGTGAAATATCTGAAATTAAAAATATGGTTTTAAATTTACAAAAAACTATATCTTTATTATCAATACAATTAGATAATTCAAATATTATTAATGTATAAAATTATTGTAAAAGTTTTTGTTTTATAAAATATATTATTACAAAAACTCTTTTTAAATTAGAAAAAGTAGAAAAAATTATTGGATTTATTAAATAGATTAGAAGACGAAGAAACACCATTTACTGATAATATTATGAGTAAAAAGAAATTTAAAAATTATAAAGATTATAAAAAAGAGGAAGCAAAATTAATTATTTATAATTATGGAAACAAGATGACTATTAATATTGAATTTAGTTCAAAAAATGATATAACTGTATAAAATAATAATAATTTATTTTATATTAATAATCTATGATTATAATCTATGATTATTATAATGTCAAAAGAAATGAGAGAATTTAGAGAACCAAGGGAACCAAGGGAACCAAGGGAACCAAGAGAAGGAAGAGAAGGCCGGGAGGCTAAAGAAGCTACTTTAAATTTAGAAATTAATGGTAGATTATTTCCATCTTGGTTATTATTAAACTTTAAAAATTATGAAATTCCGGAAATATTAAGAAAAGAAGGTGATGACCCATGTAATGAACAATTAGTTAAGGAGCTGACGGTATATCAAAAATTTTTAGGTCAATTCTTGAATTATCGTTCACCCTTTAGGGATATGTTAATTTATCATGGTTTAGGTTCAGGTAAAACTGTTAGTGCTATTAATATTTATAATGTTCTATATAATTATACTCCTAAATGGAATGTATTTTTATTAATTAAAGCATCTTTAAAAAATGATCCATGGTTAAAAGATTTAAATGATTGGATTGGTGCTCAGGACAAAGATGCTAAAATGGCTAATATTAAGTTTATCCATTATGATTCACCTTTTGCTGATAGAGACTTTTTAGAAACTGTTAAAAAATCAGATAGTAGCCGTGAATCGATTTTCATTATTGATGAAGCTCATAATTTCATTCGTAATGTTTATAATAATATTAGTTCTAAAAAAGGTAAACGTGCTCAAGTTATTTATGATTATATTCAACAAGAAAAGAAAGATAATAATAAAACTCGTGTAATATTATTATCAGGCACACCAGCTGTTAATAATCCATTTGAATTTGCATTAATATTTAATTTATTACGCCCTGAAACATTCCCAACAAGTGAAGCTATTTTTAATCAATTATATATTTCATCAGCTAATTTTGAAAGTTTAAATGAAAATAAAAAAAATCAATTTCAAAGAAGAATTATGGGTTTAACTAGTTATTATATTGGTTCAACACCTGATAAATTTGCTCAAAAAACAACACATTATAAAGAATTAAATATGGGTCCATATCAAATGGAAGTTTATAATTATCTTGAAGAAATTGAACAACAGAAAGAAAAAATGAGAAAGAAATTTTCAAGAGGGAAATTAGGTGGAGATGATATGTCAACTTATGCATCTTATACACGTCAAGCTTGTAATTTTGTATTTCCAAATATAAGTGGGACAATTAATGGAGAAAAACGTCCTCGTCCAGGTATGTTTAAAATAGAGGATAAAGATGCGGTTCTTATAGATGAAGGTAAGAAAGTAGATAAAATTAAGAATATGAAAAGATCATCAGAAGTTATAGCAATGTATGTTAGTAAATGTAGAGAATTTGTAAATGCAACTATAAATTATTTTAAAGATCTTCATAGACAGGATAAAGAGAATAATCATACATTACAAACAGATGTTAAAAACTTTTTTGATAAGTATGATAGTAGTTTTAATAAAATGATAGGTTCAACTATAGGTTCTAATAAAAATAAAGATAAAGTCTCTTTATTATTTGAAGCTTTCTATAATCATGGTCCTAAGATGTTAAATATAATTTTTAATATATTAAAATCACCTGGATCATCTTTAGTATATAGTAATTATGTTGAAATGGAAGGTTTACAGATATTTAAAGTATATTTATCATTTTTTGGATTTATTAGTATTGATGATGATAAAGAATTTAATAGTTCAGACCCATCTAAAAAAACATCTAAAACAGGATTGAGATTTATGGAATTTCATGGCGGTATTGATAAAGATTTGAGAGAAAAGAATAAAAAATTATTTAATATTAAAGATAATAAAATTGGAGATGTTATTAAGATTATTATGATATCACCTGCTGGTGCTGAAGGTATCAATTTAAATAATTGTCGTCAAGTTCATATATTAGAACCATATTGGAATGAAGTTCGTATAGAACAAGTAATAGGTCGTGCAGTTCGTCAATGTCATCATAAAGAATTACCAATGAAAGAAAGAACCGTTGATGTATTTAGATATAAGATGGTTAGAGATGTTGAATCAATGAAAAAGAATATGAAATCAAAAGATCAAAATTCTCCATATGAAAATAAAAGTAATAAATTAATTGTTATTAAAACTGAAACATCAGATGAAATGATGGAAAATATATCAAGAAGAAAGAATAATTTATTAATATCATTCATTGAAGCAATTAAAGAAGCGGCGGTTGACTGTGAATTATTTAAAGCTCATAATATGATGGGTTCAAAATATAGTTGCTTTAAATTTAATGAGGATGCATTATTTGATAAAAATGTCGGTCCTGCATATAATCCTGATATTGAAATAGATGGCATGATGGACAATGGATTAAATGCAATTGATTCAATTAAAAAAAGAATAAAAGTTAGAAAAATTAAAGTTGTTAAGAAAATAGATGATAATAATTATTCAGAAGAAATAAATGCATGGTTTTATGAAAAATCAGGAACAGTATATGATAATGAATTAGATTATCCTATTGGTAAAGTTGGTAAAGATAATAGTGGAAATTATATGAAATTGGATAAAGATGTTTATATTATGGATAAAGTAATAAATATTCCAATATTTAAAATATATGAGTAATCATTATGAGTAATCATTATGAGTAATCATTATTAAAATTAATATTTTATAATATTAATTTTTAACTTTTAACTTTTATATCTAAAATCTATAATTATAAAATCTATCCATTGCATTTCCTAATTTACCCCCTCCCATTTGAGGAGCAGCCATTTGTGGTGCACCCATTTGAGTATCATCCATTTGAGGATCATCCATTTGAGGAGCAGCCATTTGTGGAGCAGCCATTTGTGGAGCACGTCCATTAAATTGATTATTCATTTGAGCACCAGTCATTAATTGACTATTATCAACTCCATAATTATTAATATTAGCATTTCCATTTTGAGGAACAAAGCTATGAAGATGAAGTGGATCAACATTTTGAGCATTGTTTCCCATCATCATTTGAGGCATACCCATTTGTGGCATGCTCATTTGAGCCATTGCCATTTGATCCATTCCAGTTTGAGGCATCATTGGCATCATATTATTCATACCTTGCATACCTTGCATACCTTGCATACCTTGCATACCTTGCATACCTTGCATACCTTGCATACCTTGCATTGCTTGAGGATGATCATCCATTTCATCTAAAAGGTTTGAAAAATCAATTGCTCCATGTTTCTTGTTACCTTTTTTGCTGCCTTTTTTACTGCTTTTCTTACTACTTTTTCTGAGGGTTCTTGATCCACTTATTTTATTTGAATGTGACATATATAATATATAAAAGAAAATATAATATATTTATATATTTAATTTTATTATATATTTTATTTTTTAACAGTTTTTTTGATATCTTTTAATGTATTTTTTAATGCATTATTTTCTTTTTCTAAAGTAATTAATTTTTTTTCATATTTACTACCAATTTTTTCAATTAATTCTTCTTTTAATTCAGTATAAGACATTTTTTTAAAAAATATTGAATTATTTTTTTGAACAGACCAACTTAACCTTCCATTAGATAAAACAACATAATCTTTGTCACATTTTGTTAAAAATCCACCCAATCTAAACTGTTTTTTCCCAGTTTTTTTATCAATTGTAAAGTATCTAATATGACTATTTAGCGGTGTCTCATCTATTGTATCTAATTGAACATATTCTTGTAATTTTTCTTTAATTTCATCTGGTGATAAAGTTTGTTGTAAACTTTTACCTTCTTTTTTATATTCAGTATCTGATGTTAATCTTTTTGTTGCTATAAAGTTATTCATTAATATAATATATAAAATATATTTTAAATTAATTAAATTAAAGCAAAGCAATTAATTTATTTTTTTGTTCTAAAGTTAATGTTTTCCATATATCATCAGGATTATTAGAACCTTTTAATGTTTGAGATATTTGTTGAACTTTTGGATTAGCTAATGCTGCTTGAGATATTTGTTGAATTTTTGGATTAGTTAATGCAACTTGAGCAGCTAATTGTGCTGTTGGACTATTAGCATATGCTTGTTGTGCTTGTTGAATTTTTGCTTGAACTTGTGGATTCTGTGATGCAGTATTAGCTGCAGCATTAGCTGCAGTATTAGCTGCAGATGAAGCAATTTGTTTTAATGTTGGATTTTTTGATATAGATTTTGCAACTGATTTTAATAAATCAATTTTGCCACTACCATTCATAGATTCATTTAAATTAATATATTTTTCTTTATATTTTAAATATTTTTCATAATATTTTTCTTGTTCTGAAACTGACATATAATAATAATGAGATAATAATAATATTATCATAATAATATTGTATTATCCATATTTATCTAAACCTGTAAGAAATATTTCTCTTGTTTTATCTGATGTAGTTCTATGATTTCTATAAAATATAATATTTTTAAACTTATTAATTTTAATAATAATTTCATCTTTTTTCATAAATATATAATCAGTATCTATTTTAACTAATGCTCCACCAAATAATAATTCATCCTTAGTATTAATATATTTAATATATCCTCCTATTTGTAAATTATTAATTTTATCTTTTTTTATATAAGTATAATTTTCTAATTCAATATTATATTTATTAACAAGTTCCTCATATTTTTTATTATAATTATTTTCCCATTCTTCTTGAGTAATAATATCATCAATAAATTTATTTATATATTTAATTCTATTTGTTGTCATTAATTATAATTATAATTAATTTTCTAAATTAAGAAATAGATTGACAAATATTCATTATAAAGAATAAGTATAATCTTATTATAATGGAACAAACAGATTGGATGGATATATATTTTAATAAACAATCTTTAAATATTACAAGCGAAATAGATAATTTAATGAATACAAATAAATTTATTAATAATATAGATGTAAAAATTGAAGAAATGGAAGTAGATTTTGTTGCAAGAATAAATGAAATTAAAAATACATATGAAAAAGAGGATATAAATAAAATATATAATAGTAAAAATTCACTTGAAATACTTCAAAAAGAAGTAGAAATTGTTAAATTAATTTCAAAATATTCACTTCAAAATAATAAATTAGAATTTATTTTTATTATTACATGTCTTAAATATTTATATCAATTAAGTGAATTATTAAGAATAAGATTAAAACAACAACCTATTAATATGAGTAAAAATTTTAATAATTTAAAGAATATAAATAGATGTTCCTATAAATTTTGTAATTATAAAGAAGAATGTGCTTATAATTATGGAAAGAAAACAAATCAATGTTATCAAGATCATTATGTGCACAATATGGTATCGCATGATGTATTATCATTAATAGGTTATATTGAAACAAATTACAAAGAAACATCAATTATATTACATAATAAAGAAATTTTAAAAACAATTAATACACTTTCCTTTGTCATAGGACATATGGAAGGAGAATTACGAGCAAAATGTTTATACAATGAACCTAAAGACTGGGAAAAATTCCATTATATTAATATATTAAAACAATAATTTAGTTTTAAAGTAAAAATATAATCCTACAAATGATAATAATAAAATAAGAATTGACACAATAAGACTAACTACTAAGAAACCATAGTTTGAAGTATGATCATCTTTCCATTGTTTATTTTTATTAAATGATTGAATACCAATTGAAGTAGATGCAATTGAAAATATGCTTGCAATAACAGCAATAATAAGAATATATATTCTAGAGATTTCCATATAATAATTATTAGAAAATAATTATTATTATATTGAAATAATTGTATTAATTGCTATTAATCCTTGATTTAATTTATCATTCATATAATTATTGCAAATTTTTAATATATCTTTTTTAATAATTTTACAAAAATCTTTTTCTAATATTTTTTTAATATATTTTTTTGGAAAATACACTTTATTTTTCATTTTTGATTTCTCTTTAATTATTTTCCCATCAAATATAGAATAAACATTAATTTCAGTATATAATGGACCCCCTGACACTTTTATTGGTGATTTTTTTTCTTTACTATACATTTTTTTTGATAAAGTTTTTAATTTAATTAATACTAATTTTTCTTTATTTTTTATACTAATTTTTTGTTTTTCAGAGAATGATTTATATTTATAACCTTTGTTATTAATTTTAATATAATGGTATTTATTGCATTTATTAATGATTTCCTTTAAATTTATCATTAATAATACTTATAATATAATTAACAATTCTCACAAATATTATTATTTAATAAAAAATCAACTATATTATTACATTTATTACATTTATATTTAGGAACATCTTCTAATAAACATGGGGAATGCAAATCATCATCTAATTGCCATATTATATTTTCATATAATATATTTGCTAAATCAATTGGTTCTAATGATTTAAAAATATATTTCCATCTATTAGTTTTAATAAAACCTTGAAGAAATCCTTGAATTCCATATATTAAATTAAATGTTGTATTTTCAGCCCATTCATTATTTTCTGATATATTATATAATTCTCTTTCTAATACTCCCATCAAATATAATCGTTGATTTTCTGTTAATCCTAATAATATCATTTGATTATACTCTTCCTCATTATCAACAATGCATCTTATAATACTATTATGAATAGTATCATATAAATTATCTCTAACAGTAGTCCATTCACCTAGATTATTATAAATAATACTTGAATTTGGTCCTAACATATAATTTATTTATTAAATATATGTTTATAATATTTAATAAAATAATTTAATAAATTAATTAATATAATTATCTCAAATTTGGTGATAAATATTCTATATTTAATTTATGAAATATATCTCTTTCACTTTCTACTTTTATTGATTTACCATCTTTATCAAATAATCCATATTCAGATAACTTATATCCTTTCTTTTTAGCTATCTCTCGCATGCGCTTGTTAGTTTCCGATGACCCTGTAAAATAAAGTAGAGCAGCTGGATAACTTTCATAACTAATAAATCTTATATCTATTCTACGAGCAGGATTATTTAAATATTTTGAAAATCCCATAAATTTACTAATAATTCTTTTATCAGTCATACTATCAATAATTAATTGTTTATTATCATTATGTTTCATTGGTTTTTTAAGTTTATTAACAAATCTTTCTAAATGATTTTGTGTTTTTGTTTCCATAGTTGTATCTTTTTTACTAATTAGAACATCTATATCATTACTTACAATTTTTTGTCTTCTGTAAGAACCGCATAATTCTAAAATATATTCATTCTTTTCAGTTAAACCTAATGTTTTATTTACTTTTTTAACCATATGTTTTAATAATTCATTATATTGATCCATTTCACTTCGAGGAATATTCATTTTATATTTACCATAATATTTTAATCCAAGTAAAATTTTATCATTAACAACTATTTCCTTATTTTTAATTTTTTCTTTCAATATATCTACTGTAGTAATTCCTTTATCAACTAATTCTAATGCTTTAGCACGACCAACGCCAATTATTTCTTCTAAATTTTCAATAGCAGTTCTTTTATCTTTTTTAGCATCAACAAAATTACCTAATTCTTTTAATGTTCCAGTTGTTAAAATTTCTTTAATTCTTTCTAAACTACCTTTACCTATTCCACTAATATCTTTCAAATCATCTAAATTATCAATTGTTATTTCTTTTGGATATTTTTTAAGAATACTTAATACAACATTTAATTGTTTCATTCTAAATTTATTAATTTGAACTTTTTTTAAATCTTTTTCTTGTTGGAATACATCTGCTTCTTCTCGAATGAATGCAATTAAACGTTCAAATTGTGTTACTATTATTTCATTATTTTGTAATATCATTATTATTATTAATTAACAATATATATTTATATATTAAAATAATCAAATTTTTTAAATTAATATCATAATACTGCGTTGTGCTTAATATCCTTTCACAACACGATAACATAAGATTTCATTTATAGATATAAATAAAATCTGATGTTATGTTTCTACTTCAACACGTAATTGTCTTCGCTCTTGAACTTCATTCCCTGGGCCTTGCGCTTGTTCTTTCCCTTCTCGAGCTTCTTGGTGTCGTATTTGTTCATGGCGAACTTGAAGCTGACGTTGGCCATTGGGGAGACAACATCGTCTTCATCCTCGCTGCTGTGGCACTCTTGCTTCCACTTGCGAAACTGTTGGCCCATGTTCATGTGCGACTTACTAATCTTCTTAAAACTGCGTGTGTCCTTAAACTCCTCCTCAACAAAGTTAGTGTTATTTTCAGTGATGCTAGTCTTCACCATGATAATAGTTGTTTTTAATTAAGAACATCTAATATAAAAATATTTCAATTTTTATTAAACTATTCTGATTAGAATCTTTGGTTTAATGCGGTTTAAATTTTTTATAAAAATATTTTATTTAATAGTTTTTAATCAATATAAAAGAGAATATTATTTATATTAATAATGACATTACATAATAATATATATAGTAATATAAATACACTAAAAAAAGTATTTCCAGAACCATCAAATGGAAATTATAATGGTTTAAAATGTGATGAAGAAGGATTATATTCAATAACTCATCCTAAAGAAGCTGATTTAATATCAGAAACAATTATAGAAATAACAAATAATAATATACATATAGTTGATATGACTGCTGGTTGTGGTGGTAATATGATATCATTTATAAAATATTTTTCATATGTTACTGGAATTGAAATTGATAAAAATAGATTTAAATTATTAAAAGAAAACTTAAGTAAATATGAATATAATAATTATGAATTAATATATGGTGATTCAACAAATTATTATAATAATAATTATGATGTATATTTTATTGATCCACCATGGGGAGGACCAGATTATAAAAAACAATTAAATGTAGAATTACATTTATCTAATTATAAATTAGAAGAATTTATATTAACCTTACCAAAAGACAAATTAATTGTTTTAAAATTACCTTTTAATTATAATATTGATGGTTTTAAGAATAATATTATTAAAAAAACATTAATAAATAATATTATTATATTATTTTTAAGAATAGAGGATAAATAATTATATAATATATTATAATATATAACATGTTATCACAATTTGAAATAATTTTAATATTATTATTATTAATTATAATAATTTTTATTATATATGCTTTAATAAAACCTAAAAAAAAACCTCTAACTAAAATTCAAAAATTATTAGAAAATGTATATAAAGTATTTAATATGAGTATTCAAGATAATTTTACTCAAGATACTGATATTATATTTAAAAAACCTAATGATATAGTTGCAAATATGATTACATTTTGTGATTATACATTTCCAAAAATGAATATTAATGATATTAATTCTATATTAAAAGAGAATGGTTTAAATAAAACAGCTCAAGAAATATTTAATGAACATAAAGATGATACTTTTGATACTTTTAAATTATCTTTCAATTTTATAGATTTAATGCTATATTATGCATATATTATGTTAAATGATATAGATAAAACAGTAGTAAAAGATAATATTCGTCTTTATATTATTACTTATTTTTCATTTTTTAATATTCAGAATAATAAAATATTAGAATTACCTACAGATATATTAGATTCTGATAAAACTAATTATACAATTAAAACAATTAATATTATAATAAATAAAGATTATAAAACAAGTGATGAAATTGTATTTTATTCAGTAACAAATATGAATGAAAACATTCCATTTAGTAGTGCGAAAGAAGTTCCATCAAAAGACCAAAATATTCTTATTAATGATTGCTTAACTAAAGATTTATGTAAAAATACAAAATTAATTAATTATGACATAACAACAGCGTCAGATGAAATTAAAAAACAAATTATAAAATTATTTAATTTAAGATTTGCTATGAATTTATTTAATTTAAATAATACATCTATTCCTCAAAATATTCAAAAAACTTTCGATGAGACATATGCTATTTTACAAAAAATGTAATTAATTATTTCTATAATAAAAAAGCATATATGCATTTTTACTAATCAATTTTTGTTCATCTGTAATCTCTATTAATGATTTAGAATCATCAAATTTATACCATTTATTATCATATCTATTAATAACATTAGTAGTATAATGTCCAAAGTTAATAGAATTAAAATTACCAATAGAATTAATACTATGATGATTATTAACAGCATATAAATTATAAGTATTAATAATATTATTAGTATTATTATTCATATATTTAGAAATATCTAAATTAGTAATAGGATAATCAATCATATTACTAATTTTTTCAGTAATAATGCCATAATTATTAACTCGAAATCTTTTTAATTGAATTATTAAAATTTTTGGTGCATTCCATATCATAGTTTGTTTAGTAGATTTATTACTGCGTCCACAAAAATTACATTTAATCATATTATCTTTATCCATTTTTTCTTCTTTAATATAATCATTCAAACAATCTTCTAATGATTTATTATCATTAGAAATGCTTAATTGTAATACTTGAAAAATATCAAAATTATGAGATTTATTACCACAATAACTACATGTAATACTAACATGAGTTGTTCCACTGAATAAATTTTTAATAATAGAATATTCATTTTTAAGATATTTTTGCCAACAATTAGTAGCCATAATATTAATTAAATTTTTTTCAATTGAATTAATATTAATTGTAGAATTAATATTTCTCCCAGGAATATATTCAACTTTTTCTGCTATTTCTTCTTCAACACTATTAAGAAGAAATGTTAAAAATTCCTGTGAGTCTTGATGTTGATTTTCTCCCCACATTTCATCTTTTTTAGTAATTGCTTTTCTAAATGCATCAGGATTAATATTATAATTATCATAACTATGACTAATATTTAATAGATTATATAATTGAAATAATATACTATCAGTTAATGTTTTTTTATCTGGATTATTTTCTAATAATTTATCTTTAAATTGAGCAGTGAGTATGTAATCTGTTAGAATTGGTGTTTGTTGTAAAACAGCTAATATAGAGTTCATATAACATATAACTCCACTTTTATTATTATATTTAGAAATACCATAAATTATTTCATTGTCATCTGAATCAGTATCCATTAAATAATAATAAAATAAATTTATATATATTATAAATCAATTTTTATTAATTGGTGCATAAATTCTATATCCCAATCAATTTTTATTTTTAATATTTACCATATCATATTTTTTATGATAAAAACAATATAAATATGTCTTTTCTGTTGCAATATTAAATGATGCCTGTTTATTACAACCATTCTCAATACATTTTTTACTTTTAATATTAATCATATTTTCTTTTTTATGTGCAGCACAATATAAACCTTTCTTTTCTGTTTCAATATTAAACGTTGGTTGTTTCTTACAACCAACTTCAATACATTTTTTATCTAGAATATTAATCATATTTTCTTTTTTATGAGTAGCACAATATAAACCTTTCTTTTCTGTTGCAATATTAAATACTGGATATTTATTACAACCATTCTCAATACATTTTTTACTTATAACATTAATCATATTTTCTTTTTTATGTGCAGCACAATATAAACCTTTCTTTTCTGTTTCAATATTAAACGTTGGTTGTTTCTTACAACCAACTTCAATACATTTTTTATGTATAATATCAATCATATTTTCTTTTTTATGAGTAGCACAATACAAACCTTTCTTTTCTGTTTCAATATTAAACTTTGACTGTTTCTTACAACCATCTTCAATACATTTTTGATGTTTAACATCAATCATATTTTCTTTTTTATGAGTAGCACAATATAAACCTTTCTTTTCTGTTACAATATTAAAGTATGCTTGTTTCTTACAACCATCTTCAATACATTTTTTATCTAGAATATTAATCATATTTTCTTTTTTATGAGTAGCACAATATAAACCTTTCTTTTCTGTTGCAATATTAAAGTATGGTTGTTTCTTACAACCATTTTCAATGCAGATGCGGTTATTTTTTTTTGTATGACTATGTTGAAGTTGGTATTTTGCCTTCCGTTTTTTAGTAGTATCTACAGCATAATATTCTTTAATATCTGAATCAGAATCAATATCAGATAAAGAGTATGAAACAGTATTAGAATCGGATTCTGTATCATCATCGTCTAGGTCATGTGAATCAATATCAGAGAAAGAGTATAAAACAGTATCAGAATCAGATTCTGTATCATCATCGTCTAGGTCGTGTGAATCAATATCGGAACCAATATCTGCACCAGTATCTGAAACAGACATAGTATCATCCAAATCATTATCTTCAATATCAATTGATACTTGTTCTAAATATACATTATCTGTCTTAATATTAAATTTATTATCAGAAGCATGATTAATGTTCATAATAATCTTTAAATTATACTATTAATATAAAGATTATTCAATTTTTATTTCTTTATTAATATAATTATAATGATAGATTTAATGAAAATAGGAAATATTAAAAATAAATCTGGATTAAAAAAATATCGTTTAAATAAACCACTTATGAATGGTAATTATTTATTTCATTATTTAATATTAACAGATAATTTAAAAGGGCTTAAATTATATGATCATCCAATTAATAAATTAAATAATGATGGATTAAATGGTTTAATGTTGGCGGCAAGAGAAAAGAAATATAATATATTGAATTATTTAATAGAAAAATATAAAAAGGATATAACATCAGTAAATAAAAAAGGGATGACGTTTTTACATTATATGAATCCAAATGATAATGAATATTTAGATTTAATTATTAATAATATTGATAATAAAATTGATTGGATAGATTTATATCAATCTTATTCAACATCTCATATAACACCACTGGATTTATTATTCCTTCAAGGTAAATATAATACTATAAATAGTATTATTAATAAGATTGATTTTAATTATAAATCATATTTATCTCAACCATATCATTTTAATTTATTATTAAACAGTCATCTTAAAAATAATATGATTGAAAAAGTATTAGATAATTTAATTGAAAAAGATGCTAATATATTAAAACATGAAGATGAGATGGGATATGATATATCATATCCGATTGTTATTAATGAAAATATGGATTTACTTAAATATATAATTGATAAGCGAGGAAATGATTTGGACAGATATAGTCCTATAAGCACTGGTCATATATTTGTTCTTGCATATAAACAAGGAATAAGGGGAAATGATTTTACAATGGCCAAATATATATTAGATAATATTATGGTAAATCATAATTATGATGAAACAGATATGTATGGTAATAATATAGCTCATTTTATATTAAAAGCAAGATTACAAAATAAAGGTAATTATGAGATTGAGAAAATTATTTTAAATAAATATAAATTATGGGGTCGTCTTAATATGGATAAGAAAACACCATTTGATTATATTATTAATTTAAATTTTGATAAATATCATAAATTTGTTACTAATAAACCAAATAATTATTCTGAAATTAAAGATAAAAAATGGAAAAAATATATAGATAGTTTACCAATTGATAAAGAAACAATTAATAATGACAATGTACAGTTAATTAAATCACCATATGCTCATAGTAATATGTTTCAAGCTAGATTTACTGATATTGGTATATTTTCTATTTATTTAAGTAAAAAATATAATAAAACTAATGATAAAAGTAAAAATAAAGGTAATGCCGTTAGTTTATATATGCCAATTTATAATGGGGATGATGTAACACCTGATTGGAACGATGATATGTTATTACCTGATAATATGTTAAATTTTAATAATAATTTTCCATGGATAATTATTTGGAATGATGATAAAAACTATTGGATACATCCAAAATTAACAGATTTAATTAATAAAAATAAAACAAAATACGATGCATCATTTGCATTTATTAGTATGAGATTACCTGATGGTGGCTTACATGCAGCACTTATGTTTTTTGATTTTACAAGAAATCAAATTCAAAGATTTGATCCATATGGAGATACAACTGTATTAGATGGACAAATGGATGAGATCTTTAAAGAAATATTAGCAAAACCATGTAAGATGAGTTATTGCGGACCTGATTGTTATTTTCCAGTATCTGGATTTCAAACATTATCAGATGAAAATAATAGTATGAATCAAAAAATGGGAGATTTTGGTGGCTATTGTTTAGCATGGAGTATTTGGTATGTAGAACATAAAATGATAAATCTTAAGGTAGAACCAAAAGATTTAATCAGAAAAACAATTAATAGTTTTATAAAAATGAATGTTAGACCAATGGAATATATTAGAAATTATGCAAATTATATTAGTAAATTTAGAATTGGTTATTTAACAAAAATAGGTGTTCCTGAGAATATTGCATCAAATGAACATCTTAATAATATGTATACGAATATTATTAATAAATCAATTATTGAATATAAATAAAAAATATAATTTTATATTATTAAATACCATCAACAAATAAATCATTAATAATTTCCATTTCTTTTTCCATTTGTGCTTCTTTTGCTTGACTTTCAAAAGCAAAGGCTGAAGCCATAGCATTAGCATTCAAATCATCTGGATTAATATTTTCTTTATTTTCATTTTCAGGGTTAATTATTTTAATAAGTAGCCCTTCATTTTCAAGAACCTTCTTTTGTTCGGGCGTGTATTTAAAGATAACCTGAAATTTGCTATTTAGATTATCAGTTAATGGTTCAATTAATACTAAATCACCTATTTTAATTTTTCCATTTCGTTTAACTGTTCCAGATAAAGAACCAATTCTATCATCTCCATCAATATTTTTAATTTTAAAATGACAATTTCCTAGAACTTCTGTTATAAATGCATATTCTTGAAATACACTCTTATCAGCATACTCAATTGGCATTTTCTTAGGTGCAAGGCGCCGAGTGTTATTGTTTCCTTTGTGTTTTTTAGGCATTAAATTATATTGATAATTGTTCTTTAAATTTAATTATTTCAATTTTTATTATTATAGATATATAAAATTCTAATATAAATTATATATGTTTGATATAAAAGATATAATATTTGTTATATTAGTTATAGTTGTAATATATTTGCTTTATAAAACAAAGAATGTTGAAAAATTTGACACAGTTAGCGATGTTAATAAAGTCATAAATGATTTTTTTAAAGCTGATATTAATTTTATACGTAATTTAGGAAATTTATCAGATAAAATGATGATTGATTCATCACCAATAATATTACCAAATAATATAACAGTTGCAGATAAATTAAGAGTTGGAGGTAATTTATTAATTAATGGCGCTGTTAGGTTTACTGCAAAAAATACTAATATATTAGAAATATTTCCAAAATATATGGTAGTAGCATGGGCATCTTCTAATATACCTAAAGGATGGGCATTTTGTGATGGTAATTCATATATTTTAAATTCAGATGGAACAGTTTCAATATCAACATTATCAACAGCAATTAAAACACCTGATTTAAAAGGTAGATTTGTCTTAGGAGTAGGTGAAAGTAATTGGCAAACAAAATTAAGTAAAAGAGATTTTAATATTCAAGGTGGTAAGGAAGATCATGTTTTGACAATATCTGAAATACCACCTCATGATCACAGTGGTGCTTATTTATCTACTACATTAAGAACTGGTGACTATTACGGACATCATACTACAGGTTACACTGCACATAATAGGCAAGGACTGACAAGCGAAAAAGGAAATAATCAACCTCATAATAATATGCCACCATTTTATGTATTATATTATATTATGAAATTATAATTAAAATTATATTATATTATATAATATAATATAATTATATGAATATAAAAGATATAATATTATTTATATTAGTAATTGTTATTATCTATTTAATATATAAAACTAGAAATCTTGAAAAATTAGAAAGTTTTACAACAGATACCGAAATAATAAGCGCTGTAAATAATCAATATAAAACAGATATGGAAGCTATAATAAATGTAGGTAAAGTTTTAGATTATATTAAAAATAATAATAATTCATTAAATATAATACCTTTTAATACTATTACTGATAGATTAATTGTAAAGGGTGATTTAGAAGTAGATGGCAAAATTAATATAACTGGACGGGATACAAAAATATTAGAAATATTTCCTAAATATATGGTAATAGCATGGGGGACATCTTCTGGTAGCCCTAAAGGATGGGCATTATGTGATGGTAAATCATATATTTTAAATTTAGATGGAACAGTTTCAATATCAACATTATCAACAGCAATTAAAACACCTGATTTAAAAGGTAGATTTATATTGGGTGCAGGTGCAGGAACAAACTTAATTAATAGAACATTAGATAATCCTATAGGTGGTTTTGAAAATCATATATTAACATTAGATCAACTTCCTAAACATTCTCATTCAATACTAGAATATGGTAATTCACAAAATAGTGAAGCATTATCTCATGTTGCGGGTCAATACTCTGCTAATAAACATCAAGCCGGAGATACTGGTTATACTGGAGGTGGTGGATCTCATAATAATATGCCACCATTTTATGTATTATATTATATTATGAAATTATAATTATAATTATATTATATAATATAATATAATTGTATGAATATAAAAGATATAATATTATTTATATTAGTAATTGTTATTATTTATTTAGTATATAAAACTAAAAATCTTGAAAAATTTGATGATTTAACTGATAGAATAAAAATCACAGTAAGAGGAAAATATAATATGGATATAGATGCAATTAGAAATTTAGCATCTATATCAAAAAATATTTTAAGAGATGCTAATACATTAATTTTACCAATAAATAAATTTAATATAAATAATTTAACCTTAAATTATTTAGAAGTAAATGGAAATGTTAAATTTAACTCAAAAAATACAACAATATTAAATATATTTCCAAAATATATGATAATACCATGGGCATCTAATATTACTATTAGTAATATACCCAAAGGATGGGCATTATGCGATGGTAAAAAGTACATATTAAATACTTTTACATTAGTTGCAGAATTAAATGATAATGGAACTCTTACTCCTAATTTAAGTAGTAGATTTATATTAGGTGCAGGTAAAGGAGATGGCTTAATTGATAGAGTATTTGATAACATTGGAGGAGAAGAAAATGTTACACTTACAATAGCACAAATACCTTCTCATAATCATTCTCATCATCAAATAGATATTGCGCAAAGTGGGACTGGCGAAGGCAACCATTACTCTAGCAAGAGTCAAAAAATACATGGCCCAGGTATTACTGGTAGTGCAGGGTCTAATGCACCTCATAATAATATGCCACCATTTAATGCTTTATTTTATATTATGAAATTATAAATATATATATTACTCGCAGACATTCTCATTTTGCCTATGTTAAGCATAACCTTCGGTTAGGGTTAACATAAACCTTTGATTCTAACTACATGGTACCGTCAAGTGCTTAATATAACCTTCGGTTGGGTCCCCTTAAATTAAGAACTTTTCGCTAGCGTCAACATGTAAATCTTAAGACCCTGGGGGTCTTAAGATTGGCGCTTGACGGTACCAATCGAAGATTAAAATTATGCTGAACATGATTCACATTCTAATGTATCATTAGAATTTATATTATTTATTTTTTTTTGTAATTGTGGATCTACTGTTACTTTATTAGCACCTTCAGATGGTTTACTTCTAAGATAATACATACCAGTTTTTAGTCCATTTTTCCATGCCCACATATGGCAGTTTAATAATTTATTATAATCAGGAACTGCCATGAATATATTCATACTTTGTGTTTGGTCAACAAATGGAGCACGAGCTCTTGCATGTTTAAGAACCCAAATTTGTTTTATTTCCCAAATACTTTTATATAATTCTTTAAAACTTGTAGGAATCATTAAATTATTAACATTCCCATCACTTGCTAAAATATTTTGTTTTGTCTCATCATTCCATTCACCTATTGATAATAAATCTATTACTAAATGTTTATTAACAATCGGAAAATCACCAGCTAATGTTCTACGTGTATAAATATTACTTGTAAACCATTCAAAGCATTCATTATTACCCATAATTTGAGAGGTAGAAGCAGTCGGCATTAGTGCGACTAATAATGAATTTCTTAATCCATATTCATTAATACCATCTCTAACATTCCCCCAATTGCATACACTACCTTCTTCTTTCCATAAATCAAATTGTAATAAACCTTTACTTGCTGGACTACCCTCATTATTATGATAGCTACTATAAGCACCAAAATGAGATTTTAGTTTCATTTCACATTTGTTTATTTTATGTTGATGATATATTTCATTCATATCACTATTTTCTAAATGAAAGTTTTTATCATAATATTCAGGAATTAAATCTGTATTTTGATTATTAATAAACTCTTTAATATCATCATGTCTAGCATGAGCCATATTCATACTAGCAGTAGTGGCTGCATGATATATTGTTTCCATCATATTTTTATTAAATCTAATTGCCATTTCACTTTCAAATGGTGTTTTCATTGCAACTAATGTATCTGCTAAACCTTGAATACCTAAACCTAATGGACGATTACGTAAATTTGAGCATCTTGTTTCAGGTGTTGGATAATAATTAATATCAATTACATGATTTAAATTAATAGTAGCAATATAAGCTGTTTCCCATAATTCTTGAAAATCATAATCATCAGCAGTATATTGTATCATATCATCAAATCCGCCAATATAAGTTTCACCATAAAATATTTGTGGATAAGAAAGTTTAACTCCCGGATTATTATTACTAGCATTATTAATATGATTTTTAATATAATTAGTATTTTCTTCATTTAATTCTTTTTCAATATATTCATATCCTCTAAAATTAAAATAACTCTTAGCCCATTTACAATAATTACAATTTGGTTTAGTATAAATTACCCATGTAAGATTTGATTTAAATGGTTTTAAGAATTTATTTAAACAAATTGATGCCAAATTACAAACAGCATGTTCTTCATCATTACTAACTAATGTAATTTCACTGCATAAATTTGATGATTTAATAATACCAATATTAGATTGATTTGATTTTTCATTAACATGATCTTTATATAACATGTATGGTGTGCCTGTTTCTAACTGACTATCCATGATTTTTTCCATTAATTTACGGGCCTTAATTACTTTTCTATATTTTTTCTCCTTAACATATGACCAATACAATTCATTATATGCTTCGCCATAAACTTCATTTAAATTAGGGCATTCATCAGGACACATAAGATACCAATCACCATCTTTTTCAACTTGTTCCATAAAAAGATTACTTACCCATAATGCTAAGAATAAATCCCGTGCTCTTTCTGTTTCTGCACCAGTATTTTTTCTTAATTCTAGAAAATCTTCAATATCAGCATGATGAGGTTCTAAATAAATTGCAAAACTTCCTTTGCGTTTTCCAGCTTGATTAATATATCTGGCTATATTATTATATACTTGCAACATTGGCACAATTCCTGAAGCTGTTCCATTAGTTGACCGAATAATACTATTTTTAGCTCTAATATTACTAATGTGTAATCCAATACCACCTGCCCATTTAGAAATTTGAGCAACACGGTCCCAAGTTTTAGTAATTCCTTCAAGACTATCATTAGTATTTAATAAAAAACATGAACTCAATTGAGGTCTTTTAGTTCCTGCATTAAATAAAGTAGGTGATGCATGAGTATAAGCTTTAGTTGATAATAAATCATAAGTTATCTTAACTTTATCTAAATTACCTATATTAATAAAACTAGCTACTCTCATAAACATATCTTGCGGTCTTTCATAAATTACATCTGATGTATGATTTTTCAATAAATAACTTCTTTCCAAAGTTTTATAACCAAAGAAATCAAAAAGATAGTCTCTTGAATAATCCATCATATTATTAATTGCATCTCTATTAATAGTAATCCATTTTAACCAATCATTATCTAATAAATTGCACTCGATTTGAATATTTTCCATCTTATTAACAAAATCATTTAATGTTTTTTTATGAAGATTACTTACTAATATACGACCTGCTAATTTTCCATAAATTGGATTAGTTGTTACCATATTACTACAAATTTTAGCTGACTCTAAATCTAACTCTTCAGTAGATATTCCACTATAGATACTATTAATAACCTTCATAGCAATAATAGTGGGGTCAATATAATTATTTTCATCTTCATTAATTAAATTACTAATACGTGCTGTAATTTTATCAAAAATTACTTTTTCTTTTTCACCATTTCTTTTAATAACAAACATTTGAGGACATTGCATTATTATTATATATTATAATTGTTTTTTAAATAATTATAATATAGAAAAATTATTTAATTATGTTTTTCTTTTTCTGCAATAAAGATTCTTTTTCTTAAATTAGTTGATGAAAAGCTATGTTCGGATCTAGGATGAAACATAACTTTTATTGATAAATCACTGCCAGTGAATTTTTTACCAATATAGTCATCCCCTAAAAATCTAATATTTGGATTCAAATCTTTTAATGATTGATATAAAGATAGTTCTGTATTATATATAAAATAAAAATCAACATATCTATTACTCTTTATTTGTATCTCTCTTTCTTCTAAAGTTTGAATAGGTTTATTTTTTTCTGGTCTATCAATAGTTGGATCTGTTTGTAGGCCCACAATTAATATATCACAATTATTTTTAGCATCAGCTAAAAATATATGATGCCCTGCATGTAATAAATCCCAGCATGAAAATGTAACTCCTATATTTTTTATTTTAAAGACTTCCCTAAACTGTGTTAAATTACTTATATCTATTAATTCAGCCATATAGATTAATATATATAATATTTTAGAACTTTAATTATGCATTATAAATATATAAATATTAAATTTATATCAATATATTTAATGAATAAAATTCCAATAAATGAAAATTTTATAATTTTTTTAAATCCAAGTTATTTTAAAAAAACAATATATAGAACATTTTATGATAAATTAAAACAAAATTTACAAAATAAAGGTATAAATATATTTAATATTAAAACTACTATTGATGAAATAAATAATAGTTCACTTCAATTATTGTTTGATGATTCACCTTTTCCAAGCACTAATACTTTATATATTCATTTATATAATGGTCTTTATTATAATGATAATATTTATATTAAAAAAAAAGTCCATTACGAAAGAGAAATGTTATTTTTATTATCTGCAGCATTAGGTGTTAAATATATAGAATATAAGACAGATGTTGTTGAAACTATTATAACTCGTGCACATTGTTCCTTAGGTATAAAAAAAATAAAAAATAGTATAAATTATAGTAAGGATACTAAAATAAATAATGGAACATCTGGCAAAGAAGAATATAGTAATAATGGTTCTCCAATATTAATAGATTCAATGTCAATAAATGATGTTGAAAATAGAATAAAAAATGAATTAGGACAAATGAGTTCAAATATTTTTAATATAGATTTTTATAAAAAAAATCCAAAATTAGAAAGTTTTGTATATAAAAGATTTCAATATAAAATGAATAGATTAGAATATAATATAGAATCAGAGGATATAAGTGATATAAGTTTTTCAGTAAAATCTACATTTATGGAGTATGGATTAAATATAGCATTTGATAAAAATGTTATATATAGTGAAAAAATTAGTTTTGTTTTAGATTTTTATACTCATGATGAATTAAAGAAAGAAAATAGGAATGTTAAAACAACCAAAGGTTATGATAATGATAAATTAATGATATTAAGATTAGATTATGATGAATGTGATACAGAAATTGATAAAAAAAAGATAGCAAAACAAATCATTGATTATATAATAACTATTTCAAAAGAATGTAATTATTATGATAAAAATAACCAAAAGTTAAACTATAGTAAAAAATTATATGATTATCTTAAAGATACAAATAATCATAATAAATTAGAAGAAATGTGTGTAAATTTTCATACAACAGATCAAATTAAAAATTGGATTTATACTACATTTTATGATAAAGATAATGAGCAATTTAGTCCATTTATGCATAGTATAAGAACAAATAAAGGTTATAATAAGAAGTTTTCATTTGATAATACTGGTTTAATGGTATAATTGTGTTATGCGCTATTATAACCTTCGGTTGATTGATATAATCAATTTTGAATATTAACATCTTACATCCTTCGGATAATTTTAATTCAAAAATGATACTTTTGAACTAACATACTCCCAATTTTATTAAAAATCATCATTTATTTCATATACATTATTACGACCAGTATTTAAAACTGCTGCTTTTTGATATTGAGTAGGTCTTGTTTCAAAGAAATTACTATGACCATTCATGCTAATACTTTCCATAAAATCTAATGGATTAGTTGTATTCCATATTTTCTCATATCCTAATGTAATTAACAATCTATCAGCAACAAATTCTATATACTTACTCATAAGATTATCATTCATACCTAATAATGATACAGGTAATGATTCACAAATAAACTCCTTTTCAACACTAACTGCATCACGAAACATTTCATGTACAATTTCTTGACTTAATTGTGTTGTGCATTTTGTTTTTATCAAACATGCAAAATTGGTATGCATATTTTCATCTCTACTAATAAGCTCATTTGAGTCACATAATCCAGGCATAACATTTTGTTTTTTAAGCCAAAATATAGCAGCAAAACTACCAGAGAAAAATATACCTTCAACACATGCAAATGCAATTACACGCTGAACAAAAGGAGCATCACTTTCAACCCATTTAAGAGCCCAATCAGCTTTCTTTTTAATACAATCATAATTATCTAAAGCATTTAATAATTTATCTTTTTCATCTTTATCACGAATAATATTGTCTATCATTAATGAATAAGTTTCTGAATGTATATTTTCTATCATGGTTTGAAATTGATAACATATTTGAGCTTCTAATATAGTAACTTCGTTAATAAATCTTTTTCCTAAATTCATATTAACAATAGTATCACTCGCAGCAAAAAAAGCTAAAACCATTTTAATAAAATATTGTGAATTAGATGATAATTTTTTAAAATCTTCATAATCTTTACTAAAATCAATTTCTTCAGCTGTCCAAAATGCAGCTTGCATTTTTTTATACATTTCCCATATATCTAATTCTTTAATAGGAAACACAGTTAGGCGGCTATGCGAAGGATCAGTCATATAGTCTATTTTATTTTGTTCTGATGTCATAATATAATAATTAGATTACATTTTTAAACTATAATTTTATAAAAAATTAGATATTTTTATAAAATTATTTATAAATAATTTATATATTATTTATTAAAGGTATACCAAATTATAGGTGTAAATGATGCAAATAAGCACCATAAAGAACCTACTACTTTTTTATCTTTATATATAAAATAGCTGATTAAATATGATATTAATGATATACCTGATAATATAATACCTGATTTTTTATCAGGTGTTCCGATATAAAATAACATAATTAACATAAATAAAAATAGTATATAAACCACAGTTCTATATTTCATTCCATTCCATTTCCATTCAAGATGTTTAAATTCATTTTTAATTGTGCATTCATCTTCTAATGCAAATTGATATGAATAAATTGCTATAACTATCGCATAAATTATAGTTGATAAAATTATGATTTTTTTAGTAATAATAGATAAATTTTTATTTAATAATAAAATTAATATACTTAATACAATTGGTTGAAGATGATTTAATACCATTCCTAATACTGAAATAATTTTATTAATTTCATTACAATCTAAATTGTTCCATAAGGCGAACTCAATTCCCTGCATAGATGATACAAAACCAAAAAATAAACCAACTAAATTATCAGTTGGTGTTCCTAATGTTAAACATAATATAGCCCCTATAATGCCTATTAAAAAAGTGCTAATACTTGCTAATGGAGAAAAACACATATAATATAATATATATTATATTTATAATATATTCTCAACTATATTATATATGGAACCACAATTAATAAGTAGAAAAGCAATTAAAAAAATTTTAAAGAAAAACTATTTTGTTGAAGATAATTATTTTAATAAATCATTTAATTCAGTTATTAATAAAGTAAAAATAAATTGGATACCAATATTTATAGTATTATTAGCAGTTGCGATTTTAATACATTTATATATTGAACAAAAAAATAAAAAAGCAGCTGAACGAATGGAATTAGAAAATATTGTTAAAATAGAAAAAAAAGAAAAATTTGAAACAGATGATTTTAAATCAAAACCTAATTATGAAAGTGAATATTATAAAATGATACCTAGAGTAACAAACCAACCTGATGTAATACCATATAAATATTAATAATATAATAAATTTAATATTTAATATAAGTTATTTAAAAACTATAATATAATTATATTTATATGGATAATTGTATTAATATATATAATGAATTTATAGAATCTGTTCAAAATCTTACATCAAATGAAACGTCTTCTTATAAAGAAAATGTCGAATCACGTTTAAATACTTTTTATCAATCTCTTCAAAACGATGATTCTTTTTCTATTTTTAGCATGACTAAAATTAAAGTATTTTCTGCAAAAACAGTTGAAACACATAATGTATCAATTAGTTTATTTGGAGAAGAATTAACATTAAAACAAATTTTTAATAATCAAACAGATGTAATTAAAAATCAATTATGGGAATTATTATTAAATATGTATATTCAATTAGAAAGAATTAATCATAATAATAATGATAGAATTACTACTCTTAAAGATGCATTAAAAAAACTTCGTCAAACTACATCAAGTAATGTTAAAAATGATATCTTTAAAAATGTATTAAATGCAGATGTTAATAATACTACTAATAATATGTTAGATGATATTATAGGTTCTTTTCAAGATATAGTAGCTAATAAGGGAAACCCATTTGAAAGTATAATGGGTATTACTGAAATGATTACAACTAAATATGGAAGCAAGATTGAAAATGGTGAAGTTGAAATTGATAAAATATTAGGTGGAATGGGTGGTTTATTAGGAAAAGGTATGGGAGGCATGATGGGTGGAGAAAAACCTGAAGAACCTGTAATTATCGATGATAATTTTAGCACTGCTAATATAGATGTTGGAAAACAAGATGAAGAAAAATCAAGTGCATTTAATTTTAGCAAATTAATGCCACTTGCTGATATGGTTACCAAAATAAATTCAATTAAATCTGAAGATGATATAAGTGCATTAAAGAAAGATATGGATAATTTTATGGAAAAAGAATTAAAAGTAGATATGTCTCAATACAAAGAGAATATGAACAAATTAGAAAAGAAATTAGAAGAAGCTAAATTAAAAGACAAACAGGTGGAACCGGTGGAATCATTTGAACCTATAAAAGAAGATGTTCATGATAATTAAAATAATAATTAAAATGATAATTAAAATGAACTAATAATATCTACTTTAGGTTTATTTAAATCAATCATTGGTTTAACAATCGATTGAGATAATATATTCTTAATATTTAATTCTTTAATTTTTGGAGAATAATGTCTTTCTTTTTGTATTATTTTATTTTTATTTTCTTCTTTAATAATTTTTAAAGGAGGGAAACCGCCGTTTGATTTTAAACTCATTATAATATAATATAATATATTATATTATAATAATTAATCAAAATATACTATATTAATATTTGGAGAATTAATAGGCGAATGATTTGGCGAATGATTTGGTGAATAATTTGGTGAATTAATTTGTAAATAAATTTTATTAATATCTCTTTTTCTTATAATATGATTAATATTACAACATTTACCTTTATTAGATTTATTAGGACATATATATTCTAAATAATCATTATCATTCAATTTGCCTTTAAAATTAATATATAATATTCTATGTAATGCACATTTTTTCCCTTTAAAATAAAAATTAATATAATCTATTTTATTATGTGTAATATAACCTTTCCATAAAATACATTCATTGGTGGTATTAATAATACCACCTGTTCTAGTATAAATTCTTTTTAAATCTTTTTCTGAAAGTAATTTATCAATATGACAATTAGCTCTTTGAAGGTTGATTAAATTATCAACCATTATATACTATTATAATATATAAAATAAATTTATTTATTTATAATTCATTTATGATAAATTGAATATATTTTTTTAGGAATATTATTAGAACCTTCAAAATCAAATTTAATAAAAATAGTTTTATTTAACATTGATACACTTGTATATTTTTCAATAGTTTTATCATTAACACTAACTGGACCGGATGAAAATATATATTTAACAACATTATAATTATCATATACTACTATTGGATATGGAAACATATAACTTAATAAGATAAGTTCTAATACACCATCTGTATTATAATTATTTTTTCTTAATCTACTTAAAGTGCTAGTAAATATATTTTTAGATAGTAAATTTTTATCTAATTCAATATATTTACTAATATCTTTCTTTAATTCTTCATTAAATACATTACCTACTAAATAATCTATAATATTTGCTTTAAATAAATTAGTCAATCTTTCTTGTAAATCAGTATCATAACCTAAATTTCTAGAATCTTTATCATAAAGAGGATTAAGCATCCAATAATATCCATTAATGTAAGATCTAATTATACTATTTTTATTACTAACAATTTCTTGAATAACTTCCTTTCCCAATTCTACAGCTTCAGGAACATCTATATCTACTATTAAATCTTGTTTTCCAATTCTACGTTTACCTAATTGTGGAATACTATCTTTTCCAAATAATTCTGTCATAATTTTTTTAATATTAAAGTTAGATGTTTTTATAATCTTTTGATTAGGTCTATCACTAAATATAGTATAATCAACTACATCACTTACATAATAATTTTCTTCTTGAATAATTTCTTTAAACTTTATACCATCCATTATTAATTCTTCAATCATTTTAGATATATTTATTATTAAATCATTTTTAAACATTACAAAATTACATGTATTATTAATAAATGTGCAATGTAAATTAACATTACATTTATCTTTTGTTCTATTAATTGAACAATATTCTCTAACATTAGAAAGATTAAAATTACTTAAATTTGGTAATTCTTTAATAATTTCAATAAATTTATTTGATTTTCCTTTTGTTTCAATAATATTTAATAAAATACTCATTAATTCTTTTCTTTTATTTTTCTTATTAATATTAGAATTTCTAACTATTCCAATAATACTATTAAGTATTGATGAGTTACTTTGTAAATATACTGATAATTCTAATCTGAATAAATTATATGCTTCATTTCTATATAATCTATTTTTTATATTAATTGTTCTATTATCATAAGGAACTTCTTTATTACTTATAGCATTATCAATTACTTCTTCCATAGATTGAAACTCATATCCAACTCCAAACTTTTTAAATATAGACGGTAAAACATATTCATTTTTAATTGGTATTATTAAATTATTCATTAATAAAATAGATGTTATATTATATTTATTAACTCCTTGTTCATTTTTAATATTATTATAATATACATTCTTAGGCACATAATTTAATTCTGGTGATAATTTATTAAATTTATTTAATAATTTAATTGTTTCATCTAAATCAAATAAATCAGATGTTTTAATTGAATTAATATTAATACTACTAATACTCGTATTATTACTAGTATTACTTGTAGTGAGTATTGAACCAGATGGTTTAACTGGTAATAATAAGCCACTTTCTAATTTAAGATATTTAACTTTATTTCTCAAATCAATTACTTGTTTTTTAATACTCTCATTTTTATAATTTTCAAATATATTTTTAGCAGTTATATTATATGTTTTATTAATTTTAAATATAAAATTTTCAATACAACTTAAGCCATAATATTTTTTTAATTCATCTATTATTTTAGAATTATTTTCTTCATTAAATTTTTTAGTTAAAATTATTTTTTTATCTTTACTACTTTTTTTAACATTATAAATGGGAAAATAAAAACGCCCATCTTTAATTAATATAACATAATCTCTATTTTCATTAATATTATGATAATTTTCATAATTAAGACATTGTAAATAATAATTCTCAATAATATTATCTTTTTCCAATGATTTTTTAATAATTTTAATTTTTTTATCAAACATAAAATAAAATAATCCTTTCTTTGATAAAACTCCAGGTATTGCTAATAATTCCCCAATAATATCATATTCTAAATAATTACTATTTTTAATATAATTAATAAAACTATTTCTATCCTTAAACATACTTTTAATATCACCATTATTTAAATATGTAAAAATATTATCATTATCATCATTTTTTATTATACTAATTGCTAATTCTTTAATCTCATTAATACTCTTATCAAATATATTAGACATTGCTGCTAAAAAATTATAATTTTGGTCTTTAACTGTATATTTAAAATTATAACCAGTATTAGATTCAATTAAGTAATGATTTTTAATAATATAAGTATTTTTGCTTACTACATTAAAAAATTGATTCAAATATTTAGGTAAAAATATAAACCTACCATCTTGAACTTTATTTGTATCCTGTAATATATAAACTTTATCACCTAAATCTTCTTTTGGTTTTTCTTCAATTACTTCTGATTTTGTTTGTCCTACGCATTGATTAAAATATGATGATTTTTTTTTATTAGTTGTATTACCTTGATCCTTCTTAAAACAACAAGGCATACATAAATCATTTGGATTATTACTTTTTGATAAGAAACCTATATAACAATATTGATTATTATCAGATGGATCGCATGTATAATAATTATAAGTTCCATCATCGCCAGATAATTTAACTGCTTTTACAATAACTTCTTTCTTTTTGCCTTTATCTGTTATCACTGATTTCTTTTCATAATTATTAGTTTTTGGATTTAATTTAAATCCTCTCTTAATTAGTTCCTTTACATTGTCAGAACTTACTACTAATGGTTGACGTATTTTATCCCCACTATTTTGACAACTACGAGACCATTGATTTTGTCCTTCCTCTGGTTTAAATCCTAAACGTTTTTTATCAAGAGCAGTTGTTTGCTTAATAGCAGAAGAACCAGCTTCATAATTAACAATATCATTAACTTTATTTCTTCTCTTAGCTATCTTATTAAGTCTACTTAACATATCTTTAATTTTCATATATTTTGGATTTTTATTAATATAAATTTCAATGTATAAAAACATTAATACTTTAATAAAATCAAGAATTTCATCTAATTGATTTCTACTACGTGCTCCAGCGATTCTAATTTTATAATTATCAGGTGTTCTACCTTGAATATCTATACCTATACCTGGTGGTTTTGATTTGGGCAATGTATTTATTTTAGATAATGATTTTCTGATTTTACCTAATACTTTACCATATTTTTTCCTAACAATATCTAATTCTTCAGCTGCTGATTCCATAGTAATATTAAATTGTTTAGCTATTTCATCAATTAATTCTTTATCTGATATTTCAAAATTTCTTAAAAAATATAACATTCTTAAATGCATTTTTGTTTTATTTTCATAATTACTAATACGTTTATATCTAAGATATGTTCCAGCCTTACTATATTCAGGTTTATCAGAAGTTGCTGATTTTGAAACTCTTTTACGTGGTTCAATCATTAGTGCTATATAAGTATAAAAAAATCTACTAAAATCTGATAAATCATTATGATTAATTTTATATTTTTCAGGTAATGATATTTTTTGAATAGTATTAATAAAAGCATATTTATAATTTTCATCTTCTGGTAATATAAATTTAATTTTTTTATTTTCACTATTAATCTTCAATAATAAATTATTAACATATTTATAACTTTCTTTAATATTTTCTATAGTAGCCATATCTTCTTCTTTCCATGTTATTTTATATTCTAATCTACCATTTTCATTTAAATTAATTGAAATGAATTTATTTTCAATTTCTGTCATTCTTATCTTAAATGAAATACCATATGGTGCATTTTCAAACCATTTTGATAATATTTCTGCATCATCTATCTTTTTTGTTTTTGTATAGAACTTGTAGGTTAATTGTGAATCTTGTGTTTGAAATTGAATAAATGGATATTCTTCAGATACAACAAAGTTATCAAATATTTTATACAAATTATATTTTTCAGATGAAATAGTTCCTGTTAGATTTTTAGGATTATTTAGATTAATATGTATAATAGATTGAATTATATAATTTGGTTGAAAATAAGAATTAAAAGTATCTCCTTTTTTTTCTTTTATTATTTGTTTTGTAGAATCAACTACATCATGAATATGTTTTTCAATAGTTGTATCATTTTTAATAGATCCATAATTATTCAAATTCTTTTCTAATTCTTTATCATTATTATCATTTAATAAATCAACAATTAATTCAAATCTTTCAAATGTAATTAATGGAAAATATATATTAACATATACTTCATATAAATTTCTTTTCTTAGTTGCATCACTATTATAATTTAAACCAAATTCATTTAATATATCAATCATATATATTTCATTATTTGTCATAAATTGTTCATAATCTCTTAAAATATTATATTCATCATCTTCTCTCTTAATTTTAATACCAAAACTATCTTTCAAATAACTTAAATTATTACGTAAATTTTCATAAACTGCTATATTTTCATTTGGTTTAACATCAATCATTACTAATTCATTTCTACGTATCCATTTTTGACCCAACATTACTCTATCTAAAATACTAGTATTATTATTATAATTATTATATTCAGACCAAAAATAGGTATATTCTGGAAGTAATTTAATATCACCTTCATCTTCATTGCTACTGAATTTATTACTTAATGGAATTGATACACATACTTTATTTCTAATTGTCTTAATATTATCATCCATATAAATAAATTGTTCTTTGATATAAACTTTATAATATACATCTTCTAATTTAACATCATAAGTTATTTCATCTATTTTTTCATTAAAATTAGTTTCTATTTTATCAATATTTTTAACAAAAGATTTATCATTAGTTGCTTGTCCTATTAGAATTGCTGTATCTCTAACATCTTTATCATTTGCATCATTCTCCTTACCATATAAATCAGTTAGTTCTTCTAAATTAAAATTATTACCAACCGCATCATCAAAGTCTTCTGCATTCATTGGTGCTTCATTTTCTTCGTCGTTTTCTTCATTAATATCTTTATTATATTCTGGTTCCTTAATACTATCATCATCTGTATCCATCATATTTCCACCAATTAAAGATGAATTATTTTCTCCTAATAATTCAACTGAATATGTTCTAAAATCCATTTCTACTTTTCTAACAGCTGTTTTGATTTTATTTCTAGATATTAGATAATCATAATATGTAGATGCAAATGAATACGTTGTTTTTTTAAGTAATGGTGATGATAAATGAAATAAAACCCATTCTTTTCCCATTTTATTTTCAAGCATTTTTCTTTTATTGGCATTTTTAATAATACTATTAAATTGTTCAGCCAAATGATATCTATTAAAAAAGAATGTATACCATTTAATACCATAATATTTTTCCAATAATTCTAATTTTTGTTTACTTAATGTATCATAACATTCATAAAATGATTTATTTTTAATATTTTCTAATATACTCATTATATCTTCATTAACATTTGATCCAATAAAAATATACTGAATATATTGAATACGCCTATTATTATTTTTAAATTTATGAATTATTTTAATCGGAATTTCAAGTGTCATTAATTATAATTATAATAGAAAATAATTAATAATTATAATTATATTAATTTAAAATATTTGTATATAATTTCATACCACAATATTCTATTGGATGATTAGAATAATCCTCATAGTAATATAATTTTATATCTATTGCTCTTTCTAATAAAAATTTAAAAATCTTATTAAACAAAGGAGTATGTCCTGTTTCTGGACATGCAGTATGAGCTAATTCATGAACAGCAACATACATTAATAAATTTATATCATGTAATTTACCACTTGATTTACTTCTTAAGCAAAATACTAATTCTTCTCCCTTATTAATAGAATATGAAGTATATTCAGAAGTTAAACTAGTTTCATATATTTTAGTTCTACTAGTAGTAAAATTTTCATTAAATTGATTTATATAATTTATATAATCTGAATATTTTTTTTTATTATCAACAACATATTTTTTTAAACTATACATTCTTATTATTAATTCATTTAATAATTTAGAACTTTGTTCTTTATCGGGAGTATCTCTTACTAATATTGTATTACCGTCTATATCGAACTTAACTAGAGACGAATCATTCATGATAAATACTATATAAAAAACAATAATGAAAACAATAATTATTAAAGTTTCTTTCATTTAATAACATTTAGATTATTATTTGTAAATAATTTATAAAATATAAATTTAAAAACTTTTATTTATAAATTATTTATAAATAATAATCTAATATAATATATATGGGAGTTTTTAAAAAAGATGAATTATTATTAGATTTTAAAGGTGTTCAAACAGAAGATATTAGTAGCACAATACCTTACATGAATAAATTAAACGCTGAAGCCAAAGTATTGGTAAGCCAACTCAATCCTAATTCAAATTATAATTCTAAAGGTTTAGTGTTATTTAATGAAAGTGAACAATATGATATGTATAAATTATTTGAAAAATCATCTAATATAAATAATAATGATAATAATTTTTCAGAAACATCTCCTTTCATTAGTTCAGATGTTTACAATCAATTATTAACAAAAATAAATAAACAATCTGGTGGTGCTAAATCTAATTCTAGAGATGAAGACCGTGACGAGGATTTCGAAGATGATTCATCTACTAGCTCAGATTCATCTGATTCAGATAAAAAAAACAAAAAAAAACTTAAGAAAGCTTTACAAAGAAAGAATTCAGATGATGAAGTAGATTTAGAACCAGAAGAAGATGAAGATGAATTATCTGAAATGTCTGCTGGATCATACTTATCATCATCTGCTCATACAAATAATGATTCTGATGATTCAAATAATTCAATAGCTAAATCATACACATCATCTGTATCTGCTAAGAATCATCACAGACGTAATTTATCTGAATCAATTAATACAAGTGATATTAATATAATATCAGTTGATGATTAATACTACCGTATATTTGGCTTAAGGTTTATGTTATTACGCTACTTGCATATATATATGCAAGTAGCATATATATTTTGTTTCTAATTTATGGATTATTATTTATAAATTAAGAAAAAGCATTTTATTATATTAAATATATTTTAATTAAAATATATTTAAAAAAATTATTTCTTTTTAATAAATCCCATAATATCACTTCTACCTTTTCTTTCATTTTCTACTTTAATTTTAAATTGATCAAATATTTGTTCAGCATTTGGTATAACTAATGATAAAAATTGCAAAGCAGGATTCATAATTTGATTAGTCATATAAAATTCAAAATCAACTTTTAGATTTTTGTCTTTAATATATTGAGGTGTTTCTATTCGTTCACCTTGTAATGTTGTTTTAGTAATATTTGGTAATTGAACTGCTGCAAACTCAATACGATCTCCAGATTGGGGACAATTACCAGGATCTCTTTGAGATATTCTATCAGCTAATACAACATGAGCAATTTTAGTCCAATCTGCATAACTATCTTTCATTTTTAATGTTTTACTTGTTAGAAAGTATTTAATATTATATTCATTATTAAACATACTATTCATACAATCAATTGTAAATTGTCTTGCTTTTTCTGGGTCTTTCTCATCAATTAATCTATTAATAATACCACCACAAATTTCTTTTACAATAGGTGCATTATCTCTTCTCTTCAATACAATACCATTATAATCTTGTTTATTTTTATCAGGATTAAATTCATATTTATTACCAACATATCTTTTCTTTGTTAATATTAAAAATGGCCAAAATGTTTTCTCATATTCTAAATCATGTGGGAATGGTAATCTTTTCTTTACTAATTCACCAGTAATTACCCCCATATCAATACTTAAAGTTAGTGTTCTTTTATCAATAATTTTTTTCCCATGTTTATAAAATCTAACACATACTATCTTAATAATATTCCTGTCGGAATTATTATTATTACTATGGCAATTATTATTACTATGGCAATCTATGTCCCAATATGGTTGTATTATATAAGTTTTTAATTTATTATTAATAAAATACTCAACATCTTCTAAGATAATTTCTTTAACATCATTACTTAGATCTACTACTAAATTCATCATTTCTATCATACTAATACCATTATTAAATAATTTCATTTCAATTGCATTTTCTCTAGTTTTCTTTTGAACATATTTTTTTGTAAAAATATCTTGAATAATCCATAACCAGGGCATAAAACTTTCCTCCATATAATGTAATAAAAATTGTTCCATTCTTTCCTCAATTGGAGGAACTATTTTAAAATGATTAGGTGGTTCTTTATAAGTTGGTCCTTCCGGGACTCTTAATTTATTATTATATAATATAATTTTATCATCATTATAATACTTGTCATGTAATTCATTCCATAATTTTTTATAATCATCTGGTATGAAATAGTTTAATAATCTCTTTGAAAAACTAATTATATCTTTCCATAAAGGTAGTGCGGATGTATCTTTAATCTGTTTAACATCCTCTCGGAATCTATAACAACTAAAAATTGAATCAGTATTATGAACAACAATATTACCAGTTCCTGCCATAAAATGATGATTTTCAGTCTCAAAATCATAAACATAATTGTTAATTGTGTCTAATTTTGTTATTTTTATAATTTCTCCACTAATATTATCTAATTTAATTAATTGTGATAGTGGTTCATCTAATGCTGCTGTTAATAATACATCACCTATTTTTAATTCTGTTGGTTTTATAATATTACCATTATGCAATATACATGAATGGTCTGATGTTACTTTAACATATCCACTTTTTGTAATAATATGATAAATATTTTTATTTGTATAATGTTTCATCATATATTTAATAGGTGTCCATCCATTATCAGAATATGTTTCAATTAATTCTAATGGTTTATAATATTCTTTATCATCAATATAATTATTTACCAAGTTATTTTTATATATATGTTCTATTTGGTCAATCTCTATTAATTGTATATTTTTTTTATATCTAATTGCTACTAATGTATCACCAGTAACACTGTCGCCATATCTAATAATTGGTTGAAATGTATAATTTTTAATATCATTCATTACATATTTTTTTATTTTCTCTCTCAATAATTTATGATTATCATGATCTACGGGATCCTTCATTTCCAATTCTAAAATTTTATTAGCTTTTTCTTCATCATTATTATATAATGCATACCGATATCCATTTAATAATCCTGGAATAATATCCTCATCAAAATAACGAGCTAATTTAAGCATTTCACGGCCAGTAGATGTTGTGCAAGCAGCTATATCACGTTGGAAAATAGGACTAACATCAGCACCAAGAGCACCATAAAGAGAATTAGCCGTTATTTTTAAAGCTAATTGTTTACCATCTAAAATTTTATATTTAAATGGATCTTTACATGATTTCATTACTTTCTTAACAGCATTACGTTCAGCAATAAGATTTCTTAAAGTTTTAGGCACAACTCCTAATTCATCGCCAACTTTAGCAAATCTTCTATGCTGAATACTATTATCATGATCTTTGAATGATGCATTAAAATATGTTATTTTATTGCCATCTTGAGTTTCTAAATTATCATATTTATGTAATTTAATAACTGTTTCATGACTCATATTTTTATGAATAATTGATGATGGATATAATGAAGCATAATCTTTAACAGCTAATGCTTCATATTCTACATTTGCTTCTGGGTCAAATACTATAGCCCCTTCATAACTCGGAGATTTTTCATCTGGTTTTTTTAGCACCGGAAATAAATATCCTGCATCACGATAATTCTTTAATGTTAATGAAAATAATTTAATCAATTGTCCACGAGTAAAAAGAAATGACATTGGAACATAACACACATTTGCCATCTCAATATTATTTGTCACTACACATAATTTATCTATAAGTAAATTGATTAATGTGCAATCCTTAATACAATATTTAGCAACGATTGCTCTTTCTTTTGATGTTCCATTGAACATTCTAAAAATATCCTTTGGACCAACATCATCCTTTGCTTGTGACCAAAATATTTTAAATTCTCTTTCTTTTCTATTAGATTTACTCCATTCAACAAATTGATCTCCTTCAATATATTCTAATAATGCATTAGATGGTTTAATAATTAATGTTTTATCAGTTTGATTGATTTCTTCGACAATATATTTATAACCAATCATTTCAGATATAAAATCCAATGCATATTCAACATGAATAAAGTCTTCTTTATAGATACTTTCAACCCCGTCACAATATAATTTTAATAATCCCTTATAATTATCTTCTAATATTTCTATCTTATAAATTTCATTTCTAATAAAATTAGATGCTACAAAATCAAGTTTATAGCTATTAAGTTTAAAATTCTTTTGAACATCTTTCATCAAATCAATATGAATACGACCAGGAGTTCCAAACATACGAATTCTATTTTGTCCAAAAGCAGCTGATTCTAATTTAAAGTCCTTAAATTGACATTTATAATTTCTTAATTTACTAATATATAATATTTCATTTTCTAAATTTAAATGCTCAACACATCTATCATATATATAACCTTCATCGAAACCAAAGATATTCCATCCAGTAATAATATCACAATCTTGAGTAATTAATTCATTAATCCATGCTTTAATCATATCTCTTTCATTATCATAATATTCAACAATTGATCCTTCAACAGGATCAGTTTCTCTCAAACAAACAATATGTTGACGATAAGGAATAGAATTATTCAAATAAGTATAAGTTGAACCTATTTGAAAAATACAATCTGCTTTATTCTTTGCTTGAGGAAATTTATCTTTATCTGATGAATAACATTCAATATCAAAACTTAATATACGTAATGGAGCATTTGTATCTTTTTCAATAGGAGTAATGTCACGCCAATCTACTCTTACTTCTATATCACAAAAACTCTCAGAATCGACTTTGTTGTGTTTAACATATTTACTAATACTTACCCATGCACAACCACTAATTTTTTTTATATGAAAACATCTTAACATTGGTGGTAAATTAGCTTCGTATGTTTTAAATTGAATAGCACTTTTAGTAACACCTGGTATATAAATAGTAGATTCTTCAAACATGAATTTATATTTTTTCATAGCAGTCATATTATTAAAAATTAATCTAGCAAATAGAAATGTTTTACCATTAGTAAAACCATCTGCTTCCATTCTTTCTACAATATCCATATTGATTAACGATGATCTATATTTATTCCAAACTTTTTTATTCAAATCACTTGTTAGATAACTTAACATTTTTTGAACATTTGTTTTAGCTTCTGTTTTATTCCAATTTAATGGTAATTTAATATAAAAATGTGGAGTAAAATTAATAATTCTCATATAAACGGATTTTCCTTCTAATGTTCTTCCAAAAGTATGAATAATATAAGATCCAATATCATTTGAATTTTTATCCGAGTCATCCTCGTCATCTTCTTCATCAAATTCATGGTCTTCTTGCCAATCATATAATTGAAACTCTATAGGTTCTTGTGTCATTATTAGTTTAAGACATTATTGTTTTAAACTAATAATATATCAATTTTTATAGGGATAGAAATAACCAAAGGTTTGTTTTACTTTTTCTATTCTCTATAAACACCGATGGCGTTGACGTCTATCTAAATAAATTCTTAAGAATTTATTTAGGACGTCCAACGATATCAATTTTTATTAAAAAACGTCGAAACGTTTTTTAATAAAGTTAATGCGGGAATTGAAAATCAAAGATTTTCAATACATGCATCAATTTTTATTAATAATATTAATACCAGAGGTTATTAATAGGGAGAGAATAATCGCCCTATCAATTTTTATTTATAATAATTAAAATGCAGATGTTTCTGATAAGAAATTATTTAATGTTTGTTCATCTGATGTTTGGTAATAATAACCTGAACCAGTTTGTGGTAAAGTATAACCTAAATTTGTTAATTCTGCTCTTAAATCACTAATTGTATCTAATGATATAACTCCAGTTGGACCATAATAATTTTCAACAATTTCATCTAATTTACCAGACCATGTATTATATAAAGCATCTACGTTATTTACTAATATATCAGTATCAGCATTATTATCTATAAAGTTTTGTTTTTCATTTTCAAATAAATCCTTTATTTGTGATCTAAAATTATAATTATGCTCTTTAACTTTTTTAGAATATTCACCTATTAATTTTGCACGCATATCTACATTGGCTTTTCTAACCATATCTATATCATTTATTTGAGCAGGTAATTGTGTTTTAGCACCATCTATTAATGTATCACGTGTAGTTTTAATTTGTTGATTTATTCCTTCAATAGCTGTCTTAGTTGTAGCATTTTTTGTTGAATATGATGATGAATATTTTTGTTGTAAGTCAGCTAATAATGTATTTATTCTTACATCATGTGACTGAGCTACACTAAATTCATTATTAAATTGAGTGTATAATGCATTTAATGATGCTTTATTTGTAGCAATTTCAGCTGCATCAGGGTCAGACTTTTTTATGCCCGCAAATGCATTAGTAATTGAATCATTTATTCTTAAATAAATATCATTAACTTCATCCTTTGACACTTTATATATTAAACTATTACGTTTAGCTTCAACATCAGATTCAATATTTGTTACAAATGATTGTTCACCATCAATATCTATTGATGCGGATGCTGCGACTGGTGCTGCTGTTAGTGTTGGTGCTGGTGGTAGACGCACTTTGCGGGGTACTTTACGTCTTGGTGAGGCTGGAGATCCTAATGCAGATGGTAATGCGGATGGTAAAAATAATGATGAGGATGGTACTGATGATGGTACTGATGCTGGTGTTGATACTGATGATGATACAATTGGTTTTGAAGAAGTTGTTGTATGCATTGGAACAAGTGGATAATAATTAAAGTAATCAATAAATGACATATCTTGATATGAGTTATTAAATTTATTATCAAATATTTCTGCTATTTGATGTTCTAATCTTTCTTTATTAAGTTTAATATTTTTATGTTTAATTTTATTTTTATTGGACATTAAATAATCATTTAATTCTTTCTTAATTTTTCTTTTTAATATTTTTCTACTATCTTTAGATTTTCCTCCTCCCATCATATTGTTTACACTGTTTCTAACATATTCAAGAATATTATATTCAAGTTCCTCTAAAGTATTAATATTTTCACTTAATGACATATAATATAAAATAGAAAATTTTATAAAATATTAAATATAATATTTTTAAAATAATTTATTTTGTTTTCTTTTTATTCAAAGATTTATCAGTTTTCTTTAAAGATGTTTTATCATTCGTATCTTCTTTTTTATGAAGTTTCATTAATGCATCTTTTAATTCAGTTAATTCGTTCTTCCAAATATCATGAGGCTTCATTTTATAAAGACTATCATATTCAGCTTGTTTATTCTTTTCTTGTTTCTTTAATTCTTCAAGCTTTTCATATGTAAGTTGATAAATTGGCATTCCAAGTAAATAATCATAAGATTTATTATTACCCAATTTAGGAAAGTCATTTTCTTCTAAATCATCCTCTAATTCGTTCTTCTTTCTTTTATTAACAATTAATTCATCATTAACTACCATTAAAATGAATTTAACTTTATTAGAAATAAGTTCTAATTCTTTCTTTAATTCATCAAGTTGATAATTACGGCGCTTATCATATAATTCAACACGTTTCTTATAATATTCTTCAAATATATCACTAATAGTAATATACTTTGTTAATTTTCCTTCAGTTGAATACAAATGCATATTATTAATACTAACACGAGATGTAAGATGAAATGTTTTATTAATATCTTTTACATGTTCAATATAATCGCTAACGAATTCTAATTCAAAGCTAACATTTGTATCAGTATGATATTCTTTATAACCTACTAGATTTTTATCATCTTTATTCTTTTTAGCTTGTTCAGTCTCATACATCTTCTCAAGAAATTCTTTATAATTCTGTGTCCATACTCCAATTGGCAATTCAGTAATTAATAGTTTATTCTTTTTAATAGTATAAATACCAGTTGTTTCATAAGTTGTATCATTAATTTTTTCAACATTACCATTAAATCCACGCCAATAAGGGTGCATCATTTCAATTGAATTATTCTCAATCAAATTAATTAAATTATTAATAATTTCAATTGGATTAAAGCATGGGATATCAGTTGAAAATCCAGTGCCAATACCAGTAGAACCATTAACTAAAATCATTGGAATAATTGGAGCATAAAATTCAGGCTCAATTGCCATTCCATCTTCAACTTGATTATTAAGAATATTATTATCTACCTTTCTAAAAATTAAACTGCTAATTGTTGGAATTTTAGTAAAAATATAACGAGGGCTGGCAGAATCTTTTCCTCCAATGCTTCTAGTTCCATATTGTCCTATTGGTTCCAAAATATTAATATTATTACTTCCAACAAAATCTTGTGCCATACCAACAATTGCACCAGTTAGAGACATTTCGCCATGATGATAGGAAGCTTTATCTGATACAAAACCAGCTAATTGTGCTACTTTGATTTCATCTTTATCTAAACCTCTCAAAATAGCACCATATAAGATTTTACGTTGAGATGGCTTTAACCCATCCATAATATGAGGAATGGAACGACTATTATCATAATTGGAGAAATGTTTTAAATCTTTATGAATGAAATCAGTATAACTAACTGCTTTTTCTTCATAAGTTAAGATTTCATTTCTATCATAATTCATTAACCATTCTTTACGATCATCCGCACGGTTCTTTTGAAATGCCAAAGTAATAGCGTCATCACAACCTTCGGTTTTACCTGTGGTTTTACCTGTGGTTTTACCTGTGGTTTTACCAACGACTTTGTCGTTATCATCATTGACTTTGTCATATTCTGATGGTGCTTCCCAAATATATTTAATAAGTTTATCATTAATATCAATAAAATATTCTTTAGCCTCAACAGCTGTAGAAGTACCAAGACCCTTATAGTACTTAATTTTCCAACTATTTTTAGTAGTTTCTGATAATGATTCTAGCCAATCTTCATATTCAGTAATAGTATAAAATATTTTAGTATCTTTATTTTTGAATGCTTTAACAATTGGTGTAGAAAGTGCTGTAATAAATCCCTCACGTTTAACTAATTCTGGCCATAAACAATGAAACATATTCATTACTAAACCTTTAATATGAGAACCGTCCACATCTTGGTCAGTAAGGCATACAATTCTACCATAACGTAAAGTTGCAAATTCTTCATCATTATCATACTTGCATCCTTGACGCAATCCTAAAATTTTCTTAAGATTGCTAATTTCTTCATTTTCAGTTAATTGTTTTACTTGTGCTTCACGTACATTTAACATTTTACCTTTCAATGGAAATACACCAAAATAATCACGACCAATAATACTCAGACCAGCTACAGCAGTTGCTTTGGCTGAATCACCTTCAGTTAGAATTAATGCACATCTTGTACTGTTCTTACCACCAGCCTCATTTGCATCTTCTAATTTAGGAATACCATGAATTGATTTTTGTTTCTTACCATCATTCTTTTTCAAATCTTTTGATTCCTTAAATTTAGCATAATCAAGCACTTGTTCAACAATCCCACATTTTGCTAATTTCTTAATAAAGCTTTCAGTTGGTTCATATTTGGAACCAAATTCTTTTGGCTCAGTTGTGAGGGTTTCTTTCGTTTGAGAATCAAAAGAAGGATTTTCAATAACTGCACTAATAAAGAATACTAAGTTTTCTTTCAAAATAGATGGTGAAATTTTAATATCCTTATTCTTCTTCTTAATATAATTATCAACTAATTGTTTAACCACTTTATCAACAACATGATTCACATGAGAACCACCTTTATAAGTAGCAATACTATTGGCAAATGAAATTACTTTATTATTACTTTCTTGAATATAGAGAACGCCAACTTTCCACCGGCCATCTTCACTTTCATCATAATAAATCTCTTGAGAAGGGTAATAAAGTTGAATATATTGTTTAAAATTAGCTACATTAATTTTTTCGTCATTAAAACTGACTTTAATTTTTTCACTACTTGTTCCTGCAATATCAATAGCTCGACGATAGAATAAATTCATATGGTCATCATCTAATTCTTTTAATCCAAATCTTTCAACTTCTGGATAAAATTTAATATCAACATAACTACCTTTTTTACTATATTTAGTAACTTTAGGACTATCTGTATTTTGCATATTATTAGTCCATTCTTGAACAAATTTTTTACCACGTTCTGCATCACCAATTTCTACAATGAATTTTGTTGAATACACTGACGCCAATTTTGCACCCAGTCCATTTTTACCACCGGTAGTTCTTTTTTTTGTATCATCATAATTAGAACTAGTTAGAAGTTCCCCGAAAATTAGTGAGGGTGCCAATACTTTATGTATAGGATGCATTTCTATAGGTATTCCACGATCTCCATTATTATAAACTCTAATATAAGATTCTTCTTTATTATACCAAATATTAATAGTATTACATGTTTTATCATTTTCTGTGGCATCTCTCGCATTAACAAGAACTTCGTCAAATATCTTTAAAAAACCTGGGGTATATTTAATAATTTTTGACTTGATAATTTTTTCTTCAATATCATACACGTCAATTACCTGTGTAGTCGGTTTTACACTACCTATATAAGTATCACTACGTAGTAATATGTGTTCACGTTGTGTTAATTTACTATAGTCTGTTGCTTTACTCATTAACTTTCTAATAAAGATTAAATCTTTAAATAATAATAATCAATTTTTTCAATGATTAATATTATCTAAGATATAATTATATGAAGAAAATTCTAATAACTGGTGGAAGTGGTTTTATAGGAAGTCATTTATGTAAACGACTAATAGATGAAGGAAATTATGTAATATGTTTGGATAATAATTTTACTGGTTCGATAAATAATATAAAAGATTTATTAAGTAATCCAAATTTTGAATTTATAAGACATGATATAACAATTCCAATATATTTAGAAGTTGATGAAATATATCATTTAGCATGTCCTGCATCTCCTAAAGCTTATCAATATAATCCAATTAAAACTATTAAAACAAATGTATTAGGAACAATGAATGCATTAGGTATTGCTAAAAGAACAAAAAGTAAAATATTATTAACATCAACATCTGAAGTTTATGGGGATCCCAAAATTTCCCCACAAAGTGAAGAATATTGGGGTAATGTAAATCCAATTGGAATAAGATCATGTTATGATGAAGGTAAAAGAATAGCAGAAACATTAATGATGGAATATCATAGAAATAATAATGTAGATATTAGAATTGCTAGAATATTTAATACATATGGACCAAATATGGATAAAAATGATGGACGTGTAGTGAGTAATTTTATTATGCAATGTTTAGAGAATAAAGATATAACAATTTATGGAGATGGTTCTCAGACAAGAAGTTTTTGTTATGTAGATGATACAGTTGATGGTTTAATTAAATTAATGAATGGAAATACAATTGGTCCAATTAATATAGGTAATCCAAATGAAATGACTATTATAGAATTAGCTAAAAAATTATTAATAATGATTGATACTAAATCTAAATTAATATATAAACCATTGCCATCAGATGATCCATTACAAAGAAGACCTGATATAAGTAAAGCAAAAGAATATTTAAATTGGGAACCAATAGTTACATTAAATGATGGTTTATTAAAAACAATAAATTATTTTAAATATTAATAATTGGTTTTTTATGATTATCAATAATATTTGTAATAATTTTTAATGATTCATTGTTACTGAAATCAAATGAATAAGCAATTAATATTTTTAATTTTTGTGATTGAATATATTTATCAATTGTATTAATATCATTAAAATTCCAATTTATGATAGCATCATAACAAGTATTATTATATATATTAAAAACATTATTGGTTAAATTATTTATTTCTAAAAATATCATTTCTTTATATTTATAAATATTATAACAAATAATATCTGTTGAAATTGTATCAATATATCCATTAAAAATATCCCATTTATTTTTTAATATATTTAATGCTTCATTTATAATTATATATTTTTCATTAAAATCATTTTTAAATATATAACTGTCTTCACATATTGTTATTTTAAATAAATTGCCTCTTTTAGCATTGTAAATTAAATTAATATATGATAATGCATTTCCAATCCATAAAGGGTCATATTTAATTGCTAAAAATATTTCAACATCTGGTTTAAATTGTTGATTCATAAAATTATTAATATTGATAGATTCTTCAATTAAATTTAAGCAATATATTTTATTTGGAATTAAATTATAATTTATTTTATTATCTATTCCTATATTTAATGGTAATAATAGTTTTTTTAAATTAAATTCTGATTTATTACTAATAATTTTATTATAATTAATGGTTTCATTTATTTTTTTATTATATTGATAATTATTTAAATATTTATCAATTTGTTTATATAAAACATCTATATTACTTAAATCATCTTTTATTTCATCAATAAAAATGATTGAATCTTTATATAAGTAAACATTATACCAATCTTTTTTAACTGGTAATTCTGATATAATAATTTTATTATAATTTAATATTTCATTTATTCTACATGTTTCTAACATTACATCTTTATAATAATGTAAATTTAAAATAATCTTGGATTTTTTAATATATTCTTCTTTTTCATTACCAGATACACTAAATCCCATAATAACTTTATATTTTTTACTTATTTTTTCTAATATCTTAGTTCTTCTATCATTTTGTGTACCAAAAAAAAATATATCATATATTGGTTCACATAAATTTTTATTAGATGTATATAAAAATGGACAAGTTAGATAATAATATTTAGATAATGGATACTCCAATAAATCAATTTTATTAATTCTAAAATCCCATATATATTTTGCATTTTTAATCATATTTAAATAATTTTTATCTGTAAAAAAACTAGAAGTTTCCTGTTCAATTATGTATAAAATATAATTTTTTGGTAAAAACGATTTACTAAAATTATTATAAATAATTATATAATAATCATTACTATCTTCATCTTCATCTACTAATTCATAAATTATAATTACATTAATATTTAAACTATTTAAAATATTTTTAATATTAATTGCAATTGATTCGATTAATTTAGATGTTAATATTTTGAATGTTTTAATATTGTCAAATTTATCTATTTGTTTATTTATTTTAATATTATTTGGTTTAATTTGAATATTATTAATTAATCTTCCTTCATTTTCACCTATATCTTTCCAATGTTTTAAAGCTGTGTCGTATGTATTAATTTTTAAATCAAATAATTCAGGATATCTATTTAAATAAAAAATCCAATCAAATTTATCCATATATAGTATTATATATAATTAGAATAGTTATAAATATTAATAATCAATATAATTATAATGAATAAAATAGGTGAATTAAATGTTAAAAAAGATTATGAATTAAAATCAAAGATAGCAGATGAAGAATTAAATTATGATAAAATTCAAGATTATATGAATAATTTTGATTATAAAACAAGTTATATTAATATAGACTCAAGATTTAGAAATATAAATCCTCAAAATGTAGTAGAAATGTTACCTAATTATTTACCATCAAATCCTATATCTACATTTAAAGATGAATATAAAGTTCAAATTAAAATAAATAATAATTCTAATTTTAATATTGGTGATAAAATAGTATTACAAAATATTATTAAAACACCTATTATATTAAATAATGCAATTTATCTTATTAATAATTATAATTATTATATGGTTAATATGAATAATCATAATATAAAATATGAATATACATTAACTGATAATTATAAGATTAATATATCATCATATGAAGTATTAACACTAAATGATAGATTAATTGGAAATATTCCAATTAATTCAATATTAGGGTTACATTCTATTAATATTTATAATAATGATGAGTTATTTTTACCAAATGTTATTAAGAATAGAATATTAACAGAGTTAAATATTAATGATACTCAATTAATTCAAAATTATTTTTTTATTAAACTACCTTTTAATTATGTAAATGTTAATCAAGTTAATACATCTACTGTTTATCCAGCATTTAATAATGTTGAAAAAATATTTATATTTACATTTAATAATATTGGATGTATTAATCTTTATTATTTAAATGCAAATTATCCAATTAATAATTTTCAATACCAAGCTTATCATGAAATAACATTCGTGTCAGATAATTATATTGAATTTAATTCATCATCTATTGGATATTTTGAAGAAACAAATGGAGGTGATAATATTACTATTGGAAAAGTTATTAATATAATTGAAGGATATCCAAATATTAATAATTATACTATAAATTTAAAAAAAAGTTTTACTGATGTTTATAGTATTGAATTAGTATCTACTGAATTTCCATATATTGATAATAATATTAAAAATATTTATTATCAAAATAATAAATTATATTGGAAATATTTAGAAGACGGTGATTATATTTATAATATAATGATAGATGAAGGTAATTATTATTTAGATTCTTTAGTTAATATACTTAAAACTAAAATGAATAATATAGAAAGAATTTATTCTACACCTGATAATATAGTATATACTGAATTTGATATAAATTATGATTCTTCATCACAAGAATTTAAATTCCTTTCATATAAAACTGATTTGAATCCATATAGTTTAAGCTTAGAACAAGATTTATCATTAGGAAGTCAAGTATTAAAATTAATTATTAAACAAAAAGGTAATTATGTAACTATTGGAGATACAATAACTATAAGTAATGCGGATAATATAGGTGATATTTCTTCTACATTAATAAATAAAAGTCATATTGTTTATAGTATTAATATTGAAGCATCTACCTATACAGTAATCTTAGTAGCTAATCAATTTTTACAAAATATTAATTTAAGTGGAGACGGTGGAGCAAAAACAACAATAAAAACACCTGTTTTAACTAGTTTTTTATTTAACTATTCTGATACAATTGGTGCATTGTTAGGATTTAAATATATGGGAGCAATTACATCAGTTACACCATTTGCACATATTACAACTAATATGAATAATTATATATATCCAACAATTTATAATGAAGTAGGAGAAAGAACAATATCTAATAATTATTTTAATTTCCAAGGAATGAATTATTACATACTAATGTATTTGAATGATTATGAAAATGTTTATACAACAAATAATTTTAATAATGCATTTACTAAAATTTTAATGAAAGGTAATCCAGGTGATATGTTATATAATACATATGTAAAACATTCACCATTAGTATTTGATATACCATTAAAAACATTAAATGAATTAAAAATATCATATTTATATCCAGATGGCACTGCTCCAGATTTTAGAAATATAGAACATAGTTTTACTTTAAAAATTGTTGAAAGATTAAGTAAACCAACTAGAACTGGTCTTAATAGTATGAAGATGAATTATTTGGATAGTTTAAAAGAATTATCATTAAATGAACAATATTTTTCATAATAATAATTAATTATATTTATATTATATTTTTCATACATTCAATTATTCTATAATGATTTATATGAAATAAAAATATGTTTTCAATTACAACATTCCAATTATTTATTAATTTATAAGTAATTGTATCAAAATATTGAACAATATTATTTTTTAATATATTAATTGTATAATCGTTAATATCTATATAACTTGATGTTTTTAATAAATCAATTAAATTATTTAATATTTCTGCAACTGTTTCTACTAAATTACTTGCTTCATCATCAAGATCATTATAAATATTTACACTATTACGAACAAATTTTTGTGGTATAATATTATACAATACATGTTTAATATCAGCAACCATTAAATCAATTTGTTCTAAAACAGTATCAATTTTAATATTTTGCGATGATATTATGTATTCATATAAAATCTTTTTAATTATACTTTCAATATTACTACAAATAAATGATTTAGTTAAATGAACCAACAAGTCATATACAAATCCTAAGACTTTATTATTAGGACTTCCTTTAATATATCTTGGATTTTCAAAATATGTTTTAATAATTTTATAATTATGTTTATAAAATTTATGTAAAATACTTAAATCAGTTTTAAAATCATCATTTATATCTATCATGGCAGCTTTTTGATAATTTACACATAGTGTTGGTAATCTTTCTATATTATTATTAATATAATTAATTTTATTTAAAAATTGTTTCCAACCATCCATATAACAAATATAAGTATTTCCCATATTATTTAATAATTCATCATATCTATTTATTATTTTTAATTCATTTAATATATATGAATTTTGATTATGATAATATAATGTATTTAATTTATTAATTTGGTCTCTATAATTTGTAATATTAATATTAGTATCTGCTATTTTTATATTAACATTATTAGTATTTAATCCTATTTTCTCAAGTTCTTCTTTTTCTTTCCTATATTTATTCAAATTAATAGTTGTTTTATCTATATTATTATTTAATTTATCAATTATGTTTAATATAGTAATACCTTCATCTAAATTTGGAATAATAATATTTATTCCCAAATTTTCATTATACTTACATTTACCAATATCATTAATAAATCCAGAATTAAAACCACATAATTCCATAATTTCACTCATGTTTGTGCTATTAAAATCATTTGAAAATCTAATAATATTTTCAGTTAAATATTGTTCAGTAATATATTTAGCAACATTAAATGATACATCCATATATTTTAATATATTATTATTATAATTTTCATTAGATTGGATAATAGTTACCATTTCATTATAACAACTTTCTATTAATTTATCATAATTAGTTAAATGTGTTTTATAATTTTCCATTAAATAATATTGAGGAGAATAGAAATTATTATTATCATACATACTCATATCAAAATTATCTTTAATAATAGGAAATGCTTTATAATAATTGTTTTTAATCATCATAACTAATGGACTTATTTTTTCACTATTATGAGTTAAAATATTTGCTTTATTTTCAAGCATTAATTTAATAATTTTTAAGTCTATATTAACAATAGATTTATTTTTAAGTAGATTTGTTCCAAAATAATTATCAGGATAAATATAAAATTGTTTTTGTATTTGTTTTGGTTCTACAAATGAATAATATAATTTTAATCCACTTTGTGTATTAACACTTATATTTTTAATAAAATCTTCTGATGGTAATTTATTTAATTCCATTGAAAAGTCTAATTTTTCAAATAACAGTTGAGTGTTCGATGATTGAGTAACTCTTCCTCTGATTAGTTTATCATAAATATCTCTACCATATTCATTTATTTTATTTTTTAAATATAACTGAATAACTTCTTCAATAATTTTTGCTTTTAAATACATTAATTGAATATTTTTATTAGTAGCATTCATTTCACCAATTATTAATTCATTATTAATAATAAAATTATTATTTTTTATTACTTCAATTATATTAAAACGATAAAATTCATTTAATACTGTTCTTAATGATGGAGGTAATTTTTTATTTTTACTTATAATAAAACTTTCTCTAAGTGTTTCTTTATTTATATAACCAATATTATTAATAACATTTGAAAATAATCCAATATCTCTATTAATATGTCCTTTTCTATTATCTAAAATATCGGTATTAACTTCATTAGTTCCAACATAATTTGAATCTGGATTAATTAATTTTAATCTTTCATTTGCATCAAATATAATTAGTGGTTTATCATTACCTAATGCATGATATATAAATTTAGGTAATTTCATTTTATCAGTATTAGCATTTAAATAATATAATAAATAAATATAACCATTAATTTGATTAATATTTGTTTCAAAATTACCAATTCTAAATTCTTGAAATGCATCTAATATTTGTATAATATTACTATTATTTATAGTTTGAACACTATCAAAACCTTCTTTATAACGAGGATTTTTTATATCATTTGTTAAATTTTTTATTATTTTTGCATAATTACTTAATACTAATAATAATGGATAAGTGTATGAAATAATAGTTGCGTAAGTAGATGAAGAATTTATTTGTAGCATACTATTAAACATAAAATTTAGTCTAGATGTAAATATTTGAATTAATTGAGTAATTCTAATATGTAAATTATTTAATACCCATGCATAATTTATTATATTAGTTGGTCTATTATATTCTGGTTCATTTAATGTTTGAAACGATGGGTTATTAATATTATCATCTGGTTGAAGTGATGTTGCATCAAAAGAATTATCAAAATTATATAAATTATAATTTGTATCTAGAATATTAGGGGGGCCTCTTCGTTGAGGAATTTCAATATTATCATATATATTATATGGACGTGTATGACCAAGAAAATTCATTCCTAAATAATAACTTTCAATAAATTTCATTATATACATTCTATTATTTAGTTCAGAACCATTTAAATTATCTATAGTTCTAGATATAAAACAACTTATACGAGATGGTAATAAATATTCTGTTATTGACCATACATTAATTGCATCATTATCATTAACTAAAATTTTAAATAATTTAGAGTTTCTCATATTAATAATTGCATTATTTATATCTGGATCAATAACTGTAATCATTGTATTATCACGTGGTAAAGTTCCAATATCAGCTATAGGTTGAATAATAAAATTTCTTAATTTAGTAATTATATTTAATTCTGGGACATCATCATCATCATCACGTTTTTTTCTAATTAAATCTATTAAATCTGCAACCATTTGATTTTGCGGCGGTTGTTCCATATTGTTATAATAATAAGAAATCATATTGCATAAGTTTTCTCTATTATTATCAAATTTTAATAATTCTTTCATTTCAAGAGGAACTGCTAATATATTAATATTAATATCAATATTATTCATAACATTATAAGAATATTTCATTATAAAATTTAAATTAGGATTATCTGCTATATTATCAATATGATTAAATAAATCTACAACACCTACAATACTAATACGATCATATAAATCTATATAATTAGTGCTAAATAATAAATAAATCAAGGCACATAATACAGAACCGGGTTTAATATTATCAGCAATATTATCTAAGAAACCATGTCTGGGTATAGTGTCATCAAAAATAGCTGAATATAATGATTTTCTCATACATTGTGAAATTGATAGAACCAAATTATCCTCATTTCTCTTATTATTAATAATACCAGCTATTAAATAAATAACACTTAAATTAATTTCAAAAATTAAATTTGATTCTTTTCTATCAATAGCAGCACTTCTAAATCTTTCATTACAAAGATAATTATTAATAATACAATATATCCAACTAGTCTTATCTTCTGTTCTATTATAATCTAATAATAATGGTATTAAACTTCTATGTAAATGAAAAGTAGCATTATTATTAATTAATGTAATAATTTGTCTAAAATTATCAGTTGAAATAAAAGTATCATTAATTATATTAACAAATAATTCAGCTAATAAATTACGGAATGTATTTTTATCTACATCTCCTCCTGATACATCTAAATTATAGTTTCCATTAAAATTATTAGCATTATTAAAATCTGTAAAAATAGTATAAACTAATATTGGAACTATGAACGCTTTATCTTTTTTAAATAAAATATCATATTGTAGTGGAGTTATAGAAGCTATAATATTACAAACACGAGCTCCCCCAATAAAAGTATTTTTAATAGAATCCATAATATTATCAGCAAAATCATTACCAATAATAAAAGGTGCATTAAAGCTATCATAATTAGGATGCACACCATTTTCTATATTTACTAACGTTAAATCATCTTCATTATTAGTTAAATAATTTGTCAATAAATCTTCATTAATATCATTAATATCAATTTGTTCTGGTTCTCTAACACCTTCTAATAATCTTTTAATATCTGATATTGATTTAACTAACATTTCAGTTATATGTTTTTCAGTATTTGAATTTTTAATAATAGATAATTTTGAAGGGTCATTTAGTGGAAATGAATTTGGTTCTTTTGGATGAATTATTATATCACTTATAGATGAAAATTTACCCCATTTTTTTTCAATTATTCCTTTAAATTTATGAATACTTGCTGCTTGTAAATCTTTTAATAATTTAATATCATCTTTTTTATTAGGGTCTAAATTCAATTGTAATAATTGTTCTTGAAAATCTTTTACGACATTAATTTCTTCTTCCTCACTACCAATACTATATTTTAATGTATTATTAATAGCTTCAATAAACGGACTAGTATTAATAATATTCCATATTTTAATTCTTTCTTCTTTCCATTTAATATTATTAATAGTATCTATTTTTTTTGGAACTGGAATTAAATTACCAATTGTTGTTTTTTCTTCTGGTTTAATATTACCACTAAAAAGACGATGTAATGGAGTATTACCAAAATTATCTTGATAATTTACATCAACTCCAATGTCAATTAAATATTCAATAATACTAATATATTGTTTATTACATGCTAAATGTAATGGAGTAATATTAGTATTATTTGGAGCATCTGGATTTGCATTTTCATTATATAAAAATTTAATCATTTGTAATCTTTGATGTTCTGTTTTTAATAAATCATTTTCTAATAATACACGATGTATTAATGTATTATTATTATTATCAACTACATTATATGGTATATGTTCGATTAATATAAATTGTTTTACATCATTAATATTCATAGCACCTACTAAATTAAATAAATCAGTTATTTGTTTATTATCAATTTTTATAATTGTTCTATATTCTTTTTCAAAATAAGAGGCCTTATTTGAAGCAAATGTTATTTTATCACTCATTATATATATATTATAATTAAATATTTAAATTTTAATTATAATAATGATATTAATATTATGCGGTTAATGAAGGAGAATATGCGGAATAGTTAGGTAATTTAGTAGCCGGTAATGTTAATTCAGGTGTATCTACTACTATTTTAGGAACTGGGTTACCAAAGAATGTATTTGATGATAATGGACCAAATGCATCAAGATAACTACCAGAATTATTTATATTTAAATTAATAGGACGTTTTAATACAATATTACCTGCAGGAACTTCACTGCACATATTATATCTAATATTATCGGTCATATCACGTAACCCAGTGCCTTGTAATTTTACTCTATAATCATAAGAATTATCAATATCACCTTTTGTTTGTTTAAGAACTAAATTATGGCTTTTATAATCAGTTGGTATTCCTCTGCCATCTGACATTAAACCAGGGCATACTGCGTAAACATTGTTTAAATTACTCATATAATATATTGTAGATAATAATCTTAGATAATAATTTATCTTAAATATTTATTTTAAATATTATAATATTTAAAATAAATTTATTAATAATGTTTATTGTTTATTAAATATTTCAAGTGCCAAATCTGCTTTCTTCTTTTTTTTTCCATTAATATTAATATCTATTTCATATTTAATAGCAATTTCATGTAATTCATCTAATTTTTTTTTATTTAATGCATCAAGTGATAATTTAGGGTTTTTTTGATTTTGTTTAATTAATATTATATCATCTTGAGCATCTTCAGCATCTTCAGCATCTTCAGCATCTTCAGCATCTTCAGCGTCTTCAGCATCTTCAGCATTTTCAGCATTTTCAGCATTTTCAGCATCTTGAGCATCTTGAGCATCTTGAGAATCTTGAGCATCTTGAGCATCTTTAGAATTTATAGCAGAATGAGCAGAATGAGCAGAATGAGCAGAATGAGCAGAATGAGCAGAATCATCTGTTGTATCTGTATCAAACTGTTCTATTATTTTTGATTTAACTGATTCTTTAGATAGATCTTTATTTGATTTATTTGATTTATCTGAATCCATTTTAACCATATTTAATATACTATCAACCATCAATGTATCTTGGTCATTTGTATTTGTATCTAAAATATCATGACTATATATGGTATGAATAATTTCTTCATTACTATATTCTTCGACCATATTATTAGTATTTTTAAGCTGTTCTTTTATTATATTTTCTTTTGGAGGAGGAGGTAAATCAATCGGTTTTTTATTTTTAACACTAGTTTGTTTAGTTATTTTTTCAATATTAGATAGTCTTTTATTAAGTATATCTACTTCTCTATATAAAAAATATACAACTAAGCTTAATCCTAGAGTGATTAAAAATTTATAATCAAATAGTTTTATCATTATTATATATATATATTCTTGTTAATATTAAACTAATTTAATATTATGTATAAATTTATATATTTAAACCTAAGGTTAAAATAATAATAATATGAGTAATTTATCAAAATATTCAGATAATAAAAATATATTAAATTTTTCAAATGAATCTGATATGAATACATCAACATCGAATATGATACCTACATCAACATCAAATATGATACCTACATCAACATCAATATTATTAACTACTAAAGATATATGTAATACTACTAATACTATACCAGTAAATGATACACCTATATCAGATAATATTGATATACTGAATGACTCAGGTAATTTTATTAATAAAATTAAACAAAAGAATTATACACCATTTGGAATGGAATTTAAAAAAATTTCATCAACATTTTTATATAATTATGGAATGAATTTTTCATTAGAAATTCCAGTTGTAGGAAATATATTATATCGTTCATTTTTTGAAGTTGAATTACCTGCGTTAAATTATTATGATACTATTATAACTGATATTACTTATACTCAATATAAAAATAATAATTTAAGTAATATAAATAATGAAATAATAAAATGGACTGATAGTTACACTACAATGAAAGGTTTTTCAAATATAATGTTTGAAGTATATGTTGAAGCTAAGAAAATATTACAATTACAAAATATTACATTAAGTTTTCTACAAAGTAGAATATTAACAATTATTAATAAATATAGTACTGATTTATATAAATATAGATTGTTAATTGATGCAAATATATTAAATAGTGTAGATATAGCTGCATATATTATTGGATTAGTTACATTAAATATATCTACTGTTAATACAACCATTGATAATATGTATAATAATAATATTAATTATTTGAATTATTATTATGGTAATATTAATTATTATACAAAGAAATATGCGACAGTTAAAGAAGGAAAAATATTATGTAGATGGATTGATAATTTAGGACATTATTATTTTAATTTTTTTGAATTAGTTGTAAATGGTAATACAGTTGATAATTATTCTAATGATTTCCTTCATATATATCAATCACATTCAGTTCTATCTCACTATAAAGATAATTATAATAGAATGATAGGTAATAGTGAAGATATATATATTAATAAAGGTTCTCCAAATATTATATACACGCCATTAATTTTTAGTTATAATAATATTAATGAACCAAGTCAATCATTACCTTTAGTTGGTATGATGAATAGCACTATTAAAATAAATAGTCGTGTGAATGATTTAAAACACTTGGTTTATTTACAAGATTGGAATGCTATGTTTGAAGAATTAAAAATAGTTGAATTAAGAAGAGATCAACATGACCTGGATCCAAATAATAGTGTATCTATAGCTGATTTACCATATATTAAAATAGATTTAAAAACACCAGAATATATTTATTATTATTATTGTAATATAGTAAATGCAGCTGTTCTTAATGCTAAATTTCCAGGAATAGATATCACAAATCTTTTTGAAAATTATGGAACATTACAGGAAGATGATACTTATATTTTAACATTAGATGATTTTATTTATTTAATGAATGTAATAAAAACAGAAACACTATTAGATGAAAATTTAAAAATAGCAATTGCGGGTTATCATTATTTTATTGATTATAATTATATTCTTAATCTTATACCCAAACCAAAAGTGTCATTATTAACAGAATATGGTTTTATTGATAATTATGAAAAACAAATGATGGCAACAAATGATTTAGATTATATTGTTGAAACACATCATGAAATAGTATTAGATATAAATGAAACATCAATATATGATTCATTAAATGATATAGATGGATTAGTAAAAGATGTTTATGTATTTGGAAGAAAGAAAACAAATTTAAATGGTATTTCGACTTATGGAAAATCAGAATATAGTAATTTTGAAAGTACTTATATTGATAATATTCAATTAAATGTATCAAATGAATATAATTTTTATGAATATTATAATGTATCAAATAATAATGATAGTTATAAAAATAGAGAAATTTATGAATATTTAAATTATCCAGTTCCAAATGGAATATATTATAGAACTTTTTCATTATTTCCATATGCTATTCAACCATCTGGATTTATTAATATGAATCATATTATTGGTCAAAATATAGCTGTTACTGTTAGTGATACTTATACTGATTATTATAATTCAAAAAATAATCCTTATAAATTAGGAATTGAATTTAAAATACTTTATACAAAATATAATATATTAAATGTTAAAAATGGTAATATAGAACTTTCATTCTATAATTAATAAATCTAAGATAATTTTTATTTAAGCATAAATGTTAAATCATCTGTTTCTATATCAGAATTAACATCCATTATATCAATATCTATATTTGAATTATTATATAAAATATTATATAATTGTATTCTATAATTATTATATAATATAAAATAATTAATATTATGATTAATTATTATATTAATTTTATTAAATATATATTCAGTATATTTTATCATATTTTCAAATGTTAAATCAATAAATTGATAATATGATAATAAAATAATATTATATTCATTAAAAAAAGACATTTTAAACATATCATATACTTTTTTCAGCCTTTTAATCATCTCATCTATATGATAAGTATATCCACTATGATTAGTAATACCTTTTAATTTTGCATGAAAATAAAAATAACCTTTTGAACAATCAAACAAGCCTAAAAATGAATTTTGTATATTTTTTAAATTAATTATCATTTTATCTATTTCAAGTTTCCAAAATTTATTATTCTTATAAGCATTCTTAAATTTAATTAAATTTGGCAAAATGCATAATTGTTTTGATATAATATAATAAATATCACATATAAGATTATAAGTAATTGGTGATTCTATTTCCAAATTAGTAATTTGTAATAAATTACATTCAATGCATACAATTATATGATATTTGAAAATACTTTTAGTAACAATATATTTATATTTATCTAATATATTTTTATTACGTAATATACTTGTAATCATTAATAATGGATTTGTTGTATCTTTTATTATATCGTCTATTCTATTAATATTATTCATTATAATATTAATATAAATAAAAATATAACTAACGTTATATAATGAATGATTATATTGTTAAATATTTAAAATATAAAAATAAATATTTGTCTTTAAGAAATACACACTTAAATATGTTTGGTGGTTCTAGTATTAAGAATAATATTAATAATAATAATACTAATACAAATATTATACTATGTGGAACTCATAATAATAGATTAGAATGCTATTTTAAATCTATAAATAAAGACTATCCAAATAAGGCCTTTAATAATTGTGTTATTATCAAATGTTATAAAGATATTAATAATAATGTTAAATTTAATATGATATATGAAGGTGAATCAACTGGAGATGATAAAATTAGTATATGTTCTTTAACTAATGGATGTTGGGATATTGTATCATTTAATAATTATTTTAATAATTATTCATATAATATAAATTTACCTAATAATACTGAAATTTATTTAATAAGACATGCATTAGGAGTTCATAATAAAATGAATGTTGTTCAAAAAATATTTAATACTAAAAAGGATTCAATATTAGATATAATGGGAATTGATCAGGCAGAAAGAGCTGGTTTATTCTTAAAAGGTTATATTAAAAAATTTTATAAAAATATAACTATGAGTTCAATTAGTTTTATGGCATCACATCTGATTAGAACTCAACAAACAATTGGTATAATTATGAAAATGTTAGAAATTAAAGATACTATTTATATAGTCCCTTGTTCACATGAATTAATATTTTCAAATAATTGTGATTCATCTATATTAGAATATATCCCAATTGCATCAAATATGCCAAATTGCACTAATAATAGTGGAACATGCAATATGCTCACTAATTTTTCTAATATTGAAAGATATAATACATATAGTATAAATATTAATTGGGATTATTATATGGAATTTTATAAATTAAATAAAAAATGTAAAGATACAAATATAATATCAGAAATTATAAAATTATATTCTCTTAGAATTTAATTAAAATTATATATATAAGTTGATTTTATACCACTAATAGTATTTACAAAAGTAATATTATTATTAGAATCTTTTACCTGGACAATTGCTCCTTGTATTCTATAATCATAAGCTTCTCTATTAACTATTTCTATTTTACTAATTTTTTTATCAGAACCTAAATTGATATCAATATATGCTCCATTATCATCTGTAGTATGAGCAAATGTATTATAATTATTATCTATTAGAGCGATGCCTCCATATGTACTATCATTATTATACATGGGGTAAACTATTATATTATTTGAATCTAATTGTATTTTATTATTAAATTCATCATAAACTTTTATTTCACTTATATTTAACCAATGATCATTATTACTAAAGTTTCCTCTTGTTATGCGAATATTTTTACCTATTAGATATGTATTATTTGAGGTTGCAGATGGTTCTTCTAAAGATTTTGATGTATTATTTCTTGACATTAATGATTCTTCTAACGATTGTGTTGTCATATAGTTGTATTTTATTTGTGCATTTTCTAAGCCTCCTTGTAAGGCTGCTGATAAGGTTGCTTGTTCTGCTGCTGATAAGGTTGCTTGTTCTGCTGCTGATAAGGTTGCTTGTTCTGCTGTTGATAAGGTTGCTTGTTCTGCTGCTGATAAGGTTGTTTGTTCTGCTGCTTGTAAGGCTGCTTGTGTTGTTTGCATTAATTGTTGTTGTATTGGTTTTGTTGTGATATAGTTGTATTTTATTTGTGCATTTTCTAAGCCTCCTTGTAAGGCTGCTTGTAAGACTGCTTGTTCTGCTGCTGATAAGGTTGCTTGTTCTGCTACTGACAAGGTTGCTTGTTCTGCTTCTTGTAAGGCTGCTTGTGTTGTTTGCATTAATTGTTGTTCCATTGGTCTTGATGTTATTTGCATTAATGGGTTTTCCATTAGTCTTGTTGTTGTTGGTTCTATTATATTAATATATGGTCTGCTAGTTTGTATAAATTGTTGTCTTGGTTCTATTTTAGAATAAACTCTATTAACCCATGGACCTCCATGAATACCACACTCTTCAGCTTTACCAAATTTATCATATTTATACATATTATTATTTGAACCATAATTACCTAAAAATAATGCAAAATTATCTTGAAATCCAAATGTATCATAATTACCTTCAATTGCTTTACGAACAGCATGCTCAAACCATTTAGTCTTATCATTTCCAGATGTATCAAATAGATTTTCAAATGAATATGAAATTGCTCTATTAATTTCACTTCCACCATCATTCCAACATCCTCTATCTTTATATAATATTTTTAATTCTTCAATATTAATATCATTATATGTTATAATTGGTGTAGATCTTTGAATTAATAATGACGATGATGTAAATGTAGGACGAGATGTTATTATTGGTTGTATTGGTATTGTTATCATTGGTGGTCCCATTATTCTTGATGTTGTTATTGGTTGAGTTGTTGTAAACAATCTAGATGATATAAATGTAGGTTGAGTTGATGTAGCTTCTGAAGATGTAGCTTCTGAAGATGTAGAAGTTTCTTCAGATATTGATGTTGATTTTTTTGTTTTTGGTATAAATGCTAATTTTGTAGGATAAATATAATTAAACTTTATTGAAGTTTCAGTTAAATTATTATAATTAGACGGTATATCTGATCCTGTTCCTAATTGACCAAAATCATTTTTACCACATCCATATAAAAGATTATTATTATCTATAGCAATTGTGCTATTCATTCCTGCAAATATATCATAAATATTATTTTTTATTAATATAGGTTTATTAATATTAATTAAAGTATTATTTCCTAATTGTCCAAACATATTTCTACCCCATGAATACATATTACCATTTATATCTAATCCAATTGTATGTTGATAACCACATTCTACTTTTCCCCATAATATAGATTGACCATCTACTATTACTTTAGTAAGTGTGTTTTGTTGAATATTATTACCAATACCTATTTGACCATACATATTATTACTGCCAAATGCATATAATTCTTTATTTCCATTAATAGCCATATAATGATCATAACCACTCGATATATGTATCCAATTTAAATTATCTATTTTATTAATTAATACATGATCTCTATCAGTCATATTAATTATATGTAAGTCTCCATTAGTATTAATAGCTAATATACGAATATTACCAAGTGAAATTTTACTCCATGGACCATTAGTTGTAAATATTTCTGTTTTATTTAATAAATCTGCAGTTTGCGAGAAATAATTAGGAAAGGAACTTACTTTACCCCATGCATATATTTGACCATCAGTAGTAAGTCCAATTGTTAAATTATTACAAGTTTTAACAGAAATCCATTTTTTATTAATACCATTAATATTAGATACATTTTGTGGACTAAAATATGAAGTATTATTACCTGTTCCTAATTGACCATTAGTATTATTACCCCAACCATATAATTCTCCATTACTATTAATAGCCATTGTATAATTAAAGAAAACTGAAACATTAACCCAATAATAACCATTTTGTTTAGGTATTAATATAGGTATTAAACTACTAGTAGTAGTATTATTACCTAATTGACCGTAAGTATTATTACCCCATGCATACATATTACCATTATCAATAATTACTGTATGAGTAGAACATATTGATACATCCATATTATTTATTGATGATGCTGATGTTGAGGATAATATTGATTTAGTTTCTGTTGGTTGTATTGGTATTGTTGTTGCCACTGGTGGGTTTATTATTCTTGATGTTGTCATTGGTTGTATTGGTATTGTTGTTGGCATTGGTGGGTTTATTATTCTTGATGTTGTCATTGGTTGTATTGGTATTGTTGTTGCCACTGGTGGGTTTATTATTCTTGATGTTGTCATTGGTTGTATTGGTATTGTTGTTGGCATTGGTGGGTTTATTATTCTTGATGTTGTCATTGGTTGTATTTGTCTTGTTGTTACTGATTGCAATGATCTTGTTAGTGGATCTTGTGAATTTATTATTGAAGGACATACTGTAAATGAAGCATCCGAAAAATAAACCTCATCTTTTGAACCATTTGCTGATATTTTTACACTAATTAATGAATTTATAAATACACTATCAGATAAAACTTCATAAGAAACACTTTCACTTCCACCATATATAGTTGACTCTTTTACAGCTACAACAGTTGAACCTGCCATTATATATATTTGAAACTTAATATTACCATTGAAATAAATAATATTATTTGCAGTCATCATTCTTTTAATAGTATTAATTTTGAAAGTATATATAAATCCTTTTATAAAATAATTTAATTTATCTTGTATAATATATGTATTAAGATTGTTTGGTAAAATAAATGCTGCATGCATGTCTTTGCGTATATTATTTATTAAAAAATGACCTCTATATATTCCACATGTTTGTTTATTATTAATAATTATCCAGTTAGATATTTTAGATATTTTATTATTAAAAGCTAATTTTATATCTTTAAAATTTGAATTAAGTAATTTATTTTCATTAGAACAAAGTGTAAAAAAGTGTTCAGATATTATATTTTTATTCATATATATTATATTATATTATAATTTAAAAAATTATTTTTATTTATTTTAATGTCTGTATATATGTCAGAAATAAATATAAATATATTATTAAAAAATACATTTGAATTATTCACAGAAAAATTAATATTATTAAATCATAAAATAGATATACTTGAGATTAAAATAAATAATATTAATAATAATATTAATAATAATAATAATAATATTAATAATAATAATAATATTAATAATATTGATTGGAATAGTATACATTTATATTAATAATAAATATTGATATTATAAACATTTAATGATATATTTATAATATTAATAAATTATGGGCGTTCCTGGATTCTTTTTATGGCTTTGGAAAAAATACAAATCTAAAAATTTTGTATTTTCAAAGTCTGATACTGATTATAAATCAATTGATACTGATTATTTTTTATTGGATATGAACTGTATGATTCATCCTGTATGTTTTGAAACATTAAAAGAATTACAACATAATATTAATGAAAATGTTGATATTGATAGATTAGAAAATAAAATGATGAATAATGTTATTATTTATTTGGAAAAATTAATAGAATTAGCTGAGCCAAAAAAAGGTATTTATTTGGCGATTGATGGAGTTGCACCTGTTGCTAAGATGAAGCAACAAAGATTGCGTAGATATAAAAGCATTAATGATAAAAAAGTATTTGATAATATTCGTAAAAAACATAAAAAAGATATTCCATATTTTTGGAATAATAGTGCAATTACACCTGGAACTAATTTTATGTCAAAATTAACTGATAAATTAAAAGTATGGAGTCTTAATTATAGTAATAAAACAAAATTAGAAATTATATTATCCCCTTCTAATGTTCCAGCAGAAGGTGAACATAAAATTCTTCAATATATTAGAAATTCTATAAATAATAAATTGTATACTTATATTATATATGGATTAGATGCAGATTTGATATTTTTAATGTTATCATTATCATCTAATGAAATAGAAAATATATATTTGATGCGTGAAGCTCAACAAATGGAAAATAAAGCACAGAAAGATGTTATTAATTTTGTATCCATTAAGATTATGAAAGATTGTATTTTTGATAGTATTCAAAATATTATGAGTAAAAATGAAAATCCAATTACATTAGATAAAAATAAAGTAATTAATGATTTTATTTTTATTTGCTGTTTAATGGGTAATGATTTTCTACCTCATATTCCAGCATTAGATATTTATAGTAATGCAATAGATAAATTATTAGAATGTTATGTAGATACTTTATTATTAAGTGGATATATTATGAATAATAATAATAATAATATTGATATTAATATTGATAATGATAACTTTTATAGTTTTATTATTAAATTATCATCAGATGAAGAACAATTAATAATGAAAAACTATGGTTCAACCAAAGGTTATAAGAAAAAATATCCATGTCAATCAACTGATCCATTTGATATTGAAATGCATAAAATAGAAACAGTTGCATTTAAAATAAATGATCCAATTAGATTAGGAGAGGGTCCAATGATTGATTGGAGAGAAAGATTTTATAATCATTATTATAATGTAACAAATGATGAATTAGATGAGTTTTCAGATAAAATGGTCTATCATTATAATGTTGGCTTAAAATGGGTAGCAATGTATTATTTTGATAAATGTCCATCATGGGATTGGTATTATCCATACGACCATGCACCATTTTTAACAGAAATGGCTAAAAATAAATTTGAATTTGATAATATTGTATTTAAAGATAGTTTGCCATTAAGTAGTTATGAACAATTATTAATAGTATTACCAAAAGCAACATCTTATTTATTACCATTAGAATTAAGAAAAATTATGACAAATATAAATGGTTCTGCATCACATTTATATCCAGATAAATTTGAATTAGATATGATTGGCAAGAAAAAATATTGGATGTGTAATCCAATTTTACCTAATCTTGAAATAAATTTAATTAAAAAAATGTTTGAAAAATATTATAATTTATTAAATGAAACATCTAAAAATAATAATAAAATAGGTAATATTTTAATATTTTGATAAAAATTATAAAATAGGTAATATTTTAATATTTTAATGTTTTGATATTTTTTTTAATTAAAATTAGTTTATTATGTTAAAGATTTCTTTATAAAAAATATAATTAATAATAATATGAATAACGAACAATCAGATTTAACAAGATTTAATCAAATACCTTATAGATTAGAAGCAATTAAACAAATGATAGAAGGAAAAATATTAGATTATATGATTGATTTTAATAATAATACTGATAATATACAAACAGGAGGGAATAAAAATAGCGATGATATCAGAGAATTATTACCTAAAAAATATATAGATTTTAATAAAGCTATTAGAGAATTAGGTGGTAAATTACTTTATATTAAAAGTGGTTCTACTGGACATACATTTAAAGGCGTATATCCTCCGCCTAATACTGAAAATAAACCAAATTATGCTGTTAAAATAGTAGCATATCCAAGAAAACAAAATTATGGTGATATGTTTAATGTTAAAAGACCAGAAAATGCAGAATTATTGATGTTAAGATTATTATCTAATTTTGTTAGAGATAAACAAACACCTCATTTAGTATTACCAATTACTACATTTAATACAAGTATTAAACCATTTATCAGTCTTCCGAAAGATAATATTGTAAATAATAAAAAATATGATGCATTTGTTAAAAGATATAAAAAAGGTGAATATTATGATAATGTATCAATATTAATATCTGAATGGGCAAATTCAGGAGATTTATTAGATTATATTAAAAATAATTATAAGACCATGAAAACAAAACACTGGATTAGTATTTTTTATCAATTATTATCAGTATTGGCTATAATTCAAAAAGAATATCCAGGATTTAGACATAATGATATGAAAGCAAATAATATATTAGTTCATAAAACAGATACTTGTAAAATAAATTATAAATTTAAATATAAAATAAATGGTCAAATATATATTGTGCCTAATATAGGGATTCAAATTCAATTATGGGATTTTGATTTTGCATGCATTCCTGGTATTGTAGATAATAGTAAGGTAGAAGCTGAATGGACAGATAGAATAAATGTTAAACCTGAACAAAATAGATATTATGATGTTCATTATTTTTTTAATACATTTACTAAAAAAGGATTTTTCCCAGAATTTTGGACAGAAGAAGAAATACCTGAAAAAATACGTGAATTTGTTAAAAGAATAGTGCCTGAAAAATACTCAAAAGAGGGTAAATTTGTAACTGATAGAGGTAGATTATTAGTAAATGATGAATATATGACACCTGATTATATTCTTAAAAATGATCCATTATTTAAGGTTATGCGAAATTAATTCAGCTGTATCTGTTGTCATAATTGAGTCATCTTCTGTTAAATGAATTATATCAGGAATCATATCTAATACATCTGTATATGTTTCTTGATTATCATAATTATTATTTTGTGGAATGAAATATTCATTATTATTAAATTTAACTGTTTTTTCTATTACTTTATTTTCAGGTGGTTTAGATATAATTGGTTCTAATATATTTTTAATATTATTATCAATATTATTTTCAATAATATTTTCTATCATATAATTTCCATGTAATCCAAATAAAGATTGATCACTTATATAATTTTCTTTTTCAAAAGGAACAAATAATATATTTATTTTTTTTGATTTTTCTTGAAAACCATTATCTAAATATTTATAACATATTATATTTATATTATTCATTTCATATCCACGTTCAGTTTTATTATAAAATATTTTAGATGGAATAGTAATATTGTCTATATCAATATTATTATATTTAAAATGTTGTTTAACATATAATAATAAATTTTTATTATCTTTATCATTTAAATAATTTATTTCTTTTGATTTAACTACTGAAAAAATTTCCTTAAATTTATTTTTTAACTTATCAGTATTGTTATCAATACTTAAAATATAAATAATTATCATAATAACAGCTAATAAAACTATTGATGAGATAATATAATTCATAATATATAATTAAATAATATATTATGAATAAATAAACGTAAAATTATAAAATTAACTTCATATAGTTTTCTTTAGCTTTTTTAAAAGCTTCTAAATCTTCATGATGCGTTAATAGTTTTTTTAAAATCGGGTTAGTTAAATCGTATTCAGTTTTATCTTTTAATAAAACTATCCAAAAATATTGTAATGGAATAGACATTTGAACATGTGAGCAATAAATGATATCTATAATACCATTCATAGTATTATTAGTGTATTTCCATGTAATGCTCATTATGATATAATAATAATAATATCTTTTTAAATATATATTTAGGATTTTAGCGAATATCACATAACACATTTCTAAATATATATTTCTAAATTACTTACTAACTCTTTTGTTAATTTATCTCTATTATTATAAATAATTAATCTTATTGCTTTTTTACGATTCTTACTAAATGTTTTACTATCTTCCATTTTATCTATAAATTTCTCAATCGTTTTTTGTGTTTGTTTATCTAATTTATTTATATTAGTTTGATAAAATTCTTCTATATCACACATTCGATGAATTATTAATGTATCTAATAAATTGTCTTTAGTAGTTGCTATAAATTTCTTTTCTTTCTCATCATAAATATAACCAATATTATTCATAATATTTGTTATTAAAATATTCTTAAATTGTGGGAATTTATCATTAAAATGAATATATTGTATCATATTCTCTAAACATTTATATTGTTTATTTAATATATCTATTTGTTGATTTTTATTTAATACATTTACCAAGTCTTCTTTTCCTAAAGCTATTATATTATAATTATTTATTGTTCCACTATTATTAGTTAATGTATTATTATTATTACTATTAGTATTATTATTTTTATTTTTTAATGTATTATTACTATTAACTAATGCATTATTTATTTTCTCTAATGTTTTTGGATGTGTTTTACAGTTTTTATTCATTTGAACTAATAATATTTTTTTTAATTCTATTAATTCAGAATTTATTGTATCAAATTTTTCTTTTAATTCTTCTTTTTCTTTTAATTCTTCTTTTTCTTTTAATTCTTCTTTTTCTTTAATTACTTGTTCTTTCTTTTTACAACTATTATTTTCATGTCTATGTAAATTATCTATTCTATTAAATATTTTATTACAATACATGCAATTTAATTGTATATTATTATTTAAATAATTATCTACTTCTAATTTATCGTTTAATTTTAAATTGAGGTTTTTTGAGTTAAATTGAGGTATAATTGAGTTAAGATTGAGGTTATTTGAGTTATTTTGAGTGATTTGCAGTGATTTTGGAGTTATAATATTTTCTTCAATTATATCAGTATCATTTACTATTTTATGTTTTGTTTTATTATGAAACCAAAAAGTCTTATATGATTTATATTGTTTGTTGCAACTATTACAATAATAAATATTATTAATTTCCATAACAGTATATATAATATATGATATAATGTTTATTTATATAATTTATACTTAAAATATACTTAAATTTATACTTAAAAATATACTTAAAACTATCCACATTTAAGTATATACTTAAGATTATTTTTCAAGAGAGAGAGAATTTTTTATTACTAAAAGTTTTATATAAAAAAAGATTTATAGAAAATGATTTTATAGAATATTATTAATATAATAAATTAATATATTAATTTATAATATTATTAGTCCCCACCAGCCATTAAATTGTCTACTATATCATCATTAGGATCATCGTCTTCATATAAATCATTTTCATCATATTCATCTATATCTAATGCATTTTGTTCTTCATTCATATCATATTCTTTTTCTTTCATTACTTCTTCATCTATTTCTTTAACATTAACTAATTCTTGATAATAACCAACAACACGAGATGATTCATCAATATAAGGAGCATCAATTAATAATAAAGTATCAAACTTTCTAATTTGACTATTTTCAATAGGAATATAATAATTATAATAATTGTATTGAATAATTTTAACAATCATATAACATATATTAGTTCTAATAGCGGGCAGAGTATTATATTCAATTAATTTATTTAAATTATATATATAATAAAATAATAAAAGACTATCAGTGTTATTAAGTTTATTTAATACTTTAACTTCAGCCATATCATTAGTAATATTAATATTAACTTTTTCTGGTAATTCTTTTAATGATGTATTATTAGTAACAGTAAAAAGATGTTTAAATATAGGTGTTTTATTTTCATTATCAGTTGTTTTAAAGTTTTTAAGAGATTTTCTAAATTCAGATATTAGTTTAAATTCTTCTGTATTATATGGATTTTCTTTTTCTGTTGTTGAATTATTTATTTTTTCAATCATACTATTTGTTCTTTGTATAATTTGTCTTAAATTATTACAACGAATTCGAATTAATTGTTTTATTAAATTTGTATGATCATTTTCTTTATTTAACTTTTGGTCTGACTTTTGGTCTGACTTTTGGTCTGACTTTTGGTCTGACTTTTGGTCTAACTTTTGGTTATACTTTTGATTAGACCTTTTATATGACCTCTGGTCTATTATATGATTAATATTAATATATTCATGTTCTAATCCAATCATAATTAACATATCACGAACACTATGAATAATTTCTATATACATAGAACTTTTATAGCTTTCAAACTTTTTATTATCTTTAGTATAACCAAGATAACCTTTTGTTAATGCATCATAGAACACATATGCGCCATGAATTTTATCATGATAATATATAACATCACGTTTATAGTAAAAATGATTTTCTTTGAATAATATTTTATCATCACTTGACAGAACAATTATATCATTTTTAATACTATTACCTGTATAATCATTTCTAATTATATAAATTGTATCTTTTAAATATAATGTTTTATTAGCTATTTTTATTCTTGTTCCAACATTTTTAATTAATAAATCAATAAAATCATCAATATAATTTAATAATTTTCCATCTGTATTTTTATCATAGCGTTGATTTAATACTACTAATATTTTCAAATCATGTTGAATTCTATTTTCTATTTTTTCAAAATACTTTCTAACATTATCTAATTGTGTTATTACTTTCATATCTGATGTTTTTCTTAAATTCTTTTCTAATTTAAATAATTCATCTGATTTATATTCATGTTTTGATACATTTATTTTACATTTATTACAAATATTTGTATTAATATCTATATCATGTATATCGCCTGATATACAATGTGTATTTGCCATTTTTCTTAAATATAATAATCTTATTTGATTTACTCTACTTATATTAACATTATTATTTTCTTCTTTTATTAAATCATTGTATTTAGTATTACATAATGAACAAATAATATTATTATTATTAAAATTCCATTCATGAAAACGACCATCTGGGCAATTAGTAAAAACATCAACATTGCTATCAAACATTACATGTGTCGATACATCTATTTTATCCTGTTTAGTATCACATTTTTTATTATCTTTTGTTAATGTTATAAATTGAGTAGAACCTAATTTTAATTCTAATATATTATCTTTTTTATTTATAAAATTATATTTATTATCCTTAATAACTACTTTTTGTTTTATCATTTCATTTAACATATTATAAACATTCATATCCATATATGTATTTTTAATTTTTTGCATAAGACGGTTAACAATTAATTCATATTGAAAAGTTTTATCTTTGCTCATATTTGCTTCAATTAATGTATTCATTAAATCAACAACAGTATTAATAATAACTTTTTGAACACTAATAATTTGTGCTTTATCATTCTTTGGCCATAACCAAACATAACTATTTGTTAATACACATGCAAAATAAAAGATAACATAACCTAATAATGGAATATTACTAATAGCTATTTTTTCTTTTTCATTGAGTCTTAAAAATAATTTACCAAAAACTGATTCTCTAATTTGAGAGAATATAAAAAAATTACAAAATTTATCATCTTTAAAACTTAATATTTGACCAGTATTAATATCAGCAATTAACATTAAAATAATATAAGCTAAAATATTATTATATTTAATTTGTTTATAATAATCTGTATCCATTGAACTTGTAAGAAAAATATCATCTTTTAATTCAAAGAAAAATAAATTAGTAAAATCTTTCATAATACCATAACTTTCAACTGCAGTTTCAATTCTATTTTTTGGCTGATTTTTTAAGTATATTGTATGTAATAATACCATATCTATAACATCTTTAATAATCATTTTTCTTCTCAATTTAATAGTCGGTGTATTACCTATATAATATTGTAAATTCATACTATAACATATTTTTTCAATGTTCTTTTCAATATTACGAATAGTTCTAGTATATTTTTCATATTTAGGCAAACTTTCTAATTTGCTACTAATTGCTAAATTAGTTGTCATAAATGTATCTAATTCAGCAACATAAGTTCCTTCATAAACATATTTTTTTAAATCAAGCATTTCTGAACAACTTTTACATATATATTCGTTTCTTTCATTAGTTTTAACATATTGTTTAACAAAATCAAAAATAGCTTGATTAAGAATTTCATCATTTTTACGTGATATTTTACCTAATTGCATCCATTTAATATAATGATTACATATTGGTTGGATAGCAATACTTTCTAAATCAATATGTTCTTCTTTGTATCCTAATACAACTACATCATTTTTTTTCTTAATTAATGTAGACATTGGTATTTTATAAATATCTTTATCTTTAACTTCTTGAATTTTAATTTTTTTATTTTTAAAATCACTAAAATATCTTCCAAGAATATCATATTGAAAATTTAATGGTATATTTGTAGTTAGTTTAAATTTTGATTGATATTTATTAATAAGTTTTATTGCATCATATAAATTATTTATTTTGCTTTCTTTTAATTTAGTATAAACAATATTTTTTTCAAGATCTAAAAAGTGATTATATAATTCGCTTAAAATATTTTCTATAATTTTAGATTTATCTAACGAACTGATATTTTTATATTCTTCTAATTTAACTTTATCTAATTTAGAATCAAATAGCCAATAATATAAAGCATCTTCTTTTTTATTCATAGTCATTAATTTATACATAGCATCATAACCATTTTTATTTATTTCTCTAATATCTTTTAAATTGGATATATTATTGCATTCTAAAGAACTAATTTTATTATTTCTACCTGAAGGTTTATTAAATATAACACCAATTACATTTAATGGTAAATCATTATGACCTACTCTTAATTCTATATTATTACCTTTGGTATTATTATTACTTTTGGTATTACCTTTTGTATTATATTTAATATTAGTATGACGAATACCTTGAACAGGTAAAGTAGTTCTTAATCTAAAACCTTCTCTGCTAAAATCTTTATAATTAAGATAAGCATATGTTCTCATATTTTCTAAATCTACCAAATAATCTAAATCAGCTGTATTTTCACTATATGTTAATTTATTAACAATTTTAATTTCTTCAAAATCATTATAAAGAACAGCGTCTTTATATTCAAGAGCTTTATAAAATAAATTCATTGCATCTAATTTTAATTTTTGATTTTTTTCATAAATAGTTGAATACATATTAGATACTTTATTTATTTTATTAATAATATATTTAATTTTAGTTGCATCTCTATCTTTTAATTCTCCTGTAATATCTTTATCATATTTTTCAGTATTTTTATGATATCTTATAAAATCTTCAGTAATTGGAATAAATATTTTATTACTAAAAAGAAAATCTAATATCTTAGTATTACCAATTATATTTAACTCTTTATCTTTTTTATGTTCTTCTAAAAATTCATAATATTCATTGGCAATATTACTTCTAAATAATTCAGATCTAGTTGCATCGGTTCTTAATAAATTTTGAAGAAATGTAAAATCAATTAATTTTTCTTCTTTAGAAACAACTATATCAATATATTTATATTCACCTTCATCTTGTTCTGTATCTTGTAATAATTTAATAATTTCATTTTTTTCTTCTAATAAATAGATTTGTTTAAATATCAAAGTTTTTAAAACATTATGAAAATTATCATCTATAAATAAAAATTTTTCAAAATAATCTTCACCAATACTATTTAATAATCCAATAGTTGTACTATATTTAATTGGATCATTATTAATAATAATTTTTATTCTTTCTATTGTCTTATGTTCTTTTAATTTTATAATATCTTTAATTATTGAAAACATAGTTATTATTTTTGAATTATTTTCACTATTATAAAAATTATTAATATTAAATGTGCTATCTTTAATATTTTTACTTGTTTCTATAATATTAGTTATAAACAAATCTCGGTCTCCTTTGTAATGATATGCTATTCCTAAATATATATAGAATGCACAGTAGCGCTTAATTATTTCTATAATATATTTTGTATGTGAGGATGAATTTATTAAATTCTCAATTTCTTTAATATTTAATTCTTGAATAAATAATTTTATTGTATCAATAATATCGTTCATGTATTTAACAAAATTTTGGTCATCTGAAAATCTATCAAATACTTTTTTCTTTTGTAAAAATATATAAAAATTATTTATTACACCATCAAATAAATTATCAATTTGATTTATATACATTTATATTATATTAATATTGATAAATATATTTTAATTAATTTAATTAAAAAATATATATAAAATAAATATATAAAATTAATAGATATAATATCTCACCTATATTATATGAGTTCTAATTTATTTGTTAAATCAGATTTACAAGATATTTTAACATCAACTGTCTCCAATTCAGACGTTAATTGGTTAACAGTTAGTGCTCCAAGACATATTTCACGTATGCGTGGTGGTTCACGTATAGTTAGTGCTACCTCAGATATATTTATGTCTCAAGTAAATGCAAAAGATATAAATGAATTAGTTAATATGCTTACATCAGAACAAACAATGGTAGGCGGTGGTGATAATGCTACATCTGAACTTATTCCTGATACTGTTATTCTTAGTGCTACATCAGATGTAAATAATATGGTCGGTGGCGCAGATGAAATGACATCTGAACTTGATAATGATTTAGTTACTGCAAACTTTAGCGCTACATCAAATGTAAATATGGTTGGAGGAGCAGATGAAATGACATCTGAACTTGATAATGATTTAGTTACTGCAAACTTTAGCGCTACATCAGCTATGGTTGGTGGTGGTAAAAAACACTCTAAATCTAAAACATGTGGAAACAATGAAACTGATACTGAACAATTAGAAAACCAACTGCGTAATCTTCTTAAAGGTGGTGCTAAGAAAGGCAGCAAAAAAGGATCAAAAAAATCTTCACGTAAAACTTCAAAGAAGAATAGTAAGAAAGGTAGCAAGAAAGGTGGTGCTAAGAAAGGATCAAAGAAATCTTCACGTAAAGGTTCTCGCAAATCTTCACGTAAAACTTCAAAGAAGAATAGTAAGAAAGGTGGTGCTAAGAAAGCTTCAAAGAAGGATTCACGTAAATCTTCAAAAAAATCATCCCGTAAAACTTCAAAGAAGAATAGTAAGAAAGGTAGCAAGAAAGGCGGTGCTAAGAAAGGTTCACGTAAATCTTCAAAAAAATCATCCCGTAAAACTTCAAAGAAGAATAGCAAGAAAGGTGGTTCATTAGTTGGCGGTGCTAAGAAGGGTTCAAAGAAGGGTTCAAAGAAGGGTTCAAAGAAGGGTTCAAAGAAGGGTAGTCATAAAGGAAGCAGAAAACCAAATCCAGGCTTTATGGCTTTTCAAAAATTAAAGAAACATGTTTCTGAAAAACTTGGTATCCCCAATAGTGTTCAAGCAGCTAAAATTGGCGGAGCTGCTTTAAAGAAAGTTAAAGCAGCTGATCCTAATATGGATGGCGTTAAAGCATCCGCCGCAGCTATAAAAGAATTTGATGAACATATGGAAAAATATAAAAAAATGTTATAAATACCAAAATGAATAACTTACGTATGTTTATATTTATTCATAGCAATGAATGAAATAATTATTTTTTAAATTAATATTATATTACTATTAATTTATTTTAATATATTAATTACTTCTCCATCATTTAATATTTCTAGAACTTGAGCATTTCTATTAGGATTAAAAGAATCATTATCATTAAATGCTTTACTCATTCCTACATCTGTCATCCATATATTATTACTACATTGACTATTAATACCTGTTTTTAATTGTGGTGTATGTCCTACATAAATTCTATTAACATTATAAACTTCTTTTAATGGCTGAAGTAATTCAATGCAATTATCTACTCTTGTTCCAAACATTCTTGTCCAAAATGGGGATGTTTTACCTGATATAAATAAATCTTTAAATATGTCTGGTTGTTGTATTTCATCTAATAAAAATAAAGTTAATATTTTATTCATATCATCTATTTTGTATTTAGCTATCATTTCAGGAATAATACCTGCATGAACAAATAAATTACTACCTATTATTAAAGCCATCTTTCTAGTGCATGCTAAAAAATTAGCAATTTTATTTCCTGGTTGAAATGCTATTTTCCTAGCTTCATATCCATCTTTTATGATAATATTAGAATGATTATAATTATCAAATTGTCTTATATTACTATGTGATACATAACTTAAATCACCAATAACATTCATAAATTCATGATTACCCATTAAACTATAGACAGCCCCTCCTTTTTTTGCAGCTTTATCATGTAATTTTGTTAAAAAATATAATATATTTACATCATTTGCAGTATCTGCCTCATATTTATTTGGATCATTACAATTATCAACACCATTATATCTGCAACTATCTATTTGATCTCCAACTTGTACTACTACTGTATCTTTACCAATCCATTTATAATGCTTCATATTATTAGTGTTAATTAATTTTGCTATTTTTAAACATTTTAATAACATACTCATATCGCCATGAATATCTCCTATTACAATAATACGTCTAGTAGCAGGTAAAATAGATGGTAAATATTTATTATTACATTTATTATCATAAATTTTATTAAAATTTTTTATAAATTCATCCATTAATATAACTTAATTAGAAATTAATGTTTTTAATTAAATTATATACTTATTTGGGAATTATAGTAGGTGCTACTGATGCACTAGGTGCTACTGATGCACTAGGTGCTACTGATGCACTAGGTGCTATTGATGCACTAGGTGCTATTGATGCACTAGGTGCTACTGATGCACTAGGTGCTACTGATGCACTAGGTGCTACTGATGCACTAGGTGCTACTGATGCACTAGATGCACTAGGTGCTACTGATGCACTAGGTGCACTATATGCTACTGGTGCTACTGGTGCTACTGGTTGTGGTTTTTTTTTTAACATACTAAATAATATAGGACCACCAACTATTACTACTGCTACTACTGCTACACATACAGCAATTGCTATTATAATAGCTTGTATATTATCCATATAAGATTTTTTAATATCTTTAAATAAATCAGTGAAGTCTGCATCTGCTTTATTTTTTGCACTTGCTCCTTGTGAACCATCTATTCTAGATTGATTTAATATGTCAGTTGCAACATCTTGTAGTGCGCTTGATGAGATAGAAGATGATATAAAACATGTATAAAATGTATCAATTATATTCTCTTGAATATTTACAAATGAAGAACCAGCTCCATCTATTTGTATATTTTTTATATTACTTATATTATATGCATTATTATCTGAAAAACATTCATTTAGGGTTTTTTGTGTAATAGTAGTTTTTAATATAGTACTTAAATACGATGAAACATCAGTTGTATTACTACTTTGTTGAATTATTTCATTTCTAATTTCATTTCTAATATCTGATGTAATTTCAGATGAAGACCCTATAGATGCAAGCTTATCCATAACTCCTACAATACCATCAATGAAATTATTCAGTTCTCCACTTGTTTCTCTAATTTCTTCTAAATGAGCAGTTGCTCTAACTTGATTTTGTAATTCTGCACTTTGAGAAATAGTAGACATTACATCATTTGATACTTGTTGCTGTATCTGTGCAACTATGTTGGAATCTTGAACAATATTAAATATTGCACCAATAGTTACCTTTAGACTATTTGTTTGGCTAGAATTAAAAGAACCACCATTTGTTACAGATACGTTCGATATATTAGCTTCATTCAAAGCTGCTACATTAGTTTTTATCTCAGCACTTTGTTCTTGTAAAACAGATGTTGATATTTTTATAGTTGATTCCGTAACAATTTTAACAAGTTGAGTCTGTGTTTGACTTATAAGATTTGCAATTTCATTACTTACAATTGTTGTCTTACTTGCTGATGAACCCATATATATATATATATATATATATATATATATAAAAATTATAATTCCATAGAAATTATAATTCTATATATATTTTATATATATATATATAATAGTATGGGAAATATAGTAAGTGATATAAATAATGATTTACATATAAATAATAAATTATCAGATTTTATTAAAGAGTGGGCATCTAATGATTATGATGCTGGTTTAAATTATATTAAATCTCAAAATCATGACGATATTAAATTCTTATTAAAAAAACGTGCTTGTTGCACAAGAAATAATAATATGATAATCGCATTACCAATAATTGAAATAACTAATTTAACAAATCCTATTCTACCTGGTTATAAACCAATAAAGGTTAAAGCATTTCTAGAAGAGAATGACTTAACTGTTGATAGTTTCAATATTACAAAGTGTCAATTTAGAAATGAAGCAACTCCTAATAATCCGGGAAATCAACAATATTACCAGACTACTGTTACCCCACAAACACCAGCTAATTCTGCATGCAGTGCATTATATACATCAGATGGTGTAGATTTATGTGGTTCTGTTAAAAATGACAGATTTAACACTTATTTTAACAGCAGATCTAAAACAGCATATGGTTATTATGCATTAGATCCAAAGGTTTTAATAGACAATAAATATTTGGATAATTTAAATAATTATACAGATTGTAATTGTAAAAATTCTATGTTAAAAGGTGTGAATATTCAACTTATGGACGGTAGTTCTAATTTTGGAGTAGAGGAAACAGCAATTCAATCAATTGATCAGCATTGCTCACGTTGTTTATCAGGTGGAAAATGTTATATTAGTACATATGAAAGAGCTACATTATTATGTGTTAATTTGGCTACTTTTAAAGAGAATACAGTTGAAAATAATAGTAATATTAAAAATGATCAAAATTGTTCTATTAAATTTGGAAATCAGGCTGGATCTCCTGAATCTCCTGTATCACCTGGATTATCTGGAGCATCTGGATTACTTGGATTATCTGGATCGTCTGGGCCATTGGGTGATCCAGACGACCCAGACAACCCAGAATCTGAATCTACTAGTATTTTAAGTATTTTAGAAAAAAATTTTATTCTAATTAGCATTTTAATTAGTTTTATAATTATTACAATTATAAGTGCAATAATTATACTTTAATTAAACTCTCGTTCGCTAATTAAATAAATATATTAAATCTTAATTAATGGGTGAAAATTTAATATCAAAAGATTTTTTATCTAAAGAAAATACTACTTTATTATACAAGCAAATAATAATTACAAATGAATTTAGTAATTTAACTAAAAAACAAAAAGATTTTATTGTTAATAAATTAATTGATATAATGAAAAAAATATACAAAACATTAGATTTAAATAAAATAAATACAAATAATATTATTACTGTTAAAAAACAATATAATTTAATTGTTATAAAACAAGCAACTGATTTATTTAAAACTTCATTTAAAACAATTAATTCACAATCAGATAATACTAATAATCAGAGAAATAATGAAAGAACATTTGAATCTATTAAAAGAAATATACCAAATCCAAATGGTATAGATAGACCAGTATCTTCAATTTCAGGGACTCCTTCTATTCCTCCTCAAATAAAAGTATCAGAAGATTTTATTAAAAAAACAACAGGAGATTTAACATCTAGATTAGCAGAATTAGAAAATAATAGAGGTCATAATATGAATGATAAACCTATAGATGTTCCAGATTGGCTAAAACCAGTTAGAGTTGGAAAAGTAGATACATATAATATTCCTTCAATTAATACAACTGAAAGAAAATTAGAAGGTATAGGTAGTTTTAATGATGATAATTTTAAAACTAATGTTCCTATAATAGATACTTCTAAATATAATGATAATATGAGTGTTCAAGATAGATTACAAAAATTAGAAGCAGAAAGAGGTATACCGGTTGTAAATAATGGAAATAATAATTCAAGTTTTCAACAAAGTAATGTAGCGGATATGTTTAGTAATACTATACAATCACCATCACAATCTCAACCTCAACATCAACCTCAACCTCAACCTCAATCTCAACCAACATATCAACCTCAATCTCAACCAATAAATCAGCCAACATATCAACCTCAACCTCAACCTCAAGCTCAAGCTCAAGCTCAAGCTCAAGCTCAAGCTCAAGCTCAAGCTCAACCTCAACCAACATATCAATCTCAATATCAACCAACATATCAACCCCAATCTCAACCCCAATCTCAACCAATATATCAACCTCAACAACAATCAGTAACAAATAATCCTCAATTATTACAACAATTAAATGATATGCAAAATTTTATTCAAACATTAAAACAAGAAAATGAAAATTTAAAATTAAATATTAAAAAAACACCTTCTATTAAAACACTTCAACTTGATATTACTAAAAAAGATTCTCAGTATAATTTTCAATTTAATCCTATTAATAATATAGTAGCATTAAGAATATTATCATATAATTTACCACAACCTGTTTATAATATATTTGAAAATAGTAGTTTTATTTATAAAATGAATGATATAGATAATATAATAAATATACCAAAAGGAAATTATAATATAGATACATTATTAAATTATTTAAATAAAAATAATGATTTGATATTTTCAATTGATTTTACACAAAAAATATCTGTAAAATCAAAAGATGAGAATAATAATCCACAGTCTTTATTTCAAATACTTCCTACATTTATTTCTATTAAATTAGGATTAATTAATAATCAATTAGTATCAAATATTACAGCAGATAGAATATTTGATTTAAGACTACCCTCTAAAATATTATTATTTATTAAAAACATTAATCAAGATGAACCAGTATGTGTATTAAATTTTAATAATTCAAGTATATGTAATTTACAATTTAATAATCCATTAACATTAACTGCATTACAATTAGAATTTTATACAGAAGATAATATATTATATAACTTTAATGATTTATTTTATAATTTAAGTTTTGCATTAGATATAATACAGTAAACATAATGATAATCTTAGATTTTTTAAAAATTTGAATTTCTAAAGTAAGTCTTTCTACACGAATTCATTTTATCATCATTTGTAATATTATTAACAATATCATCAAATGTTTCTCCACCTAATAATCTAATAATAAAGTTCATACTATAAACACCACATTCACTATTTTTAAATTGATGTTGAATTTTATTATATCTTACATCATATTCATTAGAAGAATGATATTTACCCATAAATTGATCAACGCTAAATTTATGTTCAGCACTTACTTTGTTGTTATACATATAAGTTAATAATCTTCTAATAAACATATTTAATCTTCTTTGTGGTTTTTTTGCAAAACTATCAAAATAATAAATAGTATTTGTTTTTAAATTAGCATAAAATGCAACCCAATGAGATCCAGCCTGATCATGTGTATCTAAATTGATAACAGCTGCAATTTTTGGTGTTTTTTTTTCTAATTCATCAAATTGCAAATCAGTAGTTCCATAAATAGGTAATTCATCAAAATCTGAAGGCATTGCTCCTAAAAATTTAAAATCTTTATGTTTAAATTCATATTGTTTTAAAACACTTTCTATATCACTCGTGCTAAGCCATTCATATTGTTTATTTGGTCCTTTGGGTCTAAATGTATTATATTTAATATCACGATCATTAACACCTTTTATTAAAGGTGTTTTAAGCCAACACGTTTGGTCATTACATCCATATGCTTTTTCAAATTTAAGATTTAATTCTCTTAATAAATCTTTTTTATTAGTAAATTTATTAGTTGATATTATATCTTTATGATTATTATTATATTCTTCTGCAATTATTTTTAAATTATCTAAAGTAAAACATGTTCCTTCAGTAAATTTTTTGCCTGGAGCACATTTGTTCATTATAATAATATAGATAATATTATTATAATTCTTCATAATATATTGTTTGATTATATTTATTTGATATCATTTTCCATAATCTATCATTTATAATATTTTTAAAATCCATTATATTATTAATATGTCTTGCTAATAGTAATTTAACAAAATATAATGTAAATATTCCAACCACTATTTTTTTACATGGTTCTATATCTTTATATTTAAATAATAAATTATCATAATCTATTTCAATTTCTTTACTTCTTTCATATTCCATACAACTACCCATAAAATATATTTTTTCAATAAATCTATAATGATTATTATAATAATTAATATTTAAAATAAAATTTTTACTATAACAGCTATCAATTATAAAATAAATATGAACTAAATATGTTAAATGCTGATTAAAATAATTTAATAGTATATAAAAATTTATATTATTATTATAAAATTTTAAATATCCTTTTGAGTTAGAATGTCCAGAAAAATATATTATAAAAATAATTTTTTTTTCAATATAATTATTATAATTTGTTATAATTTCTTTAATATTACTTAAGGATGTTTTTTCATTTATGAAAAAAAAAGGTTTACTCCATTTATTTGGATTGTCTATATGATATTTATAAAATAAATTATAAATAATATAGACATCATTTTTAACTCCAAATAATGTATCCATATTATTGCCAAATAATATGGGAATTATTAAATAATTCATTAAATATTATAAATTTAAATATAAAAAATTAATTTTAATTGTATTATTATTTAAAAAAAATTCTCTAATATTCTATATAATGTCCTACGAACAAAAGTATTTAAAATATAAACAAAAATATCAAGAATTAAAAAAAATGCTCGGTGGAAGTGCTCATCAATTAGAAACTGAAAATTATAGTGATATTGCTGATTTTGCATTAACTGATACACCTACTAATATTGAACAATCTATTAAAAATACAAATTTTCAACAAGGAGGTGCTGAAATGGAAGTAGAAGAAGATTTTAATTTAACTGATACACCAACTGAAAATCAAAAAGGTGGTTCTACTTTAATGCCATCACCTTATACTCCAACAGCTCCTTTACCTTCATGTCCTGGACAAGTTAATCCAATGCCTAATGTTAATGTTCCATTACCTTCACTTTCACCAATGATTACTCAAAACAAAAACTTAGTTGGTGATAATGAAGAAATGAATACAACAACTGATTTATCTGAAATTCAAAATACTGAAGATATTGCTAAATTATTTAGCCAATTTGGTGGTAAACATAAAGATGATTCATCATCATCATCCTCATCATCATCTTCATCGGATAGTGATATAAGTGATAGTGATTCATTTTAAGCATTTTTTCATAAAAATTGATATTAATAATATTTAAAAATAATTAAATATTATTAATGGAACCTTTTATTAAGATTACAAATATGAATATTATTACTTCATGGACTTATGTATCTGATAAAAATACAGATTGCACTATTTGTCGTCAATCTATTAATAGTAATAGTATATATGCTAATGAAAAAGGAACTTTATCAGATGTGTGTAAAGGTAAATGTGGACATATTTTTCATAGTGAATGTATATTTCCATGGCTTCAATCTAATCAAAAATGCCCAATTTGTTCTGAAACATTTTATTTAGTTTAATATAAAATTATTTTATAAATTAATAATAATGAATCAATTTATTTTTAATATAATGAAAGTTTATTGTATAGCTTCTGTTATATATATAATTTATACTTTATACTTAAGATTTACTAAAGCAGAATTATTAGATGAATTATTAAAAGATAATGAAAATTTAAAAAATAAATATAATAAAATTAAAAAAAATAGAATCATGGTTTTTATAATAGGTATTGTTATAGGGTTAGTATATTTAATAATTACTGAACCAACTTCAATTAATATTCCACAAATAGTATCAAATACTAAATCATTCATTGAAGACGTAAGTGATATAAGCGTTATTTAATAATTAATATAATAATGCAAAAATATAAAAATAATATAAATGAAATTGGATTAGATGAAGCTGGACGTGGTCCATTAATTGGTCGTGTTTATGCTGGAGCTGTTATTTGGGATAATAATCTTGAAAATGATTTAATTAAAGATAGTAAAAAATTAACACCAAAAAAAAGAGAAATTGCTTTAGACTGGATTAAAACTAATATTAAATATTGGGGGGTTGGGTATGCTGATGAAAAAGAAATTGATAAAATTAATATTCTTAATGCAACTAAATTAGCAATGGATAGAGCTATAGATGATCTATTAACCAAAGGTTATAATAATAATATTAATAATAAATTTTATTTATTGATTGATGGAACAGGATGGGAGAAAAAATTTGATAAAAAATATGTTATTGAAAGTATTGTTAAAGGTGATAGTTTATATTATTCAATTGCAGCTGCTAGTATTATAGCTAAAGAGCATCATGATGCTCATATAAAAGAATTAGTAAAAAATAATCCTGATTTTGATACTAAATATTCTTTATTATCAAATATGGGTTATCCAACTGTTAAACATTTTGATGGAATAAAAAAATATGGTATTACTGATTTTCATCGTAAATCCTTCAAAGGAGTCCTTTGAAGATTAAGGGCGTCCTTTGAAGATTAAAGGTGTTATTAATTAAATGTTTTTACCAGTGAGCTTAACACCTAGAATTTTACCAATACGATTTAATAATTCACCATTACGAGGGGCACTGCCATTCTCATGATCACGAATAATATCGGGTGTAATATTTAATTGTTTAGCTAAATCAGCTTGTGTTAACCTTTGGTTTTTTTTAGCTAAACGAGCTTGCATTATAATTTTTCCCATATCTAATCCAACTTTATCCAATTTAGGTAATTCATCCTCATCATTAATTTTTTTACCAGAAAGTAATACATTTGATGTTCCATTAACTTTTACTACTTTTTCGGCATCTTCTTTCTTCTTTTTTGCAATCAATTTAGGGTTACCAAGAATAATATCTTTAGGTGTATAGTCCATTAAAGTAATTTGATTTATTTCTTTATATTTATTTAATCTATTTTTTTCTTATGTTCTTTAAATATATTTTTAATAATATTATTTTCCATTATTTCATCACAAAAAGTTAATGCACTTGTATATGCAATTTTATGTTTTTTAAATTGTTCATCGTTCGCTACTTCATTGATAAAGTGTATAATATTATATAATTTAAAATTATTATAAATTATGTTTAATAGATCACGATAATTAATATTTGTTTCAATTTTGTCTTCTTCAATAGATTTAACAATACTAAGAAAAGAATCTAATACATCCTCCCGGAATATAGAGGATTGTAATTTATTAATATCTATGTTTGTTTCAGATGTCATTAATATAATAATTTTATAATTAATATATTAGTTTATCAATTTTTTTTAAATTATCAATATTTATAATGAATAATTACTTTGAATATTTAATATTATCTACAATATTATTGGGATATTTAGGTAATCTTTTTTATAAAAAATATTATAATAATAATGTATTAATAGATTTATATGATAATACATATAATTATAATTATCCTAAGGATATATCAATTAATAATAATATCTCTAAGACAAAAATGAATAATACATTATTTGCATTTAATGAAATACCAACTTAATTATTTATATTTTAACTGTAAATAAACGACTTGCCATTCCAGGTGATTTCCAATATCTATAATGAATATGTGGTAGCAAAGTTCCTTTTAATGGAACTTTATATGAAGTTGGATTTTGAACTTTTAATTCTGCTATACCATTACTATTAGTTGTTGTTACACCTTGATTAGTATATTCACCATATGCATCATATGGATTATCTATAGTTTTATCTGAAGGTAAAGCTGCCCAATAAATTAATTTAACATTTGGTGGTAAATTTTCAATTGTTTTTGTTATAATATTTTCTCCAGATGGATTATATTCTTCCATAGGTTTTGGCATAACTGTATATCCTAAGAATGGAAGATATGTATCTCTTCGAATTAATAATAAAATTGCAGCTGTTGCTACTAATAAATAGATAAATACTGTAATATTATTTCCAGTATTTTCACCAAATAAAGAACCAAAAGTTTTAACTAAATCAAAATTAAATAATCCTACTAAACCCCAATTTAAGGAACCTATTAAAACTAATACAATTAATAGTTTGTATAAATTAATTTGAACAAATTTATTCATATAATAATACTTAGATTTATATATTATAAAATAAATATTATGTTTTTTTATAATATTTATTTTAAAATAACTATTTTAAAATAACGCTTTGATTATCATTAAGATAATTAATCATCAATAAAATCAATATCTTCATTATTAATTTTTGTTCCTAAACATTTTTTAACTTCAATAATATCAATTGTATTATTTAAATCTATCTTTGCAATAATCTTACTATCTTCAACCTCATAGACTTCTATATTAAATTCCATCTTTTTATAAAATTTTCTACGATATATTCCCTGATTTACAAAGCATGGTAACATATCAACTATATCAATAATTAATGGTTGAACTGGATGATCCATTCTGCGAGTAATACGACCTACTGCTTGTTCTACCTCACGACGTGGTGTTGCTAATATTAGAGTATTTAATGTTGGAATATCTAAACCTTCAGAAGCCATACCATAACTTCCCAAAATAATATTAGATTCAGCTGCTTCATCTAATTTTGATTGTTTCATACCACCAATATAAAAATTACATGTCCATAAATCTATATCATCAATCATTTTTTTTAATACTTCTAAATGTTCAATACGATCACTTAAAATTAATATCTTTCTATCCGGTTCTTCCATTGTTTCTTTAATTATATCAACAATAAATTTATTTCTCTTTTCAATACCAGTAATACGATTAATTGTTTTTGGTCTATTAATATCACCGCCGAATCTAGCACGCGCTTCTTTAAAATCTTTATCTTTAACATCATAATTATATGCTTTAACATTAACTTTATTATTAACATTAGGAGGTGACATATAAGCAATATCGCCAAAGAACCAATATAATACTTTCTCCATTTTATCAGCTCTTTTAGGAGTAGCACTTAAACCTAATGTATAATGACAATTAATAATAGGTAATGCACGAGAGAAATATTCTGATGGTGCATGATGGGCTTCATCAAAAATAACTAATCCAAAATCCATAAAAATATCTGCATCATATTTATCTTTAGCAATACTTTGCAACATACCAACGACAATATCTTTATCTTCTACTTCAATTCTATTCTGTTGAATAATACCAACACGTGCATTTGTAAATTGATTAATTCTTTCAACCCATTGATTTAATAAAAATGTTTTGTGAACAATAATTAATGTTTTCTTTTTATAATGACATGCAATTTCTAATCCCATTCGTGTTTTTCCCTGTCCACAACCAGCAACTATTAATCCGCCACCAGTTTTGTCCATCTGAGCAACAGTAGTACTTACAATAATTTTTTGGGCTTCTCTTAATTCACCCAATATATTAATATTAACATCAGATCCTTTTTCCATGCTATCTTTCTCTGGCATACCAAATTTATTAATACCATAAAATTTAGGAACAGATATATGATTCTCACCATCTCTAAATACTGTAAATGGTTTTGGTTTAAGATTTTTATGTTTGAATGCTAAATGGGGTGTAACAGTCAATTCTTTTTTAATTTCATTGATCAAATCTCTATTATGAATTGTTTTTTTAATAATATATCCTTCTTTTGTTATATATTTTGACATTTAATTATATTATTAATATAGGTTTAAATTAAATATTTAATCAATTTTTATCTAATATAATTTATAATAAATGTATAAAATGTATATATTAATAGTAATTATTATATTAGTTTTATTAATTAGTAGTTATTATGCTAAAAGTCACATTGAAAATTATTATAATTATAATTATTTACAAAATATTGAAATTATTAAAACTGTTCCATTAAATATATATCAAACATGGGGAATACTTGATTTACCACCAAAAATGAAAGAAAATGTAGAATTATTAAAAACACAAAATCCAGAATTTACATATTATTTATATGATGATAAAATGTGTCGTGATTTTATTGAACAACATTTTGATAAATCAGTTGTATATACATATGATAAATTAATACCAGGTGCATATAAAGCTGATTTATTTAGATATTGTGTATTATATATAAATGGTGGAATATATTTAGATATTAAATATAAATGTTTTCCTGGTTTTAAATTATTATATTTAACTAATAAAGAATATTTTGTAAGAGATCATGATGTTAGCAATGGAAATAAAGGTATTTACCAGGCTTTATTAATATGTTATCCATATAATAATATATTACTTAAATGCATTAATGAGATTATAGATAATGTTAAAAATAATTATTGGAATTATACTGGTGCAGGTAGTTTATCTATAACAGGTCCATTATTAATGAGCAAATATTTTTATCAATATGAGATAAAATCATTTGAATTAAGTTTTGACAAAAATAGAAAATATATAAATTATAAAGAATCTCATATATTAGAAATATATAAAGAATATAGAAATGAACAATTAATGTTATCTAACAGTATATATGGTATATTATATAATAAATTAAATATATATAATTATATTAATTTAAAATCTATAGCCACTGTTGATTATACAAGGAAAATAATAAAAAATATAAATAATCAGGATATGACATTTTACTCTAGTTCTCCATGTATTATATCTCATCCAATTAATGAAAATACTTATATAATAAATATAAGATGGGTAAATTATACATTTAATGAATATACCCACGTATTAATTTCATTAAATTCAAGATTTGAACTAAATAAAAAATTTGAGAAAATATCTGAAGAAATATTTAGTGAACTAGATTATGATAATAATATACCAATTAATGGAATAGAAGATATTAGATTATTTAATAATAAAAATAATATATATTATATAGGTAGTGCATATAATAATAACAACAAACTCGTAAATATATCATATAATAATTATAATTATAATTTAAATAAATTTCAAATTGAAAAAAAAATAATAACTCCTGATTTTTATAATTTATTAAATTTTAATAAAATAGAAAAAAATTGGTCATTATTTAATTATAAAGGTGACATAGGTGTTATTTATAATTGGTTTCCTATTATAATAGGAAAAATTAATTCTGATAATAATTTATTAAGTATAATAAATTATAAATATAATATTCCTGAATATTTTAAAAATTCTAAAGGAACAACAAATGGGTATATTAAAAATAATGAAATATGGTTTGTATTACATAAATCACAAAAGAACACATACAACAAAAAATCATATAGTAATTATCAACATTTTTTTGCAGTATTTGATTTAGATATGAACTTATTGCGTTATTCTGAATTATTTAAATTAGATAATTCTTCAATCGAATTTTGTATAGGATTAATAATAGAAATAGATAGAATTATATTAAGTTATAGCATATTAGATAATACTACTAATATTAGTGCGTATTCAATTGATTATATAATGAATGATATATTATGGTATGATAATAAATTTTAATATAAAAATTAATCTAAATCATCTTAATGGGTAATAAATTAGGAGTATTAGATAGTTTAGGACAGTTTACAGTTCAAAATAATATTTTTAGTTTTTTTATGGGTACTGTTATTGGGTTTACATCTTCAAATTTAATCAAATCATTTAAAGTAAATATGTTAGATTATTATTTATTTAAATTATTTAAAGTTCCAAATAGTAATATAATTATTTTTATTACATCAATATTTGAATTTTTATTAATATTATATTTACTTTATTTAGTTTATATTTATTTATTTAAAAGTATTATTGAAAAATATACAAAACAACAAGAAGATCAAGTATCATGGAGAAAAGATTTGTTAGATAATATTAAAGAAATTAATGCTAAATTAACCAAAACTATTTAATATAATAAACCTTTGGTTCAAACCACAGGTTATTATTATGATATTTTTAATTTTCATCATCTGTTATTTCACTATTAAGATTTACTTCTGATTCAACATTAATAATATTAATATTATTCATACTGGATTTATTAGATGATGATAAATATGATGGATAATATATATCACTCATACTATATTGATCTTTATTCAATTGACCATGTAAGATAAGAGACATTTTTGCTGCATTTTGCTCACCTTCTTTTTTACTCAGACCATTACCAAAACTTACACATAATTCTTTATGATTTTTAGTTTGAATATATTTTTTTCTATCTGTGTCACTGATATTTTGTTTTTCTACTCCCATAATATAACTTCTCTTATGAGGAGGACCTTCAAATCCAAGCATATGATATTCTGGGAATTTCCATTTCATCTTGTGATGATAACGTAAAAGATTATCTTTATAATTATTATCACAATATAACTTTTCAGCATAATCAATTTGTGTTTCCAATAAATTCAATAGTAATAAACAACATGGTTCAAACCCATTACTTAAAAATAATGCACCCATAAATGCTTCAAATACATCTTCATGAATTTTCTCCATATTTCTACCATTTAAACTATCAATTTGTTTTGAAATAATAAAATATTTACCTAATCCTAATTCTTTTGATAAAATTGACAAATTCTTTTTATCTTCTATTTTAGTTTGCAATCTTGTCATAAAACCTTCATCCTCATGAGGATACCGATTAAATAGATAAAATGATACAACAATTTTAACAACTCGATCACCAAAATATTCTAATCTTTCATAACTATCGGGTCTCAACTCCAATAAATCAGGTGGATTACCCATTTCTTTCTTTGAACATTCTAAAATTTCATCTGTAAATATATCTTTTTTAACATATGATTTATGTGTAAAACTTTGATGGAAATATTCGATATGGTTAATATTACCAATATTAACATTATAACGAGATAAGATATCAATAATATCCTTTTCACTGATAAGAATATTATTTATATTATATGGAATTTGATATACTTCTTCTGTATTATCTTCTTTTTTAATAATTACACCTGTTTCTAAATAGTTTGTCATTAAGTTATATATTAATTATGTTTTAAATTAGATAATAAATCAATTTTTATTAGACCAAATGTCAAGATATCTAAAATCAAATAAAAAAATCTAATATTATATATATAATGTCAGAAGTATTAGAAGATATTGATTATGAAGATGAATATGAAGAATTTGAATTACATAAGTCAAATATAGTTGATAATTTTGATTACGATGATATAAATTCAATCCCAGAAGAGCAATCATCATCAGCCGCATCAGCCGCATCAGCCGCGTCATCCGCATCATCAGCAGTTACAGAACCATTCTGTACAGTCTCTGCGAAAAAAAAAATTTGCAAACCATCAATGGAACGTATGTTAGTTAAAAATACAATTAAACAAAAGATATTTGTCGAGTCAAAAATGATAGAAGAATTAGGAACTAAATTTAATTGTCAAATAAATTTTAGACATGATGATATTGGTAGATATGCTCTATTTATTAGACCAAAAGATACTAATTATATGATTAATGTAACAAATGGATTAGATGAAAATAACCAAGAAAGAATATTCTTTAATTTATCATTAAATAGATTAGATGATAAATCTAGTAAACTTATCAAGACTGAATATATGTCTCAATATATAGTAGATGAAAAGGAAAATTATATATATCATGAATATAAAATAACTAAAGGTGAAAAACCAGCTACTATTACAAAAAATACAGTGTCTTTGTCAGAAACAGAAAATATAGATAATGAATATTTAATATTAAATGAATTAATTAGTAAACATTTATTTAGAGTTGATCCAATTAATATGAAAGATAATATCACTTATATTAATCAGATTATTATTAATATTGAAAAACAAAGATTGGAAAAAAAAGAAGAAGAACAATTAGAAAAAGTTAAAAAAAAATTTAGTACTGATGAAGAAAAAATCAAGAATGATAATAGATTAAATAATATTTATTTATTAAATAAAAGATTTTTATATTTATCATTAGGTGATAAAGCAGTTGAACAAATTAATTTTAAACCAAAATATAAAGAACTTTATACAACAAATAATAAATTTACTGATATATTAGCTTATAGATTCGCTAATTATGATGAAAGTATTATATTTACTAAAAGTTCTAAGGTTGATAAAATTAAAAGAATATTAAAAGAAAAACAAAAAGATAAACCGTCTATTGTAGAATATTCCAAAGTATATGAATTTACAGACCCATTAAAAAATAAATTAGAAACACCTTTTACTGCAACTGATATTTATTTTCATAAATTTGATACAAATATAGGAAATGGTATGTATGCATTTGATAGATATAATATAAAAGAACCTATACAATTTAATAGATTAGCAGAATTAGTAGAATTATCTAAATCTATTATGATGAATTTTATTAGTATTTCTAATAATGTTATGAAAGGTATTGTTAACGATATTTATAATATTAATATCAATAAGATTTATTCTGGATTAATTTGGAATAAATATACTACTCCTATAAATAATCCAATTATTTGGAATGGACAATTTAATATTAAATTAACCAAATATAAAGGAAAAATACAAAATATATTAATTAAAAAAAGTGATATTAAAGATCGATTAATAGAATTAAAACCAATAAGAGCTAATGAAATTCTTTATATTGGTATAGTACCAATAGTTGCACTACCAAAACTTGTTAGAGGAGATGTTGTTGAAATTAAAAATAAACCAATTATTGAAAAGTATGATAAGTATTTAGATAATATTAGTCATGAGATTAGAGGTATTGAAAGAAATCTTATTAATGGTTATCCAATAGATGACTTTGAAATGGATAGATTATATAAAGATTTTTTTGATAAAGTAAGAGAAAAACCAACTATAATAATTGACGCTGTTCCTGATATGATTGTATTAACACCTGAAGAATATATAAAACTATTTCCATTAGGTAGTGAAAATATACCAATACCAATTAAAGAAGCTAGAGAACAACAAATAAAACGTGATATAGAAATTAAAAAAACTGCTAAAGTATCAATACCATATTCAAATCAAATTAATAATATATTAATTGATTTAGAAGCATTAAGAAAAGAAATAGAAAAACCAATTGAAGAAGAAACTAGACGTGCTCGTGATAAAAGAAGAAAAACTCTTGAACCATTATTACAAAAATTAACAGATATAAGAAATAAGCAAAAAATAGAATTAGAAAGAATAAATATAAAACAACCAGCACTTCCATCTATGTATACACCAACAAAATCAACTAGAAGTTCTAGACGTGATTTTTATATAAAACTTCACCTTGAGGAAGATAAAAAGAAATTATCACTAGAAACAGAGCAAGCAAGAGAATATGAAAATGACGCTAAATCATTAATTCAAAAAAAAATTAGTGAAAAATTATTTAGAATAATTGAAATAAAAGAAATAATATTATTACATCCACCAAGTGGTTCTGATAAAGAAATCAAAAAAATGCTAATTAAATATAATCCATTATATAATGAATTAGATGAAATTAATAGTGAATTAATTGAATTAAGAAAAATAGATGAAGAACAACAAAATAGAATTGCGGAAACAGTTGAAAAAGCAATTGTTAGACTAGAAGAAAAATATATAAAAATGGAAAAAGCAGAAAATCAACTTCGTGTTGACGCAGAAAATACACAATTAAAAGCAATTAAGGAAGAGGATAAAAAAAGAGAAACAGCTGAATTAATGACAAAAATGACACCAGCACAAAAAGTTATTGAAGAGGCAAGATTAACACAAATTGCTAAAGAAAGAGCAGAAAAAGCAGCCGCAATAGAAGCAGAAAAGGTAGAAAAAAAGGCAGCAAAAAAAGCAGAAAAAGCAGCATTAATAGAAAAAAATAGAATCATAGAAGAAAAAAAGACTGAACAAGCATTATTAGCATTACAAAAGAAAAAAGAAAGAGAACAAGCAGCAAAAGAAGCAAAGGAAGCACAAGAAAAAGCAGATTTAGAAGCATTTGATAAACTACAGGAAGAAAAAAGAAAACAACGACAGGTAGATCCCCTACAAGAAAAAATGGAAGCACTTAAAAAATTAGAACAAGCTAGTGAATTGGCTAGAATGATTACTAGCTTTAATAAAAAAAAAGAAGCATTATTAAAAGAAATAGAAAGTTATAAGAGTAATATTAAAGAAATTAATGAAATACTTGCAAATCCAGGAAGAAGAAGTCCAAAAGAAATAAAAAAGTTAAAAGAGCAAATAATAACCAATGAAACTAATATATCGGTAAAACAATATCAATTAAATGAATATACATCAATTCAATCAGTAGAAGAAGAAGATGATGAAGAACTGGATTTAAGTACAGTACAAAAATATTTAAAATACAAAACTAAATATATAAGATTAAAAAATCGTATGTCTTTATTATAAAAAATTATTTAATAATTAGATAAATTTCATTAATTAATTCCATATTTATTTTATAATTTGGTTTATTTAATTTATTAATATAATTCAAACAAATATTATAAATAACAGTTTGAATATAATCAATAATATTATCAATTTTATAAATATCTTCTAATATTATATTAAATTGTTTATTTTTCTCAAGAATTATTTTCAATCTATGATAAATAATACCAAGTTCTTTTATATCTGGATTGTTTTTTAAAAATAAAGAATAATATGGTTCATATAAATAATTATCATTTTTTACATATTCATATAATTTATTTAAATATAAATTTAATATATTTTTCCCAATAGTATCAATTAAAAAATTACCCCAATTTAATACTGAATATTTAATAAAAATATGTTTATCATATGATAATAATTCTAAATGCTTATTAATAAATTTAGTATTTAAAATTATTGGAATATTAATATAATCTGCTAATTTATTTATTTTAATCCAATCATAAAATGTAATCTTATTTGGATTATTTATAAAATATAATAATTGTTCATTATAATTATAATGAACATCTATCTTTATATTTTGTTCAATATACCAATTAATTAGACCATAAATAGCTATATATTCTAATTCATTTTTATCCATGATATGTCCATATGCATGTAAATCATTACTCCATCGTGGATATTCATGATTTAATTTATAATATTCTAAACCAAATGAAGCTTGTCTATTATATTTATCTAATGAGATTAATTCCATTAGATAAATAGTATTTATATTTAAGTATTAAAATTATCAATTTTATATTTATATTATAATTAAATTATAATTATTCTTAACTAATTTAAATCCCATTTTAGACATTTCTTTAGAATGAGCATCAATATATTTATTTGCTTTAATATCTATAACATAACTAACTAAATTATTAATATTTTCAAAAGATCCATTCTTTTCTTTCTTAACAGTATAATCAAAATCTCTATCAATCATTGTTGTAATAGTTTTAATAATATGCTTAACTCTATCTTCCATATTGTATGGAAATGGATATACTTTATGATTAGCTGGAACCATAACATATGTTATTTTATTATCATCTTTAGTTGTGCTATATTTTTCTAAAAATAATGATAATTTCATAATATAATTACACATATTATCTCTAGTATTTAATAAATTATGAGAATTGTCTATATCAATATCATCATAGAAGTTACTTATTAATCCTTTTAATTTTTTAATAGTTTTAAGTAAATAGTCTTTATCTTTTGATGTAGAACAAACAGCGCCAGTTAGTGAGTAAATACCTGTTCCTCGTTTTTTACTATCTGCTTTTTGTAATGGTGGTCTAATTTTAAATATATCATCTTTATCAGTATCATATTTATTTTGTTTCATACTAATAATACCAACAATAAAGTTTTCATTTCTCTTTTCATAATAATCCATAACTGATTCAAAATCATATTCTTTCTTAGAAACAATTTCTTTTTTATCTTCCTTAACTTCTTTTTCAATATTCTTACCAAATTTATTTTCAACATAATTTTTAACTGGTGTCATATTTTCAGAATTTAATTCATAATTAACACGGTAATACATTGGTGTATCTTCATTGTCATCAAATGGTTGAAATATATAATGTTTGCCGCGTTGGATTAAATAACCAGGTCTATTATATTTATCATAAATAGTATCTTTATAATTATTAAAATCATTTTCACTTTTAGGCATCATATCTTCTAGTGCTTTATCTAAGAAATAATTATCAAATAATTCTTCTTGAAGTTTCTTATATGAGTTTCTAATTAATTCATCTAATTCTTTATAGAGATATACATGCTTGTATCTATACAAATCTTTTAATTTTTGTTTAACATTATCAATTTCTGATTTAGCTAATGTATCATTAAATGTCCCATGATCTATATCTTTAATATCAATATTTTTATAAGTTCCTTTCTTTTCATCATAATAACTATCATTTAATTTCTTATCACGACATTTATAATCACAATCCATAAAATCACAGAAAGCAGGGCATATTTTTCTCCCTTTTTTAATATTTTCTAAAGTAGGTGCGACACAACCTTTATATTTTTCTATTTCTTCAGGAAATTTATTACCATGTAATAATAAAGGACAATCGATAGCAACTTCTTTTAATAATCTTTCTACTTTCTTAACTAAAACAAATTTTAATTCTGCTTTTTGATATAAAATTTCATCAGTAGACAAACCATCTTTTAATGCAACTACATATCTATAAACCCCAACATGTGGAAATCTATTTTTATCATTTATTACATTCATATGTTTACACATACGAATAGCACGACCTATAACTTGATCAACTTTGCCTAAATTATAATGAACATCTAATATATGAACACTACGAGTATTTTCTAAAGTAATACCTTCATTCATTACTCTACTACCCAAAACAAGCTTAATCAACTTTCCATTAACATTTTCAATATTATTAAACACATTTCTAATAATTTTTTGTTTAATTTCAGGTATATCTTCCCCAGAGTCATCAACTCCACCAGTAATTATAATAAATGTCGCTGGATGAAACTCTTTCATATTTATTTTTTTCTTTTTAAATTCTTCAAAAGTAAATCCAGTAGTTGCATCTCTTGTTGTATCTTGAATATTATAATTATGACTATCTTCATTATATTCTAAATAACCATTCATTTTAAGTGATTCAGCAAATAATTCCATACCACCTGCTTTAACTAAATTACTATATATAAAAGCAGTTCCAGCACCTTTATCATCTTCTACCATACGATTTAATTTCTTAATACATTTATAAAATTTTGCTGAGAAATATTTCAAGTAATCTAATTTTAAAATATTTCCAGTAATATTTTTATTTTCAGTTTCAATAATAAAATTACTTAAATCATCTTTTTTAATACTATTATTAAATAATTTTTTATTAATTGCTTTTATTAAATCATCTTTATTTTTAAGTTGCGCTAATACTCGAATTAAACCTTCATTACTATGAACACCTTTTAAATTACCATTTGTATCTATTACAGGATAAACAAAGTTTGCAGCTGCTGAAGTTGCTCTATCTAATTTATCATCAAAATTTCTAGTTGCTTCCATATAACAATTTAACTGAAATTCTTCCATATTACATTTAATTACTGGTGTAAATAATAATCCTTCTGGTATATCACCTTTATCTACTCTTTTAGCAAATGTATAAGGAATATTACCTCTAAAAAAAGAAATATAACCGGTTGCTTTATTTCTTAAATATTCTTCTCCACCTTCTTTAAAATTCATCATATAATTCTTTTCTCCAGTAAAAATCATTTCTCTTTTAATTTGATCATTTAATGGTCTTAAAAAATTTAACATATCAATAATATCATCGGCTAAATTTTTCATAGGTGTTGCTGATAATAATACAACTCTTAAATTTTTTGAATTTTTAATTATTTTCTTTAATGCATCTCCGTATTCATTTCCAGTTATATTATGTGCTTCATCAACAATAATAATTGTATTATCCATATTTGTAATTTTATCAACTACTATATCACGTTCATAATCACCTTCATCTGTTTTTTTATATGATGTTTTAATTCTTGGCTGCTTATAATTATCATTATCATTATTATTATAATTACCATTATTATCATCTACTATTTTTTTTTCAGCAATCTTTTCACCCAAAACTCTTTTATAAAATGTTTTATATGATAATATTTTATAATATTGAAGAGCATTATAGATAGATATTTTATTTTCTCTATCTTGTTCTACATCATTCATTTGTTCTAACATTTGTTTATTTTTTAAATATGTTTCACCTGTGCAAAATAATAATTGACTTTTAAAGTTTTCTCTAATATTAGGTCCAGATGTTAGAACAAATATTTTAGTATTATATTTAACAACTTGTTCTTTAAATTGTTCAGCTATACTTATAGCAGTACATGTTTTACCTGTACCTGTTCCATGCATTATAAGTAATCCTTTATAAGGTGTATCTGGTGATAAAAAATTAGTTGGAATAACTTGTTGTTCTCTCAAATTGAAATCACCCTTACATACATCGGTTCTATATTTATCAATTTCTTCATAATTTTTCATTTTATCTCTTTGTGGAATTGTATGATAATAGAACTCTCTTTTTTTAAATATTTTCATTTGAAAATCCTCATCATTTGGGTCTGGATAATAACTCATATTATATTAATATATAATATTAATATAATATAATTCGTATAATATAATTAATATTATATATTAATTATATTAACATTTATGGATAGAGACAGAATAATAAAAATAAAAGATATGATGACTAAAATAAAGGATAAACAAATTTTTAAAGAAATATTTTATATAGCGCAACCAGAATTGCAATCAACTGGAGATTGTAAATATTCTCATAATCATAATGGTATTTTTTTTGATTTGAAAGTATTATCTAATGAAACATTAATAAAAATAGAGGATTTATTAAAAAATCATAATAATACTAATACTGAAAGTGACACTAATAATAATATAAATTATAATAATTATCAATGAATAATATAATCATTCCATGGAATATTAATATAATTATTATTAATATAATTATTATTAATATAATTATTATTAATATGTGTCTTCATTAATATTTCCTCCAATAATTCAATCTCATCCAATACTTTTAATAAATGCATAAAACCAGATGTTAATGTTATAGTGTTATCATTCATAATAATATTGTTATTTGTCATATTATTATTAATTGCTATTAAATTTTCATGATTTCTTCTTCCATTTTCTAAAGTTATATAAAATTTAGAATTAATATCTCCATTAACTGCAATAAAACTGTCAATTGTAATATAAGTTTTATGTAGTGGACAATAAATCCTACCACATACAGTTTTATAATTATTTATTTTAATAATACTATTTATATCTTTATTCAATGAATATAATTTAGTATTATCTATTTTATTTAATGCTGTTAATATATAATTAACAGGTATACAATAAATATTAATTTTTTCTTCTGTATTTTGAAATCTAGACACAATACCCGCTAATTTATTTTTTTCATTATAAATTGGAACACCTGTGCTCGTTTCTTCTGTGCTTTTTAGTAAATTATACATAATTGTTGGATTATTTGGTATAATTCCAATTTCCATAAATATATTATTTATAAATTTTAATTTTGTTGAATTTAAATAATATTTATCAGTAGGATCTATTTGTTTTTTAACAAATTGTTTAAAAACAAATCTATCAGTCTCAATATTATATGGTATAATTACTAAATCACACCATGCACAAATAATAAAATCATTGTATATATTATGATTAATAGTAATTGTTTTAATAGGCTTTCCATGATGAACTGCTATGATAAATTTTTTACTATCATGTATAATCAATGTTCCATGTGTTTCAATATTAATATCTTCATCTTTTTTAATAGTTTGTAAGTTAAATGTTATGTTCATTATACTGGACAGTATATCCATAATTATATTAATATTTATATTAAGTATAAATTATATCAATTTTTATTGTTAATGCATAATATATGAAAAATACAATATTTTTCATAGCAATCCATCGATTTTTATTTTTATTAATCATTAATTGTTTCTCTTTCTATATATCTAAATTGTTTTGAGAATTCTTGGATAATAGGAAAATTTGGATTATTTAATGGGAATTTATCAAAAGATAAATTTGAAAAACTATTATTAATGATCATTACAAGTCTATTCCATTCATTACTATTGAATTGTTTAATTGTTATTTTACCATTACTTTTTATAATTAATGTATTAATTATATGAGTTGGATTATAATAATAAGGATTATAATTTGATAAATTATTAATATTAATATTATATATTATACTCATTTTATTATTTTTAATATTATAATATCCAATATAACTACTAATATTATTACATAATGTATTTAAATTACCTTTTACAAAGTTTTTAATAGAACAATCATTGGTTGTTAATGTTTTATAACCATTTTCAAACATAACAGAAATAAATAAAGGTTGACTTAAAAAGAATGCATAATTTAATTGGTCTTCAACTGATTTATTAACTGCTTTTAATAAATAGTTATTTATATTTTTTGCTTCTAAGAAAGGATTTGTTTTTTTAAAATCTTTATCATATTCAATATCTGCACTTAATATACTTATTACTAAATAAACTAAATTTTCATAATATTCCATTACCTTAATATAATTTAAATAATAACTATTACATACATTTTCAATTTGTCTAGAATGTTTATTAATATCGTCTAATAATAATTTTTTAAATGTTCCAGATGATTTAATCCAATGTAAAAATCCTTTATCAGAATCCATAAAACCATTATTATATAACCAATTCATTAAATCCATTGATTCCTTAATTTCAGTATAATTCTTTCTTATATATCCTTTTAAAATATTATTATAAATTCCTCTAAATTGTTCCAAAACATTTAAATTATTATATACTTTATAAACTAATAAATCAGAAAATGTTTTTTTTAATAATGATGTTATTTTATATATAGAAGTTATATCCGAATCAGATCCAAATATATTTTTAATTTCAGTATAATAATAATTATTATTTTCATTTTTAATTATACCACTCATATCACTAATAGCACTTAACATTGCTAATATTTGACATCCTTCAAATAATATATTAAATCCCGCACAAATATATAATATAATTGCATCTTTTTCTTCCAATTTTACAATATTCATTACTTCATTAATTCTATCATAATATTCAGTTCTTTTATAATAAATCAATTCTTGTTTATTTTTATTAATTATTTTAACAGGAAGATATAATAATTTATATTTTATATTTTCTAACATATTGTTATATATTTGTTTATCTATTTTATTATTATTTTTATTATTTATTGCAATAATATTTCCATTAATATTTCTTTTTAATATATTTTCATAAGGATGTATAATATAAAAATTACCATCTAAATCCATTAATTCTCTTAAATAATAACCATCTTCAATTCTACTTAAAAAATCAGGCATTGTTAAACCTTGTAATTCATTAAAATTATAAAAATAATATGGTTCAACTGGTTTTAATAATAATAAAAATTGATCTAATATTATTTGAAAAATATTACTAATATATACAAAACTTTTTGTAATAGCTTGTTTTGTTATTAAAATATTAATATTATCAAAATAATATTGATATAAATATGGACTTAATTGAGAATCCCAATATAAGCCTTTTGATGATTCTTGATTTTGACTTGATAATTTAATAAAACTATTATGAAAATCGCCTAATGTTATACCATATTTTGGATTAACTAATAATCTTTTATTTTTACCATACATATAATAAACTGTTCCTTCACTTACTCTACCAATACGACCTTTTCTTTGAATTCTACTACTTTCAGATATTGGTTCAACATCAATATTAGATGAATCAACATGGACATCATATCTATTAACTTTACTATAACCAGTATCTACTACATATTTTAATGTTTCAATAGTAATTGATGCTTCTGCTACATTAGTAGCAATTATTACTACTCTTTTATATGTGCCTTCAGGAACATCTTTTATATCTAAAAAATCTTCTGCCCATTCTTCTGCAATATTATCTTTTTTATTTCTAACAGTCATAATTTTATTATTTATATCAGATATAATGTCTCTATATTTGCCATTCATCTCACTATAAAATGGTAAGGCTATTACTGATGCTGGTAATATTTTATTTAATTCTCTAACAGCCTCTTTTATTTCGGCTTTACCTGTTGAAAATAATAAAATATCACCAAATATAGATGTATTGCATATTTTTTTAATTATACTATAACTCTTCTTTTGTGCTAATTGAGAATTAGCACTCATATTAAAAGTGAATTGTTTTTCAATTTCTTCATCATAATATTCAGTTATTTTATATGAATAAGATTGTTTAGGTATACTAATATGAATACGTCTATCTAAATAATAACTATCTATAAAATAATTATTAGTATCATATATAGGATGTCTCATAATTGGTTGTTTAATTGGATAAACAATATTATCATTTATTAATTTATAATAACTTCTATAAATAGGTTCATCATCATCCATAGTAGCTGAAACAATAATTAATCTAATAGAATTATTATAAATACATGTTTGGCGCATTAATGTTAAAATTAAATCCATATTTGTATTATGTTCATGAGCTTCATCTACCATAACTACATCATATAAATTTTCTATATCAAGAACTACATGTTGATTATTAGTTTTTTTATCATATTCTAATTTTGATAATTTCTTTAACATTGGATTATTTACTAATTCTTCTAATAATGTGCCATCTGTTACTAATTTTAATGTAAGATGATTTGAATATTTTTTAATATGATTATCTTTCATGTGTTTATATTGAACATAATAATTATCAGTTTTATATTCTTTTTTATCTTTATAAACAGTATTATTAACTATATCAACCCCCATTTCTTTTGCAATTCTCTTTGCATTATCTTGAGTAGGCGGAATACGTGGCTGTGTGCAAATAACTTTTCCATTGTTTTTATAATCATACATTTTCAATGCATACATTACTAATTTAGGAACTTGTGTTGATTTACCCGTTCCAGTGCTACCTGTTACATACATAACAGACTTATTTATATAATGATTAAAAAAATTTAACTGTGATATCCAATCATTTGCATAAAATGTATAATTTATTAATGAATCTGTTAATGATTTAATATAATTATTAAGCTTATTATATGGTTCATTTGTTAAAAAATAATTACAATCAAATAATTGCTTGTTATTATCAAAGAATTTTTTTAAACCACTTTGAATTTTTTTATTTTTAATGTTTACATCACTAATTTGCATTAAATTATTATCAGTAATATCTAAATTAATATTAAATGTTGATAATAAGCCATTATCATTTAAATAATCCCAAACTAAATCTAATTTAATAATATCCCATGCATTTTGCATTTTTCTCATAATGTCATTATAATTATAATTAGTAACTTCTTGTAATCTAATATTTTTAGTAATATTAATATTCATTACAACATTATCATTTAATACAATACTAAAAAATCTAAATATATAAAACTCATTGAGACTTTTAAAACTATTACCTAATAATGTATATGTATTATCTATAACATCATGGCATAATACTTTTGATATATTATATAAATTTTTTAAATTTATTTTAGCATCTTCTGTGTCAATTAAATTAAAAAAATTCATATTAATTTCAGATTTATTTTTAATTAAATATTTAGCATAAGGTGTTGTTTGTAATATTACAATTGATTCTTTTAAATAATCCCACATAACTCCAGCAGATATTTTACTCATAGACTCTATTAATTTTTTATTTGATATTTTATCAATTTGTAAATCAACTGGATCTACATCTTGTAAACTATCAATTACATTAATATCATTAAATATATTAAATATACTACCATCTAATAAATATGCTTTTGAATAATTGAAACACATAAATGAAATTATATTTTTAATTATATTGAATTCAAATTGTAAATCTAAATGTGATATAATATTATTTTTTAAATTATTATAATATTGATTATATTCATTTTCAAATTTAATTTTATCAACATCAGGTAAATTATTATAATCTGTATATTTAAATAAAGTTGATAGATTTAATATTTTGTTTAAATATTGTATAATATAAAAATAATTATCATTATTATTATTTACAATTTTTTTACAAAATATAAACCATTTAATTTTTTTAATTGAATAAAAATAAGCATTAGCATACACATTATAATAATCTCCTAACCATAAACCTTTATTATCTCTAAGTATTTTAAAAAAATTATTATAAGTAATATCATTAATTGGATTATTCAAGATTGTATGTAATTGTTTTATTTCTCTATTGCTAATTTTATATATATATGATGATTTATAATTATGTGTTGGAATAATATTAATCCAATTAACAAATAATTTACCATTTGTTATTTTTATTGTTTCTATCATTGATACAAAATTATTTTCAATACAATGATATATTGTATGTTGATTTTTCTCATATAAATCAAATATTATATTATCTTTTTTATTTAATAATCCTAATGTAAAATTACTAAATGGAAAATATTTATTAATTGCTTCTTTTCTTTCTAAGTCTAATATATTTGTCTTAATAGTAGTTTTATCTGATTTAAAAATAATATCTTTTAGATTCTGTATAATATTATAATTATTATCTGATGCGTCACCAATATATGGAATTAAAGTCAATGATAAAGAAATTATATCACGTCCATTATTTTTAGTCCATTGATTATATGCATTATAGGAAGTTGTCTCTTTTTTAAAATTATATCTAATACTAATTTCTTCAATTAATACTAATGTTAATTTAAATAATATATTCATATCATATGAATTTAAAACAGGTAATAGATATTTAAGATATTTTAATACTTGCATTTTAAATGGTTCATTAATAAAATCAAATTTATATTTTTCAACAGTTTGTATTAATTCATCAATCATTATTATAATATATAATATTATTATTACATTTTAAATTTATTATTACATTATAAATTTCCAATTGATTGGTTCAAATAACCATTCATTTGTATCAAAAATTTTAGTAATGGCTCCTTTAGGATAATTATATGTAGTTTCTATATTTATTTCTTTTATTTTTTTTGTTGCTAATTTTAATAAACAATTACATATTATTTGATGAGTCACTATTAATATATTATGTTTTGTGTCAATCATTTCATTTATAAGTTTACTAATAAATTTTTTAACTCTATTACAAACACATTTTTCATCTTCTGGATATATATGATGTGCTGGATCTAAATAACTTGTATAATTAGAATTATAATTAAATTGTTCAGCTATATATATGGGTAAATTTATTTGATATGATTTAACAGGTATTAAATGTGGATGTTGAATTTCTGATAAACTGTGTTCTATATTAATTTTTACATTTTTTGATTTAGCATAAGGTAAAACTGTCTGTAATGTTCTAATAAATGGAGATGAAAAAATTATATCTATATCACATTTATTTATTTTATCTATTAATTTAATTGAATTATCCAAACCATCTTTAGTTAATGGAGAAAACATAGTAGCATCCATTGTTCTATCTTCATGTCTTAAAATATATATTTTCATATATAAATAATTATATTAATATAATATATATATTAATATAGTTAGTTATACGCAAAGCGTATAATTATACGCTTTGCTTTTAATTATTGTTGAGCAACTATTGTTGAGCAACTATTGTTGAGCAACTATTGTTGAGCAACTATTGTTGAGCACATTGAACACCTTGAGGCATCTGAGTATGATTATCATTATGATCATCATTATTATCATTTTCATCATCTGTTTCATCTATTTCTTCTAATGATACTGTATGAAGTTTATCAGTATTTTTATTAATATTTAGTTCTTTTTGATATTCAGATAAATGTGCTTTAATTAATAATTTTTTCAATATATTATTTTCATTTTCATCTAATTTTTCAATCTTTGGCATACATGTTGTTACATGAATAAATAAATGTCCATCTTTACTCATACCTTCATTTTTAACTTTAATTAATGTTTTCATATTTTTAATCATTTTTTCATATTTAATCAATATATTTCTTCCATCTAAATGAGTTACCATTTTAGTAAAACCATATACTGCTTGAAATAATCTTAATTTTATATTCATATGTAAATCATTTCCATGTCTCTTAAAAATAGGATGAACTTGTTCTTTTAATACAATTATTAAATTTGTTCTTTTATCCTTAAACTGATGACCTCTGTCATTAATTAATAATTTCTGATTATTTGTCATATTTTTATTTAAATTAAACTCAAACATTGTTTCTTTTAATAATACTTTATTACCTAAACAATCTGAACATTGATTATCATTACTAACTTTTTCACCTGTTCCACGGCATTCATCACATGCTCCAACCATTTGTTGAATCATTTGACCTTGTCTTATAATTCTAACTTTTTGTCCTTTCCCACCACATCCAGAACAATCACTACTTTTACCATCTTTTGTTCCATTTCCATTACATTTAGAACAATAAACTTTATGTCTATATCTAATATGAACTGATTTATTATTGTATAAATCATCTAAACTAACAACATGTTCAACTACACAATCCTCTTGTTGTTTTCTAAAACCAGGCATATTCATACCACCCATTCCCGGCATATTCATGCCTCCAAACATTGAACCAAATATATCAGCTGGATTAAAACCAGGGCCACCCGGTCCTCCCATGCCTTGATCTTCAGTTGTTCCAAACTTATCATACATTTCTCTTTTTTCTGGATCAGATAAAATAACTTTTGCTTCTGAAATTTCTTGAAATTTTTTAGTTGCTTCTTCTAAATTATCAGGATTTTTATCGGGATGCCAAATTTTAGATAATTTTAAATATGCTTTATTAATTTCTTTATCGGTTGCATTTGGCTGAACCTCAAGAATATCATATAACTTTGTATCTTTTACCATAAATTATATATTATTATAATATATGTTTATATCTATTAAAAGAATAATTAATAATGTTTTATATATTATATGAATGTCTTTATTGAGGGCGATCGCAGTGTATTTTTATCAAAAACTGCAGTTGAAAGATTTAAAAAAGAAGTCAGAGAAACCAAACCAGACATGGTCGATAGTTGTAAATTTTTAAAGCCTGGATATATTTTTAATATAACAACTACTGAAAATAATATTATTGCTAAAATTTGCAATGAAGAAGAAGTTTTGTTAGAGAATAAAAGAAAAGAACTTAAAATGAGATTGAAGAATGCTCAACGCACAAGAGGTGGTGAACAATATAAACAATTAGATTCATTAAAGCGGACAATACCTGAAAAGATATATAAAAGCTATTTTAATTTGATTAAAACATATGGTGCTCATAATATACCCTCACCTTTAGAAGTAATTGAAAATCCAGATAAATATAAAACACAAATTAGTGCAGTAATGGGAAGTAAAAAACCTGTTAGTAATGACCCAGGATTAAGTAAAGCAATTAAAAATTATTTTACATCTTTGGGAAATTTCTTTTGTGTTGAACCTATGGATGCAAATGTTACATCTGATGCATTAACCACATTTAATACACCAACTCAAATGCAATCCCACCCACAATCTTTAATAGAAAAAATTAATATTGATGGTGGTAATTCAGATACAGAAGATGAAGATGAGGCACCTAAACTTGTTTAAAAATTCCACCCATTTTTATAATTATTAAATTATTTAATAAATAATTTAATGAAGATATTTCAGGTTTCTGAGTATATTTCTTCTGCTTTTGATAGTATATTAAATGATGAACAAAAACAGAATATATTTAATTGTTTAGAAAAATTGTTTATAAATAATTATATTAATAATGAAATTTTACTTAATTTAATTAAGGCATTCATATTAATATTTGAAAAACATAATGAATATTGTAACATTTATGTTAATATATTATCATCTTTATCAGATGAAGAAAATAAAAAAATATTTAATTTATTAAAAAAAATAAAATATTCAAATCAATTGAATATGACTAAACATACTGTTAATAAACTCATATTAGTCATTAATAATTATATTGTTGCTACGCAACAAATTGACCCTTTGGGTAATATTAATAATTATTATATTAATATATTGAATGTATATAATATTTATGATATAATAAGATTAAATAAAAAAATGTCTTTTGAGAATAAAATTCAATTATATATAATTTCATTAAAAAAAAATATAAATATGATAGAAGTTAGACAAATAATTATACTTTTAAATAAATTTTTATAAAATTATATAAATTTTTATATAGGAATGCCTAATTTCATTCTACATTGTTTATCACAATATAGCTGATCAAGATTTGTCATTTGAACAAATATATGAATTATTATTCCAATTAAAAAGAATAATAAATATGTTTTAATGCTATTATATTTATCTCTTTGCTCTTTTTCTAAAACAACATTTATACATATTATACCTATTACCATTGATATCAACCCAATAATTACATAAGATATTATAATATTAATGTCCATTATAATATCTTATATAATATTATATTATTAATTTATAAATTAATAAATTTATTTATCTATATCATCAACTTCTTCCATCATTTCATCACTAGAATGAGTTTGAGAAGTTGATTCTTTTTTATATTTAATACCAATAAATCCACTACTATTTGATTTAATTTTAAGCATTTTTTCAAAATAATCATTTAATGCTTTAATCTTTGGTAGTTGAGCTCCTTCATGTTCTTCTTTATGCCATACTTTAAAACTTGTTGCAATATCTCTTCTCTTGATAATATCTTTCTTATCATGTGTAATTTCAATAGTAGCATCATAAAATTCACGGAATATATCTTGTTCACGACGATATTGTTCTGTGCTAGTTTTGACTTCAGCAGGTTCAGGATCACGGTTAGGAATATCATACATTGTAGTGTAAATATGAATTAAATAGCTAACAAATGCAGGGGCCCATTGACTAATCTTATCTTTCAAAGATGTGTCTAATTTAAATTCATATTCATTATTACTATCGGGATTTTCAACAAATTTAGACATAAAATCAATAACACGAATACGACGCCATGTTCCACCATCAATACTTTTAATTTCAGGTAATTCATTAGTTGTCATAAATTGTTTTAATTGAGGTCTAATTTCAATTGGTTCAGAATATAAACCACGAACCATAAATCTGTCATTACCCGATAATTCCTTGAAAATACCAACATTAATTTCTTCATCTGTTCCAGGCTCTTGGTAAACACCGCACCGAACACCTTTCATACGAGCTAATTCAGGAGATGCCGCATTAGAACTATTTCTCTTACGAGTAATAATTGTAATTGGACATGAAATATAATAATCGCCAAGAGCTTCAGATACTAATTGAAAAGTCAATGATTTACCATTACTACCACTACCAATACAGAAAATAAAGATTTCATCACGATTTTCACCTGATAAACAGGTCGATAAACGAGTAAGAAGATATTTACGAACAGCTTCAATTGGCATCACTTGTTCAAAGAAATTCTTAATATATTTAGCATAAGGATTATTATCATTCCATTTAACATATTGTTGTTTGGTTGACATTGAAATATGGTCATCAGGATGACCTGAACGAAATTTCTTTAATTTCAAATCATATACACCATTTTCAAATCCAATCATATGATGATTTTCATCTAATCTGTTCAAAAATTGATCGTCATGAAAAATATATTTTGCTTCTTTCATAACCTTTTCCTTAAAATTAATATCCATCAAACTATCAGCTATTTTATTAAAATGAATTGATTGGTCTAAAAATGTTTTTTTATCAGAACCACTTGCATCAATAGCTTGTTTACTATATTCTTGGCTCATAGCAATATAATAATTTGCAAATTCACTACTCATTAATGTAATTAATTTACCACCATTGACACATTTGTTCCAACGATGATTTGTAAAATGATACCAGATATTTTGTTTAATATCTGCGCACACAAATCGGTCAAAATACTTCGTATGAAGTGCCTTGGCAATCATGAAAGTGTTATTAACAGAATTTTTTTTTAGATTGTTCTCAAAATCTTCTTTAATGAAAATTTTATATTCTTCAAGACTATCTTCTTTAGCCCATAACATCAAAGACCGAATAGTATAACCATCATCCTTCATGCTAGCCCATAATTTTTCACACTCACCATCACAAAATTTTCTTGAACGCTTTGAGAATTGAACCCATGTATCAATTAAACACCGATGAGTATTATGAAGTGCCCAACCTACACGAAGCCATTCAAAATAATTATCAGAACGTTTAGATGATAATAATTCAGTCATCTTCATTGCTTTATCAATTAAATCTAATTTATCATCAGGAATTAATTCATACATATCAGTTGGGTCATCTTTATCACCACCATAAGAAAAATGTTCAGTATATAATTCGTTAATTTTATCTTCATCATAATTATCATCATATGGTGTAGCATTATCTTCATCCCACCGTTTATCTCTCATACTAAGCAATTTAATAATATCAACATTTTTTCCAATTGTTCCTAATTCAATTTCATCATTTTCAACATCAAAAATTCTTGTTAATTTATAAGGCTCGCCATTTGGTTTAGCACAACCATACATCAACCAAGGATTAGTGCTAATAATTTTATCATCTAAAACAGATGAAAAATTAGAATACATTGAAAATAATGGTTCAACCGTATCATTAGTTACTTTATCATTAACATATTTAAAAATCAAATGTCTAACTTTATTATTTGCAACAATATAGGGAAAAATCATATGAATACCGTCAGATGCTTCTCCACTTTTAAAACCATACTTTTCTTTTTCAAAAATAAAACATTGTAATTCATTATCAGATACATTTAAATAAGTTTTAATAGCTTCTTTATAAGAATCAACTATATTAATAATCATATCATCATCATATAAATGATTCATATCTTTAAAATCAGTTTTAACACTATCTTTAGGATATCTTAAATCTATATCAATCATAATAGGTGCAAAATTTTGTAATTTTTCAGCAATTGAAAAAATAACTCCATTTTCATTTGCTTGTGCTAAATATTTTGCCAATTTATCTCTTTTATTACTATCTGAAAAATTAAATTTACCTGGGAATGTTATACCGCCCATACTAACATGAGTAAAATCACTCATGCCTTTAGCAGTCCTATTCTCATTAAGTAGCTCGTCGATTTTAAGCTTTATTTTTTTGGCATCATCCTTTGAAGTCATATTATTATATTATGATAAGAATGATATTTTTAAATATTAATTTTCAAATTTTTCGCAATGTCCGGAATACGACTATATTATATATTATATATAGTATTATATACGGTATATCGAGTAAATAAAAAAACTAGATGTTTATTTCTTTATATAGTAATAATAATCAAAGGATAAATAGAATAAGCCAAAATAATTAATCAATATTAAAATAAACCAAGGGTTATGATTAATGTCAGACGTTTAAAAATTAAAAAGTTATTATAATCACAAGTTATTATAATCACAAGTTATTATAATCACAAGTTATTATAATCTTTGATTATTATCTTGACATTTGGTCTTATAAAAATTGATTAAAACAATAATAAATTATATATTATAATAATATAATGTATTTTTGCCCAAAGTGTAATTATAGTTTTGATATCTCAAAAGGGGGAACTGATGATAAACAACCAGAAGATGATACTCGTAAAAAATTAGATAATATTGAGAGTGCATTAAAAAGATTAAAAGATGGTAAAAATTTTAATAATTATAAGGCTGATTTTTCATTAGAAGATTTAGAAGCTAATAAAATATATAGTAAATTAGATAATGATGATAAAGATAAATTAAAAATATTATTTAATACTACTCCATCGATTGGAGGAATTATATTTAAATGTAATAATTGCAATTATAAGAAAAGAATAAATGAGACAATTAAATTATATCAATTAAATGTTGATTCAGTTTATAGTGTTTATAGAAGTATGGATGATAATAAACTATTGTCTCTAAATCCAATTTATCCACGAACCCATGATTATAATTGTAAAAATATTAATTGTATTACACATAAAGATGATACAAATAAAGAAGCAGTATTTTTTAGAGAAAAAGATTCATATCTTACAAATTATATTTGTTGTGTATGTTATAGTAGCTGGAAAGTATAATTATATTTTATTAATTTATAATAATACTTAAAAATGATAGTTTAATATATTTTATATTATAATTTAAATTAATAATGAATAAAATTATATTTATTACATATGCAACACATAATGAAAGATTATTTGATATATTAATAGAAAGTGCAAAAAGAAATAATATAAATTTAAATGTATTAGGATATAATGAAAAATGGGAAGGTTGGAAAAAAAGAGCAACTTCTTTATTAAATTTTTTAAATAATATTGATAATAATAAATTAATTTGTCATATAGATGGGTTTGATTCTATTATACTAGGAGGAGAAGAAGAATTATATAATAAATTTAATAAATATTATAAAAATAATAAAATTGTATTTTCATCTGATAATAGTGATCATTTTCATATAAATTATTATAAAAATAAAAAATATGGAATGTGTCATAATAATTTTATAAGTGCTGGGATATTCATTGGTTATAATTATTATGTTAAAAAATTATTAGAAGATTTTATAAAATCAAATTATTCAGATGATCAGCAATTTTTTGTATCTATATGTAATAAAGATGATAATATAGGAATTGATAATAATATATTATTTTATAATTATCAATATTTTTTTAATAATTATGATTTAAAATATAATAATAATAGGCTTATTATTGAAAATAATAAACCAGTTATTATTTCTGCTCCTGGTAATATAAATATAAATTCAGTATTAGAAAAGTTTAGTTTTACTAAACCACTTCAATACAAAAGAGGTTTTTTTGATTATATTATTAAAAATGGTCGTGATATAATAAAAATGTTTTTAGTAGAACTAGTTTTAATAATATTAACAATTGTTATTATAACAAGAATTATTTAATAAAAAAGAGGTTCAAGATGTTTTTTATTTAATTCTTCTATTTTCCAAATTTCATAATGATCTTTAACAAATCTTCTAATTTTAAATGGTATCATATTTGCTTTTAATTCTTCAATCGCAATTTCTTTATATGTTAATTCTGTAGATTGTTTATTTTGTTTAATTAATGGTTTAGCTCCCTTTGTAAGTTGCATAATTCTTTCTCCAATAATACGCACAAATTCATATCTAGTCATTTTATTTTTAGATATTCTTTTTTCTGGTTCAACTACTATATCAGTTATGTTAATTTCAGGAGTATCTCCTATATCTACACAATCATTAAAATCAATATTTGTATCATCTTCTACATAAGTATCATTATCTTGTTTATTTTCATCATTTTCATTATTATCATTATTATCATAGTTTTCAACTACATCATCTGTTTCAAGAATAATTTCTTCATCATCACTGTTCATTATAATATAATATATTATAATAAATAATGTTTAATTCAATATTTATTTTTCAATTTAATATATAATATATATGCAATAATTAATAAAATAAGTAATATTATTATATATATTAAAATTTTAGATTTAGGCTTTTCAGGTTCTTTACCAAATTTAGTTAAATCATACTTTAATAATCTATCAATAGAACCAGTTGTTGGATTCTCAAATATAAATATTACTTCAGTAATATTATCAACAAAATATTCTTTAGATTTATAATCAAAATTTTCTTGAGATAATGGATTATTTTTTATTGTTACATATAATTTATTTCCATCTTGTTTTATTTCACGTTTAATATAAGGTGCAATATCTGCGACTACTTTATCAACTGCTATAATAATATTAGGATCTATTTTTTTAAGTGCATCAGCATCTACTTGAACTTCATTTAATTTAATATGAGTAATATTTGGTTGATATGAAACATAATTAAAATTTAAATCATCTATTGGAGTTGTAGTAGCATTATTATTAGGAACTTGTTCTGGTGATTCTTGTTGTGTTTGACCTGGTTCTTCTTGTGGTTCTTCTGGCGCTACTACTAGTTCTGGTACTGGTTCTGGTTCTGGTTCTGGTGCTGGTGCTGGTGCGGTTGTTGTTATTGGTTTTGCAGTTGTAACAATTGGTTTTGTGGTTGTTGTTATTGGTTTTGTAGTTGTAACAATTGGTTTTGTGGTTGTAACAATTGGTTTTGTGGTTGTAACAATTGGTTTTGTGGTTGTAACAATTGGTTTTGTGGTTGTTATTACTGGTGCTGCAGCTGGTGTTGTTGTTGCGGGTGTTGTTACTGGTGCTGCTGCTGGTGCTGTTACTGGTGCTAATTCTGATACATCATAACTTTGTGCGGGTGTATCAATACAAGTAAATTTAATAGCATTAATACACATGTTTAAACGATTACCGCTACTAATAGTAACACCTTCACTGGGATCACCATTAAAAGTAAACTCAAGTGGTCCATTTTCATCTGATAGTAAATTGTATTTATCAATTGCAATTCCCTGATTTGTTTGATCTAAATTAACATCAGTAATTCCATTGACATGAGTAACTGTATGTTTAACAGCAGTTGATCGCAAATTACCTGGAATATAAAGAACACCAATCTCATATATTCCTTTTAAACCACCAGTTGGGAAAAATATAGTGCTATTAGGTGGTGTAGAAGTAGTTGATGATACTAGAAAATTCGTGCCTTCAGTTGTAAAAGAGCTTTGTTGTGATGTTTTTTTAATTGTAAAATTTTTAAAAGAACCAGTTATAGTATCAAGATTAGCAGTAGGAATATCTGATATAATTAAATCATCGACTGATACAATTTTTGCAGCACCTGCAGTACATTGATTAAAATGTTCCAAAGAAGTGTCTTTTTTTATATAACTATAGGATAGTTTCATCATATAACTTATAATAGAAAAAAATTGAAATTTTTATACATTAAATATAGTATATAAAATTAATATGTGCGAATTATCGTTTAAAACTAATAATAATAAAAATTATAATATTAATTATAATAATAATAATAATAATGATGATGATTATATTAATATTCAAATAGTATCATTAGTTGGATAATGTTACTATTAATTAATCCATGGGGATTTTAGAAGGTCTTTAACTGAAGGTCTTTTTTTTGGATTAATCTGAAGCATACTTTCTATCAACTTTAATAAAACAGAATTATGATTAATCTTATTAAAAGTTGATAGTTTATAATCAGGACTATACTCCATATTCTTTAATTTATCATTTTTAAAGAATTTTTTATAGTATTTCCCAGTTTTAAATAGACCATTAAATTCTCCACATAAATTTATTATCATTTCTAGATGATGAAAATCTGTAGAACCTTTTTCATCTGAATGTGGATCAAATAATATTTTTCCTGTTACTAATTCGTATAACATACATCCTAATGCCCATATATCAACCTTTTCATTACATTCGCTCATTAGTAATATTTCAGGAGCCATATAATATCTTGTTCCAAATTGTTCATGAAAATAATCATCTTTATGACAATAAAAACCAAAATCTGTTAATTTAATTTGTGGATTTTCAAAATATTTATCATCACATAAATATTGATTTTCTTCATTTTCATCCATCATTCCTAATAAAGCTGCATGTATCTTTTTTCTAATTTTTGTTTTCATTGAAGGATCTAATTTTTTTATATTTTTTTCACTCATATATTCTTTTCTTGTTTTATTATAAATTTCATTAAAATTACGTTTTTCATACATTTTAATATATTGTGCATCTCTATTATTTAACCCACACAATAATACATTATCTGGTTTAATATCACCGTGAAACCCATTTAATTTATTATGAACTGTGTCAAGTGCTAATAATATTTGTTTAAATATTTTTTTAACAATATGTTCAGGGTAACCATCTTTAAATTTACCTTTTCTTGATAAACCATCTAAATTACCACCACATAAATTATAAACAGAACAAATAAAATTAGTTGGTGTATCATTAATAAATCTTGTTTCAACAAAATATTCAACTAATTTATTAATATAAAGTTCATCATGTGGTATTTTTTTTAATATATTAATTTCTTCTTTACCTTCATCAAAATCTTCAGGGTTTTGAACTTTTAATGCATAATATTTACCATCTCCGATATTATATGCTAACCATACACGAGAATACGACCCTTTTCCAAGAGCTGAAATTATATTATAATTATTAATAATATCACCTATTAAATCTATATTATTATTATTTGAAGATGCATATGATGAATTAGAATTACTCGAATTAGTTCTAGAAGAATTAGATTTATCAGAATATTCTAAGGAAGATGTTTCGGACATATTAAATTATAGATATAATCTTTTTATTTAATAACGCATTTTAAATTCAATATTTATATCTATAATTATTATAATGACTACAAAAGGAACAAGACGTATAAAATGTGTTGGAAATAGTGTTGATGCAAATGAGTTTTTTTTACATCCAATAACATTAGAATTAATATTAAATAAAGGGCCGAAAAAAATATGTCCCACTGAATTACATTATAATAAAGGTAAACCATATACAGTAGCACCAATTAATGACTCTAAATTATCTGATAGAGATATTCAGAGTTACATGACAGTTCCTTATTTAAATTTAAATATAGAACAAATGTTATCTATATATAAAATAGACTCGATTGATTCTATGATGACTTGGTTAGATAATAATATGAATGATACTCATATTAAACCATTACAAACAATTAATAGAGTATTAATGGTGTGGATTAGATTTAATTTTGATGAATTAAAAGAACATAATAGAATATTAATAAGTATATATAAAAAAATTAATAATAAATATTTTAAAAAAGCAACATTTAATGAGGAAGAAATTGGAAATAAAATAAATAATTGGTTTAAAAAAATTAATCAAGATATATTTAATTTAGATTTAACAGAATATCTATTTAATTAATAAAATTATAATAATATCATTTATTATAATATATGGCCGATCCATCAGTCGCATCAGCAGCACCAACAGCACCAGCAGAACCAGCACCAGCAGCACCAGCAGCACCACCATCAGTAGTAGCACCCACAGCATATAAATATTTTCCAGCTCCACCATTAATACAAACATATCATAAATATCAAGATGTAAATAATGATACAAATTTGCAGCATAAAGAAACATTATATTTTCTAGGTAAAACAATTGATTGGATAAAATATGATAAATCATTTAAAAGTTTAAAGAAATTTGAAAAATATTTTAAGGGTGCTGATGGGTATGAAATAATGTATAAATTATTAAAATTATTTGTAAAAAGAGGTAATACAAATTGGTATGATTTAAAAATTCAACAAGATTTAGTAAAAGATTATATTAAACATAAATTAAGTAAATTATAATTTACTCTTATAATAATTATTTAAATAATATATATTAATAAATATATATTATGGATAATGATAATGATTATAATCATTATGATGATTATTGTGATTTTGATTGGGAATTTTATATTAATAAATATAAAGAATTAGGATTAAAAACTAAAAAACAGGCAACAACCCATTGGAATATTTATGGAATGAAAGAAGGTAGAATAGCTAATAAAAATGGGTGTAATTTTGATTGGGTATTTTATACTAAATATTATCAACATATTAAAAATTTAAATATGGAGCAAGCCTATAATCATTATGTATCTTTTAGTATTATTGATAATACTAATCCTGGAATATGCTGTGAAGTTAAATTAAAACATACAATTGAAAAAAATATGTTAGTTGCTTTAAAACAATGTAATGATTATATTAAACAAAAAGAAACTGAAGAAAAATTAAATATATTAATTAGAACATCAAATAGACCAGAATATTTTAGACAAGCAATAAATAGTATATTTACTCAAAATTATACTAATTATAAAATTTATGTAAGTTATGATAAAATAGAAAGTTTAGACTATTTGAAAGATTATAATATTGAAACAATATATATGAATATTGATAGTGATAAAAAATATAAATTTAATTTATATAATAATTATTTAATGGACAAAGTAATTGATGGATATATATTATTTTTAGATGATGATGATATTTATATTCATAATAATGTATTTAATATAATAAATGAAAATTTAGAATCAGTAAATGATCTTTTAATTTGGAAATTTATGAGACCAGATAAATTAATTGTTCCAATTAATAAACATAAAATAGAAATGGGAATGATTGATACTACATCATTTTGTTTTCATAGTAATTATAAATTATTAGAAAGATGGTGTGATAAAAGATGCGGTGATATTAGATTTTTAAGTGGTTTGTTAAATAAAAAAAAATTTAATATAAAAATTATTGATTATATTTTAACAAAAACTATATTTAATGATAAAATAGCTAGTTTCGGTAATTAAAAATTATAATTAATTAATATATAATGAATTATTTTGATGCAGATTATTATTATAATAAATATAAAGAACTAGAAAAACATAAAATAAATCACCCAATTAAATTATTAAGACATTGGGTTAAATTTGGATTCAAAGAAAATAGAACATGTAATAAAATATTTGAAAGTATTAATCTTAATTTATTAAAAAAACAATTAAATAAAAACGATTTAATATATTTTGAGAATATATTTAATATTTTATTAAAAGAATATAATATAGAAGAATTTAATATATCAAATGAATATATAATTGAAAGATTTAAAATAAATAAAAATTATAAGGATCCAATTAAAGAACCAATTAAGGATCCAATTAAAGAACAAATTAAAGAACCAATTAAAGAACCAATTAATAAAATAAATGATGATAAAATATGTATGTTTTCATTATCTAAATTAGATAATAAGATATTAGAAAATATTAATAAGAATATTGATATTTTCTTAGAAAAAATATCACATTTTAAGAATATATTATTTTTATGTGGTGATTATCCAGGTTATGGAGGAGCAGCAACTAATTGTTATGAAATACAAACATTTTTACATAATAGACATCATAATACATATGGTTTATATTATTTATATGAAAAAGATGATAATAATATTATTAATAATAATAATAATTATAATTATAATAATTATAAAATAATAAATATAAATGAATTAGAAAAAGAAATAAAATTAATTCAATTTAAACCAGATTTAATAATATTAAAAAGTCCATCTCCTATTGATTTAAAATATTTAAATATTCCTATTTATTTTTTAATTGGTGGTATATTTACTAATCAATTAAATGATTATTATTATAATATTTCAAGTAATTGTCAATATTTTAATAAATTTGTATTAAAACAAATAGAAAAATGTGATATTGCTTTTTCAAATAGTTCTCATACACAAGAAATATTATTAAAAAATTTTAATTTGAAAACAGAAATACTTTATACAACTTTTATTCCATTTTATAAAAAATCATTATTTATTGATAATAACTTTAATGATAGAAAATATGAATATGGATTAATTGTTTCTAATTTTAATAGAAGTATTAAAAATGTTAGTGAAAGCATTAATTTTTTAAAAGATAAAAAAAATGTAATATTAATTGGTAAAAATAGTTCACAATATAAAAAATATGGATTTGAATGTATAGATTTAGTTGATCATAATCAAATGTTTAATTATTATAAACAAATTAAATATATTGTTCAAGATAGTTTTTATGAATCATGTAGTAATGTTAAAATAGAAGGATTATTTAATGGATGTAGAATGTGTCCAATATATGTTATTAGTAGCACACAATATCCAGGATATGGTGGAGCTGCAACTAATGCTTATAAATTAATTAAATATATTAGAAGTCATGGATTTAAAGTAGCTGGTTTATTTTTTAATAATGTTATGAATGTAAATTATGATCCAGATAATATAGGTGGTATATTTTTACAAAATGAAAATGGTCCATATGATAAAAATATAATAATAAAATATTTAAAAAGAGATCCAACTATATGTTTAGCTAAAAATTATGTAGCTCCTATATTATCTAAAAAAATATTTAATTGTTATACAGTATATTTAGTATCTGGTATAAATCAATTTGCATCAGTTTTTAAAACCTATTCAGCAAATCAAATATTAGATATTAATTTTAAAATAATACCTTCTTATTTAATAAAACAAGAAGAAGAATGTATAAATATATCTGATATTATTGTATTTAATTCAAAATTATTAAAGAATATATTTCATAAAATATACCCACAATCTATAAATAAATCATATGATAATATTATTAATACTACAATTAATACTAATAATGAAAAAAAAAATAATAAAAAAGAATACGATATATTAATTTGTTGTTCTTCATTAAATAGAATTGACAAAAATAATCATTTTTTAATTAATTTATTAAATAATAAATTATTTACTAATTATAAAAAATGTATAATTGGAAATGATAATGAAAAATTTAAACAAATACCAAATGCAACTATTTTTAATTTATTAGAACATGATAAATGTTTAGAATATATTTCAAAATCAAAAATATTATTAATACCTTCTCTTTTTGAAGCAAATTCAAATACAATACAAGAAGCAATTATTAATAATTGCTTACCTTTAATAACAAAAAATGTCGGTAATTATGAAAATTTTCCAGATTATTTAATATGTGATAATTTTGATGAAATCGAATGGATTAATAAATTATTATATTTATTAAAAAATTATGATAATATTAATATTAATAATATATCAAATGAAAATAATTCAATAAATGAAATATTTCATTTACATAAACAAATTATAAATATATATACAATTACTTATTTTGAATTTTTAGAATATAAAAAAGGATTATATGAAAATAGTTATACAAATTCATTCAAGAATAAAATAATAGATATATTCAAAGAAAATTCAGTTAATATTAATATTAATTGTATACCAATTTGTAATATTAATTATAATTATAATATAAATGAAAATGATTTATTTATAATTCATGAAATATGTAGCGAGGATATGTTAGATTATATTTATACTATTATACCTAAATTTAAAAAAGAAAATATTATATTTTTTGGATTCGAATGCCAAAGTCATCCAATTCATGAATATAAATTAAAAAAAGATTTTTTTAATAAAATAAGATATTCATTTTGTAACTATGATTTTAAAAAATATAAATTTAATTCAAACAATTTTTTTATACCAACTTACCATTTTAATTTTAATGGGACTGAAATAGATTTAGTTAATAAATATACAAATTTTAATAATTCTATAAAGATAATACCAAATAAATTTTTAATAAATAATCCAATGAATGGTTATAATAAATTAAGAAATGAAATTATATATAAATTTAAAGATAATTTTCCAGAATTTAAGTTTTATGGAAATGATCCACATGCAAGAAATTATTTTAAAGATAATTTAGAACCAATGGAAAAAGATGAATATAGTATTGGTAATGTTCCTAATCATTTAAGATTTTTAAAAAAAATTAATAAATTTAAAGAATATAAATTTATTCTTGTATGTGAAAATCAAAAAATCTTTTCATATGTTAGTGAAAAATTAATTGATGCAATGTCATCTGGTTCATTACCTATATATTATGGTTTTGATGATATTGATAAATTCTTTCCTGATATATTTGATAATGCTGTTATAAATGGTCATAGATTATCATATGATGAAATATTTAAATTAATTAAAAATATGACTGATGATGAATGGTTAATGAGAATAAATAATATTGAAAAAATAATTAAAAAATATTTAATATTTTTTACAGAAAGAACATCAATAAAATATATGTTTAATGTTATTTTAAAAAATTATAAATTGTATGATGATAATATAAAATTATTAGAACATATTCAAAATACATGTATTATATCCTTCAGTTGATTGATACCATAATTTACTTTGATTATAATAACGCTTTGCGTATCATTACGGTATCATATTTATTCTATTTGTTGTAAGTGTTATTAAACTTAAATAACATAAGTAAAATTTTTGTTAAAAACGCATCAAAAATAATTAATTATAATATATTTATTTTAAATATATTATATTATATTATATGAATTGTATTTTTTGCTGTGTATTCAATAACCAAAAATATGTAGATATGTTTTTCCTTTTATTGGAAAGTATATTGATTTATGGAAATTTAGATAATAATACAAATATATTAGTTTATACATCAACATCATTTATGAATATAATTAAACAAAATCCTTTATTTAATCATGAAAAAATCAAATTTGAGATAAATGATACATATAATAATATTGATAAAGCATGTAAAGCAAGACTAGACTTATTTAAATTACCATCAATATTAAATTATAAAAAAATACTTTATTTAGATACTGATATTTTAGTGAAAGATGATATAAATAAAGTTTTTGATATGTGTAAAGATAATATTTTATATGTTTTAGAAGAAGGTGATATTAACAGTGATTCTGATTATTGGGGAAAATCATTATTTGGTAATGAATTAAATAATTATGAAGATAAAACAGCATTTACAAGTGGAATATTATTATTTAATAATTGTGAAAATATAAGAAATTTATTTAATAAAATAAATGATGATATTATTAAAAGACCTTATGATTTTACTTGTTATGATCAGCCTTATATAATATATAATTCTTTTAAATATAATTTGTATAATAATAAGATATTAAAATCATTTGCAGTAAATAATAATACAAATATTTTTAGTGATAAAGCGATACATCATTTTCCAGGAGGACCTGGAGTTTATCAACATAAAATAGAAGCAATGACAATTTTTTTAAATAAAATGAAGGATGATTATAAATTATTCATTCAAAAAATAATGTCAAATAATTTTACTTTAGTTAGTAAAGAACGCTTATTTAATCTTTATAATCAATGTAAAAAATTTAATAACACTAAATATTCATTTGTTGAATGTGGTGTTGCTAAAGGTGGTTGTTTATCAATGATGAAGTACGTATCTGGAAAAGATAATAAAATATTTGGGTTTGATAGTTTTGAAGGAATGCCTGATATAACTAAAGAAGATTTAGATAATTATAATAAAACTTGTCCTATAAAAGATTTTGGTAAAGTTGGAGATAATTTATCTGGTGGTATTGATAGTGTTTACTATACTTTTAATAAATTAAATTTAGATATGTGTAATGTTACACTTGTAAAAGGATTTTTCCAAGATACATTAAAAATTCAAGAAAATATAGATAAGATAGGAGATATAGCTGTTCTTAGATTAGATGGAGATTGGTATGAATCTACTAAAATTTGTTTAGAAAAATTATACGAAAAAGTAATAGAAAATGGTGTAATTATAATAGATGATTATGGACATTATATTGGATCAAAAAAAGCAACAGATGAGTTCAGATTGAAAAATAAGATTTTAACACCATTAATTAAAACAGATTATACAGAGTATTTTTGGATTAAAAATAAAAAAATTGATATGTTACTATCAACCTCATTAAATATTGAAGATGATATATGGACATGTTCTTTAAAAATGAGATATGATATTTATGATTTTTTTATAAATAAACCACATTATAAAATAGCAGAAATTGGTTCTCATAAAGGTTATTCTACAAAAATATTATCAAAAATATTTTCAAAAGTATATGCCGTGGATAATAATATTGAATGGACTAATTTTAATAAAAATTTTAATAAAGATACCACGAATATAGAATATGTAATGTTAGATATATATAATGATAGTTGGAATATATTACCAGATGATATAGATGTATCATTTATAGATGCAGACCATAGCTATAATGGTTGCAAAAGTGATATTATGAATTCATTAAAATATTTTAAAAATTTAAAATATATTATATTTGATGATTATGGTGTTTGGAATGGCGTTAAACAAATAGTAGATGAATTACTAGAAAATGAAACTTTAATATTTGAAAGATTTATTGGAATAAATGATGTTCCAGGACCAAATGGAATTGTTAAAAATGTAAATGAAGGAATTATTTGCAGTATAAATAAATTTATAAACAATAATAATTTAGAAAATAAAAAATATACTTGGGAAAATTCATCAATAACATTTTTAAATAATTTTAAAATGGATGCTTTTGGAGATGGAAATTATAAATTTATAGATACGCATAATATAATAGCAAATTTTGGCGGTAGATCACATAAAATAAATTTTAATGATAATTATACATCTTTTTCATCCATCAGAATAGGTGATTCACAATTAGTATCTGGATCTCAATTAGTATCTGAATCTCAATTAGTATCTGAATCTCAATTAGTATCTGAATCTCAATTAGTATCTGAATCTCAATTAGTATCTGAATCTCAATTAGTATCTGAATCTCAATTAGTATCTGAA